TATATATAAATTTCCAAATTTAGGTTAAAATATTGATTAAAATAATTTTATGCAATTTTTACTACTGTTAATGGTTATATATATAAATTTCCAAATTTAGGTTAAAATATTGATTAAAATAATTTTATGCAATTTTTACTACTGTTAATGGTTATATATATAAATTTCCAAATTTAGGTTAAAATATTGATTAAAATAATTTTATGCAATTTTTACTACTGTTAATGGTTATATATATAAATTTCCAAATTTAGGTTAAAATATTGATTAAAATAATTTTAAGTTCCCAGCTTTAGCTGGAGTGGATCTTGACTGAAAGGAGAGATCCCTATGGAATGCATTTATCTTAATATTATTATATATAATATCTTCAGTTTTATCCCCGAAGGGGCCATTATTCATGCCACACCGACAGCCGCGATTTTTTGCATAAAATAAAAAAAAGACGTACTTTTTAGGGTACATCTTTTTATAGTACTGTATTAGATCATGTTATTGTGACGGATTTTCACAATAATGATCTTTTCTTCGATATAGCCGTTAACTTTTACATTAACTGGCATTTCAAACTTCTTTACTTGGTGTCTCCGAAATACGTTCGACGTTATACTATCAAACTCGTATTCGGAGGTTTCAAATTCATCTTTTTTCGCAAACAAGTCAATGTCTACTGGTTTGCGAAAACCTTCATTGATTGGGTAGTGGTACATTTCTACATCTTCGGCTGTGGTGTATCCACACTCTACCCTTCCTTCTTTATTAATCTTGAACTGAAATTTTTTCGATCCAAAAATCGAAGACGCCTCCTTGAATGAGAGGGTTATCTCCCCGATATAAGTTGGAACGAATCCAGGAAATCCTGGGAGTTCGATGTAATTAATACCCGCCATCAGTTGGCGAAGTTTAATTAACTTCCTTGTCTTTTTCTCTTTCTTTTGTACAACCGGGAGAAAAACCGGTAGTTTCTTTTCTTCTATTTTCATAACCTTTTCCTAATTAAAATTAATACTAGTTTACTTTTAATAAGGCATTGAGAGGTTACTTATTAATTCGGTTGAGCGTATCCTGTGATCCTATTATACATTCTGCCTTTTCATATATTTCCTCTAAGTTTTTTGCCCCAATATAAGACATCATAGATCTAATGTAATCAGTAGCATTCTCAACCCATCCAGGAATAGTTCCTGTTATAGGTACAAGTTTAGATTTTCCTTCAACTGTTTTTATTTTTGATCCATACATAGCAGTCTGTCCTTCTCTAGATGCCATGCCATAGAATTTCTTTGAGAGGGATCCATCTTCGTTTTCAATGATTGGTGCTTCAGATTCTTTTAATCCGCATAATAATCCGCCAATCATTACATAATCCGCACCTAAGGCAAGAGCTACGCAGATATCTTTATAGCTCCTAATTCCTCCGTCGGCTATGATTTTTGTACGAAAACCTTGTAACCTCATCATTTTTCTACTTGCTGCTTCATGTATTAAGCTTGCCATTGGATAATGTATACCAGTTTGTGTCGCAGTAATACATCCAGATCCACCGCCAATACCAAGTCTGATATAATCAATCTCACAATCACAGGCTATGTTGTAAGTTTCAGCATTTCCTATATTTCCTACCATTAAAGTTAGGTTAGGAAACTTTTCTTTTGCTTCACCTGCAATTTTATAAAGATCTTCCAGGTGACCATTAGCCATTTCAATTAGAATCTTTCCTTTCAGTTCTTTATTATAGCTCGTGGTTAGTTGTACAAATTCATCTAACCCAAAACTAGTCCAGTCACCATTTTCCATAAAGCGAATTCTTTCAGAATAAGAAATAGTTCTTGGATAAATGGGAATAATCTTATTTTCTTTCCAAATGTTAAAGGAGTTCTTCCCAACTACAGTATCCATAGGTGCTGTAAAAATAGGGAGAGATCCTTCACTAGTGTAAGCGTGACAATCAATTCTATGCTTGACGTCACTGAGTACTGCTGGCTTAATAAAAATATCGCCATAGGAATACTTTGGTTCTGTAGATTTTAACATAATAGCTTGAAATTTATAGTACAGTAGTAAGGGTTTCATTCCCTTATTTATGTTAATTATTTATAATATTTATGGTAGTAGAATTAAAACGAGAAGAAATTTTAGAGTCATTTTTTGCAATTGAAACTAAAAATAATTATCCTCGGTTAATAGCAATTACAGAAGAGTTTGATATTTATCAGTTCCCCTGGAGTTTATCGAGGGATGAAAAGTATATATTAATACCTACACATAAATACATAAGTGATCCTTATCTTTGGGGAAATTTACCATTACCCCTGTGTAATAGGGAGTTATTGATAGATTTTAGAGGTAAGGGTTACCTAAGTTATCCTTCTGCGGAGGAGGGACTATTACGTGTTATAGCAAATCAACAAAAAGGTAAGCTATCTTTAGATCTAACTCGTAATTTATCGTTACCTGATGAATCTATAAGATCAATTGAATATTATAGTATTCGAGATATAATTAATTATAAATATATCAAAGAAAATTTTATTATAACTTTGACAGACGATATTTTCTTTTCGTATGAAGGAGGAAGTACACGAAAGTTGGCTGAATTTAATGCTAATGAAAATAACAAGCTTGGGTTCGAGCAGGCAAAGGTTCACCTAGATATACTTGGGTCTAATTATTTAAATGGACGTGTAAGAGATATACCCATTAAGTTTAATTACGAGATAGTTTACAATGACTGCTGCAATTAATGTTGGGAATAATAATTACGTGTTAATAGATCAGTTTAAGAGAAATTCTTATATTAAGTTGAAATTTAAGAAGGAGGAGAATCAACTATACTTTGCTGGAGTCCTGGAAAAGTATAGTATACCCTATTCAGGGGGCATTGTTTACGATCCGAATACTATTATGTTATCTACGGTTCATTATCTTCAGATAAGAGAGCTAGTTCAATGCTATCGTACGAAGTTGTGGGGTGATTTTTCAATATTAGGGTTTTGTTCTATCGATTATATCAATAACGTTGAGGTTCCTTTTAAGTTGGAAAGTAAATTAAGACGTTACAAAGCATTGCAGAATTATATTATTTGTGATGAAGGAGAGATAGACTCATATTGGATTGACTTAAGTAAGGGTAAATCTAAGCATATTCTGAGAAAAGGTGGTGATACAGGTGTAAAATATGTTGATCAGATTTTACCAGAACATATTGAGGAGTTGCCTTTTTCTATTTTAAGTGATCTTCTGAGATTTGACGTATTATGCGATAAATTTTCAGAAATAATACATGAAAGATATGTATGGTACAATTAGATAGTTGTAGGAGAAATTCTTATGTTAAGCTAAAGTTTAGTGGTGAGTGTAAAGATCCCGCTCAACTTTCATTTGTAGGTGACTTAGAGAAATTAGGAATTGGGTACTCAAATGGAATTGATGAAGATCCAGACACTATTATGTTATCTACGGTGAATTATATTCAACTTAGAGAACTGTTACCTAAATATAAATTAATGATCTTAAGCTCTCCTGCTTTAACAGTAGATATTAGTTACTGTAAGATAGACCTAGTGAACAATGTTGAGATACCTTTTAGACTTTCATGTAGTCTGGGAAATTATTTTGCAGATGAATGTTTTATTGAAATTAGTCAATCAATTAAACTTGGAACTAAGGATAATAAAACTGTTAGAGTAACGTTTAGGGTTTATCTTTGGGGAGCATGCGCAGGAAGATATATTATTAAGTATTACGAGGATGATTTTCGTAAGTCTGAGATAATTAAAGTTCACAACAATTTACGTATATTCTCAATGAGAGTAACATTTGAGAAAGTTTATCGAGATCTATTAAACCTTGATATCTTAGGTGAAGAATGGATAGAGCAGAAAAATACTTATTAATGCCTGAATCTATAGGAAGTATCCTTATAGATAAATTTAGAAGGCCTTACTATATTAGATTTATATTTACGGGAAAAAGTAAAGATGTCATGCAATTAGGTCTGGTAGAGGACTTAGAGAAATTGGGAATTTCTTATTCAGGCGGAATTGTATATAATCCAGATGCTATAGTTATATCTATGGTTAATTATATACAGTTATGTAGTATATATCCAGAGTATAAGAAAATTCCTTTGGATGTAAAAGTTGAACATTTTTACTTGAAGGATGATGAAAGCGAAGTTGTAGATTGGGATTTTTTCATTAGTGCATATCGTGCAACAGGTAAGTTTATAATAGTAGATCTAAATGTAGTAACTTCTTATTGGGTAGATATTAGTAATAACAAGGCAACTGTTATATATCGAGAGGTTGGTCAGGAACTTAAGGCTGCCATAACTCCAGACACGATCTTTAATAGTGTAGAGACAAATATGGATGTCTATGCTTTCTTAAGTATGTATAGATTAGGTATACTAGACACTGAGTTTTATAAATCGTACATGAAAAGACGAGAAGGGTATAGACTATGGAAGAAGAAATTATTTTAGATAAACATAGAAGAAATTCGTTTATTGAAATGAGATTTCATGGCAAAGATAAGGATGAACATCAGTTTAATTTCGCCATGGAATTGGAGAAATTAGGTATTCCTTATTCAGGTGGAATTGAATATGATCCGGATGTTATCATGATTTCTGCGATTCACTATATACAGTTGAAGGCAATAATCCCAGATATAATTCAAAGTTTACTAATTAAAAGTGTATATATACGACACCTTATCCTAATTAGTACTAATGGAGAGGAAAAGTTAGTTCATACTAATCTTGATATAAATAACTTTTTTGCGAAACAGGATTATATTGGTTGTCAAATCTCGTTATTATATGAGTATCGAGTATACCTAGAGAATAGGATATCGGATACTGCTGTGAGAGCTGATTATACATCATCGTATCCTCTAATCACGATTCCTGCCAGTTCATTACCTTTAAATATTTTTAATTTCTTTGAATTATTAGATTTAGTAAACCCATTACATCATGATAATGATAAACTTTAGAGCAAAAGAAGAGATAGAAACTTATTTCTTACTTCAAAGGTATAGAGATTACGGTGCATTAACTTACAGGTGTGATGCACTTGATCTTGTTGGTGCTAGGTGGTTCTTGAGTAAGAGTGATAGAGTTGCTATTACAGCAGGTGATATTACTCGGTTAAGAAACTATAAATTAATCAGTTCACTTTCTGAAAAGTCCAGATATATTTGGGATATTTGTGGACCTATTCAATTAGTTATTGGGATTAGTGGAAAATATTATCAGGGTGAATACATTTGGAAAAATCTTTATGATTTAATTCATAAAGAGGATCCTAAAAGCAGTGTCGAAGAAATCCATGTTATGTCAGATTTTTCTAAGATGGAAAAGACCTATGTATCTGTGCCATCAAGAAATGTTTCTTTGTTCAATGATGAACATTTTAAGATACGATCTTTTATGGAAGTAGGTGATGGGTATACTAAACAAGTTATATGTAGGCACCAGGACTTAAATTCAGATGAATTGCCAGATGATTATGCTTATATAGCATCAAGGTTGACGGCCTCTTTGTTTGGATTAAGTCAAGAAATCTTCACAAAGGATGTAGAAGCGATATTTGATGGAGAAGAAATAGAACTATGATAGAATTACTTTTGGCAGATATTCAGGAAGTATATTTTGTAACTACTGCATTTTATAATACTGAGTTCCAAGATATATTTAAGTTAACGGAGCACTTAACATCTAAAGATATCAAGTGGTTTATCTACAAGGATGATAAAGTGGCAATAAATGTGGATGATTGGTTATGTCAGGCTAATCGGCTTGACTGGATGCCAGGGAATTTTATATTCCTGACTTCTACAAAAACATATTATGTTACTCCAGAAGTTAGTCTCTTAGATGATATACTTTCAGATATCTGGTATTTAGATACTGAAGGATATAAGGAACAATTTCCCAGAGTATTTTTTAAGGATGACGGCTTTGGTGATTATTGGTTCTTACATCATACTGGAATTGATAGTGGTGTAAAAGCAGAGTATTATTTTGTTGATGGTTACTCTGATTATAATCAAATAAGGGAAAAGTATAGTTTTACCTGTTTAGGTATACTTAGTATGCTATATAAGGTATGTCCTAATTTCTTGAAGAGTAAGTGTTATAATGTAATCCTAGCACATTCTCCTATAATTCCAGAACAGTTTAGAATATATTTTAGAGGAGGTTGCAATGAGTTCGTCATTTAAGGTTAGTGTTACATATTCTCTACATATGTGTAAGAATATGTTAAGTAGGGTAAACTTGGCTAAAATAGAAAAGACATATGTAGTTAGCCGTAAATTAACTGACAATGATATATTAGGATTAGAGAAATTCCTAGAATCAATGGATTGGTTTCTCCTTACGGAAGATAGAATTGCAGTTTCAACTGATGATATCTTGATGAGAATAATTAAATTAGGCGCTACTATAATCTATGATAAGAGTTCAGAATTTTATGTTTCTATTCATAAGCTTAAATTTGAATTATTGCTCTTCATGCCCCATAGTACGATAGAGAAACCAATTGTTATTAATATTGCGGAAAATACTATAACTAGTTGTTGTACTGATAGGATTTATTACAAAAGTGAAGTTACTGGTGGTAAGGAGCATTTACCTTATATAGATTTTCAATTCCCTATGTCGAGATATAATGGTTGTGTATTGTCTATGTATATTCATGATGTGGGTAGGGAAGTGAATGAGTATACTCCACCACTTATAAGATTTCTTCAGTGCTATTGTCCGAAGTTCTTGGGAACTATTTCTAATTTACCTACAAAATTTATTGAAAAGAGAGATAGTTTAGCCGAAAATGACGGAATGATTATTTATGTTAAAGGAAGATTAAAAAAATTACCTAGGGATTAATTCCCTAGGTTTTTTATTTCAAGTTTCCATGTGCATACGTAATCTCCGCAGCATTCACATGGTTTGTCGTCGGATTCGTAATCTGTATAATGATTATCTAAGATTAAGTCAAATACTTCATTTAAGTCGCTTAAAGTTAATTGATCTTTTAAGACTTGAAGTAAATTATTTTTCTCTTCTTCTGATAATTCTTCGAGGGATTTATCATCTACATACCTACCCCAACATACACATCCTTCAGTTTTCTCCAGTAGCATTTTTTAATTTTCCTCCTTCTAATATATACGCTTTTCTCCTGTCAATGCAGGCAATGTTCTTTTTCATACAAGCCTGTTCGTCATATCCATAAACACTACCCGTATGACCTACAATCTGATATATATCAGGTATGATAGGATAATCCAGGTGATCTTCAAAGAAATCTGCCCACATTGGTCCTCCAAACGGAGAGTCTCCCCATCTACTATAACCTACTTGACTGAGCATCGCTTTTCCCTTACTAGTCTCTGCCATCCTATTTAGCATATCTTCTATCTCGGTCTTCTCAGGTACAGTCAATTCATTCTGATCAAACCAGCCCTTGACTAGACCAGCATGAGTAAGGAGAAAGAATTTGCCGTCCTGTTCAATCATCTTCGCTACTTGAAAATCTGGACGATAATCATTGAATAAAGTAGCTACTTCGTCTTCGAACATTCTCGAAAATCTTGTGCTGACTGGAGCTTCTTCCCAGATGTAATGAATATCGTGATTTCCTAAGAGAAGCGTAATTCTACTCGGATTTGCTTCTTTTAATTCAATTATATCTCTTAATCCGCGAAGAGCTGTATTGAAGCTAATATCTTCGTCTGGATAAGGGTCTAGATAATCGCCAAGAAATACGATGTCTCCATTCCACTTGTAAACTGGTTCTTTCCAAAACGTTCTTCCATGAACATCTGGTACAATTAATAATTTTTCTGTTTTCATGTTTCTTGAAATTTTATAATACACACGTAAGGAATTAAGGTAATCCCAGAGTAATTTCCCTAGGATTACCCAAGTAATTTTTATAAGAGATAGCTAATTATTAGTCCAGCAAAACCACCTATATCGGTAGCTGTCATTTCACAACAATCTGACTTTCTCCCAAATTTCTTATCATAGTACCAATCTTTCCAGGTTCCTATTATAACTACTGATACTAGGGCTATAACCCTAGCGTGGTTTATATTTATAAAACCCAAGAGATTTCCTATTCCATATACAATGAGAAATATTATCAATCCTGCAGTAAAATGTAGAATTTTACTCTGTGGAATAGTTCCAAGAAAATCTAATATTTTATTTAACATAATAAGCTGAGGTAAATATTAATGAAACATATTAATTCAACCCAGAAGGTGAATTTAAATTTATCTAATTCTTCCTCTAGGTTATTAGTTTTTTTCTTCCCTAGTGTCCAGAATAGTATCGCTCCAGGTAATATCCAATCAAATAGAAATAATTGGTTTCCATATAACATAACCCATAGTTGGGAGAATATTCCTGCTAGGCCAGCTCCTATCATATGTACCTGTTTTTCAGCCTTATCCTCTAGAATTTGTGGAGAAGCACCCACTAAGAACACACCAAAGATAGTAGCAAATGGTATAACCTGTGTGGGAGCATTTTTAGCTGCATCCATAAATTCTGGGAGGAGTAATAGACCAACGAGCCATATTATGAGAGTAAAAGCTGGTTTCCATGTTAAGTAATAGTATGTTCTGGATACTGAAATAGGAATTTCTTTAGCCTTCAATAAGATATAAATTATATATAGGATAAATATAATAAAGGAGGCTATTGTAGTTATCATACTGTTAAGTTTAATTTTTCTGGGTAACCTTGTTTGAAATCATAAGAAGCAACTTCATCCAAGGTACTTAATAGTTGTACTCCTAGTTTATGCTCTGCGGTTTTATTGAAACATTCACAAGCATATATTTCTAAGGCCCCTAGTAATTGTAATGCTAGGGCACAATTTAATGTGAAGGGCGTTGTATTAAGCCAAAGTGTGGTACTTTCCATTCCCATCTGTTTCTGAATAGAAATACTATTCATGAGACCAACCCTAGTATCTTTATCTAGCCAAACTTTAGCCCCATTTAGGAAGAAACTATTTACTTCTTCACTCTTATCATATACATCAATTTGGGCAAACATGACTTCCTTCAGGAGTTCAACTGGGTCTGGATTTGTTATGCTAATGTGTTTTTCTACATCAACATACTTAGCCTTAAATGTTCTTACAGTATATTCAATAACTCTTGATACTGTATGAGTTTCTCCTAAGTCCCAAGATGATGATACAACTGTTTTATCCTCTGAACCGTCAAAAGATGAATCAACATTTGGTTCTGGCTCCGGTATACCTGTATGAACCTCTTCATAGACGGTCTTTGTCTCTACTCTAGGCTCAAGTTCTTCTACTAAGAAGTATATTCGCCAGGTATTATATTTACCTGAGGTACCTATTAATTGTATCTCTGGCTGATGTTCATTGGATAAGTCTATTTTATAATTTCCAATCATTTTATTGTTATTATTTATAATAAATCGCTTTTAATTAATGTTAAGCCTATTGAGGGTGTATGAGTTTAGTTACCGCTCTAAGCATTACCGTTAACTTCACATATATAATTATTTATTACATCAACCATTGTATATATACCATTAGATGTAATGCAAGGTTTATATTGGTGAATGAGATTATTGTTATAATATGCATTTATAGCATAGTATCTTATTATAGGAGCATTGGTTGTATCTTCATTTATTTGCATAAAATTATCTGCAATCCAAGTTCCACCTTTATTACTAGATGCATTTGCTATTTGATTATTTACCTTAAATTGTGTTGGTGTTAATGTGATAAACAGTCTTTTTCCTACATAACTGGTGCCATTACTAATATATACATTTTGACTAGAATTTGAATTTAGTAATGCTCTTAACATATTATTACTATTATTAAAATTTACGCGTCACTTTTTATTTACTGTATCAGTACCAGCATTGGCAAAAATTATACCCCATTCTCTGCTTGTATCTCTTGCTTCTACATAACAATCAACTTCAAACTTATAGTTATTGTCGTCTAATGGCGCACAGTTAGTAATTATTCGTGAGCTCTGATTGCTATTAACGATATAGTCTATGAGCCTATAAGGTGCATTTGCCGCTAACAATCTTCTTCTAAACTCGCTCATATAGTCCTCCCTTCTAGGGAATGACTATTATAGGGATTTAAATTTTCCCCCCCCCCTCTATAGCTGTTAAAATTTTTCATAATTAAAATTCTCCCATTACGGCTAAGTTATTTACTATACTAATTTGATATGTTTTTCCTGCTCTCGTAGTAGGTTGTACTCCTCCCAGCCACGTTAATGTTGGTGGAAAGTCGAGAACGGTTGCGGTAGAGCCACTGGAAAACTGTATCATATATTCATTATATCTAGTGTTGTCCGTAGGAGTAGCTAATGCTTGTATTGTTAATGAGGTAATTTCTCCCCAGGTATGTAAAACATTTGGTGTCAGAGAAGCAATTACTGTATCAGTATTTTCATGTGTTTCTACCCCAGACTTTAACGTATTGATAGCTTCAAGAGTATCCTCCAGTGCAGCTTCTAGTTCTCCAGTCTGATCACCGATATAAGTTTTCAGTTTATTCCAAAAGTAGGAAAGTCCTTCATAGTCTAATCTGTATTCTGTATTTGCCATTATTCAACCGTATATATTGTGTTCGATCCGATTTGGATTGAAGATAGTTTTCCTGTTTCTTCTGATAAAATAAAATAGAGGACATTATCTTCAGGTTCTTCTACTGTTCCTGTAACCCATTCTAGTTTCTTTACTGTCTGTGACTGTACGGCATTTCCGTTACCCATAGAGTCATATAGGTCACTAATAGCATCTTCTATTTTATTTAGGTTCTTAGCATTAACTGGTGTCTTATTATCCACCCACTTTGTTTTCTGATAAGTCTTCATGTTTAATATTTCTTAGGAGAGGTGTATCCCCTTTTATTGGAGATACACCTATTTATTCTTTATTTTTTACACCGCTGTCTCCATATCCATAGATTCTATACATATATCCACCTTCATTAACTCTCTCAAAGTTGTCATAATCGGCAACATTAATTTCGTGTTCTCCTGGGATGTTACCTATGTTATAGCCACAGATAGCTCCTCCACAGCAAAATCCTCCACAAATGGCGGGACAGTATATACAGAATGGGAGACCTATTATTTCTAAGTCTTTCCAAGCAAATTCTTTTCCAGGTAGTTCATTTAATGTAACCACTGTATAGGATTTACCATACTTAGATATTCTAAAACCAATTTCTTTTATTGTATAGATATCCTCTGAATCTACAGCAAAGAATCCACTACTTACAGACTTACTTGCAATCTTAACAGAAGCCCCAATTAATTGTGGATATTCCCATAATCCAGCGGGACTTGTTACTTTTAAACCAGCGCCTATTAGTTTCATAGCATCATATAATCTATCATTTCGTGTGTAATGGGTAGAATTCTTTCCTGAGCAACTAGTCTTTCATTAAGGTCTAGGATTGCATTTGCTACAACTTTTTCAGTATCCTTAATTCCGGCGATTTCTTCTATTTCGTCTTCATTAATAAGTCTACTTCCCTCAACTTTATCGACTTTTTTCTCTTCTAGGTCAACCAAAGCGGCAGCAATTACTTTCTCTTTCTTAGCTAAACCTGCTATCTTAGCTATTTCTTCTTCATTGATTAATCTACCTCCATCTACCTTATCAACTTTCCTATTTTCTAAGTCGATTAATGCTGCAGCAGTAACTTTTTCGTTATCTTCTATTCCAGCAATTATTTCAGCTTCTTCACTGGTTAATAATCTACTACCTTCTACCTTATCAACTTTTTTATCAAGAGCAGCCAGAGTATCAAGTGACACTGGTTTATTTAGGTCTGCGGTATTATTAACACTACCTAGGCCAACATCAGCTTTACTTAGTGTAATCTCTGGTATTGAATCGGTGGAGAAAGTGTGACCATTTACTTTTGCAGTCTTAGGAAGTTTATCATTAAGAGCATTTTGTGTAGCAGTTGAGATAGGAAGGTCTAGTGGATTCTCTGGATAGCTGCCAAGACCTAGTTGACTTTTTGTAACTTGGTGAGGGTTATTATTATCTTCTAGGTGATTAGCAAGTTGAGTAGCTTCTGTTTCTGTAATTAATCTACTTCCTTCTACCTTATCAACTTTTGTAGTAAGAGCCTCTTGTGTAGCTCTCGAAATAGGTAAGTCAAGGGGATTTGTATAGTCAGCATAATTACCAAGTCCTATATCTTCTGCAGTAAGATTTATAGATTTTTCATTCAGGGGATGACCGTTTATCGTATATTCTGTATCTAAGTCCGACTTAATTTCATTTATTGCAGTAGTTAAGACTTCTTCGGTATCATTCAGCCTATCATTTAGGTCATTTAAGCTGGCAGAGTTTACTAATTCATTATCAATAACCCTTTGCTCTAGCTCAGTATGAGAATCGCTGGTATTTGTTTCTAGGTCTTGAAATTTTTGATATATAACTTTATTTTGTACAGGATTTTCAGAGGTGGCGTCCAATGCAGTGTCAACAACTAATCTCCATCTTCCAAGAACAGGATCTATCGTATTCGTGGAATAGAAGATATAACGTTTTCCAGTTTCTAGGCACAAAGAAATATGGCCTTCATCTAGGGAGGTTTCAGGAAATCTTACCATTTCTTGAAGCTCTGTAAATGTATCCCTGGAAAAATTGGGTTGTTTACCTTGATAACTTATATTATCACCTATTTTTAGAGCCATACTTGTGTAAAGTTTGTAATTGTCGTTGCATTAGTTAGGACATAGACATTATAAGTTATTCCGCCTATGTCTAGAGTTGTTTTAGTATAGGAGTCAATGTACTCAAATCCATTGGCATCTTTTATAGACTCTACATCTCCTAGGTATGCGGGAAATGCTGCACATACTTTCTGATAATTTAGGTTAGGGAATGTTCTTGAGAAGTTTGTTTCTTTTATAGTATAGCTGTCTAGTCCTGTTACTTGGTTTTCGGTAGGCTCTTCAATATCTGCATTAATTAAACCTACGTAGCTTTTGTGTACATAAGCTATTTCTACTGTACTAGTACTTTCAACTCCCTGATATGTGGCAGAAAATGTATATGCATCAGTCTTATTAGTATTAGAGAAGAGTGTTAAATTTTTTCCATCTGTTTCATCTACTACGGCACCATTTAATTTCTTCACTGCGGCTCCACTTACATCAGCTCCTCCTCTACTAACAGACCAAGAGAGTCTTCCTTGTAAAGATTCCCCTACTCCAACGAGGTCAATTGATGCTGATATAGTAGATTCTAAGGGATACACGGTATCTAGGAGATCCTGTAGTACCATAGAATCTACTCGTTTCCATCCACTAGTATTTGTAAATGCAAAGTTGCCGCCGAAATATTCCCACTCTTCATAAGAGCCATTAGAGTTTAGGAATCCCACTTTAGTTCCAGGAATCTTTTGAGAAGATTCTAGGTTATCCTCTAGAACTGTTACTGCGGTTCCTATTGTATAATAACCTTCCTCCAATGGCCAAAGAGTTGAAACATTATAGGTGTCGAGGAGTTTGGATAATGAACATCTAGCGGGCTCAAATCCAACTCCATCAACTACCGTAGCAGGAAAAATATCTACTCCTCCTTGACTTATAACTTGTATTGTTTTACTCATGATATTCTACTCCAAAGTAATCACATACTCCTTTAATTACAATTTCTGTTAGAGTATTTTTTCCTTTTTCACTTAATAGGTAATCAACTTCTTCCTTATTATCCTGGAATAAGTTTTCAACCAAAACAGCTGGCATGGAAGTTTTCTGCAGAACAGTAAACCTAGCAACTTTATATAAGCGGCCAGGATCTTCTGTTCTTATCTTAAGACCTGTTGCTTTGGCAGCATTTGCTATATATGAAGCAAGCTTTTTGGAAGATGAGCTGGCATTATTGGAAACATAAATTTCCCATCCTTTGCCTGTATGCCATTTTCCATCACTTCCTGCTGCATTAACGTGAAAAGAGATAAAGATTGATTTACCCGAGTGATTCTTAGCGATAGCATTAGCTAAGGTACATCTCTTTGTCAGGCCAGGTTCAGTTGTTCCTGTCCAATCCCAGACAGAATCAATTCCAACAGCTTTTAATCTCTTCTCTATTCTCCCCAGCATTTCTCTGGACCAAAGATATTCTCTTAATTTCTTATCTGGACTACATTTACCAGATACATTGCTTCCGTGCGCTGGATCTAAAATTACTAACATAAATTAATATTTTATTGTTAAAGTACCGTTCTGTTCGTTGTTTAGATATAGTAGGTAATAAGGCTCAGTCACTCCATGCTGATTAATTATATTGATGCTCTTTACTGTAAAATCAGTCATGTCAAAACCACCAACATTCATTTTTGTATTTTCTGGAATGACACTGCCATAATTAGCTACAGGAATAAGAAAGTAAGGGTGATATCCACCATTACAATTAAAGGTTACATTCCAGGAGCTATATCCTTCATTAAGGTCACTGCTTTTGCTTACGTTATATACAAAAGGGCCATTACTACTGTAATAATCATAAGTATTTCCTACTACTATACCTCTTAAACTATCTCCCTTAGCTAATCCACGATATCTTCTAAGTCTTACATAATAAGTTGCTCCTCCAGATAGTGTAATACCTAGGTCTTTTATTACATAACTTACGTTATAGGTGAAACTTTTTACTTCTCCTGTTTTTAACGTACTACTCCCATTAAGATTAAAATTATTTATCCAATAATTTGGAGAAGTAGTGGTTGCGAAACTAGTACTATTTTCTGCTAAGGTAGCGGCAACAACTCCATTTTCTGTAATTGTAATAGACTGTGGCTGTATATCAGAGCTTTCGTCTTTCTCTAATTTCCACCTAACAGTACCAGACGTATCTGCACTCCAGGTTAGCTTAGAATATTCGATTGCCCATTGTAATTTCTGTTGTGGCCCAGTACTTCCTACTTCCACTGGATTAGTACCAATAACCTTAATATCCTTTATCGTTGGTTTACTTTTAAAATCTGAGAGACTTGAATCAACTACGGATTGGACTAGGGAAATACTAGCAGCTTGATTATCACTTACGTAATTCTCACTGCTACTAGATACCCTAGGAATCCAATGCCCAGTTTCTTCCAAGCTCTTTGTTGAATCATAATAATACCAGACTCCTCCCGTATCAGGGGACTCGCAGAGACAGATCTCAAATCCCTCTGGAACATCAGTGTCCCAGTTCTTCAAGTCTGCCTTACTGCGAGCCTTTGATATACGGTCATCTAGGAAGTCTTTGGCATCATATGCGAAATTTGTTCCTATATAACTTGGCATTGCTTAATGTTTAGTTAGATTAATCTCGAGGATATAGTACGACTTTTGCATTAGGGTCAGAACTTTTTATAAACTCGTCATAATTATTCTTATTTCCTTGAGGTAATTGTGATTTATGTACTAAAAAGTCATAACTGAATGCTATAAAGTTACTATTATTAAATGCTCCTGGCTGTCCCGTTATTCCTGGAAGAATTAGTGCTTTGTTAGTAAAGTTTTCACAATTTTGATACTGATAATGATAGAAAGTACCAAATATAGGATTAAGAGTCGAACTAGAAGAACTGGTTGCAGCTCTCTTGATTTGGTTTAGTGTTGTATTATAACTAAATAAATAACCTGTTAAGTATCTCATTATTACAGTACCTTTACCTTTATTACTCGTTCCTCCAGCTGTTAACATATTGTCGAAGGTTGCATTTCTAAATCCACTGGTTGAAATATCAATACCTTCCGAACCTCCTACCAAAACACCATTAGTATCGTATTCTGGGTTATACATTAAACCGTAGTAGAGGACTTTATCATATGAAGTATTCGCAGTGTTATACCATCCATTCGTACTAGTTCTCCAGAGTCCCACCGTTGTATTGTCACCATCTATGCAGTATTCTGGGAAAGGATTTCTGAAAGCTGTAATACTTGACCTATTATTCTTAAAAGAAGTATTCAGCAATATGTAGTATTTACTGTATGAAATAGTATCACCACTTTCTGTGCTACTATTAGGTAATAGTATTTTAAACTTAAATGCGCCCTCTAATGATGTTATTCGAGTAAAGTTCTCGGGAACGAATGTATAATAGCTAACTCTTTCCACTTTAGGAGGATTTGACGAGTCAGTCTGTTCAAGAACGCCTATTTTCCTAGGAATAATGGATTGGTTAGTCAATAATCCGTTAATATTAGGTGAAGTTGAATTTTTTAATAGATTTTTAGGAATCAATCCCTCCATTGAATCTGAACCATCTGAATAGAACGTGTTTCTAAGTGAACAGTTAGGTTTTATTGGATAAAGGATATCTGGTGCAATGAAGGATCTACTAATGGCGTTAGCAGTATTTGATACTGAGTAGTTCTTAATAGTGTCTCCCGATCCGTTTATTGTACACTCTTCTACATATTCTCCTATACCCTCAGGATTAGATTCTGGAGTTAATTCTGCTATGTCAGAGAATTCCGTAGATGATTCCAGACCATTTACTTGCTTTGTAAGTGTCCAATAATAGATTTTTGTAATAGTGCCGCCAATTTCGGCATTGTTACTTCCACTTGCCAACTTATAATAGTAGTAGCCAACCTCATCTATAACTTCTCCAGTAGAATCAATAACTATTGAGTTTTTAGGAACATCACTTAGTTGTTCTGGATTAAAGTTTTTAGCCTGAATAGTCTCTCCATTTTCTATTCCATAAAACCACTTAGTATTATAAAAACAGCTCTGTAGGTTTTCTAAATCTAGGTTATAACTATACGTGTATAGCGTGGCTTTTTTAAAATATCTTCCTAAAACTTCATTATTAAAATAGTTTTCATCAGGACTTTGATATATATCCAACCCACTATCATCTATTTTTATATAAACGTCTTCAGTTGTTTTTTTCCTTTTCCTCCAAAAATCAATTGGCAATGCTCTTTTAAATTTCACGTTTCTAAACGCAAAAGCAGCACTTGTCAGGCTTGGAAAGATACCTAATAGTCTATCATAGTTAAATTCTACGTATTCACTTTCTAAATAATTGCTATCAACTAAATCTTCCTTTGTAATAGTGTAGCCAGGTTGTTTTCTGATGATACGGAAATTATCAAACATTGAATTAATTGACTTAACCCCCGTCATGCTTAAACTATCATCTTCACTAGTATCTTTATCAGTAAGTTCTATAACAACGTGCTGATCTGGACTAGCCACGACTGTACAATTTCTAAATAGGTTACTAAATCCGGTCCAATTACAATTACTGTTAAATAGTATTCCACACAGACTTTTAAAGTTATCGTAGGATATGTACTTTCTTATTGTGAAGTTACCCTCATCCCAATCTGAGTATCCACTTGAAGTATATTCTCTTCTAAAGAAATCTACAGTCTTGCCTCTGTAATTTTCCCAAGCTACAAAACCATATAGATCAATAAAAGTTTGTCCTGTATAAGTTAAACCATCCAATCTACTGGTAATTGTTAACGGAGAATCGAAATCTACTCTAAAAGAGTCCAAAATACCTCCTTCTAAAGGAGGCAAGGTTACTTCAAGATATCCAAGATTGAATAGACCGTCTAAGCCCATAATATTATTTACTCTAATACTATTTCCGCTTGTATTGGTAGTTTCAAATTCAAATCTATAGATCGTATTTAGACTATTCCAATGTCCGTAACTAAACAAACCACTAAAATCTACTATAGCATCACCACTAAAACTAATGAGCTGTAGGGTCTCTACCTTAGTAGGGTAACGTGTTGTTTCTTCTTTACTTGGGAAGAAGAAGTCAGATGCTTTAAAATGGTCTATGACTGTAGGATTGCTTTTATTATCCGAGATTATCTTTAATCTAACATACTGGTATCCAGAGGTATTGGCGTTATTTGCTCCTATTGTTCTAATTTTTTCTATAATATCATAGAAAACATTCATTACTGTGGTAACTGTAGTAGAAGTCTCTCTACCCATGTAGTTTTCAAAGGAATTAATGGTATCGACGTCTGCTCCGAATGAGAACCATTTAGGATGCCAAGCACTAATCAAATTATAGTTAAAAGCCCCACTTACGTTTGTTACTTTCTTAAAAACCGACATGTCTATGTAGTTTTTCGTAGATTTTATGTCACTAACTAATAGTGTTTCATTATACTCAATTCTATTTCCACAAAACATGTTGGTTATATCGGTAATGTTGTTATTTGTTGGGATTCTTTCTATAAATGTTTTAGCCAAAGTTCGTGTTATTTTTCCTTCGCCTTCTTTTGAAATACTATTTCCAATAGAGAATGTACTATTAAGAGATACTGCTTGTTCTATGACAAATAAATCACAGCAAGTAGTTCCATTACTTTTCGTTAGTTTAAAGTTTTTACAAAGATAGAAGGTAGGTCTGATCCTTGTTCCAGTGGTAGTAGTACCTATTATATAGGCTTTTCCATCAATGGTACTTAGATTACTGTCGGAATAGAAAGCGTCATAGTCCAGATAAACCCCTGTATTGCTAAACTCAATGCTAGTTATGTTGGTACATTCTCTAAAATTCACAAAGTTTAGGTCAGAGAAATCCGTTAAATTCAGATGTCCTCTTTCTGTAGAATTTATAGTTAAGTCTGTACCAGCATTACCACAATTTTGAATACATAGTCTTCTCAGCTTATCGCCACCAATACCTGCTTCAGGGTCGGATATGTTTATCTTATTAAGATTCTGACAATTCTTTATCACAACCACCGAAAATCCTGCAATCGTTATGCTATACAAGGTGTCGTCTCCATCAATCTCTATTCTGGATCTATCTTCATTAATTTTAGTATTCGATATATTTATTTCACGAATATGAGTATTTTTTAGATAAAATCCAGAGCCTGTTTTTCCAAAAGGAGTGTTTTGATTATTGGAAGTAGTAGGTGTAATATTTGCTAGGTTAATTACATTACTACTAGTTACCTTACCAAAGCTTGTTTCACAGTTTTTAGTAATAATATCTGGATGGATAGGCTTTATTATTAGCGAGGACATATAGGCACTCACGATTGTAATTTTTGAAAGATTTAGACAATCCACTATATTATACTGATTATTTGACCCATTTACGTTAGATAGATTAAGTTCCGTACAAGTAGTGTTTTGCATGTTTAAACCTATTCTAGAATTACTTAAATCAATTGTACCTAAGTTAGTATAGTTTGTACCAACTAATTTAAGTGTACCTTTATATTTAGGACTAGTTAAACTGATTGTCTTCAATGAAGGCATAAGGATATTATCGGTAGCGCTATTATCAAAGGTCAGTTCTTTCGCCTCTGATGAATTATCATCTCCCACAAGTTGATCTATATATTGAGTGTTTATATAAAATGTACCATCTAAGTGAAATCCATTAATACTGTCCATATAGGTCCAGTTTTTTGAACCTAATAATCTATATGCCTGGGTTCCTGATACAGGGACTGGGATTTGATAATAATTATTACCACCAATAAGATATCTCTTCGTCCAGTTTGCACATGTTATAATAAGAGGTGAGTTTTCTTTAGCACGTACAGTAACGACAAAAGGTATACTTGATTGTAGAGAAAGCTTATCAAAAATATCCGAGTTTATATAAACATCTGGGTTAGTAGCGGACGTGTATTCTGAAATAGTAGGTTCTGACATATAATGGTCTGCGCTAGTATCTTCTTCCGTAGAAGTATACTTATAGAATGTCTGCATTTCTCCATCTATTTCCTCATTACATTCTCTATAGAACATTATAGGATTATTTACACCTCTTGCTATGTTAAAATATGCATCTAGGAGGTGAAGACGATTATTTAACCACTCTTTTACTCTAGCGATGCGTGTTCCATTAAACTTACCAAGTTCATCTTTAGAATTTGTAGTATCACCTGAATAGTACAATTGAACTAAATATTTTGCTCTGTAATTTGCATTAATCAATGGAATGCCAACTGATCCTAAGTTATTAGAGAAATAAGTCTTTATAAAATAGTCAGCGGATTCTAGACAACCTATTTTATGATCCGACGGATTTCTTCTCGATCTCCACTTTTCCCAGAGTTGCCTTGGCCAGTTTGTAATTTTTTCTGTAAACGCACTATCGCTTGCATTAAGATTAAGTTTTCCTGCAATATAAGTTGCGTATTTAGGTATCGCAAATAGGTAGGAACTAGCAACGTCGAAGTATTCTCCTCCAGAAGGGGAATAGTCTCTGTAGACTGTAGCTGAAATTGGTGTAATTGTTTTATAACTTACGGTTCCACTTGAGGTTGTTTCACTAGTACTTGTTCCATCTGATTCTGATTCATTCTTTGTCCAATAATCAGAGAATGCAGTGTAGTTCACTTTCTTTCCAGCATTATCAATTCCTAAGCAAGTATCCATGTCGTAGAATGCTACATAAAAAGTACCAAGTCCGCTCTCCTTATCTGCGGTCCATGTTTTTAATGTAAGATTCTTTTGGACAGAGTCTATCAAACCAAATGCCATACAGATAGTATAATATTCACTTACGCTGTCAAAGTCTAGTAAAGGAATTCCAGCATCAGGATCATTTTCGTCTTTTCTAACCAAATCCATGAGGTCATTTAGTGTACCTGGTCTGGTTAAACCAGCTTTTGGCGTAATTCCACTGACTGTTCTAATAAATTGGTGTCGATAGTTAGGGACTTGGTTTAATGGAAGGGTTTTTTCTTCTATTTCACCTAAATCTTCATTCCAAACTTTTATCTTACCAACTGCTTTATAACCTTGTGGGGGCTTAGATCCGTAACCATATAAGACTCCTGCACTCCCATCGTCACTAAAGGTTTTCTTTAGCTGAGTGAAGACATAACCACCCGCATAGGTTACTTTTTCTACAAATCTTTGTAAGATATTTCTTGCATCTTGATTTTGTAGGTTTTCTCCTCTGATATAGGATACGTCCGGATTTTCATCTGTAATTTTACCGAACATGGTAGTTACGTTTTCGTCAGAGACACTGTCATTCTGGAACAATAATGATTCATCAAATTGTGAAAAGTCTAGAAATGAGCTGTTTCCTTGAATTTCTGCAGTAATTACTCCATTTTTTACAACACTACTGGACTTAGTGACCATGTGAAATGAAAATCCACCAGAATCTGGTGCATCTTCTAGTATACTTTTTCCGTTACTATCACAGAAGACATTGTAATCTTTATAGCCCAGGTTATACTCGGATTCTCTACCTAAGTTAAAATTATATACTCCATGATAGTAGTAATTTTCATCTTGAGCATCAGGCGACTTGTTTGGGTCGATGAATTTCATGAAAATTAGAAAAGGAAAACCTGTCAAACAGTTTTTTATGTATCCAGAGAAGGCATCATCCACTGAAGTAGGGCTTGTTTTGAATTTAGTAGTGATGTCATTAACAAAATTTCCAATAGAAGTATTATTAGAGTGACTGGAATCTACTACGTCGGCTTTTAGAGTAAATGAGTGTTCAGGGAGAAATGTAGTTGTGTCGTTATTTTTAAAGTTTGGTGAAAACAACGGAATATATAGGTTTTCATCATCTTTTAAGGTAAGCGTGTAATTCTTAATATGATATCCCTTTGTAGATGAACCCTGTATTTTTACATAAAAATGGATATTACTTGTCCAGTCTATATAACTACCTGTGTTACTTATGGTTCTATTTGGAAAGCTTATATCAGTTAACGAAGTTTTTCCCTTTAATCCACTCCACTTTAAAGTAGCTTTTGTTTCAAGTTCTTCTGTACTCGACTCTAGATAATAGCCACCTAATAAATCTTTATAATTACCGTTTTTATTATCATCTACTAGAATAGCCATTACAGGGACATTGAGGTTTCTCGCTATATTATTCATAGCATCCTCAGAACAGAAAATGTCTCCGTTTTCTGGATTAAAATCAATATTGTCGTAGTAAGTCAGCAAGTTAATTTCCTCTTCAGTAAGTGTTTTGCTTAAGAGTGTTTCCTTATATTTCAAGTAATATTGATAAATTGTAACATCTTCTGGAATATAATATTCCGTACTTACCTTAGACTCGATTGGACTGAAGTATGCTATATCAAATAAGTTGAAATTTGCGTTGACGCTATATAGACTTATATCCTTTACGGTTAAGTTATTTGATGGGGTTCCTGGACTATAAAGGAATGTTTTAAAACAAGCCTCAATGACTCCATCTATGTAAATAATTACTTCTCTACCACGATTATCAGTATTTCCTAACTTCTTTACTTGCCTACTTACAATAGAAATTAAGTGATAGTCCTCTGTATTATTTAATCCAGTAAAAGAGCTGTAGTCTGTTTTTGGAATGAATAATCTATCGTCTTCAATGGAATTTGCCCCAAGGGTAATTCTGTTTTGATAAAGTGTTAATTCAGTATCGTCATATGCAGTTATTTTTAGTATTGGTGCACCATCTTCATTTATAGTATTATACTCAATACCAATATTAACTATCGTATTAAAACCGTCAGATCCAGTAGGACAGGTTAAATTCGTTAAAGTTACAGGAGATTTATTTACTGTTTGTTTTATTGGATTTCTACCGAACGTAGCATTAAACGGGTTAAATTCTGGTGACCACTCTGTTACTTTGAAGTAATGGTTTAGGTCATCGTAGAAAGGTCTATCTGTATTTTTCTCAAATTGATGCCACCAGCCTCCGTCAAAGGTAGAATTTTTTATATAAAAATAGTAGGTACCTTCACCAACATTGGATTGCTCTTGGGTAGGATATTTTTTATTATCGTATTTCAGAACAAATGATATACTATTCTCTCCAGGTCTGGTAGAATATATAGTTATTTGTTGGGTATCTCTTAGGTTAGTTGAAATAGTTTGCCATTCGAATTCATCTCCTAATTTATAGTCGATAGTACAGCTTTTTCCTATAACGTTTTCAAAATAAGGTTTAACTTTAAAAGTTATACTACCAGGTGAGAATAGATCGTCAGTAGATACTGAGTCAGGTTCTTGTTCTACTTGATATAGTGTACCTGAAGTAGACTGTACTAGTAGGTATAGTGTTTTTGGAACGATAGTAAAAGAGATTGGCGTCTTTAGTGGAGTATAAGAATTTGTTTCTAGATCTCCAACTATCTTTGTTTGAAGTTCGACAGAAATACTATAATTACCTGAGTTAGACTCGGTAAGGCCGTAATCAAATTTTCTCAGAAACTGTATAATATCAATTATATAATCACCCTCCTCTGTATTGGATACTATTAAGTCTTCCATCGCAGTGAAGCCTTCGCTATTAAAAGTTAACTTAGGAGTTGTTACTTTTAATTTATAGGATACTTCAGTCGCTACTGATATCTGGTAATTTAGTCTTAGATATAGTCCATTGGATAATATATCTGACGTAAAAATTTCATTTGAGTATGCACGACCACTATTATTTATTAAATCTCCCGTAAATCTGTATGGGTCAGTAATATATCTAGTGGAGAGTGGTGTAGTTTCATTATAGATACTATCAGTAACTTTTATATTTAGTACACCATTTTTAGAAATATTTACAACTCTTTCTAACGTATAACTATTATCCAGGTTTAATGTTTCATTAATAGTGTTTATAATAGATCCAGTATTATCTGTAAAAGTACAGTTTACTTTATAAGATGCTCCACCTGGTTTTGAAATTTTTATTAAAAGTGGAAAAGTACCTGATGAACCTAGGTTGATAAATGCAGTAGGATCTTCTACAACTTTCCTATGATTAAGTTCTGCATAGACTGTATATGATGTAGCAGTCTCTCCTCCACCGCCGGTTCCACCTACGCCGCCGTATTTATAGATCCATTTTAGGTAATTTTCTAATTTAGCTGTTCTTGACCAAAGGTTCTCCATCGCGCTATGGAGATCTTTCCCAAACGCTTTATTCGTACCAGTCATGGTAATATCGTCGTCGAAAACGATATTACCATTTGTGGCACTATTTTTATTAGGTCTTTTCATAAAATTTAATCAGTAAAATAACTATTATTAAATAGAACTCTACTTTCTGGAGTAGAATAATCAGTATTGTCTTCGTCTATCCAATCTCCATAATTATTTGTAGAATTAACTACTAGATTACTAATTTTGATAGCTGATTTTCCATATGCAGTCTGAGTAAATTTATAACCTTGATCTTCTCTTTCAGTCATAATGTTTTCTAGTCTACAAAGGGTTATACTGTAAGAACCATTTTGTACCGTTATCTTAGCAAACATTGGACGTAATTGATTATTATTAGGTGAATCTCCTCCAGCTGCATTATCTGTCTTTGGAATTATTTTTGAGAAGGTTTGGAAAATTGATGGCAATTCTTTATTAGACTTTAGTTTATATCCAGTAGCTTGACACATGAAATATACAATACCATCAAAAGTATCAAAATCAGTCAACTTTTTGTAATAAGTTGTACCCTGCGTAAAGGTGTCTGCTGCAACGAATTGACCCTGAACTATCTTATAGAAATTTCCTCCAACAAAATTATTTGAATTTACGTTAAGGTCCTCTACATAAGCTACTCCTCCGCCTACTGAGTATAGATTAGTAGAAGGGAAGAAGTGATTAGAATCATTCGTAGGACTTACGAAATCATCTTTCTTTATATATGGGAATCTAGTTAAATTTCTTTTTATACTTGATGATGTTTGGCCATCGAATACGATCATTGGATCCTCTTTTAGAGTATCTTCCGTCATTACCATCTTATTGGTTAAACTATTTACCATATTACCATCTACTAGGTAATTATAGTTTTCTCTAATAGGATAAGTACATGCATATGTATGCTTATGACCACCTATAACTAATTTAACGTCAAAGTATTCTAATAGTCTACTGAACCAGTAAGTACCCTTCATTGTATAACCATTACCCTCTGAGCTACTTAACTCTTTTGCATGTATCTGGTTTAAGTGACTGCCTACAAGTTTAGAAGAGCTAATTGATCTATCTACTAATTCATTACCAGATCCTGTGGCAAGTGATGCATGGGTAATAACTGTAAATGGCATTTCATGACAGATTGCTATAGTCTTTTTTCCTTTAGTTCTTGCATCATTTAATATATTCCAGACTATTTTATACACAGGGACAAAATCATCTCCATAGTAATGCTGAACTACTGGATTACTAGTATCAAATTCCCAACCTGTATAAATATTGATGTATTTAGTATTACTATTATTGTCAGGAATCAATTTAAACCAGTTCTTTGAAGTGGCTGATGTAAGTTCACTATTTATAACTAAAAATCTATCAGTAGTTGAATCAAAGTAATATAGGGATGGTATATATTTAGGATCGAATTCATCATTCCTACCTGAACATAGTGGAACGGGAATATTATTAGTAACATCTACTTCATAGCAATAGAATACATGAAAATAGTAGGAGTTAGATTTACCTTCATCATCTCCAGTACCTAGCGCATTTATATCAGTGTTACATAAGTCATTATTACCCACACAGTTCATTTGTTCTAGGTGATCGAATAGATTTCTACCAGCCTGATAATAATCGAACCATTCGTTAATACGAGTACCATTCTGAGTCATATCACCAGTATTAACAAGAATAGGTATTATATTGGAACTTGCTACTTCGCTTGCTATTACTTCATTGAGCTTATCTGCAGCTGCTGCCCAGACTTGATACTCTATCCAGTGAAATCCCTGTTGGTCAGTAATCTGATAGATCTTGGTTGTATAACTAGTTGGGTATAAAGTAAAGGTTTGTTCTCTAGAAGTATGTTCTGGATCAGGGTTACCGTTCTTATCTGCTCTACCTACTATATAGGTATACTCCTCTGGGTTGGTACTAACTGGATTTTCTGTAATATCAATGATAACCTTATGTGCGGTATAGAAACTATTGTCAGCAGGAAATCTTCCAGTTATTCTGGCATATATAGCATTGTTTACAGTCACGTTAAATTCCTTTCTACGTGGATAAGTGCTGGCGTTAGCTGTTTCCTCACTTATTTCCTTGTAAGATTCAAATCTTTTCCATGACTCATTAACAGAATTATTTCCAACCTTCGTTTTCTTTATCCAAATGTATTCATCAAAATATCCTAAGGAGATCCAGTTAAAGCATCTAGTGGTATAGATATTAATACCAAAGGAGCAAGTTACCATATTTGGTTTGTTAGGATCAAGCTTAGATTTATCTGTACATACATTGCGATGTTCCCAAGAAGCTTTTGGAGTAAACTTAGATAAAGGGTAGATGTCTTCTGTTTTTGGGAAAGAAATATATTCTTTAGATAAGTCCAGTAATTGAACATCGGTTCCGTTCTTATCCCATCTTCTTCTTGAACTATCTTTTGAATTCAATGCTTGATAGGCTTGATTAGCTGGATCAAGTTCGAACATATTTCTATACATAACATTAGACATTGTCCTCTTGTCGTCATTTTTACCGATAGCATTAGTTGCCCAATATGGAGAGTTACCTGATTTTACTGCAAAATAGTAACATATACCATCTATGAAGTTTTTATGATAGCAATAAGGGTAGTCCTCTTTGTTTTTCAATGCACCGGATTCAATGATTGTAACACTGTCAAACTTTTCGTTTGCTATAGTTCCGCGAACTAATTGTGTTCTAGGTCCTACTTTATCACCATCTCCTCCAGTAAAACCAGAGTTTCCATAAGTTAGACAAATACCGTGACCATATGGATTTCCTGAAGCTCCGTAATTAATATCTTCTAATATCTCTAGAGAAAGTAATTCTTTCTTATCACTATCAGTAGGGCTGTCTACATACCACTCTTGATCGTAAGTTTTTACTTTTATAAAAGCATTAGCATCATCATCTTCTGCATGTCTTGCGCCTCTTATTAAATAAGTTCCTCCAGATGGAATAATACCTGTTAATTCTAGACTATATATGTTTTGGACTACGTCACCTGAGGAATTAATCGCGGGTTTAGTTACATGTAGATAAATTCCTTTCAATGGAATATCTATATCCGAAGTATTTTCTAACTCAATAAATGAGTGAGTACATCCATGAACAACATCTCCACTAAGAGGTGCATAGAATGAACCAATTTTTAATCTATCACTCTTTAGTTTAGCATTACCTGTCTGATTGACATTACTTCTTAGTCTATATTGTGCAATAAAACCTCGAAGATTCATGTCTCCCTTGAGAGTATAATCTTTTAAATCTTCGCTTATTGTTTTATCGGGGATTTCCTGACTTTCAAGTTCACCGTTTTCATTAACGGTAAATTTGAAGGTTTTCCCAGTACCCTCATGCTTAAATGTTATGTCCGCAACATCATTAAGAACAAGATCTCCTCCATTTTCTGTAACGACTATTCCGTTTTCACTTAGCCATTGAATAATTTCTGTTTTTGTCATACCAGTATCTTCATCTTCGCTACTACCTCCGTCTTCGCTAGACCCTCCTCCACCTGGAGAAGATTGACTGCCGATAGCAACAAGTTTATTATCTATTTTTATATATAATGTATATGAGCTCTCTACTAATATTAATTCATTATTTAATAATTTATCTTTGAGCTCTTTTAATGTTTCAAAAGTATCAACTGACCTAATAGTAATATGGGCAGCTTTAAATTTCCAAGTATCATCTGATGGTTTACTAGGTATTACGCCTTTAGTGAAATCTTGATACTTGGAGTAGAGGTGAAATTTAGAGATTACAGTACTATAAAAATCAACGGATCTTAAGGAAAGGATGCCATCGTAAAATACTGTATCTTCATCGACTTGGGTAAGATCATCGTAAATGGTATTATCTTTCCAATATCCCTCCTTTATGGTTGAATTTGTAACTGGGTCTGATACACTTATCCAAATGAAATTACTTCCATAATATTCGGTAGTAGGTGGTAAAATATTTCCCTCCTCATCTGTTTTGGCAGAAGTAGCTACTTTTTGTTTTCTACTGATAACAATTAAAGTATTGTATACCTTACTACTAGATGTAATACTACCACTAGTTATTAATGGTCTTAGGTCGAAGTCTATTTCTCTAGAGGTTCCATCTAATCTGTCCTCTTGAATATGTACAACGTATTTTAGCCCCGCATTATTCTCTCCAGTAGTAGTTAGATAGAGAAATAGTTTACTATCGGTTATTTTACCTATCTCACTTCTTTCGATCGCATTCCATGTGACTGGAATATTTATAGGGCTGTCGATTGTAACGTAGTATCGTCCGCCGGTATGATCTTCTGTTGCAACTACAGTACTAGACTCTCTTGCTTCAAATTCAGCTGGAATTGCTTCTGGGGCTGCTTCAAACAAATCATACACGCTGCTAAGTCCATCTTCTTCTACTGCCCAAAGAGGTTCTTCTGCTATGGCTTCTTCAAGTTCTTCACTTATAGCCGCCATTGCTGTATCAGTTCCGCTATAAGACTCAATACCATAAAGGAACGAGTTTTTAAGTTTTGCAACCTCGGATTGTAATGCTCTAAGTGCCTTGAATAGAATGTCAACATAAGTACCATTTTGTGTGGTTTCATAAGTTTTATTTGTTACCTCACCCTCAATATCATCGTCGTCTGGAATAGTTATGTAATCCATTTCATCTACGTTAACACCAGCTTCTCTCATCTCCTCGACGTTGGCATTAGTATAGATAGGCACTCCAGTTCCCTCTAGCTTCAATTCTTTCCAAATACGTGTATTAGTTCCTTCTTTCATACCCATATATCTATAAGTATGAACGCCAGTAGGGTCATTTTTACAGTACACAAGCATACCCTCTTCCAGTCGTTGTTCTGGAATGGCATCTCGGCTTGCAATGTCCTCTACTGTTCTATAACCACCTCTACCATAGAAGGCTTCGTGGGTAGGAAAGGTATCCTGAGAATCGAATGGTACAATTCTTGAGGCAATGTTCGTTCCTTGTAATTTTGTATCCTCTGCCATAATTTAAAATATATCTACAATACTATTAATTACTCTAGAAGTCATATTATCTGATTCACTACTAATTGGGCCTAATCCTCCTGATTTATTAACAATATATAATTTTCCATTATAATAGTATATTGTTTTTGTTGATAGGTCTGATAATACCCCATTAGATGGGCTAGTAGCAGTAAAGAGCTTTTTCTGTCCCGTTAGGTAATAAACATCTCCGGTTACCATTCCACTGGTAGGAGCTTCTTCTACAAATCCCCTTATGACAGGAAAAGCTTGCTCAATGCTAATATTATCAAAGATTCTTTCGGGAATTCTGCCATAATTATTCAGCATCAGAAGACCCTGTGCTCCATTTCTACTGTTCCATGAATTGAGAAGTTCTTTTAAGGTGTTTACATTAAGCTCTTCTTCATTTTCATCCTGAGAGGCTCTATCAAAACTATATTCCTGATAGAATGAATCTATCTGAACTGGGTCATCTTTAATGAATACAGTATAATCTTCTCCATTCAGAGTTATTGAATAGGCTGTGTAGGTTCTAATATAATCTAGTCCATTATCATCATAGATATGACTTATATTTCCAAAAATAGAAGGGAATGCAACACCAGTTCTTTGGTAATTCAGAATGATATCATCCCAACTTATATTTTCTTTTTTCCTAATAACTGGTTCAATTCCCTGTAGTTTGTTAACTATTTCGTAAGAAGACGCATTGCCTGGTGGTAATTCATCTTTCTCTACTTTGAAGAAATATACTTCAAATCCCTTGAAGATAGTGTATGTATTTTTTATTTCAGTATAATAATCATCGACGATACCATATTTAGCAATAACAGTTATTGTTTTATCAGTATCATCTTCTCCTAAGAAATTCCCTGGAATAGTAAATCTTCCGTCACTATCAAGAGTAATTTCTCTTTCTTGTCCATCTACAATAATGTAGAATTTGCATTTTTCCGTTAGATTTTCTCCGCTTGTTTCATCTGAAGCAGAGGCTTTGAATATTAGTGGATTCCCTTCATCTCCAGGATTAATAGTATCACCACTAAGAGATTCTAAGTTTAGTTTTAGATTACTTGTTAGGAGCGTCTCTAGGATTTTTTGAGTCTTTGCTCCTGCTAAGAAATCATCTTCTCGTTTACAGTCTTGTGTACCTTCATTGAAGTCTCCACTGTAAAACCATCTATAACCCGTTCCTGTATCAAGGAAGATATAAGGTCCGCCTGTGATAGGTTCTAGGACACGCTCGTCAGAGTCTTTTGGCTTGTATACGTAATACCATTTTCCGTCTCCATCACTCTTACAAACATAAACCTCTCCTACATCTAGGTTAATAGCATTTGTTAGGAGGGCTACATCAGCAAGATATTCAAGTACACCTCTAACTTTAACTACGCCTCCTCCGCTAATAAGTCTATAGTATTTCTCTCCCTTTCCATTAGCTATACCAACGGCTATGAGAGCCCCAAGCCCTGGATTACTACCATACTCCAGATTACCAACGATAGTCACCCCATCAATTTGATTATTGAAGCGGGACATGAAATCTTCAGGTTTCTTATAGATGACAGTAACAAGTTCTCCTTTCCTAAATTCATATCTATTCAGGCGTAGGATAGCAGTTGCTCTGGATTCTTCTATATACTTACTTCTTGAAATCTGTATTCTTCTTTCAGTTTTCATATTATATTTTTAGAATAAAAAGGAAAGAATAGACGTTATCATTCAATCTATTCTTTCCCTAATAAGAGTTTTAAGTTCTCCCAACAGAGTTTTTACAGTTTATTTTTAGCTGATGTTAAGAGAGCATTTATTCTAGGTATATATACATTAACTGCAGGATATATTTCCTCCCTGAGGTTAATATCAATTGTGTCAGACATCCATTCTAGAATTATGAATCCTATTGGTGTTCTTACCCCAGGAATACTAAATATTACCTGTTGCCTAGAGTAGTCGGTCTCATTTATAAATTCAAAGACACCACCATAAGTTTGTCTAAATTCTATATCTTTTGCCCCTGAACAGTGTAAGATTTTACCTTCCCCTATATCATCAAAGAGATTTGTGTATAAAGAGGACCCTACATCTTTATAAACTGGCCCGGGAACTTCAGGAATACCAAATCTACTATTTCCCATCATAAGGTCAAAGAACTTGAAAGGAATTCCATCAAGATTATCTTCTGAATTATGATATTCAAAATATAGGATTCGGTCAGCTTCTGTTGTAGCACGGAACTCAGTTAAGATTGGTCTAAGTTCAGACATGAGTTCGTCACGAATTCTCATTTTTTCTCCATGTAACTCTTCAACCATATTAACGAAGAACTCAACCGTTGACTTAGTAAAAGTTGAGAACTTCAATACTACAACTGCTGCTACAAGGATTATAACGTAACGTCTGAAGCTTCTAAATCCAATCTTCTGCTCAACTGTAACTATCGTATTGCAGATGTCCTTGAATCTATTAAATATTGTATCGAACATTTATAGTTTAATTCGTATTTTTATTCTTATTGGAGATTTAGGTGTACTATATGTATCACCATTATTGAATGTTATAAAATCACTAAGATATATTTCATCTGTTACGTATTCGTAGATATTATTACCTATGTTAGTAAACTTTGATTTAGGAATATCTAAGAAAATTCCTGGACGACCTAATTCATCATAGACCTTAGTACCTACATTCTTCTCAGTGATAATGTCTCTAATGTAGATTGTTCCATATTCAGAGTCACCATTTCTACCATTAATTATGGCCGAGGTATAGGTTTCTTCAAAATTATCTGATGGACTTGTAGGATTTGCGTCATTTATAACAACTATCCCTGGATCATATGATTTGAAACACTTAAGGAAATTAATGGTACAAGGATTATCACTTCTAACTCTCCTCCTTAAGGTTGTATTTTCTAGGTGATCTCGGTAAATTTTCTTAGTCATCGCAAAGAACAACTCACCTGCAGGAAGGCTTCTTACTACTGTTGTAGGATCATCCCCCGTGTGATATAATGTATATCTTTCGCTTAATCCAGTAGTAGGGCTAAGTGGGGTTAGTACTAATCCAGTTTTAGAATTTCCCTGAACATAGTGAATACGCTCTTCTATATGCGTATCTCCGTAGAATAATGTAGAGTTATTGTAGAGATTGAAACTACCTGTGTTACTACCACTATAATGAATGAACTCAATTCTTGTCACCTTGTTTATTAAGAATCCACCCAGGAATCCATATTTAGAGAAGATTCGGTTTTTGAAAGTACTACTTGCAGTATAGTTAATAGTAATAGTATTATCCATATCTATACAATATACTTCCGTTCCATTACGAGTGTCTGTGTATATGTCAGAATTCGCAGATAATACTGTTTCAAAATCAGGTTGATAGAAGTTTTTAAATTCGCTTGGATCTCCTAGTGGAACCCCATTATAAGAACTATTAGTATCTAATCCATGTTCATATAATACATACTTCTCCGTTATTGGACTAGGTAGTAGGTTATATATTCCAGGAGCAGACATTGTATCTGAATAGAGTTTCACACTTAAGAATGGAGATCTTGGAGTAGAAAGTCGAATATTACAGTGTCCATGATAACCCCAAAGGCTCACTCCCTTAGATTTTCTGGCATTTCCGATTGATAGGGTTAATTTCATTCTATAAATTCCATTTGTCACTGGCATGTATGTTCCACTTCCTTGTTTTTGGATTCTTATTGTTGTACCAATTATTCCAGTAAGAAATTCTTCTTTCTTATTTGTTGGATTTCCATCAACTATTTCTACCTCATTGTTGTAGGTATAGTCAGGAGCTGTACCAGTACGTCTTGCAGCAATAATGCCATTACTATCTACTTTCGGAACTTCTATAGAAGAGTATAAGTCTTCTTTATATGGAGACCATATTTTACTAACTCCAAGATTGACTGACTTTATTTTATAAATTCTTTTTCTATCACTACCTACTGTATATTCACTTACGAATTCATATTCAAACCTATTATTTAAGTCTACATTTACGCCTCTGTTAGGGAAAAGAGTATATGATATCTTTTTCTCCTTTAGATTACCACTAACATTTTCGTCGTAAGCGTAGAAAGTATTTGGGTCATATGGGTCTGTGACACTTTGTTCAGTAGGTATGGTTACATTATATTTGAACTTATATTCACCAGGATAAGGTGATTTCCAGAAAGGAGATGATTCATCATCCCTTAGCTCATCACATTTTACTGAAAATCCCCGCCTGATCATATCGTCAGTGGCATTAGTAACTGCATAGAAGTAATCTTGGGAAAATAACTTAATTTCATGATTCTTGATATTTTCACCTATAATACTGAACAAATCTCCGTTTGAACTGAGTAAGACTGTTTTAACCTTTATGTCATTAGGTCCAATATAGTAATTATCTACATCATCATACTCTGCGAGTCCTTGATATAAGTCTAAGCTAAGTTCTTTCCTAGGGCTGACGTAGATATAGTAAGTTACACTATTATAATCTCCATCAGTCACTCTTATCTCGTAGGGTCCATAGGAGCTGTCAGTAATAGTTTCATACTCACTTTCATCATCACCATAATTATAGAAAGAGTTATTTTCAGGAAGAGTGATATCTAAGTATATTCTATAATCATTATCACTTACTTCAGTAAATGCAGAAACAGACTTTTCAACTTCAATACCCATATACTCATCATACTCTATTGTCAATCCGTCTCCGTATTCACTTAAGATACTTCGGAGAAGTCTTCCTTCTTCATCTCCTGCTGTTACATCTACTACATCGTAAGTAGTATCTATATTTTTTGCAGGGAGTTGGACGGAATATATTTCTAGGTATACATGTTTGTCCGTAGCACCAGCTAGTATATTAACAGTCTTATTTTGTTCTCCCAAGTATAAGTATCTTCCTGTGGTGATTGTGGTATCGTTTTTAAGGTAAGTAAAAGTCTGACGATTAGCATCCAATCTTCTAGCAACAATACCTTTTTCCCAACATTCCTGTGCGATTGGAATCTTTAAATCATTATCGTTATCGATTATGATTGTTTTATTAAGTCCAATAGAATCTCCACCAGGATTATAATTTCCTCTTAATTCTTGTAAGTATTTAAACTTTGCAAACGAAGATGGATTTCTTCGAATATTTATATCAAAGTCATAATAGATACTATCTGATAGCTTAATATAATTATTATTTGAATAGGTATATATCTGATTTACTCCATTACCACATTGGAGAGCTTGATCTAGTAATCTTTTCCACTCTATATTATAGCCTTCATATACTTGTCCATTAAAGTAGAATGATCCTAAGATACTTTTATAATTAGTCATTATGGTTTCAATTTCACTTTGACTAATTCTTCCATCCGCTCTATGAATTATAAAGGTTCTGGTTTCTCCTTGTCTGGATAGTAATGAGTAATTGCCACTAATATAATCAGCTACGCCTTCACCATTTCCCCAATATACACTAACAATATTAGATGTACTTACTCCAGCTATTCTATTTACTTCCTCTTGTTCAGAAAATACTAGAGGTTCTCCATTTTGATCTATCGCAAAACTATTTTTATCTACAAACGTTTTAGCATATAATGTTCCTAAAAAAGTTATTGCAGTATTATTAATATCCTGAATAGATACAGAGAATGCATTATTTCTTCCGGATATAGGAAAGAAGTCTAACGTAGTTGAGCCAGTAATAGGAACTAGGGTATCATCATCCTTAGCTATCTCAGTTTCTACTGCCGTTTCTGCTCTTTGGAAAAATAGCCTATAATTACCATTATTAGGTAGCTCTATTTCTACGGTTGCACTTGACCTATTGTAAGGAATAACTAAACCTGGAATAGAAGTATCTTCTGAAGTAGTTTTTATAGTTGCAGTAGGAACATCTAAGAGTTTATAAAAGTAATATGTTTTGTATTCTCCGAGATAGTCTCCTTGGTATCTTAGCTCAATCTCACCAAAACATTTAATTGGATAACTATTTCCGATATTTGAAATAAGACCCACAGATACATCTAAGCTATTATACTTATATCCATGTCCAGGAATATTAGTTTCAGCATTTTGACTATTTACATAACTAAGATTTCTGTAATATAAGTCCTTAGAAAAATTGGGCTTATCTTTTATAGTTCTTGTCCAAGTAATTCCATTATGACCGGCTACAGTTCTCAAAGTTTCTATGGCTGACGTATACTTAAGAAGAGCATCATTTGAATTTACTGGTAGGAAAATATTATAGGTTCTTGGATCAATTGCAGTGATTTTTGAATATAATACTTCCTTCCATCCTTCAAAATTCTCTTCACTTACTACTTTATAGTAAGTTCTTTCTAAACCAAAACTAACAGACGTATTATCATATAGGTTTGTTACTTGTATTCTAGTTTTTAGTTCTAGGGTAGGATTACTTTTAGAGAAACTATCTTCGTCGTTTTCATGACCTAGGAATAGGAGGTCAACTTCTGTACCGACGAAATTATCATAGGTATTTATGTCAAGCATAGTAGATCTTTTTATGATATCATTGGCTGAATCATAAAAGCCTATACTACTTCTCTCTTCATTGTTATCTACTAAGGTAACGCGGAATGGATGCTCACACTTAATTCTAAGACGATAAATACCAATTTCTCTGAGAGGTAATAATGAATCATTATGCATTTCTATAGATTCATTGTCTTCTCCTCCGCATTCATAGGATACTTTTACTGTTTTACTTTCAGCGGCTCCTCCAAGGCTTAACTTGAGTCTTGAGCTACTATGATCACAAACTTGATTTAACCAATCACTATAAAACTCAACTATGTTATCATAATCACCTGCAGCTCTTCTGATAACTAAGTCATCAAAATCTCTAGAAAGTGAATCCTCTGACTTAGATTTAGTTGAAATTTCTGTTAGTAAACCAAGTGCTGGCCAAATTGACTGTTGTGCTTTTGTTATAAGAAGGCAAGAGTAGTTAACAGATCCTTCATCTGGTTTTCCTTGGAACTTGACTGTTATTTCGGGATCCTTCTTTAGAACGATCCAATGATCAAATACGCCGACGCTTCCACTTTCCACTGGAGCTACTACATAGGTTGGCAAATTTCCTCCAGTTTCTGGGAAAGTATACTCTTCCATTATAGGATACTCTTCATCAGTCCAATTAGTATCTCTGAATGTTATATCTGTTCCTGCAAAAGATGGTCTAACGATAGCATAGAAAGTTTCAGCTCTTCCGAGAAGAGGATCAGATTCATCTTCTGAACCGTAGGATATTTTTACTCGGATTGGTTTTCCATTATTACATTTAGGTTGCCAATCGTATTCATCTTGGTTAATAGCTTTTAATGTAATAGTGGCAGATAATGTATCAGCAGAATATTTAATACCTACATTACCGTTATTACTATTAGCTTCTCCTACTCTAAAGTATTTATTAAATTCTGTTACTAACCCCTCTCGTTCTTCAGATGTTTCCGCATATATTCCAGAACCTTCAGGAGGAGTTTCTACATAATTACATAGGGTAACACTGAGGTGATTGAGCAAACTCTGAGAGCTCTCAATAGTAAAACTTTGAGTTTCTTGATCACTTAAAATATATAGTCGTCTGGAAACTCCTTCTAATGGATCAGAGTAAGAGTATGGTGTACTACTTCTAACATTCCAAAGACTGTCAGAATCTAGTGCGTCTCTTTTTAAAGTTATCGTTGCGCAGTTAGATTCATCTCCGTATATCCTATCCTGCCAATAGCTATTGTCATAACTTTTAGTTTCGTTATTAATTCTCTTAAAGGTTATGGTTCCTAATGTTCTTTCAATAAGCTCGGAGTTTCTTCTTGAATAGAAGAATATTTCGTTATCTTCCTTAGGTGTTGCACCAAAGGTCTCAATATTATTCTTTACGTTATAAGATATTAGATTCTTAGTGGCTTCATCGTCTAAAATAACTTCCCAAAGCTCATATCCTATCTTAGGGTTACAAACAAATAAACCATCCAGTGAAGTTAAGCCAAGACCACTCTCGAAAGTTAGTTCAGTAACTCCATTCTCTATCCAGGTATAAGATCTACTGTTGTCTTGTTCTTTTATCTTAACCTCAGCTCTACCTATTGTTAATGGAGAGATTACTCTTTGAACGCAATAGAACTGTGCAGAAACTTCACCTTCCTGTATTGACTCACCAATATTGATATTCATTAAGATTAGAGTAGACTCTTTAGTTGATGGGTCAATTGGGCACCAAATATCCTCCGTATTCTCTAGCTTAGTTTTTATTTTTATTGCATAGATGAACTTGTCGGCTTCTTCACTAAAACCTCTATCTTCGATTTCTACACTGAAGTAACTCTCGAATATACCTTGTTTGCTACCACCCTCATCCGCAGTGACGTTAATGCCAGTTTCTGGAATTCTTTTACTAGAATAAACTAAGATCGTACCTGGAGTATTTTCTTCATCTGCGTCACTTCTATATCCTTCTGTCCAGCCAGCATTTTCTTTTGTGGTGTCGAACAGTATTACTGGATGACTTGTTCCTGAATCATCCTTTTGAGTATATGAAGTAAAATATTCGATATACCAAGAGAAGAATAGATTAATCTGTACTATGTTTGAAACTATAGTAATCTCCTCTTTCTCTTCCCCTAACTTATTGGTGAAGGTAAGTTTTGCTGCAATATTTATCTCGGAATTAACTCCATCTACATCATCAATGTTTATCTGTTTCCCCGATTGATCTATTTCTATTCCAACATTGTCAGATGTTTCTATTCCACCGATTAACCTAACTAATGTTGTTTTACTAAGATCTTCTCTCAAGTTTTCTTCAATCAGAGTATATTCATCATTGATGACTTGGTACTTATCGAATAAACAGTAACCCTTAATTGCAACAGAAGATCTATTATTAACACTACAAGTTACTGTACCGTTTTCAAGAGTTTCTACTTTTGCTGGACCTACACATGTAATTACTATCTTTTTATAGTATTTGAATGTTTCTATATCTAGAACTTTTTCTCCGAAATAGTCTAAATACATTGGGGAGAAGTTATTTTTAGATATAGTGTTTCTAACATGTTTGGCAAAAGAGTTCTTAGTTAATATAGTATCATTCTCTTTATTTCCTTCTACGAGGAAGGTATTGATTCCTTCAGTTGACGTTAATTGTTCCAGAAAATCAGTATTCTCATTAATCTCAAGGGTCTCTATATTAGCCTTAGTATCCTTTGGAAGTCTTAGGTTAATATAGTTCATGTTCCTCCAGAAAGTAGGGTCAGTTATTTCTCTTCCTGCTTCAAATGAGCATAAGTTTAGTGGATCATTCTCATTATCCCCTTTTAACTTAAAGGCTAGGCCAATGATATTATCATTTAAATCAGAATAATAGACATCAATGTATGTACAGCTTTCGGCTATAGTTAGGTCGGAGGTTCTATCAATATCAGTAACTAAATCTTTTCTGAGGAAACTTAAGTCTAGAGCCATATTCAGAATCCTAGTATCTGGATCCCATAAGGACTCAAACTGAAAATAGTTAGAGATGTCATTACCAGACCCTAGACGATAAGTACAGAGCTTAAAAGAATTTCCGGGTGTTTTTAATTCAACTTTAAATTTATTCTCAAATTCTACTATCATAAGAGATTAACTATATTTTCTTGTTCATAAAAAATAAGACCTTCAACTGCTCCTATTATCTTTAAGTTTTCTAGAGATCTTGGAATAACGTTTCGTCGATATCTATTTAAAAACCCTTTCCCTAAGATAAATGGGGAATCTGAAACATTACCAGTGTTCATGGTAAATATTAGGTCTTCATGTTTGATTATTTCCCAGGTGCCGTGAATAAAGTCACTATTCATTGTTATATTTGATTCACTAGACCACCCGAATAATCTTTTTGCTAAGTTTTTTGTTATAAAATTTCCTTTATTTCTACAAAGGGTATATGTATAAGTTTCTCTATCTAATGTCTCTACAGTCATTAAAGAACTGCTATTGATGACAATAGGTTCTATTTCTTCCTTACCAACCAAAACACAAGTTCTCATATTTGTATATAGGTAAGTTTTATTATCAGAGAAATATACTTTTATCCAATCGCCTATTCTTTGCACGATCCTGGAACCTTCGTGCTTACCTAAGGCGATTGTTAGATCTGCATAGGAATTTGTTAATTGAGGAAAATCTTCTCTTGCTTTATCCATTGACTGCCAAGAAGTGTTTTTAATTAACTTTCCTTTATTGTCTAAGACAAAGTCTGTTAAAAAAGTTACATTATACTCTTTTATTCTAGAAGTTGCTGTACCTGGAATTAAGTCAACATTTTCATAATAATTGCCAGTTACTGCATCACTACTATCTTCCCAGATTTTGTCTACATCATTCCAACTAACTGTTATAATTCTACCCGTAAAAGTTTTTTCTTTTATTACCCAACCTCTGTCGTAATTAAAACCACTATACTTAGGAGAACCTTGTTTTGTTATATCAAAAATCCTAGTTTCTCCAGAGGTTAATTCTACTTTAGCATAAGGTCCCTGGAATTCAACTAATCTTTTGATAGGATCTTCGGAGTCAAATTCAGGGAGAGTACACATACAGTCGGTAGATACATACTTTCCAGTGGTCAGATCTTTTAGGCTAGAAGTATAGGTAATAGGTGAATTATCTAAAGCAGTATTTTCAGATAATTCCCCCATTGATTTAGTAAGGGATAGTATCGTGTAGTTTATTTTGTTATTAGTCGAAGTTTTATTTTCCCAAAGATACAATACTATATCTCCTTTATATAAACCAACTTGCTTATTAACAAAATCTTCATACATTTCATCTAGAGTTATCCCACGAATAATCTCTAGTTTTGATAAAGTAAATTCATTTTTATCATGCCTTAACATACTAGCATCAGTAAATACTTCTAGGGGCGAAGTACTTTTCAGTAGTGAATTTACTCCAATTCTATAATTACTTCTCCTAGTTTCGTACGTTGGGTCAGTAACATAACCAGTGGGTTTAGTTATTCTAGCCTGGCTTTCTACTTTATGATATAATACAAGTTTTTCAGAGTCAATTTCTACAATATCATTGTTTTTATCAGTAGATATTGTTATATGAACCTCATCTATGGTGTAATCTTTACTAAGTGAGTAATAAGATTGTCCTTTAGTTGTTATAGTTGCTCCAACAGGGTTTAGGAGAACTGTAAATCCAATAATTTGTTGACCTCTTAAGTAGATAATAGTATCAAATCCGTAGCCACTGACTACACTAAGAGGATTATTTCTATATATAAATGACAGGGGAGATGGAGTTGTAGAATCTCCTTCAGGAGTTTCTTCTTTTTCTAGAGTCTCAAATGCACCAGTAGCTTCTAGAAGAACATAGAAGTCATCTATTGTACTAGTTGTAGGAGCCTCGGAAAGTAATTTTCCTATACTCTCACTAAAACCAAGTGCAGCTACGATAGCTTCATTAGTAAATGCCTTTGAATTATAGACAAAAAGCCTATCGCTACTACTGAGACTCTTAGTACCTAGAAGTTCAGTTACTTTAGAGACAGCCATATGTTACAACACAGTTACTAATAATACATTCATTTATTTGTGAGGACTTTGGAATAACCCTAATTACTCCATCTAAATACTCAACCAGTACTTCAGAGTTTATATCTCTAACATAATTTTTTGTACTAAGTGTTGAGCCAATATATCTAAATGCCTCAAATGTCAGGTCACTAGCACATGTTTCATTTCCCTTTGAGTATTTTATGCTAAGATCTGCCTTTGCAGTAAGACCTGGAGTCTTTTGGTATTCTATAATAGGGACTAGGCTTACTGTATTTGTATATGAATCGTCTGTCATCAGGTCAATAGAAATGGATTTACTAAGAAAGTCTACTATAATCTTAGAGGAATTATAGAAGGTTTTACCATCAGTTTCTTTCATTTCCTGAACAGTTTTTTGTAGTTCTAATAATTTTTTTAGCTCTTCACCTGAGCTAAATTCTTCTGAGAGGTCTGTTATTGGTGTTTTCAATATTTCCTCTTCCTCTTCGTTCCAAGAGAGGTTCTTTACATTATTGGTAGTGTCCAGTTTATTGTAAGAAAGTCCATTTTTTATTATAGATAATACATAGGTAATTTTCATAAATGGACGTCTTCCGTTTCCTCCACCTCCATTTGTGGCCGGAGATAAGATTCGACCTACAGCCTTTGTTTCTGGCATACACCAATTTCTATATTTTAGTCTCTTAGAAAGTTCGGATAAGAAGAGTGGCTTTTCATTACTTGGGTAGTTATTGAGGGTAACTACTTTATTATCTGAAATATAAGAAATATTTCCATTATTAATGTATAAGCCACTATCCTTCTTGCCCTGAGATATTATTGTAAGTCTTTTTGTCATGATAGTAAACAATATACTTGATCTGTACTTATTTCACAAGTCATGGTTCTTCTTTCTGTATTTGCACGTTCTAGCGCCAAATTAACGTCACTAGCATTTGCAGGTATCTGAAATCCTCCTGGTATAACTCTATAATCACCTGCAGTAGTTATATCAGTAGGTTCATATGGATTATACTTAGTAGGTATTATACAAATATATTCAGTATCATCATCCTTTAAGTATTGGTCGTATCTAGAATCTTCATGGCTTTTACTAATAAATACCATAGCATTAAATCTATTACCTCCATTTATCATAGATACCCAAGTCATATTTCCATCAGATAAACTACCATCGGCGGAGTTTGGAATATATGGGCTATTCGAAGTAGCCTCGTCTGGGACTCTAAATATATCAGATATTGGTATTGACAGTTGGAAAGTTTGAACCACTCCACCCCAACCGGTATCATTAAAGTAATCATTAAAATACTTTAATCTTCCTTTGAATATCAAAGTACCACTTCTTATGATATCTTCATCCAAACCTAGTGAACCATAGTCTAGAGGGATTAAAAAGGTATGCCCCATTAAACTGTTAGAGGTATTTTGACCCTCTTCAGTGTCGTAGCAAGTTAAGTTGATCTGTATTGAATTACTATTCGTAGCATTTAAAGAACTTTCTACATAGCCTCTAGCATATATATTTTCAACTCTACAATCTCCAATTGAAGCAAATTCAATAACTGAACTCTTATAGGTAATTCTTAAACTACAAGTATTAGTTAATTTATAGGTCTCAGTACTTTCTATTCCCATCTGAATAATTCTCCCAAGGTTAACAGTAAGTGATGCCATTTCTCTTACTGCAGACTCTCGAACAGAACAACTGACTGCAATGGTTATTGGGTAATTTTCTGCAATTCCAGTAAAAGTTTTATTGTATAGTCCTGGAAAAGCTTTATGATCAACATTAAGTATACCATTAGCATTATCATATTCAAAAGGAACTTCCACAAATCTGAAATTACTCTTCATTGCAGCTTTTTCCTTCTCAAAAGAGATTAGCTTATTACGATAATAGTTAATAATTTCATCGATTGTCTCTAGGACTTTCTCATTAGCATTAACACTGTTCCAGTCTATACTTGAATCGTAGTTATTCGAACTTGTTGAATATCTCCATTTAGTAAGACCTGTTTCCTCATCTACTAGTTCTTGTACTCGGATATATTCGGCGGGACCAGTAGGAGAAGCTTCTCTATCCATGTAAGTGTACTGCTTAAGAAGAATATAGCTACTAGTGAATTGTAATTGTGATGTCCCAAACAAATCTTGAACTACACGTCTATCTACTTTAAAGATGCAGTTATTTAGTTCTGGGGCAGCCATTACAGCATCCAGTGGATTAGTTCTTGCCAGCAAAGTGGTCTCTTCTCCGAAATAATCTCTTAGGTGAGTAACTGAATCTGCAGTAATTTCATTATTTATGATTCCTTTTTCATCAAAACCTGTTATAAAGGAATTTAATATCTTACCGACGGAGTATGCTGTTACTAATTTATCTGGACCTGCACCTTTTATATAGGATGCAAAGTCTTTTCCTTCTAAGTCAGCTATGTTCTCTCCTAAGTATATATCATAGAGTTCATTGTAGTCAACAGGATTTTTTCCCATCACATTAGCTTTGGGCATGTATATAATCCCATCATATACTACAAAATCTCCTTTCTCAAATTGTACTTCATCAGAGTAAAGGTAAAATCCCTTATTACTCTTGTCATTAATTATCATTTTTATTGAATGTTATAGTATAATTATTTGACGGTTCTCCAAAGATTAATTGGAAACATTTATCTTTTATATATTTCAGAGAAATTGTGTCATCAATGAGTACACTACCAGGATTAGGTTCATTGTCGACTGGCCAATTAACATAAGGCGTATCTCCCTCTTTAATGTTTATAGTAAAGTTACTAAACCTACCATCCTCTGGATAGAAACTAAACGTAACTACTTCTACATTATTAATAGGCGTCTTCTTTGTCATACTATCTACAAAGAATCCCTCATGTTCAAGAACCTTAAATGTATAATATTCAGACTCAATATATCTACAAGTAATGCGATAAATTGCTGGATATTTAATCTCAAAGTCTGTTAAGGTATATTTATTTGGTTCATCAGAGGATTCATCGGGTACTGGCAATACTTCTGTTTTTATTACATTCTGATTTACCGTACACTCAACTAGGATATCCTTTATAATTTTCCCAGAATCCAGGTTGAAATTTAAAGTGACTATGTCCCCAATATGGAAAATATCATATCCTCTAACTGTAGTAGTGTTGGTATTGGTATTCTCATAGAAGGATAAACATTCAGCTACAAATTGTTTATAAGTTATTATAATTTCCTCTGCATGTTCAACAAAAGATGTAGGAATAATAACTTTACAAAATCCATTCCCTGATGTATAAGCATCCCAATAATACATAGAGGTACCATCAGGATCACCTCCAGTGAGATCAATCACCTCCTTTGTTTGATCGTTCTCTATAGTAGAGGGCACGTATCCATTTCTACAGTATATAGTCAGCTCATACTCTTCTATAGAAGTTGTAGCAATTAGGATAGTAGGTGTAACTTCTCCATAATCAACGGTTTCATTATCCACTTCCAGTCTAGTAGTAACTACTGCTCTAGATATTGTAAAATCCTTGGAGAATAAGCTCTCTAATGACCATAAGTTACTGAAGATGGGATTATTTCCCCTATTATTGTTTTCTAAGGATATCCAGGTATTATTGTTATACGAACAAACTTGGCCTCGTTTATAAGAAACGTTCTCGTCCCAATCAGTATTATTCCTATAATAATTACAAATTAAATCTAAAAGTGGGTGAGAGCTGGTATTTCTGTTACCTATTATAGTACCTGAGCTTTGGTCTAACCAATGAGGGTTAGAAACTGTTCCAATATTCTCTACAACATCTATGTTATGAACAATATCAAACTTGTCTTCTTCTCTAAGAAGATACTTATCTTGATTTCTGAAAGGATTATTGCTAATTTCCCAGGAGATATAGGATAGGTTAATATCAACTAATCTATTTTTTTCACCTGGGGTCAGGATAAACCAGATTATTTTATAATACTTGATCTCATTATCCTCAAACTCAATGTTTATCTTACTAGGATTTTCATCAGTTGTATCCTGAATGTCAGCATTAGAGTATCCTGGAGGAATTCTTATCATAGTGAGTTTTTGTCTTCCCACTGATAATGTTCCAAAATACTGAATAAGATCCCCCTCTGTTGTATCTTCCTCTTCTACTAAAGATGGGAAAAAGCATTTACTAACGTTTTCTATATCGGTTGACTTATAACCTACGACCTCTTTTTTGTCATGAGTAGTTAAAAGACCTAGTGGACAGAAAGAGTTATATCTATATTTCTTTACTAAGAATTCCCAACCATATTCATTGAAGTCATCTAAGTCTAAGAGGCTAGTATCACTTCCGTAGTATAAAGTTAAGTTATCTAAGCCTTCTCCTCCAGATAGAATTACTTTATCTAACGTAGTAAATCGAGGAATATTATTTGTTGCTCCTGGATAGGTTATTCTCATAATTCTACCTCCTCTGCATTTATTTCAAAGGCTTGATAAAATGATTGTCCTCTATTAAGATAAACTTCTGTTTTTTCTGACATGGAGGTACTCATCTTGCCAATGTTTATCGTTAGAAATTCAAAATATAAGAGAGCACATAAGAATTTCTCTAAGTAATCACAGTATAATTCTCTATCTAATCCGTCAGGTAATTTATCGACTTTAATGTCAATACTTCTGGCCGTATAGGAAATATCTACTTTATTGTTATTGAGGCTATTCAGATTCCACCAATTTTCATCAGCATTTAAGATATTATAGTCAATAAGATAATCTAATACTTTATAAGTTCCCTTTACACTATAAAATAACTTGCTGAGATAATTTAGAGCTGTTTCTCTAGTAGTCTTATCTTCTACTGTTATAGTTTCTCCATTAACTTCAGTTGTTATGTATTTTGTTGGAATTACATAATCCAGAAATCTAACTACGTAGTCATTTCTTCGACTGAATCTAAATTGATCAAAACTATCTTCCTCTTTTGTTTGAGAATATTCTTCATAATATGCCCTAATCATATTATAGAGCTGGTCTATTATTTTTACTCGCTCTCTTAAATATTTCGGGATAAATATGTTCATATATTATTTATAGTTTGAGATACAGTGGTTCTGATCGAATATTTTATAATATAATATATTCTACCTGGATCAAGACTGGACACATCTGCTGTTCTACCACTACTATCAGTAAATGTAACAGATAGGCTAGATATTTTTTTAACATTAGATAGTTTACTGATTAAAGACTCTATCTCTTTTAAAGTACTTTCATCGAACTTAACATTAAATTTCTCTCCGTAAGAAACTTTTAAGATATCTTCTCCAATAGTTTGATCAAAATTATCAGAACTTAGTGATTGGAATAGTTCTAGGTCTATATTGAAATAGGCATAGTATTTCTCTCCAGGTGTTACTGTAATAGTACTAGTGATAATGTAGTATGCTCTGTAATCTTCAGCAAATTTTCTAATTTGATCAGAAGTTAAGTATATTTCATCAACCTTTGGTATATAAAATATAGTAACTGAGCTATTTCTAGATTCTGCACTACTAGCAACAAATAGATAATTTGTACCTCCTGTTCTTACAATTTCTGGGTAGCATTCTTCTAGGACAACACCAATATCAGAGTTACTTCTAATAATGCTACTTACATATCTATCTCTGTTAGCCTTGTAATGAATAGTGTTTAATCCATCTCTTGGAGTAGCATCTATATAACAAATTCCAGTATTTAATTGAGTTAAACAATTTGCTCTCAAGAATTCCTCACTGAATGGCATTAATTCTGCACCACGTAATTGAATTCTTTTCAGTTCTGGTTCATTATATTCATCCAGAGTAGAATATCCAAAGTATTGAGCAAATACTTTTGTATTCGTATCAATACCTTCTACTGCTCTACTATCTCTTCCTTGAGCATCTTTGTAGAAATTTGCAAGATATAATCTTGAACCAAATGATGGTAGAGTTAGATCAAAAATTCTTTTCTTTCCACCAGTATTTAGAATATGTTCTGCAAAAATTCTTGTCCTAGGTACTATCTCATTACCTATTTTAATATACATATCATCACTTAGGTTATTTACAGGACAATCTACATAATAGGTATTTGTTTCACCTATTGTTGTATCTATTGTTAAGTTCTCTCCTGTTCTTTTTGGAGCTATAAAACCTATAATAACCTGAGTATCTTTATCTGTTAGTGCAGGATCGCAGTAGAATGTTCTATTATAAACCCAAACACCAGAGATATCTGAAGTAGTACTGCTATCATCTCCTTCCTCATCCTCTCCTTCATCTGGAGTAGTCTCAGTTCCATTAGTTATATCAATGACATTTCCACTCGTATCTGTAATTTCGTTGATAACTCCTTTATCCGTCTCTTCACCTTGTCCAGGAGTTTCTTCTTTATCTTCATCTGGCTTTTCAGTAAAATAACCAAGATAATATACATTGAAGTTATTAGAGGAAATGATGAGATCGTATGGATTTAAGGCTATATATTTAGTAGGCTTAATGTTCAGAACCACTCTCGGACAAGAACCTCTAAATACGGAATACATGTTATCTACACAATGCTGAATCTTTGAATTAAGGAGAGTGGCTTTCTCCAATGAAGCTTCCGTTACATAGGATATATTTTCTACTTCACTGATATAAGATGCATTTGCCAATAACTGTATTAATACATCTACTCCATCTCCTTTATATCCAAGGTTTTTTGCTACAGTGCTATAACGGTCTATGTAATCTTGAATTGTTTTCATTAATCATATAAGTTAATTGAATAAGTATCACTGTAATCATCAATACTTATTGTAACTTCAGCCCTAGTCTCATCCACTATGGCTAAGTTGGTTAAATTAATACTAATTCCCTTGAATCTAGAGCCTATTCTTTCAATGAGACTAGTTATCCTAGACTTAATTTCTCTGGCAGCTTGATCTTTCTTAACGTCGGTTAGAATAAAATTGAAACCTGCATCAGAAAAAGGAATATCTCCTGGCTGAATACTCATGTGTAGTCTAATTAAGTCTAGGATGTATTTTTCTATTTTTGTAGTACTTCTTCCAGTACTGAGTAAGTATTTCATATTAAGATATGCTTGTAAAAGTGGCAGCCCCTACAAAAGATGCATGTGATCCAGTAGCTGCAGGGGTCGCTAATAATATCCCTGCTATAATTTGTGCACAGACAGCCTCCATTGCAGATTTCTGATCAGTGGCACCAGATGGAGTTATTGTAACCGACGGCAGTATAAAACAAGGAGTTAATGTAAAACCCGGTGGCCAAACCATTGTCCATGTTGCTATATTAGCATTTAATGTCTGTGTAAATATACTCATGGCCTCCCCAGGATCTGTTGCCCCAGATGGAGTTAAAGTACCACTCGTCTTAATAGTGGGTTTTATAACTACTACTGGGTCTACCGAATAGGGTGGACTAGTAAGTGCTGCTTTCCAGGAATAATATACTTCTGCATTTGCTTCTACGTAACTACAAAGGGCACTATAAAAGCTATTATTTGCAGTGGCAGGGTCAGTTGTTTTATTTATACTACTGATTATGTGGTCTGCCATTGAACTTATAGTCATCATTGTTCTGTAATTTTTTACTTGTTTATAGATTCTACAAATATCTTTTCATAAGTAGTTGACCACCTTCTATCTGACCTAAGATCTGTAATATTTTCCATTATCTTTTCTAGATGAAGGTTTGTACGATTGACACTATGATATCTATGGATCATATACGAGCTATACTGTTCCCAACTTTGAATGTCGATACCTTTTTCTTTAAGAAGATTTAAGTTCCGAGAGATTGAATTAAATATTCTTGTAATTCTTGAATTCTTTTTTGCTTTTTCTCGATTCTCTGGAGTATTGCAAACTCCCATAGGGTCTCCATATTTATCTATTTTCTTTTCTACCATCTTATTGATAGCCTCTTTAGACATATTAGGCCCATGTAAAGTTCCATATCTTTCTAGATTAGTTTGCTTTCTTTTTGAATTAGCTTCTGGCGTAAATGCATTGATAAATCCAGTATAACCATACCTATCTTTTTTAGTCTCGTCTCCTTTTTTATAGGCTTCTTGAGTGTGGCATTTGGGAAAATAATCTCCATACATATTCTTCCTTGTCTCCAGAGATCTTTGAATAGATTCCCTACAAGTAACGCTCATATCATCAGCACCCCATGTTAAGTTATATCCAAAACATTCTGAATCTTTAACGCAAGTATGTAGTGTTTTTATCCAGTAAATTTCCTTTTTATTTAATTCCTCTCTGTTAGAACCTACATCAATAACAAAAACAGTGAACGATTCTAGTCCGTATTTTTTCCAAGCCCTATATAGAGCTCGAGTTTCATTAATTTCTCCATTAATAAACCTATCATAGTCCTTAAAGTGACCGACATAAGTTCTACTAAATCTATCTTTAACTTTTATAGTTTGCCCTATATAATTTTTTCCATTTACTTCATTATGTATACAGTAAATGACGTTTTTCATTAAAAAATCCTCAGGAAAATTATTGTTATATACATCTATTAATTTGGCAGTAGATAGTATTTTTACTTCTATATTATTTAATAGCATAATCTATATTTTAAATTCCTGTACAAGTATCTGAGCCATGTACGGCTCCACTAAAAACGCACATTTTAAGACAATTCATTGGTCCATTCACACTAGGTGATGCAGTACCTCTCATGTTAAATGATCCACCTCCAGTAATCTGAACTTGAGAAGAACTATTAATCTTCACATTAGGTGATTTAATTTCAGTGTCCCCTGAAACAGTTAATTTTGAATCTCCACCTACGTTAGTTTCAGCATTACCTTTTACGTCGATCTTTGCATCTCCATCTACGTTGATAGTAACATTACCTTTTATATTAATGGTAGTATTTTTCTCCCCATTAATATCAATGTTACCGTCCTTGTCTAGCTTGATCCATGATGTTGGCTCTGGTGTTGGATCGGCCCCGTCTTGCTTATCATACCATGACTCGTCAGATGGATCGAAAATGCCAACTGATATCTCATCTGAACTAAGTCTAAGTACTTTTCCACGAGCTCTTATTCCGATGAAGTTATTTTCCTTCAATTTCTCATAAAGGTAGTATGAATGATAGAGTGGGTCAACTTCCTCTAACCAAACGACATCGCCCACCCTAGGTTCATCCACTTCTCCTCTTTTTGGAAAAGCTCTAAGCGCTTCATTTTCGCCCGGAATGTCTACCTCAACTGTAAATAAATCCGGGTCGATCACTTTTTTTATTACTCCAAAATTCTTTTTCATTTTTCTTCTTTATCCCTTGGATCTTCTTCACTACCAATAGCAACCGTACCATCAATTTCCTCTAGTCCTAAGAGAGTTGATGTCCATGAGAAATTAGCACCATTCTCATCAACAAACTGAGAACCGTCTATTGATATGAAGAATTCATTTGATTTAACTAAGTAGTACTTAACAGGCCAATTTAGATTATCAGCCTTAAGACTTTGTTTATCTACTTCTACTACATCTCCTAGCATATATTTAGGAATAGCAATCGGATCAACAACTTTTATAGAAGAGTACATCTTAGTGGCCATAAAATTAGTATTGTATGTATAATTCTCGTGCATTTGGTAATAATCCTTATGCATCATTAAAGTTTGCATACCATTTTCTGTCTGCTTCATTATGACCCTTGGATTAATAGGCTCATCCTGAGTATAATCCTGTGTGGCTATTTTTCCTTCAGTGTCTTCCCAAACATTAACTGGGGGTTTATAGTTTTGTGGATAATAAGTTTCAGTTCTTTCCTCTTTTTGGAAAACTTCTGCATCTAATGGGAGAATCATATTTTCATCAGGTTCTTTATTCCCTTTACTATTCTTCTCGCCAAAAGTTTCTTTTATAACTAATCCATTCCAACCCAGGCCAAAGATAGAATCTTTTTTATAGGAATAACATAACCTAGTCAAAAGACTTAAGTCAGTTTCCATTTGTTGATAAAATTTCAAACTTCCTTGAACATCAGATTCACACCTAATATCACTATTCCCAGAATAGAGATTCTGTATAGCACTTGAGATATCCATTTCTAAGGTATCTGTTTTTCTCTTAGAGAAGAAATCTTTTGATTTACAACAAACAAAACCTAACGAAATTAAATTACTATACATAGATACTTTTGTAATACAGACTGGAATATTATAAGAAACTCTTTCCTCTTGTTCAATTTGTATTACTCCAGTTCTTTGTTTTTGTAGGAGCTCGTTTGCTCTGTCAGTACCTAGAGATACTAGGTCTATGTCTCCATAGGCAATACTACCACCTAATTCTTCATATAGATGTAGTTTTGTAAAACTAAAATCGCCAGCATCATCTGGAGTTTCACCAAACCAAGGACTAAAGAATACTGAAATTTTATGTGACGTTTCTATCCTCATGCTAACCTGGCAATAACTTTATCAATAATATCTTTTGGGAAAATACTGATAGTATTTCCTTTTGTATAATAACTAAGACCTGATGCACATGCAATCAGAAGAAATGGAAGATAATCAGTACTTCCATAAATATCTTTTGCTATGAGATCAGGTCTGTAGCTTTTTGTTGTAATCTTGTAGAGAACACGCTGGTCATCATATTCTTTCATTAAGTCAAAGACCCTCGCATTATATACATCAAATCCTTCAATATAGTTTGAAAAATCTGTTCTACTAGAATTTATTTTAGATGACTTGGTAAACATTAAATTCTACTAATCTTAGATATGTCGTTTGTTCTTTCTTCTATTTTACTAAGACTATCTTCCATTTTTCCCTCTAAAATTTTCTTAGTACCTCTAGAGGAAGTTCCCTTTATATATCTTTCAAGAGATTGTCTTGAGTGCTTAGTAATAGGGCTTAGATTTAATAATACCTCACAGGATAATGGTACTAGATAATTTTGAGTATCCTTAGATATTTTTGAATCACCCCTATATGTAGGATTTTTTGACATAGCCTTAGAGTAAGTAAACTGAGCGGATTTAATAACAAGATTTTCTACTGAAAAGTAAGGGCCTAGTCTAAGTTTTAGCGTTCCTGGGTGAACAGTATCTACGTCCTTGTAGTAAGGTACATATCCACCAGGCGGCATTTGCCAGGATGCGAATTCACTGACAAACTGCTTTACCTCCTCTGAAGAATTCTTCGTTATGTCCGTTATAGGAACAAATTCACCTATTACATATGGAAGAATTTCAGCAATTTGATTATATACACTATTATACTCAATAACCTTTTTGATAACCTTGTGATTCTCCCCATCATATTCATCCACAGTATGAAATCCCGAGAATACTGTAAATTTCATAACCAGATTACCAAAATCAATACCAGTACCATTGTAATAAGAAAATCTACTACCTTGAACTACCAATGATCTGTTTAAATAATCCCCAGCCTGACCAGCAAAATTTGAGGCATTCCTCATAACACTAAGAAAGGCACTTAGGGCTTTATTTCCATTTTCGCTCATATTTTTGCCTTCACCTACTTTGTCGGCAAAGTAATTTTCCGTTTGATTGGCTATATCTGCAAGGAACTTTGCAGCTTCGCCGGCATATGGTGCAAGTGGTTTTAGGTTACTCCAGAGTCCGCCTATAAAATCTTCACCAAAACCCGTATAAGTATTGGCAATTGATACTTGAAATTCTTCATTTATTATGGCTTTACAAATAGGCTTCTCTCTATATGGGTATTGTTCCTCTGTTTTGGTTGTTACTCTAGTGTCACTGTATATTTGATTATCCGTAGATTCCTGTTCATCTGTTGGTATAGATATCCATTTTATTCCATCTTTGTCTAGGATGGAATTTGGGTGAAGAGAAGCTGACATAGTTTCAAGATTCAACTGGCTATCATAATAGAAACCAGAAACTCCATCGCCTAAGTCAGCTCCATTGCTATAGTTAATTTCTTTACTTGTCATGGTGTATAAGAAGGAACTTTAGTTTTTGGTGTTCCTCCACTTCTTCCTAAATTTAATACAGCTTGAGTTAACTGCTCTAATCTAGCATTTGTTTCTGCGGTGTTAATTGCAGTAATTTTTGAAGATTCTGCAGTTAATATCGATTCTTTAGAGATTGGTGTCTTAACTGAGTCCTTATTAGTTCCCTGATAAACATCAATTGCTCGGACAATATCACTAATCAATGGGTTTTTCAGAGACTTAGAATTAACTACAAACTCATCTTTGTGAAGGACATATCCAGAAGGGGTTAGTGGATTACCCGGTTCAGTATAGCCTCCTACAGTTTTACCACTAGATAGTTTGACTGGCGTTTTTCTCTTTTTATTAAATCCTGAGGAATCTGTCAGAGGACCATTTATCTTACCAGTTTTCTCATCAATGTATCCGGAATTATAATATTTAGACGTAAAGACTGGTTTTTCATCTGGCTTATTACTTGTATAATTTTCATCATACCCAGTTCCTCCCCAACCTTTTGGAAGTATTTCCATAGTGGTTTTTCTATTAGAGAGCTTATCAACTTTATTAATTACTCCCTGTGCTTTTGTATTGAGTTCATCTGCATTTTTTATAGGTTCAGCCAATCCATTTTCAGATAGAGCTTGATTACCTTGAATAGTAACTTGAACATTTGCAGCGTTTTGTTTTATATTTTTTTCCGCAAGTTCAAGTGGAATTCTTTTATCGTCTAGAACTTTTGTCCAAGATCCATATTCTTCGACTAAAGCTTTCTTCTGTTCTTGTATTTTTTCAAGGGCGGTTAATTGTGCAGTAGGATTATAATTAGGATCGAACATGTTTTCAGTAAGTTCATGATCTTGGAAGAATGTTATAGTTTTTGCTAATTCATTCCTCATTTTTTCAAGAACTTCTTTTCCATACTCACGCATCATTTCACCTAATGCCTCTATCTGAGATTTACCGCTATCCATAATATTATTAAATTCACCCCAAAGTTCTTCTCCTGTCTTTGTTTGTAATTTAATTTCTTGCTCTAGCTTGATTTTAAACTCCTCTTGATCTTCACCTAGCCCATCCATTATCTTATATAGTTGTTGTCGGAGACTATCCTGCTTATCATTGATCCAAGCAATATCTGCTACAGTATTTAATTCTAGCTCATTAATCTCTTCTGCAGTCATGTTAGGCCAATTAAGTAGTTGTCTTTCAGCTTTTGCAGTAATAGCTTTTCTCTCCTCCTCATAACTTAAAATTTGATTTTTTATTTGGGCTATTTTTTGATTTTGTGAAAAGAGTTGTTTTCTCTTAGATTTACTTTCATTATTTGCTAGCGTTGTATAGTTATATGCAGATTGTTCAAAATTTCTTAACTTTTTTTGCAGGAAGTCTTTCTTCGTAATTTCCTTGTCGTGATTAATGCCTCTGTACTTTGCATTAGTAATAGCTGTGTTAGTATCGTTTAGCTCTTCTCGTAATTTATTATAATCATCTCCAAATAGAATAGATGCTGCTATCTTATCATCATAACCAGAGCCTTTTCTTCCCTCTAGAATATCCTTATAAAGTCTCTTGTAGGCCCCGCTTTCTCCTATAGCATCTACTTCATCTTTCCATTTTTTGTCCGAACCTCTCTTATAATCATTTCTTATCCAAAGAGTGTCTTTCGATTGTTCTTCTATTTTCTTTGCAAAAGCATCAGCACCTTCTTCTATCTTTTCAAACTGTCGACCTTGTTCAGCTCTGTTTATCACTTCCCAAGGTTCTGTTGATTTACTAGCCCATATTTCAGCAAAATGATGTACGCCTAACTTAGATAGGTTCGGGTCTGCATCAATGGCTTTTTTATGATTATGATAAGCCATATAGCCTTTCATTAGCTTTTTTCTTTTACTAGGACCTTTTGTAATCCAATAATTTTCGAAATGATCATAATCATCAAAAGCTTCTTTTAGTTCCGGATATTTTTCCCAAACCCTCATTGCTTCTCTAGCAACGGCTGATTTTACCTCTTGTTGCTTTAGTTCTTTTTCAGTTTTGATATCTTCTTTACCGAAAGGGCGTTCAATAGTATCATTTTCGAAAATAGATTCAGAACTACCATTTACTACTATACCTCCACTTCCGTTTTTATAAGACATATTCAAAGATAATCCTCCTGCCTGACTTATATCTGCAAGATATGCAGTAGGATCTACCTTTTGTGAATTGCCGTTACTATCTATAGTACTAACTTCGAAATGTAAGTGTGGTGCTGTTGATCTACGACCAGTATTTCCTGATACACCTAATTGTTGACCTGCCTGAACACCTTCACCTTCTCGTACACCAATGCTAGATAAGTGTCTATAGGTGGTTTGTATTTTATTACCGTTACCACGATCATACTCTACTGTTACAGACTTTCCACCACCAGAGCCAGCATTATTGTTTACCTTAACAACTCTACCTCCGTTCTCTGTGGCGTAAATATTCTCATTATTAGCTCGAATATCGATACCTTTATGAAATTGTACTTTACCTTTATTAACGGGATCTGCACGATTACCAAAAGGTGAAGTTATAACCATAGAGTTATTCTGTAATGGTAAGTAATAGCCATTATTGCTTGGAGCAGCTGCTGTAGAAGGCATAGAGAACGATCCAGGTGAATTATAATAATTGTATCCGCCCGAAGTATTTGCTCCAGGGCGTGCAGTAGATATGAAGATAGAGCCTTCTGGTATATTTGAATTCATTAGATCACTGCCGTCATTACTTGTAGAACCATTAACACTTAATCTCTTTCCTTCAAAGTATCCATCGTTCTTGAGCATATTATACATAGACCAAGCGGCCTTCTGTCGTTCTTTATGCAAGCCCGTAGTTCTTCCGCCAGTATCCCAGCCATCATATCTCTCAAAAAGTCTCCAAGCATATGCAGCTTCCTGGAAATTATTCGATTTTCTAACGGCATTGTTTGCAGCTCTTTCTTTGTTCCCAAGTTCCCATAGAAGAAACTCTAGCTGAGTATCGAAATCATCCCAAGATTTTCCTCGACTGGAAGCAAATTGTTGAAGAGCCTTATCACGATCGTCTCTCCATTGAGCTAGGCCTACAGACCTTTTTCCACTATCGTTGGGATTTATTGCTCGTGGACTGAGGGATCTGCCTGATTCTATATACAAGTTTCCAAGAATTCCTATCGCTTGATCTGGAGTAAATCCACCCTCATTAATGAGGAAATCCATTATTCTTTGGGCATTAGCTCTAACAGTTTTATTAGTAACTCTCTCAGTTGCAAGATTTCTACCAAGATCTGTTGTACCAAACCACCTTACAACGTTATTAACACCTTCAACTCCTTTATTAACCAGTTTTTCTGCATTATTAACAGCACGATTAACATAACCCATAAATGGATGATTCTCCATCTTAGATCGTAATTTTTGTTCAGCAAGTTCAATACGTCTTATTTCATTAAAACCGCTTGTAATATCATAATCTCGCTGATTACCTCCAAAACGCTCTTGAGTAAACTGAAGGTTTTTCTTCTGGCTTTCACTCCATTTTTTATTAACTGCTGCTTCTCCACCACCTGCACGAACTAAGAACTTATCAACACCTGGTAAGAATGTTTCATAGTTATCTATATCTGCGTCCTTACTAATGCGGTGTTGCATTATCTTCTCTATGGCAGTTGGAGTCAATCGGTAATAAGTACTGACAGGTTTTCCTAGGTCTTTTACATCACCAGTTGTATTAGCACCCCAAACATCCTTAATCTTAGTAACTGCAGGTCTAGGATCTGATTCAGGAACTAATATTAGTTTTTTAGAATTAAGGTGAGTAGCAAGTGAATTCCCTAATTTTTGTATACCTGCGGTAGCTACATTTAATCCCCAACCTAATAATGGAACTTTTCCAACTAACAAGTCATCTGAAGTTCCAGCAGCCTCCTTATATAACTCTGAACCTCGATTTCCGTATTCTGAAGCATCTAGGTCAGCTACGACATACTTCATCTTAACAGGTACTAAGTCCCTAGTTGAGGTAAGATCTCTCTTTAGTTTCTCTCCAATCAGTGTATTTACAAATTCCTGGTCAACTACTACGCCATTTTCATTTTCCTTAGCTGCTTCATAGAGTCTAGATACACCACTTGCAAATCTAGCAGTATCTATTCTACCATGTGTTTTCGCATTATTAATAGCACCTAACAAGTCTCGACCTTGGCTAATTTGAGAACCAGCTGTATTTCTTAACCTATTACCTTCTAGAGCATTCTCCAAGAGTGCGTATCTTCTACTACCCTTTAAGTATCTATGATTCGCTGCATCATAATAATCTTCTCCTACTAATTCATTCGCTGCGTCTCCAGCATTTACTGCCCAACCATTTGCTTTATCGCCATCCCATACATTGACTGCAGTAAATCTATTTACATTTCTATAGTATTCCTGATTTTTTCTTGAATTTTCTGTACCTAAGTTTCTAACATTAGAAACAATTGCTCTTCTTGCACCAGCTTTAGGATTTACAAAGGCAGTAAATATATCACCAATGTAGGTTCCCATGCCAGAAAGAGCATTTGTCAACGAATCACCTAAACTAGATATTGCACTATTTATAGCACTAGCTAATGGATTCCAACCAGACGAATCTGCAGGTTTAAAGTCTATTTTTGGGAATTTGATACTTCTCATGGCGATACCTCGAAGTTCCATCTGACCTTCAATGAAAGTCTTAATGTAATCTCCAAAGCTTTGTATCATTTCCCTCATGAGACTGATTACTGTAGTTTTTCCATCCCTGGCTCTAGCAGGTTCAGTGAAAAATGAAATAAATCTGCCTCGAAAATCCTTACCTTGTGCTGCTAGGGCTTTTACTCTAGTTTCATCACCTATACCAAAAAAGGCCAATCCTTCTTTTATATATCCAGTTATGGTAGTAGTTATATCCAAGATTTTAGTCCAGTTCTTAGACAAAAATCTCATACCAAATAGGAAGAGCAGTGTTTTTATTTGACCACCTAAAGAAGAACCTAAATTTCTAGGATTTATTGCATTTGCTACATTACGGCCAGCATCAGTCATCTGTCTGAGCATTCTATTAGTGCTCTTACCGATAGCCCACTCTTGCTTTTGATATTCTCGGTCTCTCTTAGCAGTTTCCTCTTTCTGTCTAGCAAAAATCCCACTAATCCAAGTCTTGAATCTACTCTGACTATTAGCAGCGTCATTCCCACCACCTTGTTGAGGAATAACATTGTTATTGGATACTGTGTTATAGTTGTTATTAATAACAATATTATTCGGAACAATTTTTACTTCTCTACCTTGAGCCCTTTGTACCTTAGGCTGACCATAGCCATATTTCCTTAACATAGCTTGAGTCTGTGGATTTATTGCTGCACCACCTCCTCCCATAGTTGCCATTGCGCCCGCTTGTGACAGTAATTCAGTAGTCCCTTGCTGATTGGCATTAGCCTGTCTCTGAAGAGCTATGTTCTTCTGTCTTTCAGCATTCATTTGAAGCAATTGCTGACCTGCCTGTTGATAGTTAGCGTAGGATTCGTCTTTCTTTGGCTGATTTTGATTGTTATTAGCCATATTTATCGTTTATTGAGGAAATTATTCATGCCCAGTGGCTCCTCTATTCCACGTTCTTGGTTCTCTAATTCTATCTTTGCCTTATTAACACCTGCGATTTTCTTTTCACCATTTCCAAACTTCATGAGTGGAAAATCTGGATCTACACCATCACTGTTGCTTAAGAATTCGTCATAGACTTTTCTAAGTTTAATTAATGCATCTAACGTATAATATTCTATATTATCCGCTTTTAACATTTTATTTAAAAAGAATTTTAGTTCCATCAATTGGGCTATTGACATAGAGCTCTCGAAAGAAATCGACAATGAGACCTTCAAGACTCACTGTCACACTCCTCCTTTCTTCGGGCTTATCGCATTTAGGACAAAATAACTCTACTGGTTCCACTCTATCATAATAGAGGTCTCTTAGAGCCATAAGAAGGGTAATGTCGTTATGCTTTGCGTGTAATACGTCATCTTCGATCTGATTTCCCTGTACATCAAAGTCTTTAATAAGAGCAATCGTTTTAATCATCTTTAGATCTTGTATTTTTCTATACCTAAGATAAAGTGAAAAAACTTTCATAAAGTCTTTGTATGTAGGAACAATAGTATCGTAATGATGACCATTTAGTTCTATCTTGGCCCCATTCATAATATTAGGGTCAATCTGTTTGAAATGAACATCCTTATCAAAGGAAATGGTCTTCTTTATTGTAGCACCGCAATGTGGACAACTAACTTCAATTTGATAAGATAAGTCTTCACTGACAGTACATAACTTTTTATAGAAGATGAGAAAGTCTATATCCATAATATAACAATTTTCTATATTAGGATCATCATCCCTCAGCATGTTCATATCGAATAGGTAACGTCCTAACGGATCATCCTCCCCTGGTAGGTTAGATAAGTATTGCGTAATCTCTAAGAAATTGAGAGGCTTAATTACCACACTGGGAAAATTATACCCAATGCCTCCGCTAGGTAACAATGAAACATCTATATTCATTTTCGTTAATTTTGATTAATTTTGTTTGGGATAAGAGTAGGGTACTTTAGACGCCTACTCTTACTTTACCTTTAATTTTTCTTAATTAGTTTGTTTTAAATTTACCATCTATAAGAATTCATCGCCATTTGAGTCTGAGCAGCTACCTGCTGTTTACGAAGTGCCATCTCTTCATCCTTTTCCTCTTTTCTTCTCAAATAAGCTCTATCCTTTTCGTTAGCATTTTCATAACGATCTAGCTTTCTGGCAACTTCTTTTTCAACTCTATCTTTTTCTTTCCTGCCTAGATGATAACCACCTACACCTCCGGCAACTCCTCCTATACCGGCACCAATTAGTGCACCTCTACCACCTGCTGCACTACCAAGTGTTCCACCTAGACTTGCTCCAAATCCGGCTCCTACCAGTGCACCGGTTGCCTTTGCGTGCTTAACGCCTCTCTTCTTTTCATACATTTTATCACGATAATCTTCATCTTCTAATCGTGAATAAGTTTTAGTTCTTAGTATAATCATAATTTAGTGTATTTATTGTTTATTTTTTGTACAATTTTTTATTTGTTCGTGGAGTTTTTCTTTTCATTGGCAACTTTTTGATTAATACCATACATAGTAGCCAATGCAGCACCTCCAGCTAAACCTAATCCTGCAGCTTTTAGTACTTTACCAGGAGCTTTTTTACCTATCTTTCTATTTAGTCGATCAAGAGCTAGACCTTTACTTCGCCAATCTTGAGATAGCTTATTCACAAATTTGCTGTCAGCATCTATTATCCTATCAACGCCATATGGTGAAGATCTTGCATAACTATCAAATTTTTTATGTCGTTCGAGCATCTTCTTTCCGTAGATATCGAATTTTCTATCATATAGCTTATCTGCTCTAGCTTTTTGTCTACCTACGATAGCTGCACCTGTTAATGCACCACCAAGTGTTCCTGCAGTTACAATAGCCCCTTCACCCAGTTGTCTATTTTTTTTCTGATCTTTGCTCTCTTTCAGTGAATTTATTTTATTGGGATCCGTTATTCCTTTTTTCTCTTCTTCCCAAGCTTTTTTATTATCATGAGCTTTCTTTAAGCCATATGCTAATCCCGCTCCAGCTGCAATTCCTCCTCCAATACCTGCAATTTTAGCTGCTTTAGCCACTTTGAGTAGTCGCTTATTCTTTTTTCTTGCTGCCTTATCTATGTCTCTAAAAGAGTCTTTTACGTCTTTAACGAATCTCCTCGTATCTTTTATACCAGATGTTTGTTTAGGGAATCTCTCCTCTAACAATGACCTATATTCTCTTTCAGCTTCTTTATCCTGGTTATCTAATGCATGTTCGTATACGGTTCTGAGATTTTCATTCCAAGCAGCAAACAACTTTCTTTTCAATCTAACTATTAATGACATAATGTTAATTTTCTTTTATGCTTCACTTTTCTGTAAAGCTGCCAATCTTCTTTTAGAATTAAGACGCTCGTTCTTAATCTTTTTATTAGTATTATACATAGCTGCTAATGCTGCACCGCCTAATAATCCTGCAGAAACACCGCCTATCATACTTTTATTTACCTTTTTCAAAACTCTTTTTTGTAAACGTTCAGCAGCTGCTCGTTTGCTGATAGATTTATTAGCTATTTTTTGCATATATTTATTTTGGACTGCAGCAACATCAGCATTGATTTTACCTTTAACACTATTAACTAGGTTTTGTTCTTTACTAATACGGTCCATGTGCCTAAGTATTGTATCATTAGCTCCATCTATTATTTTCTTGCCTCTAACAACTCCGAGCATGCTTCCTGCGGCTCCCGTAGCTCCAAGAATTCTACTTGAAGTACCTTTGCGGCTATTTTTTTGACTATTTGTTTCCTTGCCTCTGAAATAGTCTTGTTCTTCTTGGGTCAATTTTTTCCCAGAAGGATCAGTTACTTTAATATTCTTTTTCTCTTCTTCCCAAGCTTTTTTATTATCATGAGCTTTCTTTAGGCCATATCCTAAACCTGCTGCTGCAGCAATTCCTCCTCCAATACCTGCAATATTAGCTATTTTCTTTTTTCTTTGAATAGCTTTTAGTAGTTGTTTATTTTCTTTTCTTGCCTGTTTATTAAGACTATCTAAACCACTTTTAAGATCCTTATCTACCTTTATTCCTTCTGGAGTTGTCGCTTTATAATTTTCATAATAGGAATTCCTCTGACTATTATTAGCTTTTGTATTATTTGTAGTGAAGTTAGGATCTTTCAATTTTTCTTTTAATCTAGCGGTCTCTTCAGGATATTTTTCTTCCATCCCCTTTATTCTTTGGGCATTTTCATCCTTATCTGGATTTCTTAGGCAATACTCATAAGTGTTTGCTTTATTGTCATTCCAAGCAAACATCTTTCTTTTCAATCTAACTATTAATGACATCCTGAATTGTTTTATTAATATTTTTTGCCAGATTTATATCTGGTATTTAGTGTATTAGAGTAATTTATTCCCTATTTTCTTTCGAGGAATTATCAACTCCTTTTAAATCTTTGCTATTTTTTAGTGGGAATTCCCAGTCCCCCATAGTTAATTTTATTTTATTATAGAACGATTCTATTAAGGTATCTCCCCCTAATCCGTTAGAAAAACCATCATTTACTTCCATCGTTTTTATATATAAATCCATTCTTTATGTCATCTCTCCATGTAGTTCCTGGAACAATACACCACGCATAAGTAACATGATATTTTTCCGAGTCTTCCCAATCTGAGAAGCCCATATATTTATCTGTTTTTATTAATTTTTTCCGCATTTTTTATCTGCGTTAATGTTTTCCATATAGAGAATTCTATTATCTTCTTTAATTACTCTGAATCCAAGATCTAGGTAAAGTTTTATAGCCTCATTGTTATTTTTATTTACGGTAAGTCTCTGAACAGGAGATAAGGAAATTAAGTATGTTGCAATTCCTTGTTTTCTCCACTCAGGCATTACTTCTAGAGCTATAATATACTCTTTTGACCAGGCAATATATCCAACAAGTAAATTATTCTTTGTAAGAATAACCCCATCAATGTCCTTCCCTATTCTCGCATGACAAAGAAGATTGTCCTTTCTTTTAAAGAGATTAATATTATTTTTTGTCCAAGGAAGATGAATAAATTTATTTCTTAATATTACCATTTTTTGTTCGTGAAAGGGAATTAGGATATAACTTACATGTACCCTAATTCCCCCAATGAAACTAAATATTGATCTGTTATTCTATATATTACTCAGCTAGAAGGGTAATTCTTAGGTTAATTCAATTTTAATCTTTATTGAATTTCTTTCTACTCTTCTCCAGTGCATCGTATGCACCTACAGCCGTAGCAGCAGCATGACCAATTCCACCCATACTACCAGTAAGTGCTTCACCTATACCTGCAGCTACTCGAGCATTGTTATGGTATTTGCCCTTATTTTCTAGAAATTCGCGAATCTCTTCTGTAGACTTACCCTCTTTGTGCATCTTTTCTGCCGCTTTCTTCATATAAGTAGAAACGCCAGGAGCAAAAGCACCCTTTAATGCATACTTGCCTCTTACCTTCTTATACTCATTTTCATCGTCGTATCCATACTTAGCAGCTTCTTTTGCCTGATAAGCACCAGGAGCAACCAGTGCTAGTGCCTTAGATTTCAAACCATACTCTCTTTGTTCTAATGTATCAGAAAATGTCTTAAGGTAGTCTTCTTCTGACATAATAGTGTTAGTACTAAATAATCTTTCTTCTCCGGTTTCTTCATCTATTGCCGAAAAATAAACTCTTCTTTTAATCAACATATTTCATTAAATGAGTCAAAGGATTTGTGTTATGTTTAATTCTAATTCGTACTTTCCTTTGACATTTTTTTTAAAGTAAGAATTAGTTCTAATTTTATTTAAAGAAATCTCATTTAAAAATGTGATTTTTTTTCTAAATTTTTTACTTTATGATACTTACTGATGCGGGCAACTGACACCACAAACGATCCGGCTTTTCCCCTTTAAGTCCTACTTTGTGAGCCCCTTCCTCGCTTCTCTAACTATATTTGATGATTTAATTCTTTTTCACGTTTGTCTATTAGACGGTCTCGATCGATACGATCTCTGAAAATAAAACCGCCTCTTCGCTTTACGTATTTAACGTCTTCCTTGTAATTCGCTCTATCTATAGCAGCTTTAATAGGCTTATTTAGCGCAATACCTGTACCAATGCTAGCGATTCCACCACCAATTAGTCCGGCTTTTTTACTTTTACTTAGCTTTTTGATTAAAGCTGCTGCACCTACGCCACCTGTTAAAGCGCCAAAACCCTGGAGTGCTCTATAGGACTGTTTATTATAAACTTTATTATGGTCTTTTTCCTCAGCAAGACTCTTAATAAAGTTTTTATCCCTATTGGTTAGTCGCGCAGTCTTTTTTCCGAACTCTTTTTGTCTAATTATCATTATTTAATTAGTTGTTTAAATGCTTTTTTTATTATTTTCTTTTTAGCTCTTTCTCCCGTTCGATTTGCTTTTATTACTGCATGTCTGAGGGTATCATTCTTTAGAAGATTTGCTTTTACTGCTCTTCCCATTTTTCTAGCCTTAGACATTTTAGAAGCATCGTAAAGTCTTTCTGCACCTGTTCTACCGGAAATTTCAATGCCTCTAACGGCTTTTCTATAATCTCTTCTGAGTCGTCTTCTATCAGTAAGTAATTGTTTTAAATACTCTTTGTTAGTTAAACCGTCTTCTATAGCCTTATTAGCTAGATCAAATTCCTTAGCTCTAAAATGAGATTCTAATGCAGCTTTTCCTGCTCTTCTAGCTTCAACCATATCTTTTGGTTTGGCACCTATTTTCTTTAAAATTTTTAACCCGTTTTTTGTAGCAGTTCCTTCCGATTTTATATTAAGTTTTTCACATTTTAGGCGCTGCTTATAAGGTCTTTCAAAGAAATTTTTATTACCAACCCCATCTCCTGATAAAATACCTTCAACGAACCGATCTTTACCTCCTGTAGATGCATAATCTAATGCATGCCCGTATTCATGTGATATTGCACTTAGGTTATCCTTGTCAGCTTTATTAACCAAGATTTCACCTAAATGAGTTTGACGGCCAGGGATGACATCTTCCCTTTTAAGTTTACCGAAGATAAATTTATTGGTGTAATAGGGTCCTCCAAATTGAGTTTGCGCATTAGGATCTGGACTTTCTTTTATAGGGGTAGTTCTTTTAATTCGATCCTTAAGTTTTTTTAAAGTTTCTTTATCCCAATCTATATCCCTTGATTTATAGGCTTTTTTTATTGCCTGGTTATTTCTAAACCTTTGATACTCTAGATCTAATGTGGGAAGAATGGAAAACTCTTTTTGTCTAAGTATTATCATTTTATCTTAGAAGTCATTACTGCACAAGCTGAACAAGTAGCGATACTTTTGACAGTTCTGCATGAAGGTTTCTGTTTCACTAGTTATTCCCTTAAATTCAGTTGAATCTGGGATACCTTCATAAAACTTTTTTGTCTGGTCTATGAGTTCGTCTATAAATGTTCTAGCGTCTCCTACCTCACAAGGTACGACTACTATATCCTTAGGTCCCATTTTACCTAGGATTCCCATGTACCCCTCTGCTATAGTATCTGTAAAATCATTTATAATTCCATATAGGTCATCCAGATAAGTGTGAATATTCTTAGCAGGGGCTGCCCAGTGTAAGTTCTTAGCTTTATTGCTAAATCCAGTTAAAATGCCAATAAATTTAGTAAAGTGAATCTTATCACCAAGGCTATATGTTTTTTGTTTGAATATCATTTTTCTAAGTTTATTGAGGTAAGGGGTTAATTGTAATCATTAACCCCAAACCCTGTAAATTAAAGATTCTTAAACTCTCTTGTGTAATGTTCGAATTTCATGCTAATATTAATATCAGCACGATCTGTACCAGGGTCAGTTGCACCACTTTCATCAGTAGTTGCATCAGTTATGATACAGTTGTAGAAACGTAAGTAACGAACGTCAATACGAGATGAGTTTGTAATGTAAAGTTCACAGTCTGCTACTACATCATCCTTTCTGAAAGAATACTTAGTATCACGGTCAGCAATCTTTTGTCTCCAGTCATCTGCAAAGTAAGTGATTGCCTGGTCTTCACGATCGACAAAGCCAAGCGTGAGTGTACCGTACGTAGACTGGTCAGCTTGTTGATAGATTACATAGTTATTTCTCATTCTCTTTTCAAAACCGATTACGCTATAATCGATACCTACCTGCACTGAATTTAGGCGTTTGTTAATTAAGTCGTCTCCTGGATAGTAAACAATCTTCGGTGCGGTAAGAAAATGAAATTCCCACATATCACCACGAAGAAATTCTTTATTACCATCCTTATAGGATTTTTCGTAATCAATAAATTTTTGGTGTAAGTCATTACTTCCTCTCACCAGATCAGATACTGTATTTGCCATCTTGCTTATTATAATTTATAGTAAAATTAACTATCATGTGATTTTTTACAAGGTCTGATATTGTTGTTTCAATATCAACATCAACCTTATTACTTTCTAAGTGGAATCTAATGTCTAGTATGCTTAAGTCTCTAATTATTCCAAAATTAGAGGAAACTTTATTGAGAATTGCAGAAATATTTTCTCTTATTTTTCCCTGATTTTTTTCACCTAGGTATTTCCACTTATTCTTTTCTAACTCTCTTTTGATTTTTCCGAGAACAAATCTCATCCATATTGAAGTCTCATACTTATCGCCGTTCTGATACTCTTTATAATAGTACATTAATCCGTTGTCTATTAAATAATTGCATTTATATTTTTTCAGATCCTCGAATTCCTCTGTTTCTTCATATGAATTTTTATCTTTGCTCAGATCCTTTATGCTTTTATAGTAGATTATATCAGTAGACATTGAATAAATGTCTCTTAATAATCCCCTAATAAATATATAGTAGCCTGGTCTAGGGACATCACCTAGCATCATTGATCTATAAAAGTACACTAATCTATTAAACACATCACCCGTGTAGTTACATTTATAATTATTTTTAGTGTCTTCATTCTCAACTAATACTTGACATCCAGACTCTTTGGCATATCCTAGTATTTTTTTATAGAACTTTTCGTGTTCCTCTATATTCTCATCTAATGTATTTCTTTCCGGTACATATAAAGAAGAATCAGGTATTAAGAAAAAATCTGGAAAAGTTCTATCAGCTTCCTCAAAGATCTCATCTAAGCCATTGTTATAAGATTCATAATTATACGTTTCTTCAATGGCTCCTTTCAAAGTCCATGTACCTAACGGTAATTCTTCTATTCCTTCAGCGAAATCACAGTACACTAGTTCAGATAATCTACTTATTCGATAATCTAGTCTTTCTATTCCTGCGGTAACTTTTATAGGTCCCTCAAAAATTTCTAGGTGACCAAATCTCTCAATAATAATTCTATAATTTCCCTCATCTAAAGATTCCTCTATAGTCACAGCTATATTACCGTCAATACCGGCAGTACCAATAGTTTTAGACCAAAAATCTACAATACGATTATTGATTGGTTCATCTGTAGAACTATCCTTAGAGTTCTCATATTTATCAAGAATATGATGAGTTTCTAGGTAATTTGGTATAAGATCTATCCCGAGACCTTCATAAAAGAATGTAGTATCGATAGGTCGGTTTGCAACTAACTTATTACCTACTTTTTCTACTCCTTCTAATTTCCCAAAAAGATCATCTAAGCTATCAAAGCTTATCTCAGCGCCTTCTTCATAATATTTACTATCAACCCCTAGCTCATCTACATTTCCGTGATAGTATAAAGTATTTTCAGTCTTATCTGACGTAGGTTCATTAGGGAAAATTATATAAGAGTTTTCTTGAAGAGTATTACCTGGATCTTCACGCTCTACTATATCAAAGACTAGAGTCTGATAACCTAATTCTATTCTTTCCAAGTTCAAGTTACTTAGATTCAATGAACCCTCTTCTGTTGATCCTGTATTTTCGCGTTCACTATATACGAAATGCGTGTAGACGGTAGTATTGTCTGTGGAAAATAACCTAAGAGTATCCCTATTATTCAGTGACTGTGAATCTGCTTTAATGATATTAGGTAAATCATCCTTTTTGTAATAGCCATTAGGTATAGATTCATTATCTGCTATCCATCGATATAAGTCATAAGTTATCTCAGTATCACCTAGGGTACCTGTAAATTCACCAGTGCCATTTGGATTATAGACTTTATAAACTTTGGTCTGATCCGTAGTAGTGGGTAGACTATTGTATGTATAAATATCATCCACAACCGTGATACCATCGCCAGAGAACTCTATTCCGAGATCATTGGAATAGGATCCTAGGGGTTTTGTTAGTAAGAGAGTTACTCCACTATTGATTAGTTCCTCAAAATAATCTCTACTAGTAAAATCTCTACCAAACCATTTATCTAATTGCTCTATTGTTCTAACCAATACTGGCTTTTCATATCCTACTTGAGAGTCGATAACTTCGGAAAATACCATAAAATCATCGTACGGTATAGAAGGATAATTTAATGTTGTTGATCCTAATTTAATGTACATAATTATTAAAGTAATTTAACCATGTTATCGATTCCGCCGTTAATAATGGATTCATATTCCCCTCTATTATTATTTCTAGGAGGTGCATAAACATTTGATTTGATAGCGTTAGGTGTAGTAACTTTAGTTAATTCGTTTCTAGGGTTTTCACCAACAATACTAAAATTAACCGTTAGATCTTGTCCACTGGCGTCAATATCACCCGATCTCTCTTCCGCGAAATCTTTCATTACTAGGAGAAGATCATACTTTGATACTGTACTGTACTGAGGAGTCATTGAATAGATAGTACACCTAAAAGCTATATTTTTATAGGGAGCTATACAAGTATAAGTTTTATCTATGGCAGTTAGTTTACCTTGTATGTCATAAGTGCCGTCATAATCTTCTTTTCTATGAACAGTACTATTGTATATACTAGCATCTACGCATCTCTCAAAATAAGTTCTCCACGATTTAAATTGATCGTCTACAAAAGTAAGTCTAAGTTCATTAGTGAATTCCATTGATGTAGGGTAACTAATTTCTCCTTCGAATAGTGGAACTGTTTTTGAATTTAATTTTGCTTTTCCTAATTCAAACGAATTGATTGGTGCAAAATAGTTATAGCCCGTTTTTATTCCGTGGTAAACCAAATTCCAAACATTGATTTCTTCTATTGGTGGTAAAAAAGATATTTCACCGTTTTCTAATCCAACAAAAGGTGTAAATATTATTTCCCATCTCATATTAGAATCTAATGTACTTACCTTTAATGGATGTTCATCTGACGAAGTTACCTTACCTGCAGTTGATATATAAGGACTATTTTTTAGTAGATTGAATAATTTATCTACTGTATCAACTTCACTAGTATTTTCTTGCCCACAGAGTTCACTTAAAGTAGTCATTATGCCGGCTCTAGGATATACTCGAGTGCCCGATTCTATTTTATCTGGAACTCTCAATCTATATGTTGTTGAATTCCACTTCTTATTAGAGAGATTTACACCGTCCAATGACCAGTTAAAGCCTGGAATAACTTTTGTATAATCCTTCTTAATTGGATTTAGATAATTTTCTTGAAAACCATACTCTTTTCCTTCAATACCTTCAGATGAGTTATCTCTACCCTTATCATTCATGGCAATGAAACTAGAAGTCTCTTGCTTATCGGTAGGTCTATTCTGAGGAACAGTGTAGTCTAGTTTATTAGCACCAAACATTCCCTTCACGGCTTTCTTAGCGAGTGAAGTGACTGCAGCAGTAGCACCTTGACTAATAAGTTTACCCACATCACCTAAGAGTCCTTCGTTTCCTGGAAGTCTATCTCGATTACTCTTAGTCAACTTCTCCATTTTATCTCTAGCTAGAACTAAGAGTGATAGAGTCTCATCAAGTGCTATTTGTCTAAGACTACTCTTTGTGCTTGATAACTTTCCAGACTTATCATGCCTAAGAGCACTACCTACGGACCGCTCAGCTAACCATCTAAGATATGTGCTAGGATTAGATGCACTTGACCCTATACCATGTGCTGAGTTAAAGTAATTCTTAGGAAGATTAGATAAAGGAATACCTTCAAAGAAAAGATTATCATCCTCAAAGGTTTTCTTGAGTTTGGCATCTAGTCCAGTATTATCTGCTTCGTCTGTTCTATCCTCTTTTCTAGTTGCGTAATCTTCTAGAATTATTGAACCATACAGTCTTTTTTCAAAGTTTTCTAGATCTTCAGAAGTCATTTTAGAAGATGCAAGGGATGACATAATACTTCTGGCCTTTTCTCCCCATTTCCCTAAATTCTTTACATTGTCATTCGCGAACTTAAGTATGTTTTGGTAATAAACATTGAGATCTTTATCCCTTAACATACTAATATCCCTAATTAAATCTTCTACTGGACCATCTGCAAGAGAATTAGTAGGGGCAGGAATACCAGGAACTACTTTAGTTTCTAGGTCAACTTGTCTTCTTTTTTCTTTTACCCAGCCTTCTAGTTTTTTCTTTCTTTTTGCCTCTAAGTATGGTACAAACTTTTCCTCATCAGCCTCTATATTATTTTCCTCAATTATCTTTTTGCTGACCAACTTATCCTCAGGACTAGTATCTATCAGAAGTTCTTTATGTTTTTCAATACTATCTTCAGGGCTAGTATCTATTAAGAGTTCTTTATGTTTTTCAATGCTATCCTCAGGACTAGTATCCTCTAATTCGACCTTTTTCTCTGATAGTGAATTTTCCGGAATATCACCTACAATATCTTCTACAATATCATCTAAAGTTTCTCCCCAACCGATAGGATTCTCTGATGGGATACCACTGGTTCTAGCGGTATGCTTATTTATATTTGGGTCAAACTTAACCTGTACTTCTGTAGATAGTTCTTTTGGAATATCTAAGTGAGAAATAGACGAACTACCCGTTAACTCTACCTCTTCAGGTTCGGGTTGAATTTTAGTTACTGTTGAATCATCATGTAACTCAGGATCTGGATTTGGACCTATCTTAGTAATAGTAGATTCGTCATGAAGTTCAACCCCTTCAGGACTAGGTTCTATTTTAGTGATAGTAGAATTATCATGAAGTTCAGGATCAACTGGACTAGGTTCTATCTTGGTTACTGTAGATTCATTATGTAACTCTACCTCTTCAGGACTAGGCTCTATCTTAGTTATCGTAGAATCATCGTGCAATTCAACTTCTTCTGGACTAGGTTCAATCCTAGTAATAGTAGATTCGTCATGTAATTCAACTTCTTCTGGACTAGGTTCTATCTTAGTTACAGTAGAATCATCATGTAATTCAACTTCCTCTGGACTAGGTTCTATTCTTGTAATAGTGGAATCGTCGTGAAGTTCAACTTCCTCAGGTCCAGGCTCTATCTGAACTATAGTAGATTCATCGTGGAGCTCTACTTCTTCAGGACTTGGTTCTATCTTAGTTACAGTAGATTCATCATGTAATTCTACTTCCTCCGGACTTGGTTGAATTTTAGTTACTGTTGAATCGTCATGTAACTCAGGATCTACTATATTACCTGGGAGGATAATATTAGCATCGTATAAAGAATCTCCGTTCGGATTAAACTGCGCATGTTCTCCTGAAGCTGCATCATCTATGGATGTTCTTGTTGATTCGTCATGTAACTCTACTTCCTCGGGAGAAGGTTCTATTTGAACTACTGTAGATTCATCATGTAGCCCTACTTCCTCAGGTTTAGGCTGAATCTTTGTGATAGTAGACTCATCGTGTAATTCAACTTCTTCTGGACTTGGTTGAATTTTGGTGATAGTAGACTCATCGTGTAATTCAACTTCCTCAGGTCTGGGCTGAATCTTCGTAATAGTTGAATCATCGTGTAGCTCTGGATAGGTGGGTCCTGGCTGAATCTTTGTAATTGTTGAATCATCATTTAATCTGGGGGTTGGAATTTTACCAACAATTTGCTCAGATTTATCTGATAATTCTGGTTCTGGTATTTTTCCTAAGATAGGAGTTATGGTTGAGTCATCATGAATCTCTGGCTCTTCAGGTCTAGGTTTTATTTTTGTTATAGTTGATTCATCATGTAACTCTACTTCTTCTGGACTAGGTTCAATCCTTGTGATAGTAGAATCATCATGTAATTCAACCTCCTCCGGACTTGGCTTAACTCTTGTGATAGTTGAATCGTCGTGAAGTTTAACTTCTTCAGGTTTAGGTTGAATTTTTGTAATAGTTGATTCATCATGAAGCTTAGGATCCTCTCTCTTTCCTAGTAGTGGATCTATATAGTCTTCTAGTGTAGAATCCCCATCATTGTCTCCTCCAGGTCGTGCAATATTTGCATCATAAAGAGTATCTCTATTAGGATCAAACTGTTCGTGTTCCTGTAGTACAACATCCTTAGGAAGAACCTCACTAATGTTACTTAAACTAGTTTCGTCTTTTACAATTAGATCCTCTCTATGATCTTCTAGGTGAGGTGGCTCTACGCTTGGATGTAGTGTTTCTACGTAATCTCCTAACTTGTCCGGATTACTATTGCTATCTTCCAGTATTTCTTTTTTCTTTGGCAGGTCTATAGGTTTATCAGTATTACCCAGGTCTTCTCTAGTAGAAGAAAGCTCTATATCTTGTTCTGTATCCTGTAGCCTTGACTTATAATTATCTAGCTTAGTTTCTGTATTGTCCTCTAATAATACCTTTTCATTTTCAAGTTCTGCTTCTCTGATAGCATTCTCTAAAATTTCTAGTCTCTTTTCGAGAAAAGGTTTATCAGTTACTTCTATTGTTTCTATATGATCACTTAAGGAGGTTTCTTGGCTTACATCATCTAATGAAATTTTATCTCCAGGTAATTCTTCGATAGTATCCTTAGCACCTAATACTTCTTTATATCCAGGGAGGGTAGAAACTTCAGGATGATCTCCCTTTTGTAAGGATTCAACTTTATCGGGTAGCTCATCTATATGCCTCATTGTTCTACCATCTGCTCTACCATAAAGTTCTAGGTTATCTCGAATTAAATAAGTATTGTCCTCAAGATCTTTTTTTACCTTTCGAAGATATTTACTTAGAGCTTTTATTTCCTCAGGTCTTGTAAATTCTTCACAACTCCCTGGGATCATATTATCTCTCTTAACCTCTTTATCCATTTTACATATCCAATGTTTCAATGATACTCATAAGAGTATATTCAAATAACGATGATGCAGCTTCACTAAAACTTTGTTTTAGAGAAATTTTGAATCTATAAGTTCTCCCATCTCTGGTATACTGAAGTTCATCGCCAACTTCCAAAGATCCATCGTTTGTCCAAGCATCTAAGGAATCTCGGTTTCTATTCCATACATCCTTCATATCACCAGTATTAACTACAAGTACTGTATCAAATTGCTCGTAGTCATTTTCTAAGGTACTATCAGAGGAGTATGAACCCCCAAATACACTCTTCCACTTAGAATTATCTTTTGGTCTGAGGACAATGAATTTAGTGCCATTGAGGGCTAACTGAACTTTTATTTGTTTTAAACCTATTTGATATAAAGATTGGGCTTTATCAAATAGTCTGGAGGTCATACTTTCTGCTGACATAATATTATTGATCTAATAAAGTACAAAATCCTAGCTCCTTTATTATATATTTAACGACATTGTAATACTGGCTAAAGGTTAGTGTTCCACCTATTAATGTCATTCTATATATATTTCTATCTAGAACTGTTTTTGTTCTAAGAAACTTAGCATTCCGTCTGATTTCGTCATCAATTTCGTACTGGGCATAATCTAGGTCAAATGGAATGTAAATACTGATATTCTTTAAATCAGTAGTAATACTAATTACATCCTTGGGGATTCTATCACTAATTTCAAAATCCTCTAATCCATCTTTTTCTAAATTATCTGTTAATTTTTCTACCATATTGTTTGAAAATAGTTTCTTTTTCTTAAAAGCAGAATTATCAAATAAGTTTGGTTTAACATTACTACCACCTACAGACATTACCTTATTTAGTAACATCTCGAATTCACTGATATTTTTTACTACATAAGAATAAACACTAATTCCACTAATTTTCGATTTGTTCACTTTTCCAGGAAAAGTTTTCCAAATCTTCTTATCAAGTTCCTCTTCCAGATCTTTAACTGCGGTTATAATAAAAATTCCTGAATTTAGAGATATGTTTAATTTATTAGCCTCATTTCCAGTAGTATAATTAAAACCATCTACGTAATGAAGTTTATTGAGCTCACTTTCCAAAAATATGTTATTTAAGTCAGCTATTTTCTGTCCAGAATTTCCGGCAATTTTATTAATTTCATTTTTTCCAAGGTGTTTAATTCCTTCCGCAATTAATGCTAAAATTGCAGTTGAAGCGCTTCCTTTTGCTAAACTTGCAATATTGAAACCTATTGTGGCACCTTTTGTCAGAATTTTTATTAAATCATATTTATTTATTGAACTAACAGAGTAGGTTTTTTCTTCCTCAGTTAAGTCATTCTTCTGTTCAGCACTCTCTAGTAATCTAGGCCCTATTATTGCATTATTATCCAATAGATTAATCTTACTATTAATAAAATTACTCAATTCCATAATAAAATTACTGATCACTTGATAATTAGTAAACGTAATATCTACCGAATAAGAGTATACTTTTTGATTAATGAGTTTAGCTGAATATTCCATTGCATAATATTTCTTACAATATTCGTCCAAAATTTTTGATATACCGTCTAGCTCATTTTTTGTAATTCCAAAGGTGTACATAGTGACCTTATTGTTGTAAATCGCAAAATTTATTTTATAGTCACTTACATTTCTGTCATTATAACTGAACTTATCCCTTATATTTCCTTTATTAATTGTATTGTCGCCTAAAGTAAATCCAGAAATCTGATAAATACCGAATTGTCTACGTATAGTCTTATCTACCTCTTGGTATTTAATCGTAGTCATTGGTTTATGTATATAATTCAACAAGAGTTTTGCAGCTATTCCACCGATAGTTCCTACTTTAGCTCCTGATAAGGCTCCTTCAATTATAGAAGAATCCTTTACTACACCTCCAGCTATTCCACCAGTAACCGCCCCAATACCAATACCCTTCTTTATCATTTCAACAGTTCCGGGAATTTCAGTTAGGTCTTTTGGGCCAGTGTAATGTCCTTCAGGTATGGTAAATTCTTTTTTTTTAAATTTTATCATACACCTTTCTTCATGTTTATTATTTAAATTTCCTCTTTATGTTATCAATCACTTCAGTTGCATTAGGCATTCTTCTAAGATTCCTACTGAAATTGGATCTATCGTATGCTCTTGAAATTCTTTCTGTATATTTATCATATGGCTTAATAAACTTCTTTGCTGTTACGTCAATAACAGCTGAAGGCGTGCCTATAGGGACGCCCAAAAATACTGGATCAGCCAAAGGAAGAGCAACACTTCCCACTTGCCCTGCAGCTGCAATTGGATTCTTGGCTGCAAAACTTATACCATCATCGAGTACTGCACCGGGGCGTTCTTTAACTGCGTTTGCAGCATCTTTTACGACGTTTTTTGCTTTAACCGTTTCTCTGTTAATTTGGAAGTTGGTTTTAGGCTTAAAATTAGCCTCTACTTGTGCAGGAATACTCTTACCGGTAACGAACTTTTTAATAGTATTACCTGTTTTTAAACCTGCATTGTCAATCACAGTCATAGCACTATTTCCTGCTCGTTTGACTGATCTTACAGCTTTCAATAATCTCGAAGCATATTCTTTTTGTCTGAGTATAATCATATACTAGTTATATAATAGTTCGCCATACCATCCAGATTGTAATGCATATTGGTCACACCTACTTCGAAGCTCTTGATAAGCTGAATCAACATTACCCATAACATCAACTGATACATTGTTGAGTGAAATAGATGCCTTTAATTGACGGATATAGTCTAAGAGATGAACCATACAGAGATCCATGAAGTAGTTACCTCTTGCACCTCCAGTCTCTACATCCATCCAATATACGGCAGATGTTTCCGATGCTGAATTAAACTTCTTATCTTCTGTCCAATCCGGAGTTATTGGTCTGCTACAAATACCTTTCATTATAATACCACTACCCCCCAATCCTTGCAATAAGCCTAAGTCACCTACAAAGACATAAGGTTTTCTATATTCAGTAAAGTAAGTATAAGCACCTGGTTGAGGAATACTAGTACCTCCTATATAAGAGGAGAAATTAGTTGTTACAGAATTATCTCCTACTCTCCAACATGGCATTGATACTGGAACTAGGATAATCCTATATTCCGGAATCATGCACTTTAAGTATAGAGTAAAATTACTTTTTACTTCTAGGAAGCCATTGGGAGCAGTACAACTTAACATCTGTTCCCTAGACATTGGCATTTCAAGGATAAGTGGATTAGTTAGTTCGAATTCCCTTAGAGCTTTTTTGATAATCTCTAGGAGAATCTCATCCGCTGTCAATGAAGCACTAAGCGATAGAACATCATCCAATGAATCCTCTAAGGAGATTAAGGCAGATCTCATGAACATCTTCTTTTTGAGATCTACTAATAATGTCTTATCCATATATTGAATAAAAATTGAGTAATACCCCACCATCAAAATGAGGTATTACCCATTAAATTATAATTACATAATGCCGTCGAATTCCATACCAACGTCGAATGCGTTGTTATAAACTTCAATATACTTAGCAGCTCTCTGATAACGAACTTCCACTAAGACGTTCACTCGATTTGCACGAGCATCTTCTGGGGTATTGTTAGACTCATCAATTGTAATTCTATAACCATCAATTGTATAAGTCATGCCTAGAATAGTAGTCTTAAACCAGTAGTCGATTACATTATACATGTCATTCCAAAGGACAGCACCAATTCTTCTACCAATAAACTGACGGAGAAGTACTGGCATAGCCTTGCTAATACGAATCATCAGGCGGCTATTAGCCTCATCAGACATAATGTTGTTTTCAGTCTGCTTTGTATAGTTGTCGTTCCAATCCCAAGCTTGAGTCTGAACATCCCAAAGAACAGTATTGATCTTCTTAGAAAGGAGTAGCTGACGGGTCTTCTTATTGAATTCAGCTACAGGCTTCTGATATTGTGCAATACCATTAGTCTGACCAAGAACTGGAGCAAACTCTCTACCAAGACGTCTGTTTCTACCTACGGTTTCCCAGTAAAGAACACTAGGTGAGCAATAGAACTTCCAACCCATTGTGCCAGTATCCACGTCCCAAGGTGCACTTGCATACAGCTTATAGAAATCCTGACTAATACGTAGGATAGAATTAGCGATAGCTAAGTAGTTTGTGCTATTAACTGTTGAAATTGGATAGAAGAAGTTATCGTTAATAGCCATATTAGCCATGTAAGACTGAACCATTGGCTCTGTACAACCAAGGTCAGTGAGTCCCTCTACAGTATAAACTTCGTTAAGAGGAATCTGATCTAATGCCTTGAGTATATCAGAGTTGGATACATCTAGAAGAGATGTGTTATCGGGATCTAGCTTTAAATCGTAATAGTACTCCTGAGTAGAACCTGCTGAGCCATAATAATCTAATCCAAGATCACTAAGTTTATCAGGCAAAGTTATCTGTACCATCTTAAGGGAATTATTTATATCAACTAATTCCATATCACCTAAGCTCAGTACAGTACCTAGGTTAAAATACAAGGATTCTCCACTAACACTTGGATCAAAAACGGCAATTTCGTAAAAATCCCTCTTTACGTTTAAAGCCGAAAGAGAATTAGGTAATACTACTGTATATGGAGAATTTCCGCCCCTACTAGAATCTGGTTTAGTTAACTGTTTAGTAGCTACAGCATCATGATTAAAACGTCTAATTCTAACTTCTAGCTTAGTAGCTGAATTATACACGTTAGTTACATAGCCTTTATCAAGAGTACTCTTCTGATCAAAACCTGAATGATTTGCATCATTTAGTGCAATAACTGGCTGTGACTCATTACCTGATGTCCAAGTAGATTGACCAACTATTATGTTCATGAGTCCATATTCAGCATTGCTTTCTTCAGTAGTTGAGCCGGTAAGGTCGAGTGCATCTAGGATACGACTACCTAAGTAAAGTTCCTTAAATACTACTGCTTTTACAGTATTTTTCTCCTTGTCACCGTTTCGAAGTGCATCTTCTGATATTTTAGTTGTACTTGGGGTTTGGGGTGTTCCGTCATCCTGATTAATATTGTCGTGAAATTCATAATTAGGACTAAAGAATACACTAGTATCATTGAGATATTCAACTAGGTCAAACAAATTATCTACGTAATAATCATATTTAACTCCATCTTCAGTTACTAGGTTACCTACTATACCGATATTTCTTAGTTTAATAGCCCAACCTAATTTCTTCCAGTCTGCACTATCTTCATCGCTATCGTAACAAATCTTTAATCCGTCACCTACGTTTATCTTCTTTAATACTTGCCCATCACGTACTATATAATCGTCGTTAGGGTAAGCGCTTGTCTTAGCGTAATAAAGGTCCTTTGCTTTTGTTGCACGCACTGCCAAGAGAGTATTAGAACCAGCCAAACGATATGCATTAAGCCACATAGTAGATCCTAGATGAGGATCACCACCTGTCGTAGCGTTTGTATAGAAATCATCGAGACTAGTAATATAATCCTCGGTAATATCCTGAGAAGAATAAGTCTCTAAGAATTCCTTCTGACTAGTAATAAGTGTAGGTAGAGATGGTCCTGCATCGGAAATAAATGCACACCCGATGATTAAATCTTCACCTGCTACTGGGTTAAGTGCTGCAACCTTAATTTTCTCATGAACTCTAATATAGGGTTCAAGAGTTTCTTTCCACTGTGCCATATTTATGTTTTAAATAGTTTTTAACATGTTTTTTGTTATCCTTTATCCTACTTCAACTAGGTAAACTGGATAACCTGCTTTAATAAATCCATCTACTATATTCGTCACTAAGTCTGCATTTGAGCCGGACTTAGAAATAGTAGAGATTGTAATGTCATTATATTTATCAGTTGTTCTACTATATCTTATCTGAGGTTTTCCTGGTAAACTTCTAAGAATTTTATCTGCATCCTTAGAGAGCTTATTATCATTCACCATATTTACTAGGAGGGAGATATTAGCTGCATCTCTTGTAATAACCAGACAAACCCTTGTTTTTAGCCTATTTGCAGTTTCAGGATCTCTTGTATAGTCAATACCTTCTTTGTAACCTAGGGAACTTAATGTTTTCATTACATCTTTAAGAAGTCTATGATCAGTACCATGCTGAGATGTTTTTTCTGTAACAGCCTTGACAGTACCTACAATAGCACCAAGAGCAGCTCCGATTAGGGTACCTGCAGCAGCAATAAGGAGTTTTTGGTTGGTGGTTTGTTTGGGGTAACTTCTATCATTGCTATTTCTGGCCTGACTATTATATGTTCTTGCAAACCAATTATCTCCCCTCATATTATCAGATAAGTTCAAACCAGCCATTCCAGTACCTATAGTAGCACCAATGCTTGCCCCTTTTATAGTATTAGATAAAATATAATTACTAAACTCTTTTCGTTTAAATTTTATCATAAAAATCTCAGTAAGGGAAATTAATTTCCCTGATTATTTTATGGATTTACTGTCCAGGCTCAGGTTCTGTTTCTTCATTGGAAACAGAAGATACTACCTCACCCAATGTTTCATCCCAAATACCTGCATGAATAGGTTCACCTACGAGATCCTTATTTACAGGTACCTCATAATCGAGCTCAACTCTTTGTGCAGTTCTAGTCACAAACGTAGAGTTCTCATTCTTTAATAGATCGTCGGCTGACGAAAGAAAGTCATTAACTACAACTTCAACTTCATTCTCTTCCATTGCTATCTTTTGTTTTTATTAAAAAGATTGGATAAAATACTTCCATCTCTCTTCTGTTCAGGTTTTACTGTCCCAGTATTATTAATACTTTTCTTTATAGTTCCATCAACATTATTCAATGATTTTGTTAAGTTATTCATTGCTTTAAGTTGTTGTCCCTGTAATTCAATATTTTTATTTTGTTTATTAACATTTACTGCTAAGTTTGTTCCCGCAATTCCTAGTGCGGGAATAGATATCAATGCTGGGTTCTTATTTACGTAACTCAACACTGATTTTGCTTTAGTACGAATAGCCATCTCTCTGGGTCATGTTAGTTTTCCAGTCCTTTCGCTCTCTTCTTAAGGCTTGACGTTGAGCATATTCAAGTCGCTGATTATAGAATTTGTTTTCATCTGCTTTTTTCTTATTCCTTAGATAAGCAGTAGCAGCCCCTATACCAGCACCTAAGATTGCACCCTTTTTAGCCACTTTACCTGCAGTAGCGATTCGTGCACCTCTGCCAGAAATGGCACCACTTACTGCGCCGGTAATACCTCCAATAGATGCACCCACCAAGCCTGAGCCGACCATAGGTCCAAGCGAGGACGTACTTCTTTTCTTCTCTGCCAATATATCAGAATCTTTCATCCCCTTAAGCTGGTCCGTTTCATCCCATTGGGTAAAATATTTTCTGAATAAGATCATAATAATTAATACTGTTGTAGTTGTTGCTGTTCAAGTTTTGCTTTAGCATCTTTATATTTATAAGCGGATGGATCTACTTTCTTGCCTATAGCATTTCCTGCCTTGACTGTTCCATCCCATGTTAGAGATGCAGCTGCCGCAAGAGGAACAGTCGAAGCTAAATTAGCTCTAGCTGGATGTTTTTCTATCCAGTTTCCTACTTTTGCTAATGAACCTCCCTCATTTTTTAAGCTTTGCCCAAATTTTTGAACACTCTCTGTTCCACCTAAGCCAAAGCTTGTAAGAGATGAAAGACCGCCTGTAGTTTTTGTTTTCCAGTTTTTAGCCCAATCCGTCCTCATGTTACTCATTTTAGTCCCCAGAGATCTTATGGATCCAGTTAAGTTCATAGAACCAGCTTTTGGCATGACAGATTTTACCAATCCCATAGGATTTAGTGCAAAATTTTTTTGCGTAGGTCTATTCTTTGGCCTAGATATTTTTACTGAAGTGGATGAATATGTAGTCATTTGTGGGGATTGTTGCATACTCTGTGTTGCTGCTACCTGATCCCTTAATGCTTTTTTATCAGCGTGATATCCCATTAGATCCGGTCCCCCTCCCATAAGTACTGCAGAACCTACTTTACCAAAACCACCTAGTATTCTATTTTTGAAAGATTTTTTTGCAACGGTACCTGTGGCACTAGTGACTGGATCTGAATAGCTTTTGGTTGTTGGAGAAGGTGCAGTAGCGGAGACAAGATTTCCATTCTGATCATAATCAAGTCCTTGCTTTTTCATGTCATGACTTATATATTTTCCTGCGGCATATGTAGTTCCTGCAATGCCTAAACCGGATACTATATTGCCTTTTAATCCTGACCCAAAGGCAGCTTTACCTGCACGTCCTATTCCCATCAGTGTAGATCCAACTGAATACGTTGCCTGTTTTATTCGTCCAAATTCTGCAGATGCACGAGGATTTTTCATAGCTAGTTTTTCAATTTGTCTGTTTTGCTGTTTAATTAATGCATTTTGTTTTTCCATTAGCATAGCATTTTGTTCTGCTTGCTCTTTAGCTTCTTTTCCCTGCTTACTAGCCTGTATCATAGGTAATGCCGTAGATGCCACTGTAAGTGGAATTGTAGCTGCAGCCAATGGAATTACAAAATTTTTTTGTCTAAACTTAATCATTACGTTGCCTATTATTTATCAGGATTGTAGTTCGTTAGCAGCATTCTTAAGACCTTTACCAAGTCCTCTTGTAGCAGCTGCACCAATACCAGCACCTACTATCCATCCCAGTGGTCCGGCTAGGGCTGATCCAAGGACTCCCGTAGATGCAAGACCACTTGTAATTGCTCCACCAATAAAGTGACCTCCAGCTAAACCACCGGCCATTGCAGCAGGAGTTGAGTCTAGGGCTTTACCGGTACCACCTACTACACCACCTAGAGTATTACTAGCAGCTTCTGCTATTCCATAGGTTTTTCTCTTTAGTCTGTATGTTGCCATATTATTAATCTCTTAAATCTTTCTGTCTAAGTCCCCTATTTAATTCAGAAGACATTTCTCTCATTTCTCTGGATAAATCACCTACTCTAGTCATCTCTCTGTGAGATGTATTCATCCTACCTAATCTATCTAAGTCAGTGTCATACTTTCTTCCCCTAATAAATCCGGTAACACCACTAGTGTTTAATATATTAGTTCCAGAGAAATTTCTATTTCGCAATAAGATCATTTATGCATTCAATAGATAAATATTGTAATTTATTCCAAATGGTAAGACATTAAGGGCATCTATGGCATCTGAGATAGAGTCAAATTCAAGGACCAACGTTCTTGCTTTCTTATCATACTTAATTGCTTCTCCTAGGAGTTTGTGAACTGTATAAGATAAATCCACATAAGGATCTACATTAGCAGATAAATAAGGAAAAATTTTATCTTTACCAAATTCCTTCTGAACTAATCCTCCTAATAATGGTCCAACATCAGATTGTTCCTTTTGTCTTTGGCCTTGTCTTCTTGGATTGTTTTGGTTACCATTACCGTTACCATTACCGTTCGGTTGACTTTGTTGTCGATCATCAAAAGGTTTAGGATACATTATTGCTGGATTTAGATTAAGCTTGGTATTCGCTATCCTCTTTTCATAGTATGCTCCAGGCAATCTCACTTCATCAGGTAATTTTGCTTTTGCCCCTATTTTAATATACATTCTATACTTATCCTTATTAAAAAAGGACGTACTAATTACGAAACGCTCGACTACTACGTTATTTCCTCTAAGAATAGCAGGTAGTTCGCTTGTAGTTATAACAGGAAATTTCTTTTTATCTCCCTTCGTTCGTTTCATAATTTCTACATAAAGACTTCTCATTGCATCATATTCAGAGAAGATCTTTTGTCTAAACTTTATCATTCTTTACTATAGATAAATTGTATTTGATACCTAAGATCTCAATCACATCTAGGACTATGCCTAGGTGATTTGTTTCTACAGTAACAGTTCTCTTATTTTTGTCTTCATCTACGATTCTCATTCTACAATAGTTAGGATCACTTAAGAGTTTTTTAGTGTAATTATAAAACTCCTTATCTTTAACCGTAATCTGGTAAAATCCTTTCTCTGTTTTAACAAAAGACATGAGAACCATAGATTTAGCATTCACTTTGCTAGCGGCTTCCGCTTCTTTTTGGGAAATAACATTAAAATCTATCTTTTCAGACTCTAGGTGCTTAATAGCTTCCGGAATCATATCAGTTTCAAATGTTTTCCTCTTAAATGTAATCATATCCCATTTGATCTATTTTTCAGTAGCTTCTATTCTAGTTAATATGTCTTTTAGAAACTCATGCCTCGTATCTAATACTTCGTAGAAGTATAATTCACACCTAAATTGACATTGTAAGGCAAAGTTAGAATTATCATCCGGCTGATAAACGTGGTTAAAATCTTCTGTTATTTGCCCCCACTTAATAGCTGCGGACCATTTATCTCCTGCATTATCCATAGTTTTAAATTCTGTAAAATTTGTTAATAAATTTACATTTATAAATTTATTTTTAAAATCATGAAATAAAACCATGTCAGTCGAATGTAATGAAAATTCTATAGGTAATTTTCTAGGTAATATCTGTCTGATATAATCGTTCCGTCCCGGGTGCTGATATTCTATTGGAGTCTGATTTAATTGATACGTAACATATGATGTTTTAGATAGAGTCGTTTCTTTATTAGTTCTAACTAATTCTATGCCATAATCATCTAAAATTCTACGTATTTCCAATAGGAATTGGTCTTGATAATCTATTGCCCTTATTAAGTAATCGTTATATCTTCGCCGAAGAGTATATATATTTATATTTTCGGATTCAACTGTTATATTAGAATCCTTTATTAAAATCTTTGGAAAATTCCTTATCTGGTAACCTTGAATTTTCTGTCCCTCAGGCTTAAGATATAAGAGATTCCCAGAATAAAATAAAAAATTTATAAATTCTGGATTTTTATAGTCATCTTTTGAAACTACTATTGTAGTATAACCTGTACTTTGAACTACCCTAGATTCACAGTCATCCACGATAATCATATTGAATATATGTGATCCATAGGATATCTTCTTAAGTTTCAGTCCATTTATTGTAAGATAGGTGTACTTAATTCTAGATGGAGTACTCATTGACTCCATTTGTTGATCACCCTTTCCTACTACTGGTATGCCTAAGGAATTTGATAAGGATTTCGCTGTATTCCCTGGAGAATAGGTAATCTTCAAAGTAGAGGTAACTGGGTCCTCCATCATAGAATTAATAGCTCCCTCTTTTACTTGAAAATATTTACAATCAGTTACTAAGCGAAGCCCTTTATATATTATCTCATTAGGCATAAATAAAAATTTATTCTAAATAGTTAGAAAATTAAATTAATTTAAGTTCGACACTTATATAACCTAATATTTATATATTACAATTAAAAGTGGAGAGGAAAACTTTCAGCATTAACCAAAAGAATTCCTCTCCTTTATATTATATTAATCCTATATAATACTTAAGGGAAATTAATTCCTAGGATTAGAAACCAACCTTGAATGTAACCTTCTGAACAAGTTCAGGAGCCATTACTCGAACACCTTCCTGGTAGTAGATACCAGCAGCCATCTGAGTAGGGTTGTTGTAGTTACCAATAGTTGGAGTATCAGTCAAAGGCATATAGATACCACGTGCAAGTGGAGCCATCTGACCATCAGCAGTCTTGTGAATAGCGTAGAATGTACCTTCGCCATCTTCCTCTGCAATATCTGTACTCCGTAGTACTGGAATACCATTGTACCAGCCAAGGAGGTCATTGATATAAGACATCTTAGTGTTAGATTCCCACTTACCGATGATACCACCCTTCTGGAACTGGTTACTTGCACGATTACCTGCAACATAAGCAGTGGTCTTAACGCCCTTAACTGCCTTTGTAGCGAGTGCAGACTCAACGTTGATCAAGAAAGAGTCAAAGAGGTCTACACGAGAACGATAATCGTAGAAATTCTGAGCAAGACCAGAAGTAGGACCATTAGAAAGATCAAGATCATCAATAGTGTTACCGGTATAACCATTCTCAAGAGTAGTTACCAGCTTATAGTTGATAGTTTTAGTATAGATCTCGCGAAGCTTAGTGAACAAGAATGTAGCCATATCAGAGCCAGTTGCCTTCTTGAGTGCGCCGAGAGCTGCAATGTTATATTCAGCTACGAGCATATCAGGAACTGTGCTAAGACCAAGCTGCTGCATCTTAGCGATGAAACGCTTGTCATTTGCATGAGTACTTGCAGTACCAGTTGTGCAACTAGGAGTACCAGTTACATCTTCCTTACCTACGACCTTAACAGATTTTACTGCTGGGTTTGCAAGCTTAAAGGTAATATTACCACTGAGATAGTTGATTGTAGCGTCCGTTGCAGCATCAAGTACGCCTGGAACAGCCATGAAGTGACCCTGACCGTCATCTACGAGTTCAGACTTAGTATCATCATTGTTAACGATCTTAACTCGTACTGTACCTGGGATCAACTTACGACCAACGATTGGAGCATAGCTACCGCTAGCTTCGATCTGATTGTCAAGCTCGAAGTAACCCATAGTCTGAATATCCTGATAGTTATCTGGACCGAGGTTAGGAATAACTGGACGAAGGTCTGTTACACCAAGAACATCGAACCAATAGAACAAGCCATTAGGCTGGTCGAAGTCACGTTCAATACTCATGTAACCTGCAAAAGAGCTTACATAAGAAGCAACAGATGCATTAAAATACTGAGTGCTAAGAAGTGGAGTCTCTGCATAGCCAGAGAAAGTCTTCTGAAGGAGGTTAGAATTACGGCCCATACCGAGAGTATCCAACATCTCCGCATTACGAGAGAACATCTTTGCATATTCTCTACCACGAATTGCAGCATCTTCTGCAGATACTGAACTATTTCTAAGAGCAACCTGCATGTCAGGATTACTCATGAGATACGAAAAATCAGTCATATTATTATATTAATTATTTTAATAGTTATTATTTATTAGCTAGCCAAGAGATTAAGGTATCATTCTCACTGAATGTTCTTTGATCATCATCGTCGTCATAGTACTCGAAATCAGAGAACTGAGCTTCCTGAATCTGTGGTTCTGCATTTGGAGCTGGAGCAGCCTTAGCCTCCATAATCTGAGCAGCACCCTCTTCTACTGCAGCCTTAATGCTCTGAATTGCAGCGAGAGCCTTATCTTCAATGTTTTCTACTGTTGGAGCAGGAGCACCTTCTTCAGCTGGAACTGCATTAGGGTCTACTGGAACTGCATTAGGGTCTACAGCTGCCTGCTCTGCTGGAGCTGCAGCAACTGGCTGAGCGGCTACTGCCTGTTGTGGCTGTGCTTGCTGAATACCTGCATCTGCAAAGAATCTAGCGAGAAGTTCATTGTTCTCAGAGAACTTTCTTTCATCATCTTCTTCCTTAGTATTCTCTACTTTAAGATCTTCAGTGAGCTCATTAGCCTCTTCCTCAGAGATAGGTTCTACGTCGATGTCATCATCACTGAGAATTGCCTTAGTGAATTCACCAGTTTTCTTATCTTCTACTATTGCAGTCTTAGAGTCAACTGGGGTGATTACCTCACCGTCATTTTCTACTTGCTGACCATCTTCGATAGCATTCTCTATAAGTTCCTCATCTGCTTCACCAGTAAAGAGTCTTTCCATGTAATCAGTGAAGTCTTCATATTCAGAGAAGAATCTAGTTTCTGTTTCATCTGTGTAAATATCAGAGAATTCACCCTGCTCAGGTTCAACTTCCTCTTCATCGTCTACTACTAGATCACCAGTAAGTTCATCAGCTTCATCTTCAGATATTGGATGAACATTAATTTGATCATCATTGAGAATAGTTACCTTAGAGAATTCGCCATTACCCTTATCTTCTACGACAGCAGTCTTTCTGTCGACAGGAGTAATAATTTCTTCTTCATTTTCTACCTGCTGACCGCCTTCGATAGCACTTTCGATAACGTCTTGATCAGATTCACCTGTAAAGAGTCTTTCCATATAGTCTGTAAACTCTTCATCTCCAGAGAAGAATCTAGTTTCTGTATCATCCGTATAAATATCAGAGTATTCCTTTTCGTCTTCCTCGTCGTCATCAACTTCATCCTCTACCTTGATGTCCTTGATTAACTCATTTGCTTCACCCTTATCGATTGGATGAACATCAATAGTACCGTCATCAAGAACAGCCTTAGTAAACTCACCAGTTTCCTTATCCTCTACTACTGCAGTGGTTGCGCTAACTGGTGTGATGATTTCAGTTTCATTCTCGATTTCCTCACCATTCTCAATAGCATCCTCAATATGCTCTTGGTCAGATTCATCAGAGAAGAGTCTTTCCATATAATCGGTGAAGTCTTCGTATTCAGAGAAGAACTTAGTTCCATACTCATCCGTATAAATGTCAGAATAATCCCTTTCTTCTTCATCGTCGTAATCATCCTCGTCATCATCGTATGCCTCATATTCCATTATATCAGAATCGCCTAGAATAGCCTGTGCTTCTTCTGGATCGATATTTTCAAGAATCATATCTTCACCATTCAAAGTAGCCTTAGTAAATTCATCACCATCCTGAATAATTGCATTAGTAGCATCTACTGGAATAACGATTGCGCCATCCATATCGGTCTCTTGACCAGACTTAATTGCGTCTTCTACAGTGTCCTGAGTATCTGCTACACCGAGAGCTTCCTCAGAGAACATACGACTCATTAAAACACTGTCATCTGTTCTATATGATGTAGTATAAACTGTAGAACCTACTGCTTCACTATATTCCTTCTGTAGTTCTGGTTCATCTACATCACCTGCAGCCGGATTAGCACCTAGATTATTAAGAAGATTAATAGCATATTCACGAGCTTCATCCTGATTATCAAAAATCTGAACTGCCTCTACACCATCCTCTTCAAGCTGTGCCTTTAATTCCTCTGCACTTTCCTGACCATATTCCTGTGCATCTACAATGATATGGTCATAAGGCTGAACGCCTATAACAAACAATGGCATGAATTGCTCATCGTTGCTAAAACTCTTACTGTTAAGTTCTGTAACTTCCATTTCGTCTCCTTCTAATTTAACTTTAACCTGATCACCAGTTGATTCGCTAGTAACGATAACCGCATTATCTTCATCAGCCAACTTCTCTACTTTCAGGTCACCTACCTTAGAAGTTTCCTCAGATTCGATAACTTCACTGAAGAGATAGTCTACGAATTCTTGTGGCATGGAGAAAATCTTCTGCCAAGCATCATTGTCGGAAGTTACTGAAAACTCTCTACCCTCTTCTTCACATTCGCAAGGACTCTGACCACAGGCAGGACAAGCATCCTGATGCTCATCATCTACTTCGGTCACGCTTCTTTCGTGTCCGGCGTCTGGATTTAAACCTCCATCTGGAAGATTTGGAGAAATAACAGAACGTCCATCAAGGTGAGTCTTAAAATACTCATCTGGAGCACCAACCTGATTACCTGGAGTAACTCCATCAGAAGACGGGTGAACATACTTTTCCAGTTGTTCATCCGGAACAGCGATGAGGTCATAGGTATCAGCTTCGTCAGCACTCTTTTGAGCAATAGTTACTTCACCATTAGCCTTATCGGTAATAGCAACATCATTGCCATTTCCGGTTCTTTCATATTTCACTTCATCGGTATCAACAACATTACCTGCCTGAGCAGACTTAATGTCACTATCTACCTGCTTTGCTAGTTCTTCATCAGTATTGGAGAACATAGCTTCCATAAAACGAGTATTTTTCATATTTTAGTTTTTAATACTATTACTCTGAATTGTTACTTGAGTACCGTCTAATCGAACAACACCCTCTTTTATAAGAATATCTAAAATATTCTCTGGGGCATCTGGATAACGGTCATGTAGGATCGATAGAAATTGATCTACGCCAAAACTTTGATTATTATATTCTAGTTCAAGATCTGGAATAATGCCAGAATCTTCTACCCAAGAATCCTCGCAGAACATATGACTCTCAAGTGGTAGCCCATGAGCCTTCTTGATAACCATAATTCCTTTCTCTGGCAGTCTATGATCCTCCTCCAGATGATCGATCACACTACTTCTATCAATCTTTCCGCTAACTATATCAGGATCTAACTCTAGTGTTTTAGTTACTGATATAATCAATTTAGAGAATGTCTTCTCTGCTTCATAGCTGATAGGATCAATAATTACATAATCACCCTCAACCGTAGCAAATCCCTTCTCTATTAAGCCCTCTGCCTGTGTTTCAGAAAATCTTTTTTCAAAAGTAGACTTTGGAATAGTTTTTCCGCTGAATTCCCTAAGACTCTTTTGATATTCTGCATCACCAAAGATAGGCTTTCTATACTCCTCTGGCTTAATATTCTCTTCTTTATGTGGATCTCTTTCGGTATCTTGTCTTGGTGATAAAAACTTAATATCGAGGCGAGTACCTCCACAATTAGGGCAAATCGCATGACTTGGATGCTGAGAAGAGGTAATAACTGTACCACAGTCTCTACAAACCAGTTCTCTTAATACCATTCCACCTTCATTTGTTGGAGCATCTCCTGAGAAAATTTTCCTTCTAGGGAAAATAATGCGATCTGGACTAGAGAAAATCTTTAATCTTTTCATTGTTTTCCCTCCTCATTTTTAATTTCTTCTTCCAAACCTTCTGGGATAGGACCCTCACCAAATACCTCCTCAACCATTGCCTTAGAAAATTCTGTATAAGCAGTCTTAATCTTTTCAAATCTCATTGGAGTAATTTTACCAGTTTTCTGCATCTCCTGGAAAGCCATTCTATAAGGTAGCTGTAATTTTTGAGCTGCCTGTCTAACACCTTTACCTAGAGAAGCTGCACCAATGAGTGTATTAATCTGCTTTCCGGCAATAATTTCTGAAGTAAGACCCGTGAAGATCTGATTAATATCAGATAAGAAGAGCGACTTTAAAATTTTAAGCGTCTCAGGATCGATCTTATCTGCACCCCCCGATTGCTTAACGTACTGCTTATATTCCAAGAATAATCTTCTAAATCTCATTCTTGGAGAAAACTTAGCATATCTTACACGCTCTTTTATAGTAGCAACTGTAAATTCTTTCTGTACTGCTGGTGAAGAGGAATCTACTGTAATCGTACATACACTAGAAAATTCTTTTGCCTTTAATTCAGTAAATCTACCGCCAATCTTCGAAGTTTTTGGCATATCTCCGAAACTACTTAGGTCTGAGTATACCTTAACCTTAATTTCACCTTCCTTGTTAGGCTGAGACTTAATAAAATCACTGTCTCCCTCTACCTCAGAAAAAGTTTTAATAAGGTCATCCTTCATAGGTTGGTCATCGTCATAGACTTCGGTAATACGAGCTAATGGGCCAAAACTAGGATTAACAGTCCAATCCAGACTCTTAATTGCCTTAATCTTCTTACACTCATCTACTCCATTACCATTTTCAGAAGACCAGAAAGCAAGAACTACTAATGAGCAGGTAAGACGAACACCACTCCGAATAAGAGCTTTTAATCGCTTAATATTTTCTGTTGCAATTTGATCAAACCCATCCTTCTCATCAAAAATATGTACCAATGCACAAAGCCAAGGACCTTGACCCGGAACATCTTCGATGTAAAATTCTTTCACATAGTGTGTAAAAGTAGGAAGATTTTCACCAACACAAAGACCTGCATCATCTCTACCAATTACCTTTTTTACTCCAGGATTACCAATAGAGCTAGGTAAGAATTCGATCGATCTTCCCCTGTGAGTAAGATAACCCATCGTTAACTTACCGTCAATAGAAAGTCTATAGTCTTCTGAGTTTAAGTACTGTCTAACTACCTCTTCACTTATGTGAGAACCGTCTGATGCGAAAGACTGGGGTCCAACACCACAACATCTCACACGTACTTCCATATATTATTTTTAATTTATTGTTTATTAGTTCCCAAGATTCCATCGAAGGATATCAGCTAATACTGAATCTTGGGTATAAAATTATTTTTTATCCTGGTTTCCAGAACCTTTTTTCTTATGTTTATGGTATAAATAAATACCACCTCCAGCAAGCGCTGTTCCACCTACTATTGCAGGAATTGGGTGAGTTTTTATTAAATTAACTAATCCTTTTCCCTTTTTTCTTGCAGCTTCCTTAGCTTTCCTTTCTTCCAACTTTGAAAGAGCTGCATTTTTTCTTTTCAAATTTTTTATTTCATTCTCGCTGACATCATCACAGGCTACTTCATTCGCCATTCCTCTTATATATCTAAGATACCGTTTATTGTAAGCTGCAGGATTGTCAGGGGTAACATTTTTACACTTTTTATAGATATCAAGTAAATCTGAATTTATATTATTTAATCCAGTACGCCTAGCCTCTCTATCACGTAGGTATATTGCAGTGTCTGCTGCTGATACATCTTTAGCTAAAATATACCCTCTTCGACGTCTTACGTCTCTAACTCCGATTCCTTCCTTTTCCGCTAAAATCTTATCGGCCCAAGAATATAGTTTATTTCTAAGTATTATCATATTATTTATATATTAAGTTCCCAGGTTGGATCGAACCATAGAACCTGTAATGTTCACCTGGGACTTTATTAATTAAGATTGTTACTTAACACCTGCTTTTCTAGCATCCTCTCTTCGTACTTCTTCTTTACTCCACTCCTTGTTCAATCTCTTGTCCTGACGGGCCTGGGTGTTCTTCTTAGTACCTAAATATGCACCTAGAGCGCCTGCAGCCATTCCTGCACCAACTATTCCCTTGCCATACTTAGATGCGAGAAGTCTATTAGCGGCTCCCTGCTTCTTCAACCCATTATTAAACAGCGTTTTAGAGTTCTTTCTGAGGGATTTTACTGCTAAGGCACCCATACCTGCGCCTATACCAGCACCTACGGCAGTACCTGTTGCTTTTGCAATTTTAGCCTGCTCTTCGTCAGTTTTTCCCTTTCTATCTGCGATTGAAGCGGCGATGTTACCTGCTGCAGTACCGCCTAAACCACCTACACCACCCCAGAAGTAAGATCTACCTAGTCCACGTCCGGATTGATACTTGCTCAAATTTTCATCATGGAGGCTGTGATTTTCTGCATACAGTCTTTCAATATAATCCTGCTCATCCATTACCTCAGTAGTGGAGTACAATCTCTCTTCTCCATCTTCATCAATTGCGGAGAAATATACGTTACGCTTAATTAACATAATTCTTTATTATATTTTCAAATTATTTAGTTTATTGTTTAACGCGTCTCTCACTATTTTTAGTAAAAGACCTATGTTTTTAGGTTTCTTAATTTTTAAGTATTACCTTAATTATGGAAATTTCTAATGTTCCATTTTACTAGAATCGCCTACTTTAACATATTCAGGAGTCTAAACCTAGCCCTCTTAGCTTTTTCAAAAATTTGTCTACCCTTATTAGTAACTACAACAAATTTATTCCTAGATAGCTCCTGAATATTACGAAGTTGCTTATTTGTTCTTTCTAGTAGTCTATTATATAGGTTCTTTTTAAGAAAACTATATTGTTTTTGTCTTAGGACTATCATAATAAACTACTACTTATTTGCAAAATACCCTCTAAGTCCTGCCTGAGCAGATTCTTTGCTTTTATACCTAGCATTCCAGAGAGTGCCTTTTCTTCTATTAACTATTCTCCAAGATCCATCCGTATCCTGGTGAATCACTCCTTCCTCATCCAGCATCCATTGTGGAGCTTTCTCCTGTTGAGCGAAGGTTTTATATCTGATAATAATCATAGCCACAAATTTAAAATATACTCTCTAACATATTCTGAACTACTTGCCCCGATTCAGAGGCAGCACTCCTTGTCATATGTTTAACAATCTCTAATTGTTTATCAATACCACTAGAATAACCACCTTCTTCTCCGGCATCAATTGACATCTTCAGACTATAACATGCAGAACAAAGAGAATCCCAGACGTCCTTAGAACCTACTCCATTATTATCATCAAAAACTGTCGGATTATAGGTAGCTTTCTTAGGGTGATCTACTTTAAGACCCCTCTTAGTTGATACATATCGTAAATCATGAATTTCTCTCATTAGTCTTCTGTTGTAGGGAATACTAATAAGCTCTTGCATAATTAAGTTCTTCAAGTAGAGTGCAGGTTCACAAGGGACATTATCGGTACTAATCCTACCATTAGTAACTATCCCTTCTCTCTCACAATCCTGTAATATCTGCTTAGAAAAAGCTTGGTCAGCAGATACTATGAGGTGATAATTCTTCTTAAGAGACATTATTAAGTCAAAAATGTGATATAAACTTGTCTCCTGTCCTTCTTTTCTAGATACTGCTAAGGAAAATAAACACTTCACCCTAGGTAATCTAACTTTATCGATAACTTCCCAGCTATCAAAGGTTACTGCACTAATCCCTGCAAAGTCACTATTTGTGGCTAGGTCAAGACCAATCCATATAGAGGTACCAAACTTAATTCCCCTTAAGGCACTACCAATCTTATCTATAAGTCTATCAGTTTTATCATAAAAATCTACACAGATAACCTCTGGTACAAAGTTTTGGTGGCCTTTTGTACAATTAATAAAGTGCTCTAATGTTCTGAAGAAAGAGTCTGATGCTCCCGTTGAAATTCCACACTTATCTTGGAGCATTTTTTCCAAGTTCTGCTTAGCTTCTACATAAAGCTGAAAGGGAATTTTCAGTACTCTCTCTGGGTCTTGGTCTTCTAAGAGTCTATAATCCTCAGGAAGGATCTGTGGGGGATATTTACCATCGCCTATGTAAACAGAAAATGTTCTTCCCCTAGACTCTTTATATGCATCTGGTTTTACTGCAAAATGCGTTGGATGACAATTCCACGTTAGGTCTTTTGGTGTATTATCTAGAAACCACTCCGTCACAGAACTATCTCCCTTTGCGGAAGAGTCTATGATGAGATTTCCTACTTTAGTCATAGCACCTCTATCAAAACGGCTAGTAAAACGACCATAAGCTGTTTCTACTATACCTTGAGCTTTTTCCTGATTTGGGAAAAAGTTAACCTCACTGATAATGTAGACGATTACATCACTACCTAGACCAGCAGCTGATAGAGGACCTGAAGTTAAAACGTTAAATTTGAAATTGCCTCTTGTATTTTTGAAAAACGGTGACTTAACTAATACTTCCTGTGTAAACCAATATTTGAACTCTTTTCTAGCAACTTCTTCATCCCTATGATAAATAACGGCAGAAAAAGGTTTAGGTGTGAGCTTTAATGTTCTACTTGGGTTGGACATACATAGCATTCTTGCATATGTCATAGCCAAGCACAATCTGGAGATTGTAGATTTACCAATACCGATTGCTCCACTAAGTATAAGAAATGGCTTTGCAGTCGTTACTTCATTTGGAAAAATTATAGGTAAACTGTCTTTCCAAAATTGATAAATATTATCACCACCATCAAAAAAAGCAGAACCCCCTAAGTAATATTCATCAGAGTATAATCTTTGTATACTAGGGGGTATTCTGTTATATCCGTTTATTTTGCAGAATATTAATAATTTTTCTTGTTCAGTTAATTTTGAATATTGCTGTTCTAACGAAACTGATGTTAAGTCTACATATGCAGTCGGATCATATTGATTTATAAATGGCTCCATAATGTAGCTTGTAATGACGTACCATACTCTTGGAAGAGTGAGAGGTAAGGATTAACTCCTTCCTCCAAAAAAGACACTGTAATTCGATAAAACTATCATTGCAGTGGCTAATGAATAAATAAGTACGTCAATCATAATATTATTGTTTTTTTTCGTTACTTCTTCTTGTCCTTAGAGTGCTTGTAGTATTTTAGCTTATCCTCTAATTCATCTTCTTTTCTCTTTTCTAGACGGACTCTAGTGTTTTTGTTAGCACCCCAGCCGCCGAATATTCCACCGCCTGCAGCACCACTTGCTGCTCCTATCAGACCTGGGGCTACACCTCCTTGTGAGAGACCATGAACTAATCCAAAACCGGCACCACCTAAACCACCGACCAGAGCACCTCTTCTAGTAGCTCTATCAATGATATCTTCATCAGAATCTCCCTCTCGGTCAGCCTTAGTTGCCTCTTTAGATCCCATATAAGTACCTGCAACACCAGAGAGACCACCTAGTAGGCTTCTACCGTATCCACGACCAGAGCTATATTCACTCAAATTTCTCGATCTCTTACTCTTTTTTTCTTCAGAGAATTCTTTAGTTCTAATAATTATCATAAATTTATCTTAAATAATTTTACTCGACATTATACGAGTTAGGTTATTGATTGTTTTTATCTCTCTTCCAGAGACGTTCTTTTGTATTTTTTCTAGCACCCAATCCACCACCTAAAGCACCAAGTGCAGAAGATGCTGCTAGAGCACCGATTTTTTTTTCTATTACCCTTTGCAAAAATTGTCCTAGCTAAAGGACTTGCAATGGCTCCCGTGATAGCACCTGTTCTTGTAGCATCGCGGACGATCTCTTTCCTAGACTTACCTTTTTCATCTGCAGAATTTGCTGCGGCTAATCCTGCAGTTACACCTATTAAGTTCCCGACCATACCACCAGTTCTATATGGTAGGCCTAAAAGAGCTGCTCTACCAACACCACGAATTGAATCATAGTCAGATAATTTCTTTTTGTTCAGATTAACTTCAGGTTTACTTTCTGAAAACCTCTTTTTTTCAACAGCATAACTAGTGCAATTTTTTTCCTAATAATTCTTTTCGAAGTATTTGAATAAGCCAGGTAATTCCTTCATAAGTTATATTATCCCTCTTTAAAAGAGGTTCCTCTTCTTCTAAGAAATTTACAAGCTCATGCCAAACGTAATACTTAGAATCAGATATATCTTCACCATTATAATCTGTAGCTCTTATTTTATTAAACTCAATATAAACTCGAGCAGTACCCTGAAAAGAAAACTTAATAAGTCCGTTTGGTCTGTCCCTAAACTCAAATTTTAGTTTTGAAGTTTTAAATTTTTTATTATATTCTTCCCAAAGTGCTTTCCAGTACTTGGATTCAGCAGCACTAATAGAAAACTCCTTTGTTCTAAGTATAATCATATCACTTATGATTTAATAAATAATGAGGTTATTCTAAACCTTTATTCTTATTCCTTTTTCTCTTCAAAGTTATTAATTTCTTTATAGGTTTAGTGAAACCACTTATTCTTTTTCTAACCTTAGAGGTTGCTTTATCAACAATAGGGTTTGAATTAGCAGCGTAATCTAATCCTGCATCGGCAACGTCTGCTATTCTGTAAACTAAATTATCACCTATCTCTTCTACTCGGCTTAGGTTTACGTTCTGTCGTAAAGAATCCCCCAAATAACCGGAATCACTATAAAACTTATTCCTAGTTATAATCATTACTCTTTTTCCTTTAAAGGATTATAACCATTTTTTTCTTTCTTTTCCTCTGCCCGAATATTTTCTACTCCAACAGTGAAAAGTTTCTCCTTCTCTTCCATAATTACAATATTATTTAGGCATAGCTACAGGTGCAGTAATAGTTGACTTTGATTTATATAATGTGGGATTATGTACTTCATTATCATCGTAAATTCTCTTATGTATTTCCATTATATTCTTTAAATCATGCTCTCTTTTTTCGTCTTCTATTTTCTGTCTTTGTGTAATGGCTCTTGTTCTTGCTAATCCTTCTTGCACCTGTAACTTAGCTTTCTGATGCTGCAATAATCTTTGCTGTCTTTGTAATCTCATCTGCTCAATTTGAAGATCCCTTGAGGTTATCTCTTGGGGAACCTGCTGAGGTTGTGCCTGAGGAGATTGAGGAGGGCCTGTATATTTTCCGTTTTTTACTATATCTACCATTTCTCCTGCTTGAGGTACAGCAAATACTTTATTTCTAAGAATTATCATTCCTATTATATATTAAAATAGCCTATAAGGTAGCTATAATTTTTTTAATTTCTGGTATAATAAACTGTTCGATTATCGGGATCTCTGGTACATGTTTCCCGGGAAAATGTATAAGGTTTTCCTTACCGTACCGTTCAATAAAGATTGGTTCTATGTAAGGTCTAATTTTATCATTAACAGCAATCATACCTGTCACATCTTTTGCTAAATCCGGTAGCTTTTCAATTATTTTGAAACCTGGGCTGTATTCAGGAACTTTTGTCATCATTCCCTCTGATATATTAAGTCCCGGATTTATTAAAAATGTTTTTCTGGATTTTACTTTAGTTGCGTAAAATCCTCCCATACTAAAACCAATAACTAAATCCCACTTAGTTTTCTGGATCTTCTTTAGATCATTAATACCCAAACTAGGATCACTTCTTAATTTAGGTACTTGTAGCTCTGGAATAAAAGATTTTAAACAGTCTTCTATCTGATGCTTTCCTAATTCTTTAGCCATAAAACCTGTAAGAAAACAGATCTTTTTTGGTCTTAGTACTATCATGATCTTTGTTGACTATTATTTAATTTTGCTGATTATTATTTAATCCAATCTTTTCCTTATCTTTCATCTGCTTCTTATACTTATGATGCATGTAAGCAGAGACACCAAGAACAGGTACACCTGTTAATGCTATTGCACCTCCGAGAGTCTTCATGTGTTTAAGATAACTTTTAGCACCATTAAACCCATTGTTACGTGCTCTTCTATTAATATGCTCCAGAAGATCTCTCTTTTCACTCAGACTTACCTTATTACTTCTAAGTATTCTTCCGGACATTGCTGCTAATCCGGCAATACCACCGCCAACAGCCGCAGCACTACTACCTGCAACTATACCTGATTTAGCCAGATCGTCTTTATCGAGAAGCGATACTTTTTTATCTTTTTTCTCTTCCATATTACATCATTTTATCTGATTGATCTCCCTGAAGAATATTCATGAATGTACTTGGGTCGATACCCTGATTCTCTGCAGCAGCTGCTACTTTAGACTGCATGAATGCTGCATAAGCCTCTACAGTTTGATCCGTAATTAGTGCTTCTGTGTCTGGGTCGATATCTTTAATCAAGCCACGAATATAGTTTAAGAAAGCCTTAGTATCGATAAGCGGAGCAGCTCCCTCGAGTGTCTGTAGAGAGTTTGTAATAACACCTGTAATACCTGTCAAAAGACCACCAATAGACTCAGATTGATTAATCTGATTATTGTATTCTACGCTGGTCTTCTCTGATACGTGAAGCTTTACGAGATTAGGATCAAGATCCTTTCCATACAAAATATTGTATAAGATTAATACTAAGTTCAGAACAGATTCTTTTACTCCGCCAATATATCCACTAACTCTACTATTAGCTCTTTCTGACTGCTGTAAGATAGTCCATTTACTACCACTGGTCGAATCTAGGATAGAACTAGGAATACCTAGTGGACTAAGAACATTAGCTCTACAGGTATCAATTGTTTGCATTACTTCCAAAATTTTATCTGATAATTTATCTAATGGAAGCATACTATTCTTATTGCCGAGAGTAGAGTTATAATCAGGAACGAACTTAGCGGACTGAGACATTACATTCTCTAAGAAGCTAATAACGTCAAAGTTACTAGTCAAGAACGAAGCTAATTCATTTGTATTATTCGCTAACTTAGTAGTTCTAGCACAAAGTTCGTTAGCAGTTTCGATAGGAGTACTCTTATCGAACTGTAGTAAGAAAATCTGAACGCTGGAAAGGTCTCTAAGAGAAATTAAGGAAACTAGGAGTTCCTTAATAATCAACTCCTTTACTTTAAGAATCATGGAATAGAATAAGGGTTCACTTGTAGAATAAGAACAAGTTTTCCTAATTTTATCCAATGCAGATTCTCCAGACGCTACCTTACCGAAAGATGGTTTTGGATTTTCTTTATTCTTAGTTTTATAACCTTCTTCCATGTCATTGATAAGACGAAGATTAATGTTGCCTAAGGTAAAGGCATCATTTTTATTAATTTCGTAAACCTTACCATCTTCACCCCTAGCTAAGAAAGTTTCATCAATACCACCTTCCGAGTTTCTCTTTTTCTTAGAAATGACAGATACAGGATCACTAAGCTCTTCAAATCTAAACTTTGTGTGTCCTAGTTCGTCCTTTGACCTACAAATTAAGCTTGTATATTGCCCATAAAAGACCATATCTTTAACATGGTCCTTAATATAATCAAAAATTCTGAGATCTTTCGTTAAGATCTCATTTATTCTTTCTGTTTTTACCTCATCAACTGTTGAACCGTCCTCTGAATAAATAGTAACTACCTTAGAACCACTATCCTCTAAGAAATTTACTATGTAATCTGAGAAAAAGTTGGTTGCTAGTTTTACAATATCCAACAATTGATATCCCCTTAGTTCATCTATTCTATCATAATAACCCGAGATAAGGTTGGATGGGCTAGAGTTACCTAATAAAGGACTCTGTCTATTCATACTATTCTTTCCCCATCTTCCCGTACCACCTATCTGAGAGTAACCGTTTCCTTTGAAAATATTACTTCTAAGTGGCATTCTCGAGTTACCTATAGAATAGGAACCAAAAATCTTTTGAAAAAATCCTTCGCTTTTTTTCATAAACTCAAACTTTATATAAATTAGGCCCTACAACCTAATCGAATAGCAAGAATCTTATTTCAATTCTCTTGTAGGGTTATATTGCGCTTCAGTCACATCCTACTGAATACCTGATTCTCTATTAAAGAGCTTCATAAAGTTATCAATAGTTTCTTTAGATTCAGAGCTATTGAAATCTATGTCTTTATTTTCATCAGCTATTTTCTTTAACTCCAAGTCGGCACCCTTTATGGTAACTTCATCCTGAAGTTGAGATATTTGCTCAATATAAGACATAAGCTTCTCTACTACAAGAAACATATCTGCCGTGGTTAGATCTTGACTACCAAGCAATCTCTCTGGATCAAGAATATAATCCATAGCCACGTATAACTTCTGTATCAGGTGAAGGTATAAAAGAGGTCTAACACTAGAATAAAGTTCTGATACGTAAAGCTCTAGGATTCTCCTTCTCTTTGGATCAGATACATCAATAAGCGACTTACTTAAGTCACTCAAATTTAAGTTTAGTGATAAACCATACTCTTTATTATATGAAGTTAGTACTTGATTTAAAGCCAACTCCATTTCTTTTACCTTCTGTTCTTTTTCATTCTTGGCTATAGCACTAGCATCAAGAATGATATTCTTTGCTGACCTAGGTAACTTTGGTGCCCCTGATATCATGGACTTTAAGTCTTGTTTACTAGTGTCAGAATTGTCCTCTATAATCTCGTAATTATCAGGTGACACATCATTCCCTAGTGATGACTCCAAAATTTGTTTCTTAAACTCTGGGTCTGAAAAAGGATTAATCGTGTCCATATGTAAATTTAAATCAAATATATTCTTTTATATTGATATAATCATATCTTAGAACCGTACGTTTTAAAAACGTCTGCCCTATTAATATTTATGTAACTTCCTAAAGCTCCGTTAGAACCTAACATTTTTCTAAACTCTTCTAATTGTTCTGGAGTAGCACCATGTTTCTTTAATCTGGCTAAGCCATAAGAAGTGGCACTATTTTCATTAGCTACATTATTGAGTGCATTCCCGATTTTTTTAGATTTTCTATTTAATCTAACTATGTCAAGGTCACCCCTTTTTAGTCTACGAGCCATAGTACGTGCTGACTTATCTGTAACATCTTCTATTAGACTTAAATTTCGACCTGAAGGAATAAAATACTCAGTTATATGATGTCCAAGCTCATGTGCAAGTGTTCCAGGACCGGCTGATCTCCCTAAAACAATAGCACCCTCAATATTATTATTTATCGCCAAAGACTTTAATTTTTTGGCCTGTTTTTTAGAAAATCCTTTTTTAGAATCTGATATAAAAGCACTTTCAATAACTTTACTATCTACCCCGCTCTTACGTGTCTTTTTTAACGGTTGATGATAACTATATCCTGCACCATCTTTGGAATGGATAATAGGAATATTATACTTCTTAGCATCTTTTGCTAAAGATGACATTAAATTACCTTCCCCTCTTTTTATATTAATTTTTGACGACGCATATTTAGCACAATCGTTTGCATCTGCAGAAACATAATTTTCTACCTTTCTCATCTTTTTTAGAGGAACCATTTTTTCTATTCTTTCAGACTCAGTTTTTCGCCTCATAAGTCTTTGCCATCTGGCAAGTGCTCTCTTATTAGAATATTTATTAACTACATGTTCCAGTTCCTTAGAAGATTTACCTAGATCTGCATGTTCTAAAAAAGTTTTTGCATTTTTAATTGGGCCCTTGAGTTTAATTAATTCAGGTTTATATCCTTTAGTCCAAAGTTGTGCGCTTGTTGCTAAATAATTAAACCTGTTTACATCTCTAGCAGTCATCTTAGCACCGTTAGGTAATCTTTGAAAACCTCTTGTCTTAAGTAAAAGCTCTTTTAGTGCCTCTCTTTCAGCTCTAGTATATTCTTTCTGTCTTAGAATTATCATGGCCAATGTGAGGTAACTGTCTTAGTTTCTGAGGTTGAAAGAAAACCAGGAGCCTTCTTTTCCTCATATTGCTCCTGTCTTAAGCTGTGTTTGTCTACAGTTGTTTTCTTTTTTCTTTTGATTATCATAAGTCTAATTTCATTTTTGTATAACCTCCGCCCCAAAGGAAATCATCCTTTAATACTACGTGACCTAAGTCTTTAAATCCTAATTTTCTATAAATATGGATTCCATCCGGTGAATTATCTGCAGCCTCTAAAGTGATACATTTATATCCTAACTTTTTCCCAAAAGCTATGATAGTTTCCATTATTTTAGTAGCAATACCTTGACCACGGAAATCTTCATCTACGGCCATATGTACAACATTTAGTTCAAGATTACCATTATCTACTACCTGAATAAAACCAATGGACTTTTCTCTTCCCGAATAGAAGATGTCATAATTAACAAAGGCATCCTGATCTCGTCTAATAGAAGGAATGTATCGTAATATTTTGCCTAGTCTCCCTATACTGCTCTTTACTAATTTAATCTTAGGAGTCAATTGTATAACTTCATCCATATTTTCACGAAAGGTAAATTCTTTTATTCTAAGTATAAACATATGAAGTATCTGTTAAATTATCACAATAAATGCTTATCTACTATTGAGTTATTTTCTATGGACGCAATTACTCCAGTTTTATATCTGAATTTTCTATAAAATTGTCGAAGTTCGGAATAATATCATATAATTGATCTTATTTAGTTCAGGCAAAAGAGGCCAATACAGTAATAGTCGGGAAATCTTGCGGTAACCAACCTCAACGATAATGCCACAAAAAATTACTGCATTGGACACTCCCCTGAAAATCTATATAAAGTTTAAGTCGCCAAACGAAAATAAACTCTTGTTATTCATTAATAAGGCATTCGTATAGTTATGTTGTCCTTTTGATAACCCATTCCGTTAAAAATGTTGGCTTTTGCGACAAAAAATGTAACCCCACTTAGGGGGTTACTTTAAAGCTTAGAAATGATTAAAATTCCTGAAACAGATGTCTTTGAATTGCTATCATATTGAGTCGTGTATTTTATATTATACCACTCACTTAGCATTGATGCCCTTGCTTTTTTCTTATATCCAATCTCATCGAATATTTTCCCAAGAATTTCTCTTGCTATAGCCTTCGTATAAAATTTACCTATAACAAAGTTTTCATCTAATTTTTTTACTAGTCGTTCTGCATCTTTGATAGCTAATTTGTTCTTAATAATAGTTTCTAATCTATTTTTTCTAAAGGAAGTTGACCTAATTTCTTTCATGCTAAGGACATTAAAATAACCTTGAAGTTCGGTTGGAAAAGATTCTACAAGAGACTTTGATAATTCTTTATTATCTTTATTTTTCTCTAGTACTTCATAAAGAAACTTCATTCTATCTTCAAATACAGTTAGCTTTTGATAACCGGATAATAAATCTCTGACCTTATCGTTATTTAATATTACTGAAAAATTTTGCTGATTTAGTTCAGAGAATACTGTAAACCTATTAGCATAATTCATTTGTTGAACTTCAAAAGCTCTCATATCAGAAATTAATACTAAGTTATTAAATGCCAGTTTAGGTGATTTACCGGAATGATTATCTATGGAAACATAGTCTTGTGAATAATATAAAGCTTTTATATTTACTTTAATGAGTCTTATAAATTTTTCCTCCTCACCTAGTTCTTGGGAAGACATGTTATAAAGCTTCAAATAATACTTCGTTGTTTTTATTTTTTGCTCTAAGGTCTTCTCAAACATTTCTTTAGTTAATCTACCTAATTTTAGAGTGATAAATACAGTGGCTTCTCTTTTCCACGGATTTTCATCTAATCTTTGTCTGCCTAAGATTTGTGGTAAATCCATAGAAATATCTACACTTAGGGAATCTATGTTAGCGTTACTAAATACAAACGTCTGAGCATTATCTGAGTAAAAATCTGCACCAAGGTATACAGTTCTAGTACAGAATGTAAACATTTTTCTGGGATCATTTTTACCGGGAACTTTACCTATACAACAAAAATCAATATTCTTTTTCTTTCTTATTTTAAATACTTTTCGTAGGTCTTTATCATTTTTATCTGTCTTAGCTACAAGTACGTTACATTCATCTAAGGTCAGTTTATTTTGCTTAATGGCTTTACATATATCTTTCACAGAATTTACATAAATAACCACTTCCCTAGACTTTATCTCTTTTATTTCTCCTGTTATTGGGTCAACTTTTCTATAAACGGGTCCCTTATCAGATCTATATTTGTTAATTAATTTCTTTATCTCTGCTTGAATAGACCCGCCATAACCTAAGTATCCAATATTAATTTTAGGATGAACTACCCTATCGGGTTGTTCTAACTGCCAGTCTAATCTATAATAAGGAAGATCTTTGAATTCATCTAGCATATCTAGATATTTTTCCATAACTGGCGTAGCTGAAACAAAACAAACCTTTTCTAGGTCTTCGGTTCTTTTCACGAACTCTACTTCAGAGTCTGACTTGAAGCGTGAGTCAACCAAAATTGACTGCATTTCGTCAACTACAATGTAGAATTTTTCTATATCTTCTCCTAAGGCTTCCTTGACATGTCTGAAGGAATCATATGTTACCAATATCTTACAAGGTTTGGCTTCATTGAAAGGAGTTTCTTGACAAGATCTCCAATAGTTTACTACAGATTCTTTTAATTGTAATACTGCAGCTTCTCTCTTTTCTTTAAGTTTCTTTTCTTTCTCTAGCCTCTCTTTCTTTTTCTCTTCTGTTTCGAAATTATAGTTTCCATTTATAGAACCTAATCTTTTTACTTCTTTTGTTAGATCTTGTTCATAATTTGTTATAGGTTCATATAAATTTCTAGCATAAAAAACTAAATTACTATTTTGATCTTCTTTATTCTCTAATAGAATTTTTCTTGGAGAACAGAGAATAATATTAAGGTTACAGTGAATACAGTATTCTGTAAATCCACAACCTGTAATTGTTTTATTTAAAATATGCTTGAATGGAAATTTTTCTAAACCATAATCTTTCCAATCACTGAGAAATCTAATTCCTTTTGGAACTACTAATGTTTCGATTTTCATAACTATTAAATTAATTTTTATTGAAGTATTATATAATTAAGGGATATACTTCCCATGAACTCCAAAAATACTGCTTTTTGAAAAAAAGCCGTTCAGAGATCTCTGGAGATATTGAAAACTATTAATAAAATCTATTTATTTTTATGGCTATCGATTTTTTAAGATATAAAAAACATAGTAATTTCTATTTATTTCTATGGCTGAAATATACAAATATACGGTAAATTTCTTCAATTCCTATTCATTCTTATGGCTAAAAATCTTAAAACTATATATAATATATTTTTAGCTTTTATTGATTTTATATTAAATATATCATACATACAACGGATACCTCCTTTCAGTCGGCATCCAGTTCAGAAATCCCTTTGGGATTCCTGGGAATTACTAAGAGAAGATATTATATATTTTTTCTCTCTAAGAACTTGAAGAAATTCTAATCTCTTTCAATTAGTACTCCCCAGCTTTAGCTGGAGTGGATCTTGACTGAAAGGAGAGATCCCTATGGAATGCTTATATTATAATTTTTATAATATTTTTAATATATTTTTATGGCTATCGATTTTTGAAAAATAAAAAATATAGAAATTTTATAATATTTCTATGGTTAATTCTATTAAATATTCAATAGAATTTTCCAATTTTATATTATTTTTTTGGCTAAAAATCTTAAAACATATAATATATATTTTCTAGAGATCTCTCAACGGCTTTTTTGGCAAAAAGCTAATTTCATTATACTTCTATTGTCTAGAACTGTCTATTTATCGGGAATTATTCGCATTTACCTAATATTTTTATGGAAATAGGATACTACTGATACTTATATAGTAAAAACCAAAAAAAAATAAGAGGCCTATATCTATCTCAGACTCTGACCTCTCTCGTCAAACTAAATTACTAACATGTGACATAGTGAATAAAAAAATAGGAGATCTATCCATCCCGGACTAATCCCCTAATAACTAAACTTAAAAATGAGAGTATTCCTTAATAAGGATTTAAGAGGAATAAAAAAAAGGGTCTATCCATCACGGACTGACCCCTTGTTTAACTAATATAATAAAAATAACTGATTTATTAACATATATAAGGCATTTAAGGGGTATAAAAAAAAAGAGGATATACCTATCACAGGCGATCCTCCAAAAAATTTTTAACCTTAAACAAATCTATTATGAGTATCTTATATATATAAGGGTTTAAAGGGATAAAAAAATTAGGGATCTATCCCTCACGGACCGATCCCTTCCCTATTAACAAATAACAATTTTAATATGGAAAATTTACATATATAAGGCATTAAGGGGATGAAAAAAAAATAGGAGATATGCCTATCACAGGTGATCTCCTATTGACTGATGTTGTTTTGTCATAAAGCGTTTACTAATCATATATAAGGCATTAAGGGGTTTTTAGAAAAAAAAAAGAGAAAGCTCCCTAATGTATTGTAAACTCATTCTTTATTTTAGGGAGCTCTCGTTGAATATATAGAGAGCGGGAAATTATCTTTTGTTTTGCTTCTCTACATATAAGGTTTTAAGGCCTTTTGAGATTTTCATAGACCTTTCAATTTATTTTCGTAGTAGTTATTAGACATTTCTTTCTTTTTTGTTGAAATATCTATCCCTACTCCAAATTCCTTCACTAAGCTTAGGAATTCATCGGGTCTAATAATTCCCTTTTCACCTAATCTAATACCAACTTCCTTAATAAGTCTTTCCTCTTTTGCTATTATGGCTTCAGTATCTCTCTGTAGATCCTGTATTCTTCTAATCATGGCTTGTTCTACTGTCAATAATTCACTAGTAGTTTCATGGCCATTAAAATATCGTACATGTGTCTTTGTAATATCAAAACCACCATCCGGTATCTCACTAGAAGAATCAGCTTCATATAAGGTAAATGGTACAGGTTCGAAGTATCCACATTTCCCTACAGCAGTCTTGAAATAATCCCAATACTGATTAATATCAGACTTACTACCTAATAGGATTTTACTTTGGCTAAAGAAGTGTGATTCAGACAAGAATCCAGCCATACTTATCATTACATCATTGTCCACATCTTCTCTATTTCTAACCTTATCTTTCCTATATGTTGTACAGAATCCTCCACCATCTACGGAGATGGCGTTAATCACTTTAGGTAGTTCTCCTGTTAGATAAGAGAATACTACTGCATGACCTGCTTCGTGGATACCTGCTGCAAATCTAGTATTTCTATTCTTAGGATTTCTAAGTGATCCTAATTGTAAGGCTAAAGGAAATTCTACAACCCTATCCTGTTTCCCAGAGAACTTAACGGAGATAGTTACCTTATCTACATTAAACAAATCTTCTTTAACACTTATTGTTATATCCTTTTCTTCATCTTCTTTTTCAATTAAGATTGTACTGAAGATTGGAGTTATCATTGAATTTATTGTTGTAAATACAGGTCTAACTCCCTGAACAGGATAAACACCCTCTGAATAGAGAAGTTCGTAGAATTTTTGATCAATCTCTATTGAATTTATCATTCCTGGAGATATTCTCATAAATTCATTAACCAGTCTGTTCACTTCTCTTTCAATAATGATCTGGAAATGCTCTCTTCGTAGTGTTGGGTATTTAATGAGATTATTGCCAAGTCTAGCAATTTGTTCTGCTCTAAATCTATCCTTCAGTGCAGATTTTATATCTTGAATACTGACTTCATTAGTTATTTCATTAAAAACATCAGCATCAAAGTCAGGATTTGTTTTTCCCTGAATTCCAAAAGCTTCATCCAAGTTTCCGATAATAAATATTAATGACTTACTAAGATTAAGCTCTCTAGGAACTGATATTAATTTCTTTATTGCTTGAAGTTTTTCAAGATACTCTTCAGCAGTAAAACTACAAGTCAGTAATTCTTTTGCAAGATCTGTTCTCTTACAGTTTGTGAGTCTCTTGATAATAGACCTAATATGTTCATCTAAGAGAACATTTATTGGCCGATACGGATCATCCTTATCTGCATTGTTATTGCCCAGGAGTTCATCTTCCATAGATGATATAGGCTTTTCCTCTTCGAGATCCATACCCTCGATTAACTTCGCTACCTCAGAGTTAGCTGTTCCGTCCTTTATAGTTTGTAGGTATCTATTATTATAGTAGATAAGGCCTAATGTCTCAAGCAGAATTCTTACATCTTCTTTTTGTGTAAGACAATTCTTCTCTATCTTTGCATCAGGTTTCATTTTTACAAACATAGAAAAATCATCTATAAAGGCAGAAGCATTAGAGAATCCCCAAGAATAATACTCATTGATTGAAATTATTCCAGTATCAATCAAACTCCAAATTGGTCGGAGAGTTGCTTTAGTTACCTCTTCTCCGGCTTCATTTAGTGTTCTAGCATACTGAAATTCATCAAGTGCTATTATGGTATCCGTTGGTATATCTACCTTAGAGTCTAGAGATTCTTCTGAGATGCTAAGCATATCACATAGGTCTGAAGCCATATTCTTTCCTTCAGCTAGGTATTCTCCACAATCGAGAAATGCAGAAGTTCCCCTCAGATCTAGTATCTCTATCAATCTCCTAACCACACTGCTTTTTCCTGTACCTGTCATTCCCCAAAGAGATACAACTGCAGGTCTTGTTAGGAGTTCTGGTGTGATATACCAGATTGAAATACTTTTTCCTATTTCATCAATAATAGAATCGAGTCCTACGAACTCTTGTTTAAGTTGTTCTAAGGCTCTCGATAATTTGATAACTTTTTCCTTTTTTGTCATTTTATCATTAATTTTACACACATTCATAAGGAATTAGGGATTTATGGGAGGAAATAAACCGTTTGCTGAGAAAAGAATTCTATATGATTCTGTAGAACGATACCTATTAATATCTTCGTAAGGAGGATAATCAATAAGGCGAGTTCCGATCTTAATAAGATCATCCCCTGTCAAAGGTATAGTTTGAAATATATATTCCCATGAATAACAAAAATCCTTATCTAATCTGATCAGGAATCTTGGAAAATTATTAAGCTGATTGCTAGTCTTTAACCAATTAAAAACTATATTTTTAGTCAGAAATTTAGTTCTACTTGGTCCACGACCTATATTTAATGCAATATTTCCCTTATATTTTCCTGGACGAGTTTCCTCAGCTAGCCATTTATATGCGTCATTCTGTTTATCATAAATCATGATACACTCCCGGACCAGCTCATCCTCTGGTATAATGATTTCATCAAACAGTATAATATAATTAAAGATGGAGCGAGGACCCGGATGTTTAACTATAAATAAAGTAGCGCTCATTTTTTATACATCCCATTTGCTTTAAAAAGTATTTCATACTTTTCTTTTCGTTCATTAAATTCCGAGGTATAGTAACACCTAGTTTTATCTAAAAGTCTTTCCAAAAACAGGGTTCCGATTGTTTCTAGTTCTGTTTTTGTTAGGGGGATTGATTGAAAGATCTCTTCCTGGTAATGATTTAGGTGAGCATAGAATATTGGTTCTGAGTTTATGTTATATAAGCCAGTCGTTCTAAGCCACTTATAAAAAAGGCGTTTAGTAGTATATTTATATATATTTCTATAACTTCGACAAAGAAATACAGTAGTCGTTTTCCGTATTTCATTGACTGCATTATCTTTTAAATATAGGTACCATTCTTCATTTGAACCAACTAAGTTAATACCGGATGTCGCTAAAGCTGAATTAGGAATAGTTATTTTATCTAACATTAGGTAATAGTCAATAGCATCTTCAATATACCTAATCAACACTAACCTAGCTGCCATAATTCCAATATGGTGTTATTGGAGTAAATACTTCTTTCTTAAATATCCCGTTTGCTATAAATATAGCTTCATAATTCGGAGTATAATACTCTGTAACATGGTTTCTCATTTTCCCCAAAAGAATTGAACCTAAGTCTAATAATTCAGTTTCAGTTAGTGATATAGTTTGAAAACTTGCTACCTGCATATTACTAACAAAGAAACGGGAGTGTATATATGGAGAGGTCTTTATTATATTAAATAATGACCGTTTAGTTATATACTTACATCTCTCTTTTATAGTTCCCAGGCGTAAATGGGCTGTTCCTTGTAATTTCCCTGAGAACTCGGGAGAGAGACTACGGAATCTTTCTTCATCATCATTATAAACACAGAATAGCATATTACCAAAACATCCTTTTGGGACGATTATATCATTAACTGCTAAACAGTATGAAAAAGTTCCTTTAGATATAACTAACTTAGCTACAATATCTTCTTTCATATAAGTATACCATTTAATTTAAGCAATTCCTTAAATTGCTCTATAGCAGTAGTATTAATATTATTACGCACAAGATTCTGTACTAGTGATTTCACTACTTCATTTCTTTTTTCTTCAGGTAGGGTTATTTTTACAAAGTAATCCTTTTCTAAGTGATCATTATTTTTTCTAAGACCAACAAATCCAGGCTGAAATATTTGTCCCAACATATTATATACTTGTCTTCGTGTTTGTAATTTAATTGGTCTATAGTCGTGATACGGTTTTACACCTAGAAATAGATATAAATTTTGTTCTACTATTATATGGTTTCTCCACACCACCGAGTTTTGTGCTATATGATATCCGTCGTTGTGCTCAATAACGTAACGATGGTATAACTTGAATGTGGGAAATCTTAAATAAACATGGGTACTATATTCTTCCAAATACGTACGCAACTCTACTTGCATAATAATCCATTTAGTTCGAATATTTCTTCATATCTACAAACATATCTAGTATATAGATAACCAAGTACGTTCTTCATAGCGTAAAGATACTCGATGTGATGTTTCAATATACTTTCTATTTCTTTATCTAGTAGTCGTATTCTCTGAAAAGAATAGGATGTTTCTGGGAAATTATAGCGCAGTTCTTTTGCCATCAACGATGACATATCATCCAACATCTTTTTCTTAAGGTAATTGTAAGTCACTAGTTTCACTCTTTCTCGTAAACTATATATATAACCTATTTTCAAATAAATATTGTTGAAGATTAATATGTCATCGTTAAAATGAGTAGGAGATTCTGGTGAAATTTCTACGGTCTTCTCCATACTAGAAATAAAAATCCTGGGAATTTTTATTTCAGAAAAACATAAATATATATCTAGCTGATGCCAACGGACTGGGAATATATCTACACCTGTTTTATTTATACATAGTTCTACCATATATTATTCAGTTTAAATATCTCTTCATATATACGGGTGAATTTAATATATATATCACCAAGTACGCTCTCCGTAGAATAAAAGTGCTCGATGTAGTGTTTCAATATACTACCTACCAATTCACCTGGTATCTGTATTTCCTGAAATAAGAAGAGTTCTTTTGGAATATCACGGTAAAGTTCTGTTGCCATAGCGTATAATAGATTACCTAACATCTTTTTCTTAAAGTAATTGTAGGTCATTTGTTTAAATCTTTCTTGTGAACTAGATATATGACCTATCTTCAAGTAAAGATTATTAAAGGTTAGTATCTCATCATTAGAATTAGTAGAGGAGTCAGATAAAATTACTACTTTCTCATATGTACTATATATAAAAACCTTAGGAATTTTTAATTCAGAGAAATGTAAATATATATCTAACATAAGAGCTGGAAAAAAGTTTGAATGTCCCTTAAAGATACATAGTTCTACCATATATCATTCAGTTTAAATATTTCCTCACATCTATGAACGGATTTTTTATATACACTAGTGTATTCTGACATATCTAAGGAGTAGAGCTGCTCAATATGAAGTTTCAATATACTACCTACCAATTCATCTGGTATCTGTATTCTCTGAAATGGAAATGAATAAGGTGTTCTAGGAATATCATAGAGTAGTTCTGTTGCTACTGCATGTGATAGATTACCTAACATTTTTTTCTTAAAATAATTATAAGTTATTGACTTTATTCTTTCCTGTGAACTATATACATAACCTATTCTCAGGTAAAGATTATTGAAGGTTAGTATCTCATCAGAATTAGTAGAGGATTCGGATAAAATTTCTACTTTCTTAGCTGTACTAGATAAAAAAACCTCAGGAATTTTTAATTCAGAGAAATATAAGTATATATCTAGGAAACTCCGGAATACACTTCCCTTAAAAATACATAGTTCTACCATATATTATTCAGTTTAAATATTTCCTGAAATTTTTCTCTGATACCGTTTGCTGTATTTTGAACATATATATGGTTAAGATAAACTAGCTGATCTGGCGTTAATTCAGTCTTTTGATAATACCTATATGTTGGTGTAGGTAATAAACTCTTATAAAATCTACCAATCCCAGCACCCGGACGGTATGTAAAAATTAGGTTTTTTACTTTCCTAGGGGATAGGAATTTCATAGTTTGGGTTTCCTTATCATTTTCATAGAAATGAAAACCCATATATAGATATACGTCTTTCACTTCCAATAGTGAAGATGTGTCATCTTTTTTATAACCCCCAATTCTATAGCTACCGTTTTTTTCTGCAGATATAAATAATTTTGGAATCAATAAGCGTTTATAGTGCATGTATAAATCTCTAACTGCGAATAGATTAATAATATATAGTTCTTGTATCATTGGTTCGATTACATACGATAATGTCCCTGATTAATGAATATTCTTTCACACTAGTATATTCTAAACAATCATCGATTACTTGAAGATAATTTTCTAATACATTATCCAGAGCTTTCCCCTTTAAGTAAATAACTTGGAATGGGTCTTTATAGACTTTAAACTTTCTGATTACCTGATTGTATCCCCTGAACTTAGGTAATGAAAAGCGATATACGATCGAATCTAAGTTGTTCAGAAGATATCTTAATGTAACATGTTTAGTCCTGTAATATTCAAATCCAATGTCTAAGTAAACTTCACGTACAGGGTTTGAGATATTAGGTAAAGTAATTTTCCCGAATTTTAGGAAATATATAATCATATGAGTTTCGTCATATCTCTTAAATAGAGTCAATTCAACACTATTCATAACACTCATTCAGGTTAAATATGCGTTCTGCGATTTTAAGATCTTCTGGAAGAGTGCAATTACGCAATTTAACGCGGAATAGGTAATCATAAATTATTTTACCTACGAACCATTTATCTAATGGTAAAGATTGAAACAAGAATATACTACTCCTTGATAAATCCCAAGGTGCACCTGTCGAATATTTCCATTTAAAATTTCGATAGAATACTTGGCTTGTTGAAGCAAGAAAACGAGGATTCCCCAGAAACTTAAGATGCAACTGTCGTTTAGTCATGTGCTTAAAATTACTGGGACTTTGGCCTAAGCAAAAGGCAATATCTGGAAACTCTTCCAAGTACAATCTATGATAGTTATCCGATAATACCTGCTTACCTATTGCTGTAGAGGATGATATAATTATTCTGTTTCCCCACAAATGAGAGTTATCTAATAGATCAATCGGGATTTTGAATTTATTGAAATTTATAAAATAAATAAAGTTATTAGTAGAAGTGTAATCTTTATAGACGATTAATTCAGTATTCATATTACTTTATTATACTTCAATATTTCCGTTAATATGTTTCGAATAGCATAGCTATCCATCGTATTAATATAATTTTTGAAAAGCTGAGCTAATTCATCCCCAGTTAATTCATAAATATAGTATTTTCTACTTCCCCAAGGAATTCTTGCGAAACATAAGCTATAGTCTCGTATCCTAGGATTGGCTGACCACTTTTTTGCATTCCATCTAGAAAAACACTTAAACTGTGGTAATGAAATCCACCCCAGGTGATATCCTAAGTTGCTTCCTATATTTAATAGATTTAGGGGATCTACCTGATACTTATCTGCATTTGTGGTTGGTATTTCAATTCTAGCTGGATAATCTTTTTTGCCTGCATTAAATATGTAACTACCTGAATTAGAAAGAACTAAGTTCTCTATAGTTACCCATACACTGCAGTATTTAAAATCAAGTTCTTGTTTGCGTTCAGTAATGAGTAATACTAATCTTCCTTTAATGTCACTTTTCATTTTATCGGTATTCTTGGTACAGTTTCATTTATCAGGTGATTAGCTCGGAATAGATTTAACATGAAATTATATAGGCATTCATCATCCGCCCTTATGTATTTATAGAACTCACTCAGAAAATTAATAAGATCTTTTTTAGTATTAAATACAGTCACATGGTGATTATCTAAGCTATTTAATTTTAGATAGGTTTCATACATGCTTTGATAATAAATTGTTATATTTTTTACTTCTTTACTACAAGCATATGCCAAGTGCAGTGAAGTTCTATCGGTTAGTTTTTTTATAGGCATGTACTTACATTCATACATGCTAAAATAACCTATGGTTAAAAATATATTATCTATTGTTACAAAATCTATATGTTCCGGATAATAATTCCAATTTAACCAACTATCTAACTTCCACCACTTGACGGTACGTGAATACTTATCTAACTTATATAAAACAATTTTAGGCACTGATAATGTGTCTAGTGCCAAATTTATTTCCATTGCACTGTTATGATATTCTCTTGATATAAGTAATTTGTTCATACAAAGATAAGGAAAAAGGCGGACCTATTGTCCGCCTGAAAATTCAAGAATATCCTTAAAAGTACCCAATGTTTGTAGGATAGGTTTACTATTAACCTCACTAACTTTAGCAGGAGGATTTTCTCCGTAGGAAAACATTACTTCATCTCCTACTTTTTCCAACTTGAATGAAAATGGTTTATTCTTATTCTGAATAGTTCCAAATTCATCCACCAAGTTATGCACTAATGTAGTACATACATCACCCCCTGAGGGAGTTTCTAATGAAATTTTATTAGCTTTTTCAGAATATTCTAATAATTTTTTTCTAAAATCAAATACCTTACTATTCATATTGTATAGTTTTATAATAATTTATCCTATAATAGCCATATGAAAATGAAATATTCACATTTAATAGAGGAATATGTTCATCAGCTACTGATATGCTCTGTATTTTTCCACAACTACAACCACAAAAATTATACTCCGTTTCCTTGCTAATTACCTGAAGATCAAACTTACCACTAATTCTATTAAACTTATTTATATAATAAGTTTCACTTTCATTTAAATTTTCAAAGCTTAAGTTAATGAAAGTTGGAAATACTCGGGTAAATCCATGAGCCACTTCGAATCCAACTAGGTCATATGTGATACAATCTAATTTGGGTAATAATTTGTTAATTCGGTCAAAGTTCATTAACTTAACTCGAAAACCTACTGGAGTAATTGTTATATGATCTACTGAAGTTATTGCGTCTGTTCTCATTAAGTTACTTGAAGTATTTGCATTAACTTATTATTCCAATCCTCTAGATCTACTGCTCTCACTGTAGCTGACTTAAAGGCGTCTAATCTATCTTTTAGCTCAGTAGAGTCTGTAATAACATATGTAAATCTAGAATCCTTATAGCTATAAATGTGGTCAATAATATCTATAGTATCTTTTACACCTGGATTAGATACTATAAATACGTCTGCATTAGGCTCCTTCAACTTTTTCACTGAATCTTGAAATTCATACTTAAGTCCCAAGTCTTTCATTGTTTTCTCAAAATCTTTTGTCTCCAGATCTCCCTTAGGGAAATGAAATACAACCTGTTCTGGCTTTACGATTTTATCGAATCTGAGACTTGCAGTAGATTCAACAATTTGAATACAGGCTATTTCTTCTTTTAAACCTGGAATTAAAGATTTATATGCATGTACTTCAAGATGTTTACTATCGTCATAATTATCTATACCAAGATCTTCTCTTACAAATCTAGTCCAGATATCTTCTAAGTTCTTGATATAATTACTAGTGTCTTTTCTTTTTACTCCACTTTTAAGAATGAATTGAAAGAGTATCTTAAATTGCTTAGTATTCCTTAGCCAGTCTAAGTATTCTGTAAAATCAACTGCTCTGAGTTGATCTCTAATTATAGACTCAACCCGAACAGCTTTAGGATTTTTATAAACTTGTGCTCTAGGATGTCCACCTGCATAAGTTACTCTTGCATTATAGAGAGCATTTGTACTAACAAAGCCCTCTTTTATTTTTACGATTAACTGTATTTCCATTGAAGTGTTAAGGATTTTTCCCCCAAGGCATTTCTGTATTTTTTATCATAGGACCACTAGGAGTAAACCCTTTAGTTCTTTTATCGATATCTGACTGTAGTTGCCTATTCTGAATTTCATAGCTACTAGCCATCCTTTGTATTTCACCTTCGGTATAGTTTCTATAGTCTTGATAACTTGCGATCTCTTGAAATAATGCTCTTGGTATCTCTATAAATCTACCATTATTCAATCTTATGGTATATATTTTTGTTGCAATACCATGTCGATTTTTACACAGATTAAAGGTACATAAGCCATTTAGACTTCTAGGTAACTTCTTAACTGTAATAACTACGTCTGCAATATGACCCTTTCTTGAACTGGTACCTAAGTCACCTAGTTCGATTGTTTCACTATCACTTGCCCAAGTATATACTTTAGGCTGACATAATACTTCAGTTAAAATACCCTTATCTTTCAATTTCGTAAATTCATTATAGATACTCGAGAATTCTGAGTACATTCCTCCACCACCTCCGGTATAATCTATTGCAAAGTTTTCGTCATAATCGATGAAACAAGCCTTATAATGTTTAGGACTGTTTATGATATACTGAACATAGTCCTTTGCTGTAATTACACCTGCCGGAGCAATTGTTATATCTAGTAGGTCTCCAATGTCGTTACACATTCTCCTATAAATATTCACTATATCTTTTCTTGCCTCGCTAAAAGGTCTACCAGAATAGATACTAGCAAATCTTAGAATTAGGGCAGACATATCTAGGTCACCCATTACCAAGGCGTGTACTGGGACCTTATGCTCTAACACCATATGTAAGGCCTCAGTTTCGGCTATCAACGACTTACCAACACTTGGAGGAGCACTAATTACTATAATATCTCCATCTTTATAAGCTTCTTCAGTAAAGCATCGATTGATAAAATCATATGAAGATGTAAGTTTGGCTGTATCCATGTCAGCCACTATAGTATTCATGTCCACCCTATTAAAGGGTACTGAATTTAAGTAGTCTTCTCCAGAAGTTTTAAATTCTACTTGTTTAAGATAGTTTAAGTAACCGGAAGGAGAAGATTCGTAAAGATGTCTAGCTTTCCTTATATAAACTTGAGCCACTAGATCCCTCATAAGCTCTCTAGCAGGTTCTATCTGCTCTTTAGTGAAGAACTTATACCTGCGGATCTTATCCATAATTACTTTACTTTCTTCTGGCGTCTTACCAGTTCGCAGCATAATACTTTCAAACATAGGAATATCTATGTTACTTAGGGTATTATTCTTAATAGCGTCTAATAATAGTGCTATGAATGCGTTTCCACTAGTAGATGCCTCATAAGTAAAGAACGTTTTTAGCTCATTTATGTTACTCTTAGCGTCTTGAAAAATATACTGATTAAAGAAACTCAGTACTAAATCAAAGTAACTCTGGTTCTCGTACATATACCGTCCATTTATATTACACTAATAAAGTAATAAACCCTCCCCATCTCTGTTTTTATAGGTTACACTCCTCTATTACCTCCTCTGTCATATTACAGTATTGATAATAGTTTTTAATCAAGTCATTCCTTTCTTTTACACCTTTGGTATAAACTGGAATTTTTCTTTCAGAATATCCCTCTAGGGTGATAATATTCATATGTTTACCTCTAGCACACCTACCAATAGATTGAAGTGTAACTCCAGCTAATTTTCCAGCAAAGAGGCATATATTCTCCAACTTTGGAAGATCTAATGCTCGATATCCGCTACTAGTACTTGGAATAACATCTACTTTGTTAGACTTAATATAGTCACAGGCTTGCTCTAAAGTTAATACTGTCTTATTTCCATCTAAGTCATAGTACACATAACCTTCTCCGCATACTAAGAGTATTTTAAAAGTACCTATAAAATACTTTTCTATCCAAAGATTAAGGATATTTACTAGGTTATTAATTGGAATAAAACATAGAGGATAATGTTTTACAATATTAACAATAGAATTACAAATACCTGGATCTGTCCAGATTTGATTCATCATTTCGAGGTAAACATTAGAACTTTTATCTATTTTTTCAAAATCTAGAGATAGGTCATCCATAGATTTTGATTTTACTCGGACAAAACTAAGATCTATATTCAGGGGCATTCTATAAATTAAAGATGGACCAAAATATTTTATTAAGTCTTTGTTTCTAACGACTACATCACTTAGTCCGTTGCTAAATGATATAGCCTCTGCCATAGTTTTATCTGCAGTTCCAGAAAAACCATAAAATCTCTCTGCATTAACACAGTTCCTATAAATGAATTCTCCTCCTGCATTTATTGTATATTCAACCTCATCGGCTAATACCCAATCATATGAGGCTAGAGTCTTCTTAAAAGAATCACTCTTATTTCCATCTTTTGTTCTCCCCGAATTGCTTAGACCAGAAGTTATTATACAATCAAGCTCTCCGTTTACGTCTTTTTCTTTACTAGATACGTTTAACCCAAACACGGACTTACATCTCTTAACTATCTCATCCCTTGCCTTATTACCAGGGCAGACAATTAATACCTTTTTTCCTAGTACATTCTTAGCATAGTTTGTTAGAGTTGCAATGGTCTGTGTTTTTCCATATCCAGTATTAACAGTCATGAGTCCTATTCTATACTTGAGTAGAAATAGAACGTCATCGTTCTGATAATCTCTTAGCTCAGGAAAGGGATATCTTGGAGAAGAATCTGATCTAATTATATTATCAATAATATAATTATAATTATCAGCGCTTAACTTATCTTTAAAGACTCCAAGAAGATAAGCTGCCCAACCCAGGCCAAGTTCATATCTATATAATCCTCCTTTTACTGAATGTCTTCCAGGATTATATATTTTAATTGTAGTAGTAGTAGGTCCCCAGTCTTTAGTCCAGGGACGATATTTATATTCCGAAAATTTAGTTTCCAGAAAAAGATGATCATTGGGATCATCTGTTTGAACAACCAGGGTATTATTGTCCAGGTTGTGTGTTATCTTTAGCATATATCCATTGTATAGGCAAATTTCTTCTTAATCTTTCTGCCAGAACCTCTTCAGGATCAGGACCATAAGATTTAATTATTCTAATTGGCGCATAATCGATAACAGATTTAACCTTCTCTGCTATCTTTAAGGAGATTTTTGTTTCATCCATCCAGATCCTTATATCGTCAATGTATCCGCTATAATCTCTTATGAAATCCAGCTGATAATCTGATATACTAGACCCTAGGACTGCAACTGGCGTATATTCAGGACACTGTATAAGTGCTGCGATTGCATCAAATATTCCCTCTACTATTACAATCTTATGTCTGAATTCTTCATCTCTCTCAATTATGTAAGGAGGTTTCTTATCAATAGGCGGAAGGAAATATTTAATCTTAGCACCAGGATTCCTAAATCTTATTTGATAGTAGAATACCTCACCATGATATTTGAATGGTATTACTACATTATCATTCCAAAATTTAAAGTCTAAGAATTTATATAATTCTGATAAGAATTGATTTCTCTTTATTAAGTAATCAATACCTTTTTCGCTATAGTCATCAAATTCATATTCGAATTTATCTACAGTCCATTCTTGATCAGTTAATGGTACTAATTTAAATGAACCCTGTCCTAGACAAAAATCTGTTAATGTATCTGGAACATCAACTTTTAGGTTAATATCTGTAGTTACATTAATATACGTTCGGGTACATACAAAACAATGGCCTACTGTTAAGTCTTTCTTTATGTATAGTTTATGTTTAGTATGCCCTTCTTCTCTACAAAATGGGCAATGAATTATATATTCTCCATTGTCATTAGCAAATGGTTCTACTTCTTCTATAGTATTTACATTATAGGCCTCTGTCAATAATTCTTTGAAATCGCAGAAAATTAATCTTTGGCCATTCTTTTTTATTTGCTCTTTATATTCCATTGTTGTAAAGAAAAGTGGAATCTCTAAGAATTACTCTCAGAGATTCCTGTTTAGTAAATTATTATTAAACTTCTTCGTTTGCCTTAGGCTTTGAGATCTTGCGCTTCTTAGGAGCCTTTACTGGTTCAGGAGTTTCTGCTGGAGCTTCTTCAGCAGCAGGCTCTTCTTTAACCTCTTCTTTCTCAGTACTGGGTTCCTCTTCCTTTACTTCAGGAACAGGTTCTGGTTCAGACTGAGGTGTAGGCTCTTCGACTGGCTTTTCTTCTACTTTAGGTTCCTCCTCTGTCTTACCAACATTGAATCTTCTTAAGGCTTCATCAAGTGAGCTAACGATGAATGGTTCACTTGCAGATACGTTTGCACACATGTTAATCTCAAATGGACCCGATACGATAATAGCAATGTCCTTTGGAGTAAGATTTTCCACAAGAAGCTTTATAAAAGCTACTGTTGGAAGGAACTCACGGCTAACAGTGTTACCATGAATCTCTAATCTAATGTTGTTAATTAGAGGTAAGTTTAATAATGAGTTTTTTCCGTTGTAGATTCTCATACTAAATTCTTTTTAATTTATTAAACATTTGAAATTTATATTAGGTGGATTTAATCCATTTGTAAGGATTTAATCCTCCGTAGACTGCGTTTCTTCTACTTCCCGGAAGATTATACGATCTTTTCCCTCCAGTGGAAGGATCATATAGTACATTGTAGTCTCTTCCATAGCTACTTTCTTCCATAGGAAATGTCCAGTAATCTTAACAGGACTAGTCAAGGATACCATTAATACCCTATTTCCGATTTTAGCAAACTCCTTTTTATAGTCGGGAAATTTCTGGTCTAGATATTCTATGATTTTATACCTAGCAACAGCAAATTGGACATCTAATGATCCATCAATAGGATAATGAACTACTCTTAAGAAATGGTTAATTTCCTCTGCTACAGTAGATTCTTCTCTATCAATATCATCCGCAGATTCGATGTCCTTGATAAAATCAATAGACTCTGGGAGAGATTGAATATATTTTCCGAATCCAAATCCAAAATTCTCTTGATCTATGATATTCTCTGGACTATCATAAGGAACAACATAATCGTCTATTTTTACAGACGTGAATATTGCCTTTTTTATTTCCTTGACTTCCCTATTTACAGCCTTTGTTAATCTAAAACCAGGATTACTTGGAAGTCCTATCAGGGAATTCAGGAAATCCCTTGATGTCTCTGCTTTTACTAGATCTCTTCCACTTACTAGAACTATGTTTCCGTAAGTTGCTGCAAATGATAGCAGATAAGGTACGGAAAATGAAACAATATTTCTGGCAGCACTGAGATATCCACCAAAAGGATTAGTAACAATCAGGTGCATCTTCTCTTGTTCAGCATATTCAATTATATCAGGATCAAATTCCATAGGACAAAGAGGAATACAAATATATTCTATTTTATATTTCTCCCTAAGCTCTTTGACCTGATCTACTGAAACTGGACTCTGTATTCCACAGTGACCTACGAGATTACTTTCGAATAGGCTCTCTGGCATAGTCTCTGGGGCTTGATCGAATTTGATGTTACCTGAGAAGAGAATAAGATCCGCCTTTTTCCTACCAATTGCTTTAAGATGATCCCCTAATACATTCTCTAAAGATTCTAGAAAATCTACTCCTACTATTACTGGAGTATCCTCATCAATCATATCTTTTAAGAGATAATCATTATTGGCTGAAATACTCGTATAAAAGTAGTCATAGTTCCCTGAGTAAGAGCCAGGATTATAGTCAATTGTACTAGTATCTAGTCCTACTCCTTGAATTTTAAAATTGTTTTCGTTCATAAGATAGATATATTAATATAATTTTCCTTTTCTTTATTAGGTAACCAAGAAATATTTATTTTTGCCTGATTCCCTGGATTAACTAGGATGGTATTTTTAAGAAATACAGAATCACTGAGAACTTTTGCATTTTTTGAAATTTCATCAATCATGGAGGTAATTAATTTCATGAATGTTTTATTTCTTAATAGCAATAGCTTCAGAACGGTTAAGTCTTGATCAGTTAAACTGTTGGGCTCTATAATATCATCATTCACTTGGATTCTAAATAACGATCTTGCAGAAGAATCACTATTATTATAGAACTTTATACAGTCATCCATTTCATTTTTTAACCGTAATCTCTTAGCAGTTCTAGGATCTCCGTTTAAGTTCAAGAGATTATATTTACTGTGATATCTTCTATCATAGGGTATAATCTCTGGGAACTTAACAGAATAATTATTTAATGATAGGGTTTCTTGATCACTGACTACCTTATACAAGTCATCAATCAAAACAACCTTAATGCCATCAAGATTGTCTTCACTTATTAACCTAGGAAATCCAGGTATCCAGTCTAAGAACCAAATCTTATTCCTATCATACCTATATTTTCTCTGTATTTGCTTTAGTATATCCTTAAACTCTGAATACTTATGGCTTAATGTACTTTCAAAGTAGATATCATTGATTAAATACATCTGAAGATACCTATCAGTACTAACCTTATTGTAGTAATCCTTTATCGCTGACTGAACCATATTAATAGACTGTACCTTCTCATATTTATTTTTGATATTGTCCCAGTCTGGTAAGAAGAATCCATCGTTTTCTATATACGAAATAGGAACTCTTCCCTTATCTTGTTCAATAGGTAACATTTCATAGAAAGACTGCATAGTAAGAAAATGTTCCTCTAATAAGTGTCTTTCTAGGTCTTCCGAATCAGCAAAAACAGCATTACATAATGGACATTTATTCATGCTCTATATAGCCTCTTTCTATAAAAAGTTTCTTTAGTTGATCGCTTAATTTTTTCATATCAGGATGAGCATCTGGTGCAGATCTTAATTCAAAGAAATGAATCCAGTCTGATATAAATGCTGAATGACATACTTCTGTTTTTAGATCCAATGGTAAAACCCTTCTAGCCTGTTGAGGTTTCCAGCCACGTTTTAGTAATTCCATGTAAGAAAACTCAGTAGCTAGGTTACCAAACATCCAAAGATCTACTTCATTCCACTTAGAAGAGCTGAATCTGACATCTTCACACATTCTGAAGAAATCTTTTCCATCGTAATTAGCTTTACTCAAGTCAATGTCATCCGATTGAATGACACTAATCTCGTTACCAAACTTATTCAAGCTGTAGTTGCAATACCTAGTGGAGGTTTCCATAGCAGAGTTCATAGTATGTCTATTAGCTTCAGCAGAAACTCCACGATCACATATAAAATGAGCACAAATACGAAGCTCATGATTCTTACTAGGCTCTGTCAAGTACTTCAAGTCCCCTACTCTATCATTATCCACTAAGACTCGATAATTAGTTGTTACATAATAATTATCGTCATCTTTGCTTGTATGGCATTTGGAGTATCTATTAAAGAAATAGAATAGATATAATTCAGGGGATTTTGGAGTCTCATCAAAGGTTGTTCCCCTAGGAAATGTTAGGTAAACAGTTCCCTGTTCAAATGCTTTTAAGTGACCTGCATTACCCAGTCTTTCTACAAATTTTTCAGCAGAATCCTCTGTTATACTCGATTCCGACTTATAACAGATTCGACCCACTTTTTCTATTTGCTTTTTAATGCCTTCTATTCCAGGACCTTGATCCCAGATTTCTACATAACTATCCAATTGTTTCATATCTTGAAATTTATATTAAGTACAGTTATATGGCTTTAATGCTTTTAAATCTGATTTTTCTCAATTTAAATCATCCTTTCAAAGCCTTATAAATATATAGAGATTATTAACGAATTTTTTATTAACAACAAATTGAATGAAAATGGAAGAACAGGAAAAAAATGAAAAAAAGAAAGAGGGATTTCTGGATAAGGCCGGAAGGTTTATAGAGAAAAACCCTAGAACTACAAAGGCGATTGCCTTAGCTACAGTATTCCTTACCGGTGTTGGTATTGGAAAAGCACGAGCAAACAAGAGAATAAAAAGACTAAAAGAAGAAACCTCACAACTTCGCTCAAGCATTAACGAGTATAGGGATGCTAATGACAGCCTTTGTGAGGCTAATGACAGACTTTTTGCATCTGCAATGAAACAAGTGGGAATCAATGAGAACCTGAATTACGAAAACCAAGGGTATAAGCGTGATTCGGCAAACAATTCCTATCAAATGGGAAAACTTACTGCTGAAAACGAAAGACTTCAGCGTGAAGTTAGCTATCTTAGGAATAAACAGAGTAACTAATTAATATTTAACACAACCAAGACCTTAGAGTATCACAATCAATGTTATTCTGGGGTCTTTTAAATTTTTAAGCTATTATGCCAAGAAAGAAAAATGAAGAATCAAGGGCCTATTATTACTTAATAGGCTCTGAGATAGCTGGAAAACTTAGTAATGGCCAAACTCTCACGAAGAGTGACCTAACTAAGGTTTTTAAAGCAATCGATGAGAAGGCAGACTCGACTAGTTTGCCTAAGAAAATTGGTCGGTTTTTTGACATTCTCTCGCCAGTATTTAAGCGGGAGGATGTAGGAAACAGGGATTTTAAAGTTGTTTTCGTAGATTCTTCCATTACAGTGGAGGATGCAGCGAAGGCAATCGATGATGCTCTCTGTTATCGATTCAAGATTAAGAAGGGAGCAAAGAAACAACAAGTGAAGAAAGTTGCAGGGACAAAGAAGACTATTGTGGCACCTAACATGAAAGTGGCAAGTGCCCGGTTGATAGGCAAGATTCTAAATTTCTTCGTCAGGAGAAAAGTAACTGCAATTAGGTCAAATGAGTACTACACAATGACACGGCAAGAAGGTGTCAGTGGATGTACTCTATCGATTAAGCGTGCAGAACGCTTTTCGAATACCGTCAGTAGCGTAACTGGCCTTCCTGTTAAGTGGAATTATATAAATATTCCAGAGGATGGTCGTTATTTGACCATTGATGGTAGTAATGAAGAAATAAAGGCAATCTATCTGAAGTGGGTAGAATTTGTCAAGACACGCTTTGGTATTGACTTGCCGGTAGACAAGAACAATGCCATCGTAGAAAGACCGAGAGTAACTCCTCCAGTAATTGCAGAAGTGACTACAACTACTCCAGAGAAGGAGATCTCGTACAGTGATGAGGAAAAATACGTACTATGGCTCACAGCAAAAACTCTTCAAGATAGAGGAAAGCTAGATGCGGATGTCTTCCTGACTACGCTGAGAGCTAAGATTCTTGAGTCTAGAGTGAAAAAGATCAACTCTAGAGTCGAATATCAGACTCTCCTACGTAAAGAAAAAATATTCGAAATAGGACGAAATGGGCTAATTTGCGTTAATAACGTAGAAAGGGCAGTTCAAGTCCTTGAGAGGTATGACCCTAAGAAGATTACTTCCAGAGTAAAGGTAGTATCTGATATTAGGGGGATTAAGAGTTTTCTCAACCTTTGGGGAAAAAACTTAACGTTTGAAGAAAAGCATACTTCGGAGAAAAGGGATTTTGCGATATACGAGATAGTTTTTAACTATACGTATAGCTCAATGATCCTATACGCAATCCTTCTATCTTACTTAGATGAAGAAGGAAAAGTACTAGATAGTCAATTCGACTGGATGAATCCTAAGGATCCAACAATTAAGTACATAACGGACAACGTAGATAAGTTCGTAAACTTCTACGATCCGGTACCGTATTTCAAGGATCAATACTCGGGTGAAATCCAGAGTTGGGAAAAATAGCTAGTAATTAGAGCGGAAAAAAAAAGAAAAAGAAAGAAGTCGTAATGGCTTCTCTCTTTTTTTTTACTTAATGTTCTTCGTCATAGTTATCTTTGTAGAAACTATTCTGAAATATATCCAAGGAATGTTTCTCGATAGTATCGGCTAACTTATCATGATCGAAACAGAACTCTTCACGATGTTCCTTTATCCAATCATAAGTTACTACGAGTATTTGTGAAGATTCTCCTTCTTCGCCGCCTCTACTGACGGAATCAATGTCCGCCATTTTCAGCAATTCCTCAGGACTACAGTTCACTTTAGTTACGAACCTGGCTGTAATGTGACCCTTATTGGTATACATTCCGTCATTTATTCCGGCGAAATGAAATTCCCCTGGATCCACTTTTATTCCAGTTTCTTCGTAAACTTCCCTTGCAGCACCGACTTTAAGGTAATGGTCTGAATAATCATAATAACCACAAGGAAAACAATACTTTCCATTAAAATCAGGAGCTCCTTGTCCTCGTTTTTCTACAAGATAGTGATAAACTCTATTGCCCGAGTTGTCTTTGCTCTCAGCAATAATAACACCAACTACTGCAATTTCTGGGGAAATCCAAATTACTTTTCCGGTTCCCTCTTCTCTAGTGCATCGATTTTTAGTTTCCATTTTCAAATACTTTTTTAAAAGGTTTAAGGTTTCCACCTTCAATATTTTTTCTACTATTTGTATCTTCTAGGATAGCAAAGTATATCTTAGAGAAAGAATGAACGAACTCATCTTCACCCAATACTTCTTTGAATAGTCTAGCTACATGGCTAGGTGGATTTCCATATGCACCACATCCAAGAGCCCCTAATACAAGGGATTCATTTTTTCCTAAGATAGCCATTCTGAATATGGCTCTTATTTTTCCCTTTAATGCTATGACATCCTTTGGCTGAAGTTCTCCTGTTTTTCGATCCAGTACTGGTTTCTTTAGTCCAGGAACGGTAATTACGTCACACTGGAATGGATTAATTAGTCCATTATAAGAAACAGCACTCTTAAAAACAGTTATACCAGTTGAGTATATTCCACCAAACATAGGGATTGGATACGTACTATTCCCATAAGGCGGACCATAAACATCTGCCATTCGGTGATCAAATGCATATAGGGATTTTGTTAGGTTACTCCGCCTACAAAGCTCTTCCTCTTGAGCTCTTGCCCCATTAGTTACTCCACCACCTGGAAAACTGAAGGATGCCATATTCAATACAGCACATCCAGGAAGCTTTTCAGCTACATTGAACGTATCCTCATTAACAACTTTTATAATTGTTTCTGGGAAAACTGGGCAATCATCCTTGCTCAATTTCGATACTGTGTTATAAAATATAGATGCTACTGGATCAGGTATTTCATGCCAACGCCCTGTAGGATCTTTATAACCTCCTGCAATGATACTAGTTTTAGTATCTTCAAATACTGAAATAAGTTCTTCCCTAGATTTCATATTGTTTTACTATTATTTTGAACATAATCCTTGAAACTTTGTTGTCCCACTTTATTTTTCATTTCCCCTAAGATCGTCTCGAAATCAATGAGAAATGATCCAGTCTTCTTGGCCAGCTCTCCATCATATCCCACATCAATCCTTAGATCTCCAATGGAATCACGATTAAAACTATCTATATTTCCGTGACAATGGCCATGAATCATGAATGCACCCCTAGATTTATGATTCCACGAAAGATGCGGAAAATGATCCATAACCAAGTAATACTTCTCAGATTGATATATAACAGTTACCTCTAATCTGTCAGCAATAACGTTGAAATATCTCCTCAATCCTTGTAATAATTCATGAGAATCATGATTCCCCGCTATCATGTAAGACTTAAGAGGTTTCATTAACTTTAGTACAGACTCAGCTTCTGGTAATGTATATTTCCAGAAAAAGTCACCTAAGTTAAATACCACATCCCCCGGTTCTATGGTTTCTGCCAGTTTTTCCTGAATAAAACCATCCATTTCTTCTATATTCTGAAACGGACGATTTCCTAACTTAATTATGTTCTTATGACCTAAGTGAAGGTCAGACATAAACCAAATTTTTCTAATACTTTTATTATCTAAGTTTAGACTATACGGTATTTTCATAAATCAAAATCATTTAATAAATTTTCATCTACCTGTAAGGGTTTAGAAGGACTAAACTTGTCCATTAGCTCTTTCAATATCTTTCCCTTTAATGTATTAGGATTACTTAGTTTCTCTAGAAATATTCTACCTCTATTTTCCCATAACCAAGAGTCTATCTTATCTATGGACCAAGAAAAAATTTCCAAGACTTTATCTTCATTGAAGAACCATTCGTCCCGGAAATCCTCTTTATAATCCATTAAGCATAAGTGAAGTTTGAGCTCTAATACTCTATCACCTTCTCTCCAGGCTAAGAATTTACCTAATGGATTATGAAGGTCATAGGCTATTTCTCTTTCTAATTGAGTTTCACTATAACCTATTTTCAGGGCTTTCCTAGTTCCATCCCAGGACCCTGTTCCAAATAAATATATCATTTTACAACTTTCTACGTAAAACAGGTGACACAAAACAAACACCTGTTTTTTAAGTACATTATTAAATTCATGTATCTTTCTAATAAGAAGAATTACACTAAGTTACCCAATAGTTAACTACTATTCATGGCACACTCCACTTCATTTTATTAATTCATGAAATGTACTATATTAGGTGCAGTGTATATCATATAACGCACCCTACCATCGGAACATTGCGTAGGAATTGGTTTGTTCAAGGGAATTTTTTCTCCCATACTGTTAATGAACCAACCACTTTCTTTTGCTTGAGTTCCTTGCCATGATTCGCTCATTGGTACATAGGGATTGACATATCCATTACCATTTCCCATACCAAAAATAGCGTCGATCGAATTAAACATTGTTGCTAATCCATTACCAATCTGGATAACATTATCGATCACTGATCTTCCCATCTGAAGAGTTTGAATAACTTTCTGAGCTTTAGTCTCTTTGTGGGATGATTTCTTTTCACCTAAGGAATAACTGTTTCCCCAACCATCGGTGATAATGGTCGGACCACCTTCTTCTTCTTTTGTTTTTTCTTGGTCCGGAGATTGTTGTTCTTCGTCTTCTTTGAAAATATATCGAATTCCAAGAACAATCGCAGTTCCTGCAGCTACAGTAACTAATATCTTCAGACCTGTTGCTAATATTGTACTTAATAACATTAATTAAATTAAACAAAAAGTTCTTAGTCACAATTTCCTACACCATACAACCCCTCTCTATTTAGTTCCGGGGTATGGTGGACTGTTGACTAAGATCGCATGATATTTTACTATATTCATACCATCTTAGAATTTTTTATTAAACTTCTCTTCATGTTCTCTAATTTTTCTTATGAAAGTGTATGATTAAAATCGTGTATTTAAACACGGCTTACTTGAGTAAGGCGTTTGGGGGATAGAAAAAGAAACAATATTTTCTCAGATATATTGCCCGAAAATCCTTACTATTGTAATATAAATTTTAGTGATTATGAATAAAAGGATAGTTTTAGTTAGTTCAGAAGAATGCCACGATTATGTGGGATTATATGGATTAAAACTAAGTTGTGGAGTCTATCCTCTAGAACTTCTAGAGAAGATGGACGAAGAACAAAGAAATGATCTTCTTGCACTTGGTGAAGGGGATGGTGCATTATTAATTGGCGCTAAAGCCTTCAGTTACCTGAGAGAAAGGTATCACTTTGGTATTCGTGGTGAAAATTACTTCGATTGTTCCAGAATTTATAGAGTATCCTTAGAAGGCGGAGCTTATGTTAGATGTGCAGTAGATGTACAACAGGCATTGATTCCAGGTCTCTTAGAAGACTTTATAAGTCCAAGTTTTACAAGAGAGGTTGATTACCATGATTTCAAGTGGTGCGTAATTCACACTGTGACTGATGCATTGAGGTTCCTTGATTACGTAGACTCATTACCATTGGACACTGACTTTGGATTTGACTATGAAACTAGTGGAATGCCAATGGAGAAAGTGTTCTTTGTATCAGGTTTTGCAATATCTACAGCAAAAGAAGCGGCTTTTATTAGCTTAACGGACTTGAGACATGAAGTAGGAGAGTCTAGTGAAGGGTATAGGGCAGTCTTAGATAAACTGGCAAAATTTCTATCTAAGAGAATGAAACATATCTGGACTTATAACCTACAATTCGAGTATCAGGTTAGTCATAGAATAATGGGAGTTGACTTATATGAACTATCAGATGCATCCGTCGTTAATGTACTAGATGGATTACATGAGAAGAACTACTCTCTCAAATGGACTGCTCAAAGAGTACTTGGTGTGAAAGTTTGGGATTCTGACTTCGATAGACTTAGTGACTTAATTGAACACATGCTATTGGAGGAAGTTGGTAAACTTAAGAAGGACATTCACCTAGAATTAAAAGTAACCCCAGAAAACTTTACAAATACTCCTGAATGGGGAGAAATTTGTAAGAGATATCCTGGATATGAAGATGAATTTAAGGAACTGATCTTAGAGTATTGGGGAAATCAATTCATGCCTATCCCAAGTGAAATCTTAGGAAAGTATTGCTGCCTTGACTCATTCTATACTCTTATGATTTATCTTAAGAAAAAGTCTGAGTATACAGAAGAGTGTTTCAACGTTTTCTTAGATAACCTGAGACTTGGCGCAAGACTTATGTCACATGGCCACTATATAGATGAGCCATTCAGACTTAGATTTGAAAAGTATTGTAAGGAGATGATGGCTTGGTCTAGTACTTGGGCAACTAGAGCTCTTTGTTGGATAAAGATGCAAAAACATCAATCCTTGGCTACTAATATAAAGAGATATAAGCCAATTGCTGTAAAACTATTGGAAGAAGGAAACTTTTTTCAAGGTAATATAATTGAAATCTTAAAATATATCTTAACAAGTAATCTCGATTACCTAGATTCAACAGAAACTGGATTAAATGAGGGAGGACTTGTTATGAAATATGGACAGGACTTTGGAGAAAAATTCGTAGATTTTGTTAGACAAGCTGCAAGCGAAGTTAAGTTAAAGGGTAAGATCGACGAAGGTATTATTAGGAAAAAGAAATTCTTAGGGGTCCTGGCAGAAAAAACAATACATCTCTTCGGAATTGATAGTCTTAAATTTGATTCAGAGGGAAAGATTAATAAGAAGCATATAGAACTTGAGAAATACATGTATTATCGAAAGATATATACTGAGCTGGAAAAAATAAATAAAAAACAGCTTAAGGATATTCATAATATCCCAGAGAAAATATATATCTTTGGTAAGAAAATGGATCTCTTGGAGTATTCTAAGTTTCTATCTGATAATTATTTCATGTGTCTTAGTCCAGAACAGAATGATAAAATCGTATATGATATGATGGTTAATCCTATCATTCCTGGACTTAAAGGAAAAACTGCTTTCTTAGCTGCCATGTCAGAAAGTATCCAGCAGTTACCTGAGACAACAAAATTCTATTCAAGTAGAGGTATTACTGATATAGATGAAGGTTATCAAGAAATGTTAGATGAATGGAAAAAGTATTATGACAGTAATGGCGAATACGAAAGCCCATTATACCCGAAGAAAGTATTTGACCTAGCATTCGAATTTTATGGTAGCCCTAAACTTGGAAAAAAAGTTAGTGTGAAAGGTGTAGAGACAGTTTTATATCAAACCGCAGATAAAGTAAAGGAAATTTGGACAGATTTTCTTGGATTTAACACACAAACACAACTTTTTCCAGAGTATCAGGGTGATTACTTAAATTATGAAAGCCCATTTGATCCTGAGGTAGATCTCAGTAATGATTTCTACTTTATGAGAAAATTCACACTCAACTACCTCATATATAAGAAACATGCGAAAATGTTAAGTGTGTATGTAGGTCCAGATGGAATGTTTAATAAGAGGGCAAAATGGGTAATTGAAGATGAGCATCATATTCCAATTAGAGATGCAGATCCGGATGAACCAGGAGCAGTAAAGAAGAATTTTACTCCATACGAAGTACTCAAAAAATCAAGTAAACGCTGGTCATCAAGTTTTCATACGATTCCCTCACATAGCCCTGTCAAAAATTGCTTAATTCCTGCTCCAATTCGGAACAAAAATGGAAATATCATATATGGTGGGGATGACCAATTACTAACATATTTTGACATTAACTAGAAACTAGTGTCACATAAGGGTGACCTTATGAAAAACAAACTTACTAAATGCTGGAAAGACTTGTTAGGTCTCTAGTACTAGCCGATTTAGTCACGGCAGTAACAATCTAGGGAATAGAGTTAATCAGCAGGTTTAAGAAGAACGAAAAAAATTAAAATTTAAAAAAAAAATGGATTATGAGGAAATAAAAAAATTTATAAAAGATAATGGTATTGAGAAGAGGTCTAGGCTGAGAGAGGAGTATAGAAAGGTTTATAATTGCTTCAAGAAATTAAGTAATGATGAACAAGAAAAATTACTGCCTTCGAACTTAGGTAATTATTCTAATCTCAATACTGCAAACGACTTTAAAAGGTTTATTAAAACTAATAATATTCACTCTCGAAAAACATTACATACTGAATATCCTGGGGCTTATCTTAGGTTCTTAAACTTTCTATCAAAGGAAGAGCAAGAAACTATTTTACCTTATAAAGGAACTATAAAAAAGGCAGATTACTCTACTTTGAATACTGAGGATGATTTTAGGAAATTCATTAAAACATACGAAATTGTAGGCCGTTATGATTTTCAAAAAAGATTTCGAGGAGGATATAATAAGTTTATTAAATTGAGTAGTGAAGATCAAAATAGAATTCTCCCTAGTATGCTAAAAGATTATTCGTATATAAATACATATGAGGATTTTCGTTCATTTATTCAAGAAAATAATATAACCTCCAGAATAGATCTTTGTCGTAGATTTGAGCAAGTATATTGCAGATTTAGTAGACTCTTATCTAAAGAGGAGAAAGAAAGTCTATTACCAAACAATAATAGAGATTACTCTAATATTAATACGGTAGAAGATTTTAAGGTATTTATTGCTGACAATAATATCCTATCTAGGAAGGATTTTTATAGAAGATTTCGTAATTGCTATTATAGGTTCTTATTATTATCTGATGATGATAAAGATAGCATATTCCCGCTCATTAACTCTAATGGGGAACTATTTTTGGCAGACCTATTTACGGGAAATAATATTGAATTTACATCTGAGAAAACTTACCCAGATTTAAAGAATATATCACATCTTAGGTTTGACTTTTATTTACCAGAATATAATATCTTAGTAGAGTATCATGGGTGTCAACATTTTGATCCTAACGATAAACGTTATTCAGAAATTGCTATAAAAAGGGATCATCTGAAGTACGATTATGCTAAGAAAAATAATATACCATTATTATATTTCACTAATGAAATAAAAATTTACGAAAAATATGGATATTTCACTGAAGTAATTACAGACAGTAATGTCCTTATTCAAAAAATAAAAGAAAATCAGCCCGACTAACTGATTAAATTCTTAAACCCCAACGACTATCCCAGTAATGGGAGTACACTTGAAATCGTTAAGTGGAAACGGTAAGAATCTCAGAAATGAGATTAAGATATAGTCTGATCTGCATAGAGATATGTAGGAGTTCATCTTAGTTTTAGCTAAGTGAGAACCGGGAGATGTAACGTGCCTCCTGAACACAATGTAGTAGTGCCGAGGTTAAAATTTAGCCGTCACTTATAGTAATGTAAGTGATAATAAACGGGCAAAAACGGTGAAAGCTGAGATGCCAATACCGTGCTAACTTATTTAAATTGCGAAAGGTTAAGTAAGTAGTGTAGAGCATAGAGAGTGAATAAATATAATCTCTCCACGAGTGTCCGTCATCCTAGTTATCTAGGATGAAAATATATGCCGAGCTATGGATAAAATGAATCCATAGAACTATAGGATAAAAAGCCTATAGGGTAACAATCTGTAAGAGCGCGGGGTAAAAAATTGCCCACCGTAATAGTAATATTACGGGGTACAGGGAGCAAAAACGGTGAAAGCTGAGATGCCAATACCGTGCTAACTAAGATAATATTAAAGGTATCCTAGTAGTGTAACGCATAGTAGGTGACGAATAGAATAATCCTACCACGAGTGTTCCCCACCCTATCTAATAGGGTGAAAATATATGCTGAACAATTGAGAATTAAGAATCAATTGAACTTAGAAATAAAAAGTTCTAAGGATAACAAAATTGACGCGTCTTTGGATCCTGATCTAATAAGTAAGTTCAACGCTGGAGAAGACATATACATATATAGTTCGAAACTATATTTAGGTGAAGAAGGTTGGAATAACCTTAGTAAAAAAGAACAAAAGACTTATAGAAAGAAATTCAAGACCATAGATAGATGTGGCATAACTAAGTAATTAGTTAATGAAAAGGTTGTGAACCTAGAAATCTAGGGTGTACTAATTTATTAGTGCTAACGGTGGAAAGCTAAGTCTTAATAATAAGATATGCCAATACCGTGCTAAGCTTAGATTAGTCTAAGAAAGTGTAACGACTATCCTATGACGTTAAAATAATTTTAACCGAGGAGTAGGTTTAGAGTGAAATTCTCTATTCCGAAGTGCAACCTATCCGAATAATCGGATAATGATATAGTCTAATCTCATAAGAAATTATGAGTAGTAATGATTCTTGGGTGTATTGTACGGCTTAGGGAAAAATTCCTTAGCAGCTCGACTAGATAGTTCTGTTGAAGAAGCTGAGAATATTATCCAGAGTTTATATAAGTCTTTTCCAAAGCTCAGGGAATATGTGGAGTCTCAGGGTCAGTATCCATTAGATCATGATGGTTACATTAATACCATGTTAGGAGACAAATTAAGGTTAAGGGAGTATTATGAATATTTGCCAAAAGCAAAAGATCAAAAAGAAGCGCAAAATATAATTGCCAGAATCAAAAGATTAGGTGTAAATTTACCTATTCAAGGAGGAACTAGTACAATTATGGCTAGTGGATTCTTTAATAATATTAGGTCATCAATTAAAGATGGTTGGAAGCAACCATTACAACCTATTATTACAGTGCATTGTTAGTTTATGGTGCACTATAAACCTACTTAATTGCTGGAACAACTTGTTAGGTCATTGGTACTATCGAATAGAAGTAAAAATCCAATGAATAGAGTCAATCAGCAGTAAGTTATAAACTTATTCAACGACTATCGAAAGCATAGGGGAAACCTGAAGAAGTGAGTAGAGTAGAGCACAAGCGATGGGTGTTCGAAAAAGTAGGCAGTAATTATTTACTGAAGATATAGTCTCGTCTAATCAGAGATGATTAGCTGTGGCATTGCCCGGCATAAATGTAGCGAATTTATGTGAAGAGAACGGATTCTAATACTAATCTTATTCCAATAGATCACATATTTGATATTAGGGCATATTATGATGAAAAATATACGGATTATTGTGCAACTATTGGGCCAAAGATAAAGTTACTGTTTGATCTTTTGTGTGGATATGGATATGAATCTGCATGTCCATTAACGCAGATAGACAAAAATACGATAGAATTTTCTGGTCCTGCTAGTAATCTTATATTAATTTATGACAAATTAATGAATTCCCCTAGTATCAGGTGTGAATGTGATAAGACTAGGGAAGAGCTAGTATCAGAAAAGAAGATGATTGAAGATCCATATTACAGAACAATCTTAGAAAATGGTTGTTCTATATCGATGGATGTATCAAAGGTGACCGTTAGGTTTCACCGACTATAATATTAATTCTGTGGGCCAGCCTTTAATGTGGGGCTGGTCTATTTTCTCAAATCCCTTTAAATTCTTATAAATGAAAGTACTTATTTTTCTTGGGTAAAAAAAGTTCAAAAATTATTCAATGGCTGGCTCGTGATGAGTCGGTCATTTTTTTTATACCCCTTAAATGCCTTATATATGTACGTGTAATGTTTATTTTACTCTGAAGAGGATCAGTTCGTGATGGATAGATTCTCTTTTTTTTTTTCATCCCCTTAAATTCTTATATATGTAAAAGTTTAAGAATTAATAGAATGTTTCTTATTAGAGGATCAGTCCGAGATGGATAGATTCTCTTTTTTTTTATCCCCTTAATTCCTTATTAACGTGTAATACTCTCATTTTAGTATGATGTATATTCAGATGTCAGGTGGAGATCAGTCCGAGATGGATAGATCTCCTCTTTTTTTTATCCCTTTAAACCCTTATATATGTTGTATATTATATCCATAGATTTAAAGATTTAAATTTTTGTTATTGAAGAAGAGGGTCGCCTGTGATAGGTCATCCTCTTTTTTTTATCCCCTTAAACTCTTATATATGTAAAACATTCATAACAATCATATTTAGGTTAAATAATTTTTAGAGGATTGGTCCGAGACGGATAGATCCTCTCTTTTTTTTGAAGAATCTGAAATCCCCTTAAATCCTTATATATGAACATAAAGGAATTAGATTTTAGAAAATTGCAGCAGATCGGACCCCGCCGATGATCGAAAGGACGGGCTCAGCTGCACTCCGGGGAACCCACAGACGCACAGACGATCAGTCAACTCTCTAAAACGGGTTCCCCTCTCTTTTTTTTTCTTCCCTCTTAATACCTTAAGAGTATATAAACACAACACCTAACAATTATGAATAAAAATTTAAAAGACGCTTTAAGTTCAACTAAAGGCCTATTGAAGGACATTGAAAGCTTAGTAGACGTAGATGAATTACTAAGGCTTGGCTACATTAGCGTTTCAGTTTCTCCAAGTGGTGAAACATGGAAACTAACTAAGAGTGGAAGATCAGTATTAAAATTTTACACAGGAAAGCCAAGCATATATGAAAGGATCTCTGATTTATTTTATAAATATATCCTAGGCTTCAACGTAAGTGTATAAAAAGGAATCCCCGTGTCGGGGGATTTTTTTTGAACAAAAAAAAAAAGAGGATCTATCCATCCCGGACTGATCCTCCAATCATTATTTTCAAACTTAAAAAAATATTTTTTATGATCATATATAAAGCATTAAAGGGATATGAAAAAAAAAGGATCTATTCATCACGAACCGATCCCCTAGTTATTATTATGAAATTAAATTATTATGCGTCTGTTTCTATATATAAGGCATTTTTCTCTTTCTGGGGCGGTATTTTTTCTCCCCTTAATGCCTTATAAATAGATATATATAGAGTATAATAAATCTCAAAAAGAATAGTCAGTCAGGGTTATACATAGTAATATGTATATCTCGATCCTATTTTTTTTGAACAAAAAAATGAGGGGATATATCCATCACGGACGATCCCCTTTAGTAAACATGTATGAAAGATAATATAAATTACATATATAAGGCATTATCCCCTTTCTGAAGGGGTATTTTTTTTCTCCCCTCAATGCCTTACTTTTGTATTGTAAATAATATTTAATTTTTTTAATTCTATGAACGACGAGTATTATGTAAAGATTGAGGCTTCAAAAGAAAATGAAGCGAAAGAGTTCGGGATTATTGAGGTATATCCGTACTTAAACTATTCTTGTGAAGAGGAATGTCTGACGGAAGACTTGAATGACCTTTTTCAGACTTCGCTCAATGGTAGAGTATCTGAGATTTATATCTTGGTTAGAAGTCAGGAGGCACAAAAGAGGTTGATTGATGTTCTCCTTGGTTCGGGTTATGACACGGCAAAGGAGGTATCTGCACGTGACATTGTAGCTGATACTATCGGAAGCTGTTTTCGTGAGAAGGAGCTTGATGAAGTTCTAGCTGATCCAAAAGATCGTCAATACTTTTCCTCTGAAAACATTTGGGGAAAGTCCAGTGACACCGCTATCAGTGTCAAGATTAAGAACCGTAACCTAAGAGAGTTCAAAGAGCTCATTAAGTCTTTGAGGAAGACAGAAAATTTCAGGAATGTTTGGAAAGAAGAGGGCGGACTTATCATTAAGTAAACAAGAATTCGTATTATAGTAGACTAACGGCGGTTGGTCTACTTTTTTTTATCCTTCCCTATTAATGCCTTATATATATAAGTTTAACAATAAAAAAAAATGATTAAATATGAAACTAGACAAGGAACAATTCTTAAAAGATTTGGCATCTTTATGTAACAATAAGTTTTCAAGATGCCACTTTATCGGGAAGTGGATGAAGAAGGGGGAGATGGAAATCTTTCCACTGAAAGAAGACTCACACCACGAGTTGGTATTAGAATCTGATATAGTTTATTACAGAACCATACCAACGGGGGAAAAGGAAAGGTTAAGAAACCAACCAATAGAATTAATTTATTCTCTTTTTGATGAAGTGAAAGAGAGAATAATTCAATCCTTCCAATGAAAGAGAGAGTGAGCTAGTCCCAAAAGGATTTGCTCACTTTTTTTTATTTATTGAATTTATATCCAGGTTTTCCTAGGACCATACATTTCTTTGAATTTGGATACCAATATTTTATATACTTTATTTTTGGCTTTCTCCAATACCCACAACCTTGAAACAATTGGTCCAGGAACACCATTATAGATGCAGTACTTGCTTTAGTTTGATACTTAAACTTCTCTAGGACAAGAGGTTTTAGTATATCAATAAAATTTTGTGGACTAGGATCTCCCAATTTAGCTTTTATCTCTACGCCCCTATAGAGCTTATCAACCCAACAATATTTAACCACAAACCATCTACTAAGGTCAGTTGCTTTTGCAGTTTTTGTAAATCCTTGTACTTTACTATAGAGATAGTTTAACCTATTTCTTGCCACAGTTACTGGCATTTTATCCCCAATAGGAAAGAGTTTAAAAAGCTCTTTTTTAAAACTGGACTCTGCATTAGGTTCATCACCAAGCCAATCACACAGTATCTTTGCGGATTGGAAATGTCTCGTCCCTGGTCTTCTTACTTTAGTATTCTCAAAAGAGAAATACTTATTAATATTAAGATGAATCTTAGGTGATATTTCTAATCTCCTTTTTATTCCACAAAAAATGTTTTCTATTTCCTGATTTGTATAGCAAGACCATAGCTTGAAAGAATTTCTTATCTCCTCTTCCAATGCCACTTGATCTATTTGACGAAGTTCATAGTCATATTCAGGATCTGGATTCCCCCTTACTCTTCTTTTTCCAAGAGTAACTACTACTTTAGCTTCATATAACCCGTCTTTTTCTAAGAGTCCAATGAAAGGAAGATCGATAGTACATAAGTACTTATAAAGTTCAGCTTTACTACTTATGCCCTTTACCAGGTCTTTTATCTTACTGTAAGTAATAATATCATCTGCACTCCACTTTCCTTTCCTACCTTCCCAAAACTCATAAATTAACTGATCTTTTTCTGGAAAATCATGGGACAGGAATAACTTAAATGAATCTCCCGTAGCTATTCCTTGATTTACCATAGATATGACTAAGTCTTCTTGCGAATTTACTTCACAAAATTCCATTATTGAATTAACCATGCCCTGATCAATATCTTGGGGACTTAGGTTAGCTTTCGTATGGGGTAATTCTTTTCTAAGTAGATCCAGTCTATCATATTTCCCTAGGAACTCTAGAATTTTTTCAGACTTGTACCAACCCGGGCAATGTTCCTGGTCTTTAAATAACAGACTCAATGATAATGCATCCTCCTCATTAGCTTCATCTAAGACAAGATATTCTTCTATACTTGGATTATATTTCACAAACACCTCCAAGATTTGCTCTATTGTTTGTTCATTATTGTCAAATCCAATGTAACAATAACGTCTTTCTTCACAAGTTAATATATATACCATAATGTTAATATTTTTCATAAATAAGGAAAAGGAAGCTGAGGAAGTCCAAAAACCTTACTAATGTATATTATGTGCGCCTGTGTTGTAATTGGTAGCCAAGCTTGACTTAGGATCAAGTGTCTCGGTGACGTGCAGGTTCGAGTCCTGTCAGGCGCACTATAGTCCATAGCAGATAAGATGCTTGCGGTGATTCTTAGTAATTCACATAACCCGCTCAGCCAACTAAACGACAGAATGTGTCTTACCTAGCTATGGATTTTTTTTCCTTCCCGAAGTAAAAGAAATGCCTTATATATGAGATAGATAATTCATTTGTTTAACTTAAATTGATGAGAGTCATGGAAGTTACTAGTTTACAGATTTTGGCGAAAGCCAACTTATTCAACGAGGGGAAAGGATTTTGTGTAATTCAATCCCCTGACTATGAGGGAGGTTTTTATGTATCTGCACTAGCAGGTACTAAGAATCAGGTTGCCCCTTACCTTTTCGAAGGGGAAAAAATACTGTGGGCAGGCACGCCCAAACAATTTGCTAACGAAAAGCCAGTATTTACTGAGGTATTCTTAGGAAACACAAGAGAGGTATCTTTCTTTGGTGTTTCATAGTCAAACTGACTTTTCAAAGTACAGAAAGAACAGAGGTCTATACCTCTTTCTTTTTTATCCCCCAAAATCCTTACTAATATATTAATATTAACTTAAAAACAACAATTATGAAGAGATTATTATTTTTATTTAGTGTTCTGTTTTTTGGACTAAATGTTCAAGCAGACAGAGTATTAACAGAAGAGCAGTGGAATCAGCTGCCTAGTGAAACAAGAGAAAAGATTAACTTCCAGAAGAGTAGTGAATCCGCCGATAAGTGGGCAAACATTGGCAAGCAGATAGGCATAGCTGTTAATGAATGCCTTAGAGCGATTGAGGGTTCAGCTCAGAGAATTTCAAATACACACCTAGGAAGAGTTGCCATCGGTATAGTAATCTGGAAATTATTATACACAGATATTTTGGGAATAGTAATTGGAATATTTCTCTTGGTATTAAGCATTGTTTCGTGGCGAAGATGGCAAAAAGCTTCAAAGGATAACGATGAAGCTGCGTTTGCGACTAACGTAGTTTGCCATATAGTCTACTTTGTTGCGAGCTTAATATGCCTGTTCGCATAAACATAGTAAAGGGGTGGTAATGGCCACTTCTTTTTTTTTTTCATCTCAAATCCCCTTAAAATCTTATAAATAGAGTATAATGGTCCGGTAGCTCAGCTGGATAGAGCAACAGTCTTCTAAACTGTAGGTCAAGAGTCCGAATCTCTTCCGGATCACATATGTATTGTTGAATTTTTCGAGAATTATGAAAGGATCTGCCTGTGAAGGTGGATCTTTTTTTCCTTCCCCAAAACCATATTAGTGCCTTATATATATAGAGATAATTAATATGATGTTAAATTTAATAAAATTAAGAAAATTATGTTAGTTGAAATTAAAATTTGGGATCAAAAAGCAGTAGTATCGCCAACAACGGTAATGTTAAATCCTGAAGATTTTTACAAATGTGTAAGAGACCCAAAAGGCGTTTTCTCTTATACTCTCACCACGAATAAGGGTGACGAATATACCATTCTGGAGAGCGAGGTTGACTACCTCGAAAAGAAGGGGTACATTATCAGAAGGAAATAACCCTTCTAAAACAACATAAAAAGAAAGGAAGCAGAAATTGTTTCCCTTTCTTTTTTTTCTTCCATATAACCCTTCAAAGCCTTATATATAAGAATAATTCGATAGTTCAGAGAAAATCTACGATTAGATCTTATGTTTAGGTTTTCTGAGGTAGAACACCAGGTATATAAAGCTAATATATCGGGGAGGTCGGGGGTTCGATTCCCTCTCGAATTATTTTTTTTTTCTTCCCCAAATGTTAACTAATGCCTTATATATAGAGTAATGTTTAATTTAGATGTTGCGCACGACACGTATTTAGTGTATTTGAATATGGAGACAAGTATGGAACAAGTTTTGGAAGGTAACGTATCGATCGTTCTTGGCATCGATACTGATACTATTTCAGAGAAGAACAGTGATCGTTATTCCGAGATTCTAGATGCTTATGCAAATAATTCCGGAATCAAGGAGTTCAAGGACTCTAAGGGACTGGTTAGGGTCCACTGCGAGTCATGTAACTTAGGTATTGGCACATTGTCCGATTGGGCAAAAGAGGGTATTGATGCCTTTGTGCCACGAAAAAGCACAGCAGTAGGAGAGTGGCTTGCTCTCCGAGATAATTATAGATTCCCAAGCTATCTCCCAATAGAATTATTCGAAGGGAGAAAAGAAGGGGAAGTGATAACGTTTGCCTCCAAGTGGGGCGAGGTTCAGTTACATCTTTGCCAAGACAAGTGGCAAACAGGTAATGAACTTCAATTCCAACAAGTTCTCGAACGATTGTTTTAGGTCTGAGAGAGAACTAGGATAAGAAAAGAAAGGAAGCAGAGATTGTTTCCCTTTCTTTTTCTTTCCCTTCAAAACCTTATATATGAGATATAATTCGATAGCTCAGTTGGCCAGAGCACAACACTTTTAATGTTGGGGTCGAGGGTTCGAATCCCTCTCGGATTATTTTTTTTTCTTCCCCAAATGTTAATCAATGTCGTTATTGCCTTATATATAGGTTTAATTTATAAAAAACAAAAAAGATGGAAACAAAAGTATTAAAAAATTTAGCACTCAGGGCCAAAGACCTTGGAGTTAGATGCAAAGGGACTGCAGAGGAGATTCAAAAGTGGTTAGCGGCAAATGAGGCAAGTGAAAAAGATATAGTATCTCTATTGATGCTTAATCTTGTTTTTCAATGTAATGAGTTAAGATATCTGATAGAGGTTTTAAAAATTTCAGAAAGAGAAGTCGAAAATGACAAAGAAGCGAAAAATTTCATAGTATCCTTGGTAAAGGAAACCGAGGATACTCTGTTAAGTGTAATAAACGAGTTTAAAGAGGAGGAGGTCTAAGGCCTCCCCTTTTTTCTTCCCCAAAGAATAATCAATGCCTTATTTATGAGATAATTAATTAATGTTTAATTTAAAAAAAAGATTATGGAATACTTATTTTCAAAGCATGATGATGGATCTCGGGTCTATCACATTATTGAGATGATCCCAACTTCCGGTAAATTCGCCGGAATGGTTGTTGACGTAAGGTATAAGGCGTTAGAATACGTCGACAACCATAAGGCTTACTTAAGTGACATAGTTGCTTCTTGCGACTATATCGTAGGTGGCAAGAAGGTTAACGTCGGGGGATACGGCCTTTTTGATATGGCCGGAAATCCTTTGAAGAAGGACGACCTTCAGTCGTTCCTCGAACAGCTCGTAAAAGCTGGAGATTTATAAGAGGAACTGTTGAAGCTTTTCAAAAAACACAGTAAACGCTGTGTTTTTTTTTGTTCTCCCCATTAATGCCTTATATATAGAGTTTATAAAGAAAATGTCTAACGAAAAAAAAATTAAGAATTATGAAAAATCCTATTAACAACCCTGTGGTCATTGACTACATAGGTAAGATAATACTCTACTTCTTTTTAGGGGTAGTATTATACTTTCTGTTCGGTGCGGCAAAGGAACAGCACCGCTCCCACTTGCTCCGGGAGTATGAGGAGGAGCATTATGACCTTAGGGTCGACACAGTCTTGTACAATGTCGATCTAGATGATTATGAGAAGGAGCTTCAGCAGCGTCGTGAGGACGCATTGAGGCTCAAAGAAACCCCTAGGCCTGTACCCATACGACAGGTAAAGGAAATTAGGGTGACCGTAACTAGGTATAATCCAGTTCGGTCGCAGTGTGATAGTACACCATCTATTACGGCCGATGGTAGTAAGATAAAAACCGGGAAGGAAAAGTGGATTGCAATCTCCCCTGATCTTCTGGAACATTTTAAGTATGGAGACCGAATTACCTTAACAGGTACTGGCTCCGTGGATGGAACATATACCATCCATGATAGAATGAATCCCAGATGGATTAGGAGAATCGACATCTTAACTCCTGGCACTACCGCCAAAGGTAGGTGGACGGGAACAATAAAAAAAGAGAGCCCCTCTTAATGGGGTTCCCTTTCTTTTTTATCCTATCCATGCTTTCCAAAGATTTCTTACTAGTCCAATGAAGCCAGTATCTTTTTTTACCTTCATCTTTGGTTTGTGATAAACCTTCTTAGGTTCTGGGAGAGGAAGTTCTTCTTGTCCTGAATTAGGCTCCGGTTCTTCTCCCTCCTTTGATAGGATGTTAGTTTTTACTTCAATCTTTTCTTTTATTTGCGGCTTAATATATTCTTTGAGCGTTGTTGTATTCTCTTTTAGGAATGAAGATAGAATTTTCAACCTCACTGGGAGGATTCTCATTAGGACTCCATTCTTCTCAAAAGATGCTATGGCTTCATCATCTGGTTCAGTATCATCATCTAATGAGATCCAAAGATTTACGACAATATTATCCTTAAAATTCAAAGTATATATGTTATAATTAGGCCCAAATTCAACATCTATAGTTGAATAACCTAATTCTTCTTTTTTCAGATATTTCTCTCTATCACTTTTATATCTAGTTTCTGGAGTCATGATATTTCATAAGTTCATTTACAGTCCAACTTTCCTCTATATCCAAGAATTCGCTTACTATTTCTCCATCAGAATTTTCGTAATAGGGTGATCCTTGTGGTACAGTACATCTTAAGAATACTAGTACTTCCTTGTTACACATTTCTCGTATTTCACCATTGATATCCATATAGGTTATTATCTTATCGATCAGTTTATTATCAGCATTAAGTATATCTATGCTGGTTATAATTTTTAGCTTATTTGCAGAAAATCTTACTTTATCCTGAGAATAAGAATGATATCCTTTATGTATATCAATTAGCCCTTGAAATAGTTCTGATGGTTCCTCTACTAACTCAACCCTATCACATCGTCTTCCTTTGTAATAGAAGAAGTTAGACAGAGCGTACATTGGGGAAAATAATCCGCTTGCTTTTAATACCACTAGTTTAAAAGTCACTACTGGTTTAAACGCAAATTTTCTATCAGAAGATTTCCCAGTCCAACACATACATTATGTGCTTAACTCTTAACTTATTACTAGCTATTTTCCCCTGCCCTATATTTGTAGCATAAGATCCCTCTGGGATTTCACACTCCAGAATAGCAAGGTCAAATGAGCCAGGATGCTTCCTATACGTAAATATTGTAAACAGATTTGGGATAAAGCCTAATAGTAATTCAAACGTAATGATTTTAGTATCTGTTATCCAAAAACCTCTTTTCTTCATGTCATATGAAAAGTAGGCGTCTTTTTTCTCGAATGAAAAGTCGTCTTTTTCATACAACTCGCCAAGTTTGTAGTTCATAGAATCGCTAAAGAAGTAAGGAACAAATGTATTATCCTTTAACAGCTTAACGATCTTAAACGTCTTAATTGGCTTTTTTACAAGAAATTGTTTCATACGATTTGTTTCATTCCCTCCATAAAAGGCTCTGCTTTTTCTAAGAACCTCTTAGTTGATTCCTGATAACTTTTTACAACATCTAAGTTCATTTCCATACCCCAACCGGTATGAACAATGACCCCCGAAGAAGATCTAGTAATTGATATTATCAGTGGGTCCTTTGTTATTGGCTTAACCTCTTTTACGTCGAATGTTATTTTCTCCACCATTGTATTCATTTTATCAGCGGGTGCACAGATAAGAAGATTTTCGACATTCTTCTTATTGATATTGATAGTTTGGTGCATATTAACTGGATATAGATTATGAGCATAGGCCGTTTCAGAAATAAATCTCTGTATATTGGCATAAACTTGTGGAAGATTATGATCTGATAATGGTAATCTGAGAAAATCCATTAGGATAGATGAAAGTCTACCATTTAAGAATGCCTGATTAATCTCGTCAGTAATTGGACTTTGTTGGTATGAATAGAATGTACGAATAATTATATCAATTCTATCACATACATCAATTCGAGCCGGGATATATGGGCTCGTTTTATCCATATTATCCTTGACTTTCTTAATAGTCCTCAAGCTCTCTAGTGGAATGTCTCCTTTGTACTTGTCAAAAGTTCCGCAGAAAAGGTTGTATTCTTTCAGGATATCCTTGAAAACCTGAAATGGAATAAAGAATGTGTCATCATTTTTATCCGTCAGGGATTTCAGAATATTATAGGTTTCTTCAATCTCTTCAAGTAGATTTATTACTTTCTTTACTTTACTGGATTCTTCTGAGTTAGTAAAACCTAGTTCACGGATAAGCTTTACTTTCTCCGCCTGGAGAACCAGTTCTCTCATCTGCTCCACTAATCCGAGTAACATCTTGTCACTCTTAACCAAGAGGCTATCTGCCACATCCATTGTGGGAGCTCTCTTGATCAGTTTACTAAAATATCCCATAACACTAATTATTTAATACAAAACCTTTTTTCGAAGTCCTTGAAAGTTCTCATGAAATTTCCAGTTGCATCTTTCATTCTGGTCATCTCATCTGTATTGATTTCCATACCCCAACCAGTATGAACTACGACTCCCTTGATATCATTAGTCTTGACAAGAGATACAATAAGTGGATCCTTCACCACTTCCAGTTCAACGTTAGCCTTTACTTCTATGATATTAGGTACCATATCCACTCTTGGCGCACAGATAAACAGGTTATCCTTTGTTTCTGTCATAGTTGTAGTTCTAATAGTAGCATTCTTCTCAAAGAAACTGGATATGTTAAATATGCGCTGAAATACATTTGCAGTCTTCTTGAAGAGGTGCGTCCTAATCTTACGTTCAATTGCGTCATCGTCAAAATCATCTATCATACCCAGGAATGGGAATCGATTGAGATCCTTCATGATATCCAGCTCACAGTAATCTTTATCTACAAAGTAGCTCTCCAGGTAATCCCGATCAGCGCTACTACATCTACTACTGAGACTGATGTGCGGACGAATCTCACTTACCATATCAGTCCGATAATCAAGGCCGTAGAAGTCATAGCGGTAGTAATTCCTAATGTACTTATCTTGAATATCATTAATTATTTCCAAGTTCTCTAGGGGAACATCGCCCTTATATTGCTTGAATGTACCACATACAAGGTCATATTTCTTCAATACCTCTAAGAAACCTTGCGCTGGTACGAAAAAAGCCTGGGAATTACCCTCAATAATCGGATTGAGAATTTTGTAAAAACCTTCTGCTCTCTTAAAGAGCGCACTCATCTCCTTGTACTTAACGGACTCAATAGTATTTACAAAACCTACTTTGTTCAGGAGCTCAGCTTTCTTTGACTGAGTTGAAGCCGCATTCATTCTTTCTACAAAATCTGAAGCATAGATAACACACATGTTTAACATGTCATTTACTACAGATCCTTTCTTTTCTTTTACTGCTTTTTCCATAATATTTAAAATTTTATTTATAATAATACACATGTAAGGATTTAAAGGAAAAAGAACGGAGAAGACTATTACTAGTCTTCCCCTAAATTTATACTGTCACTGTTTCTACTGTCCAACCGGTCGGAATACCATTAGTTCCACTTACATCCCATGTTGCATTTGCATTTTTCACAAATGTACCATTTGCAGAAACACCATCAACCCAATCTCTTGTATATGCTGAAGAAGGTTCTGTTGTGAACATCGCTTTAATATAATTAAGACTTGTACAACCATAGAACATTCTCCAATAACAACCATAACTAGAATTAAGATTTATTATAGGGAGCTCAGGAGCAGTTGTTAAACTTGTACAACCTTCGAACATACTCTGATAACAGCTATAGCAGCTACTACTTAATGTCGTTGCAGGAAGCTCAGGTGCAGCAATTAATGAAGTACAACCTTTGAACATACCGCTATAACAATAATCTGCCAACGTTGTAGCAGGAAGTTCAGGTGCAGTAGTTAATGAGATACAACCACTGAACATGCTACTATAGCAGTGGTCTGCCAACGTAGTAGCGGGAAGCTCAGGGGCGGTAGTTAAACTTGTACAATTAGAGAACATACTACTATAACAATCACTAACTAATGTTGTAGCAGGAAGTTCAGGAGCGGTAGTTAATGAAGTACAACCTTGGAACATACTATAATAACATTGGTAGTACAATAATGTAGTAGCGGGAAGTTTTGGAGCTTTTACTAAGCTCGTACAGCCACTAAACATTGATTTACAGCCAATAGATACTGCTGGAAAGATAAGATTTGATGCATCTACCAAAAGGCACTCTTTGTTCCCATTAACATCTTTAAATAAGTTGCTAAATTCTGAACCTCTATTTGCTCCCTTAAAGTTGTCACCACATGCCAATGACATTATATTTCCCATTACGTTAAAATTACACGTAGATGAGAAAAAGCACCCACCAAGTCCACTTGGAATTTCATAATACTTACTTCCACATTTCCACAAAATTGCATCACCCTTAGAAACATTGATAGTTATTGGGGTTTCTTCCACAAAGTCATTTACATCAACAGTGTCAACCCATGATGCTCCACCATTTATTGAATAAGAAACATACGAAATATTATGTGTATCTATATGTCCTGGTACGTTTAACGTTATCGTGCCATTCTCCAATGCAACTGTTGTAAAATATTCATCAGCCCAAGTCCAAGGATTATAATGCACATCCTTAACATCTTCACAATAAGATACATTGGGGTTTTTCATATTTCCACTTGTTACATACTCATCATACTCTTCTTGAGTTTCAAAATATTTTATATATTCTTCCATAATGAAAAAGAAAGGGTAACCCTTGAATAAATCAAGGATTACTCTTATTATTTTTAATTAATATCCATTCTTGTCCTATAGAAAAATTCTCATCCACGAACTTAAAGAATTTCTCGGCCATTTGTTCTACTTCTTCAATAGTAGAACTACTATCAATAGATGTCAGGACTATTTTAACAAGTTCAGAGACAGTCCTACTTACTTCCACATAAACTTGATAACTCCAACCCGCATCCCTCTGATATTTCTCAAAATCCCATATGGCAAAGAACACTTGGTATTGTGCTCTTCCTTCTTCATAAGGATTATTTTTTCTTCCAAACCCTTTATACCAGTAATGGTCTTCATTAGTTAATCTAAGCCCTTTACTTGAGGATTTTACATAGCCTCGTTTTTCTAATAACGATTCGAGCCTGAGAATTTCTTCTACTGTCATTATTTCTTAATTTTTTCTTTTATCTTTAGATAAATATCTTTAATAGATACATCTGAAAAACGCTGGCCTAAGAAGAAGCCAACTACTAAACCAATGATAAGATAAATCATATTACTTGTAATAATTATTAAGCTGTTCTTGTGATGTATATGCTAGTCTATTCCCCGAGATTTTTGGAATATCAACGGAGAAGCTATGACTATCATTTTCAAATGAAACTTTAAAAATTCCACCATCACTGCTAATTGTTTTAACCCTAGTTCTTGTGCCTAAGAATGTTCCATCATCTAGTCCAAATACTACATCTCCAGGCTTAAGGTTTTTCACTTTCTTTGGATAATCTTCAATTGGGCCTAATCTCAGAAAACGTTTAATTGATTTCATCAGGCTTTTTAGAAAATCTGTACACATTGCATCCGATAAAATTTCCGATTACTATAAAGAGGTAATTCAATACATAAGTAAAGAAATGAAGTCCTCCAGATATTACGAAGTAACATGAATCTGCGATGGAGTGTACAAACCCAGATAAGATAAATACTGGAACCGCAAAGAGAAGTGGTACATAATCATCATCCGCCTTAGCAAATAATACTGCGGTTGTCATTAACATGCCACAACCAATTCCAAGTATTCCATTTGCTAATGGACCTTTTGTTACCCTAGTCTCAATGATATGTTGAGCAGGTTCGATCAAGTCAGGTAATGCAAATCTACATAAGAGTCCTACTATTAGGCATCCTATAATATTGCCCAAAAGAACTCTTCCTAGGTAAGCATAATCAGGTAAGCCTAAGAGATTGATAAATCCAGCTTTACCAGTGTATAAGTCGAGTTCATATCTTACGACGGAGATGAGGCCTATCGAGAATAGACAGGCCCCAATAACTCCACCAACTTTAAGATATATTATACAACCTAAACTTATACATATACCTGCGAAACAAGATCTAAGGTATAGGCTAAGCTTTTCCAGATTCATCATTATTTCCTTCCTCTACATTCTCTTCCTCAACGGAATCCTCAAGGTACTCTGGCTTAACGAGTAATGCTGGGCCTTCTAACTCCAGAATCTGACTGAGTACATTTAATTGATCTGCCCAATCATCAGACTCAACTAGTGGAATACCATATTTCTCACAAGTTAGCTTTACATTCATAAACCTATAGTATTCTTTTGGACAAAGAACGATAAGTTTATTAGTCTGAGAATAGATACCCAACTCCAATAGACTAATTGGAGACTTACTACTACCCACGAAGTTCAGTAGAATAACATCTGCCTTATCCAGATAATACTGTTCCCACTTGATCTGCCTAATTAGACCTTCTTCACCCTCATCAGGATTCCATTTATCTCGTCTAGGATTAAAGAATGTAATAGGGGCATCATCTTTTACAGCGTCTGTTAACTCTTTCTGCCAATCTTCGGAAGAACCGTTGTCGATTGTTCCCGCTAAGAAAATACGAACATTTTCTCTTTCTGGTATATACTCCATACCAGGTTTAATTACTTGCTTCATTGTTTTTGTTTTTAATTTTACTATAATTTATTAATATGTAGGAATATCCGTCTCCGGATTCCTTTATTTCAAAAATAATATCATCTTCTCTTTTACAGATAAAAGACCTAGGAGAAGATTCTAGGATAACATCTTCCAACTTAATCAAATGCCAGTAGGACTCTGGATTCACTATGTACTTTAATTCCACTACATTAAAATCATTGTTATACTTGACTTTAACGCATCCAGTGGCTTTTTTGATTTTTCCTGAATCAACTTCTTCTACCCCTGACAGTTCATATTGCTTTGTGTATGTATTCTGAGCATATATAGAACTCCCAAACAATGCAAGAAGTATAATAAATAATAATCTTTTCAACATTAAACTTTAAATTTATATTCATAGGTAAAGAATAGAGGGGTCCTCAAGTGAGTTTTTCCCCTTAAAGCCTTATATATATAATTATTAACTTAATAAAAAAAAACAAAAATGAATGTAATAGAATTTATATTATTAGTGAAACAAGAAAAAATAGAACTTTCAAAAAGTGTTAATGACAAAGATGATGATGAAAAAGCAAGATCTAATGCACTTTTTGGCTGGGATTTATCTAGCCTAGAGGAATCCTTAGAAAAGGCCGAGACATATGCTGACATAGATAGGGCCTTTGATGAATTCATAGAAGGGGGAAGATAATTCTTCCCTTTCTTTTTTCCTTCCCAAAGTAAAAGAAATGCCTTATATATAGAGTTAAATAACTAAGTGTTCAATAAAAAGCAAAAAATTATGAACGAAAACTTTGAACAACTACTCGGCTTCATGTTTATGAAGACTGAGATGTTAAATGTTCTAAAGAAGGAGGCTGAAGAGGCCGCTCATACTTCGAGAGAACTAAGAGATAAATTTTTCAGTAAGCAGAATAGCAAAGATCCTGAGGATATTCTCGAAATGATTAAAATTGGCACACAGGTAAAACTGTTAGCCATGAAAGGAAAAAACATTGAGGAATTTAGTCAGAATATTCTGGGATGCTCTTCGTATGAAGAATTGCTTTCATTGCTTGGACCAAGAGAAGAGAAGGTAGAGGCATAGTCCTCCCTTCTTTTTTCCTCTCCTTCCTACTATTAATGCCTTATTAATAGAATATAAATTACCGGAATCTGACGTCCGGGGCTTTTGAAGCTATAGGTCAGTCTGTGTATGAAAAGATGCACAACAAGGAGGGTAATCAAACGCCTTCAAGTATTAAAGTGTATTGGTGGGCACGTAAAATACCACCGTGAAGGAAATGCCTACCAACACACAATCTTAGTATGGCGGGCAGCAAGAAAAATATTCAAGGGCAATAAAACCATGCAATTAGTTGCCCTTCTCCATGATATTGGAAAAATTAAGACATCAGTCCGCAATGGCAAAGGGGACTGGTCTTACCCAAACCACGCAAAAGTGGGTGGAGAGATTTTAAATCAGTTTATACCACGTGATCATCCTCACTTTGAGGAAATAAAGTGGTATATTCAAAACCACATCAAGCCACTTTTCTGGAGATCCGTAGAGGATGCTCAGAAGCTGGCTAATATGCCAGAGGGATGCACAATCCAAAATCTAGCGAAGTTGGCATTGTGTGACCTCCAAGGAAGTTATGCAGTGAAGGAGGTGGATAACTCAAAACTAACCCGCCTCTTGAGTAAAATCGCGGCTCTTTGATGAGCCAATAAAAAAAAAGAAGCTGAGTTTTATTCTCAACCTCTTTTTTTTTTCAAAATTCAATGTCATATCAGCCCTGTATAAGTAAGCGGAGGCATAACTGCAAAACTCCTACATGTTGCCATGATGAATTAACTCAGGGATTTTGTAAAGCTTTGGATCTTTCATGTTTAAGCTTTGATGTTCACTACCGACAGTCATAACTCCACCAAGTTAAATTGTAGTGAACAGTTAAACTTTGATCTTTGAGCTTTGAGCTTTTTCCTTTGAGCTTTGAAGTGATTTAACAATGTAAGTTTGCGATTTACATAACGTATCATTATTTCACTTCTTGACACAAAAGAAGGCGTTATTTTTGCCCACTTTCGATATGACATCGAATATATTACTTAATCAATCTCAATGAATGTAGTACTATTACTCTCGCTGAGAGCATAGTCTACGTTAAGATTGAAGTCATTTATTTCCTTCTCTAGAGACTCAATCACATCAGGTAATTTCAATGGGTCAACAATATCCACTGCCTTAGACTGATTTACGTAAGTCTCTGCATCAATTCTGGACTTCTTCTGGTCATTATCACCAGCATCTCTAATCATCCTCTCTACTTTCGCTTCATTTTCACTAAGCGCAGCTTCATAGGATTTACGAGTTTCAGTCCAGACCGACTTATACCTACTAAGCATATCTTCCTTTAAAGGAATAACTTCCCTCTTAATAAGAAGAGCCTGTTCAACTGTCATTACAACACCTGCTATCTCGATTTCAGTAGTAGCATTTGAGATAAGAATTGCTTTGTTTAACTTTTCGATTAAACTAAGCTTATCATGAAGTGATTGGAAACCACTCTTCGCCTTATCTTCAAACACTTCTCTTGTCATAGCTGAATGAGGAGATCTTAAGATCTTACCGTGCTGAACAGCTGTAGGTGTATAAGTGAGAATGTCTTTCTTTACCTCTTTCTTTAAAGAAGTTAATTTTGCTAATGCTCTAGTAATTGTAATTTTCATGATCTTTGAAATTTGTATTTTTAATTATTATATCTATCTATAAGATTTTAAAGGGATTTGAGATGAAAAAAAAATCCCTAGGGAAACCTAGGAATTTTCTAGCATTGCTTGAAGTTTCTCTAAAAGAGTTTCTTCCTTCAGCCTGGTTTTTGTTAAGTAGTTGATCAGGCTTCGAATTTTTCCTCTGCAAGAGCTATTTAGATTAATCATTTGATTAGTCTCGTCTAGGATAATACGACAGTTCTCCTCTTTACTCTTAATTGACTTTAATAGGAAGTCAACGGCATTTTTTAGAGTTCCTTCGTAGAATATCTCTTTTTGCCTTTTGTCGTGTTCTTGATACCTATCAATTACATCCTGTAGGGTTTTATTTTTTCTTTCACTAGCCTCGAGCTTTTCCTCAAGACTTCTTATTCTAGCTTCTTGAGTTCGGATGATTACCTTATCATCAACATTTGGATTTCCTTTCTGCCTACCAAATTTAACATCACTCATTTTTTTTTTTGATTTTAAAAAGTTAATACTATTTTTAATTATCTCTTATTATTAAGGCATTGAAGGGAAAAATAAAAAGCAGAGCCACTATTGGTCTGCTCTTTCAAATACTTTTTTATACTCTTCTTCTACAAAATCCTTCCATGCTTTTTTATCATCAGTTTTCCAATATTCACAAGCTCTTTCCCAAAGATTACTAAGTCTATCATAACCCAATGCCATGAGTTTACAGGCATATTCTGAAGTGATTTTATGTATTCCACAATTATCGGCGGAACAAATACTTCCTCCACAATATTTCCCATTATATTTCTTGTCAAAAGCCATATGAGGGTAAAATATCTCAACTACATCTTTCACATAGTCATCTCTCTTGACATACCCTATGTCAATGCTCTGCACTATGCCTGGGAGAAAATTACATGTTTCAACCCAATCTCCGACCTTATAATCAACCTTTGACTGAATTTTCTCAACTATCTCTGTTTTATTCATAGTTTAATAAAATACTAATAATTTTATTATCACTGTAAAAATATTTCATCTTCACCAAATCGTAAACCCTCCTATAGCAACCGCCAATAATATACAACCAATGAGAACAATGAGACCAAAGAATGCGCCAAAACCAAATTTATCATTCTTATTGACATACGCTTTAATAAATACGATGATTCCAAACAATACAATAATTATAACTGGAATCCACCAAAAATTGAAAGTTAATGTAATCATTTTTTTTCTCTTAATTTGTTATTGTTTCTATAAAAATAAAAAATAAAGTGGGCCTTGAGGGACTTGAACCCACGACCTCCACGTTATGAGCGTGTTGCTAACTGACCAACTGAGCTAAAGGCCCGACTTTATTACAGTAGTAAGGATTTAGGCGGTTCTGAGAAGAAAAAAAGAAAGGGAAACAATCTCTGCTTCCTTTCTTCTAATCGAATGAGAAATGATCATGCATACCATTTCTCGAGCTTTTCCCACTCCTGTACTATTTCTTTCTCTCCCAATGCCAAAAGAGCATCGGTCAAGACCATGTCGGCAATTCTATGATTGCCCTCAATATCAGAATTTTCTTCGTCTTCTTCGTCTTTCAGACACTTACGAAGAATTTCTAGATATTTCTCACGCTGTTCTTTACTTAACATAATCTAAATATTTAAAAGTTAACCGGTTCTTTTATAGGCATCCCGATATCTCCTCTTACATATATAAGGCATTTCTTTTTCTTTGGGGAGGAAAAAAGAAAGGGAGATATTATCCCCCTATTCTTTCAAAATTCAGATCGCTTACTATCCAGTTATCGCATTCTTTTATAAGCTTTTTGTATAAAAAATGCTTCTTGCGATCAACTTTTTTATCTGGAATATTTTCCTCTAAGAGTTCCTTGAACTTATTGATCAAATCCAGGGGAGTATACTTATCATTGTTGTAATAAGCATTCTTCCAATCTGTATTATCAGTATCTCGGTTCTCGCTGCCGGGTATTAACTTATAATCATTAGTCATAATCTCCGTTTCCTTGACCAAAACTTGAGTTATGGCTACATTAAAGTTCTCCTCTGGCGCATCCGTTCTATTCCAGGGTGCCTCTGGTACATCAGCTCCCCAAGGACAATTATCTTTGAACATAATTTCTTAGGTTTGTTTTATCATTCTTGTACTGTTCAATTAGCCAATCTAGGAACTCTGATCTTCCAGACGTCCAGTCTTTTCTTGGCCACCAAAAACCAGGAAGGATACCACCAAATCCCTTAGCATTCTCTTGAGTAAGAAATTCAGAAAAAACATCAGCTGCATGAAGATAGATCCCATAATCTATCAATGACCACTCCAATGCTTCACACAATCCATCAGTTTTCCCCTTATACAATTTTACTACTCGATTAAGAATTGCCTTTCTTGATACTGGAAGCCTAAAGATTCTGCTCAACCAAATTTTTAAATTATCCAACATAGTTTAATTTATGAAGTTTTAATATAATCTCATAACTAGCACTGATAAGAGAATCCGACACGACAGTCAACCCATCCTTACCTGCATAAGATATAGAATTATCATGAGTATGGACTACAGGCGACGTACCCTGTATCTCAGGCAATATATCAAGTAATGCTGGCAATGACCATGCACAACATATTACAGGATATGAATTTGCATCAATATCATTCTTTGGTAAGAGTCGTGTTGCATATCCATAGTCTATATAAACCATATCTGCACTATCCGTGCCAATAAGTTCTTCTAAGATCTTTCCCTGTTCGTAATTTGTAGCGATTGGGATTATTTTCTTCTTTTCCATTAATTCATTTTTGCTAGGACATTACTTAATGTAGTTACCATCCTCTTATAAAATCCAGTTGGTGGATAATACACACCTTTAACGGAGAACCCATTATCTTTTAGGTCGCTATCCCTAGCATCCCTTAAAAGATCTTTTATTATTGCCCGTGAAATCTCGTTCACTACCAATTTTCTTCCATACCTGAAAGGTTTGTCATGTAATAGGTACACTTCATCATCCTCCAGGTCTATCATCTTTGCCCCATGTGCCTCTAATAGTTCTAGTTGTTCCTTACAAGGGTGAACATCAAATTGTAACTTCTTAGTAGCAACGTGGAAAAAATTGTCACAAGATCCACGCAACAATCCCTTGAGTGATTCATATAACTGTAATGACAGTGCATATTCACCAAAAGAAGTTGATGGGCCAAATATCTCCCTGAAGGATCTAGATTGTATTTCATACTCATTATCTGGTAGTAACCGGATTGATATACATTCGCCTTTTGCAATTATCGCGGATTGCCCACCGATTGCCTTGAAATCCTCGAAGGTTTCTATAACAGGTCCTTCGCCTCTGTAGCCGTAGGATGAGAGGCCAATATAGACCTTATCTATACGATTAGCCGAGAAATAGGTCCCTTCTCTCCCACTATAGGAATAAAGCGGCTTTGCGAGTGCATGAGAGCTGAGACACTTACCTTCAAACAGTTTCTTCTTTGATAAGTACTTCTCATGTAAAGTTTCCCACTCTGATTTTAGTTCTAATTCTTTCAAATTTTGTCTTAATTCTTCTATACAATTATCCATAATACTATAAGTTTATGTTATATAAATATAGAATTAATAGGATCTATTTCCTAAGACCAAGTTCATAGAAGTATTTGGCGACTGTTCTTATTACACTTTAGTTTCATAAAGTTCTTTTAAGGCGCTTAATTTCTTCATCCAAATCCACTTTTACTACTTTAAGAGAATTGACAAAAGAAAGAATATCAACACAACCTTGCTTCATTCCATCATAGAACTGCTGCATACTTCCGTTAATAGCATTATCGCCTAAAGTCTGAGCGTACTTTTTCTTATTCTCTAACTCTGCTACTAAAGCATCTTTGTCTATATACTTATACTGTTTCATAATTTTTTTAAACAATACTTAATTGCTCTTAACGTTATCGAATTAATCTATTTTGACTGCTTTATAACTTATTAATGCCATTGAATAAGTTTCTTTTGCCTTTTCAATAAGCATATTGACTTCTTCAACAGACTCTTGAACATAAAATCCATCAAGAGGTTTATCCTCAATACCTGTTTTATACAGAATCATTGTTTTACCACGATCAATTCTAACCCTTTCGATGTCCTTATAGTTAATATCCATAATACCACCATATTTATTAACACCATGTAATCTTAGTGTTACGACTGGATTAATTTCCACATCAAGCTTAATTTTATCGTCCATACCTATATTATTTTATTTTTTATAATAACATTCCAATAAATCAGATTTTTTGAGTAAATATTTTAATGCTTCTCCTATAGCTTCTGCTGGAGTTTTCGGATTAACAGTAAGATAATCGTCTGCTTCTACAATAGGTTTATATTTACCCTCAATAGCTTCGCCAGTTAAGTCATAAATATCTACCATATAGAGAAACTCGCCTTTATCATCATTACCAAATCCAACTCCTAAGAAGAGCTTATACTTTTTTCTCAACCACTCCATTACCCCATAGAGAGTTGGTGCAGGGATCGTATCACCATATAGTTCGTATTTTTCTTTAGGTTCTATTGATGGTTCTATTAGGTCACCTGCATTTAGCTCAAACCGTAATACTTTTTCTCTGTAATTGTCATACCATTTCTCAGTTGCTCCATTGTCGTCAACATATCTACAAACAGTATGCTCATCAAACCCCTTTTCTCTAAGGAGTTTTGCTATTTCAAAGCTTACGTGCTCTTCCTTTATGTCCATTATTTATCTAATTTATAATATTTAGCATAAAAATCACTTCTGTCCATTGTATGTCGAATTTGTTTATGGGCGAGTTTTAGGTCTTCCCATAACTGTTCAACGACAAGAGTTAAGTCAATATCATCGTTTTCAATATTGGCGAGTATACGTTCTATCTGTTGTTCCCTTTGATGAAGATACCTTGAGATTAAATGATGTCGCTTGGTAATACTATCTTCGTTGTTTATCTGCGCAAGAAGATCTTCAGTCCAAGGTTGCTTGTATTTTCCACCTATCTTTTCAGCCATTTCCTTTTATTCTTTGCTTAAGAGATTTAATCCAATCAGATACATCTCTTGATTTTCCTTCATTTTTACCTCCATACCATTCTACCATATCAAGAGCATAGTCGAACATTTCTTCATCCTCTTCACTCCAAGTATGGTTCTGCTTAAAAGACTGAGTTGTCTCATTAGAAAATATGACTACATCCTTCCCTCTTGTATTTATGCCTAACTTCATGTTACTACTTATATCCCAAGACCAATTAGCCTCTTGCATTTTCCTCAAAAGGAAATTATGTTGGTCTCTAGTGGCAGGATATACTTCTTCATATGTAAAGAAATTACCAAAAGCACATTTAGTTAGAATAAATCCATCATATGTTTCGTAAATACCATAATTTGCACAAGGTCTATTCTTTAAATCAAGTTTTCCGCTATACGAAAATATTCTTTTCCCTGATTTAGATGCAAGTATGTCACCTTCCCTTGCATCTTTAATAGACCAAGGACGGAAATACTGATCTAGGCAACAATATGAGAATTTAGTAGGAACGTTAGAATTGTCTGGCATAAGAGTTTCATCCTTTGTGGAGTAATACACATCTCCTTTACGAAATGCCCTTGTTCCATAATCATCGTCTAAACTTCTTATGCAAACATACCAATTACCTTTCTTAATCTTAAATTTATTTTCCATAAACATTATTCTACTTTTTCTGCTTTCATTGCTTTAAGTAAATTTTCAATTAGTTCCTCTTTGGATGATGGATAGTCGTGCTCAAAATCTATATTTTTATCTAACCACGATAATCCGTTATTTATAGCATATTCCATTCCTGCTATAAATATTTCCTCCGCAGTATAAGAACAATTGCCATCTTCAAGCATTCCAAGTTCTTCTAAGATATCTTGTACTTGACTGTTACTTAAATTCACTAAAATTTGTTCCATAATCAAATGACTTAATTGTTGCCATACTTTATACAATACTTTATATACTTATACGCCTGATATAGTTTACCTAAAGAAGTCCATTGCACATTAGTTCCATTTCGGAAAAGCTCTTCTTTACATCTCCTATATGTATCGTATGTTTTTGTGCCATACTCACCAGTTCTACTTATTCTTAATGTCTCTATATCTTTTTCCTTAATATAGTCTGATATAAAATTTATAATGATTTGTTTTGCAAAATCCACTATCATTGATGATTTTCTGTTGTCAAAACCCATATCATCAATTAAGTGGATTAAAACCTCTACATCTTCTTTTTCTACAGCGTTTTTTAAGCTGTCAATTTTAATTAGTAAATTGCTCTTAATCGTTGCCATAATTATTTCTTTTTAAGTCTCTCAACAAGTTTATCAGCGTATCTCATTGCTCTTGCAACAATGTCTACTTTCTCATCACCGTTATCATAGACTAAATCGGGATTTGCTGAAAGACCCTGTAAAGCAGCAATAGCAGCACGTTTTCTTACTTCTTGCCAATACTCATCAGTAGTCTCTATTGGTTCAAAGTCCCAATAATAATTTAAGTTATTTGATTCTGTATGCTCAACACCCCGTGAATCAATATAATTCACGTAGTCAAGTGCATCACTTCTCCTATTAGGACTCCCTCCATAACAAATTACGTCTACTATTTCACCTGTTTTTCGTATTTTTGCTTTCATAATCAAACTACTTTTCTTTTGTTATGAATATTTTTACTTTATCTCCGTGTTTTAACCCTACCTTATCAAGTGGGATCTTAAGATGCCAAGTAGTATCTCCTATAATGGTATTGAGTATGCCATTACATATACCTTCCTGTTCTGCCACAACCTCTTTCGTCTCAAGAGTATCGAGGAAAGAAAGTAGTCTTTCTAAGCCTGAAATTTCTCCAGCATAACCCGTAACTGTATCAAAATGAAGATCCTTTAATTTTTTTATTCTTTTCTCTATCTCCTTTACTAATTCACTTTTTTCTATATATTGTCGTCCCATACCTACAGTAGTTTTTGTTCATGAAGTTTAATATCTTCCTCAAAAGCGCCTTCGTTTAGGGGGTTTTTCTTTTTTCTTTTCTTTAACTCTGCAATAACTGCATCAACGTCTACGTACTTTCCCATTTTTCATCAATCCTAAATTATGTAATCTCTTAATCATTTCTACGCAAGCATCAACTGGATTACCATGCCATTCAGAACTCCTATTCATCGTAGAAACTCTACAATAATGATCGTCGGATATATCAAGTGTTGAACTTGGTAGAATGTTGATCAAAGCAGTCAAAGTCCAACACGGAATAGCTTGTTCTACTTCCCAATCAATGGGTAATTTTCTTATCGGATGTACTAAGTATTCTGTAAATCCATTCACTAAGGGCGGAGTATAATACATATCCGCACTATTAAGTGGAAGGTACTTCTTCAAGTCCTTCGATTGGGATAAGTTAGTACAATTTCTCATTTTACCTGACAATATGCCTTAATTCTTTCTTCGACAGTCCATGAATACCTGTCCTTACTAATTCCATGTCTTTCTTGTAATAGCTCAAGTTATAAATTTTCCCATAGGAAGAATATCTCGTACCATTACCTTTATACCAAAGACCTCTAAATCCATAGAAACCTTCTTCATCAGCATTTATACGTTTCTTTTTTATTTCCTGAGCCGTTAAATAAAATACGATCACGTTTACATTATTAATCTTTAAATGAACGATCATGTGCTTTTTTAAATCTTCATACTCGATTTTCATTTTTTCTAAGATTATTAAATTCTTGATAAATTTCAGAAATTGGATCTGATAGAGATCTAGTATCTATTAAACATCTCCCCTTATCATCTTTAACTTTTAAGCTTACTTCTTCGACACTATCATCACATCTGATAACTTCTATTACCTCAAGATCTTCTGGCTTGATATCTCCCTTTTCAAGGGCTAAGTTGAGATAATTCAAAATGTAAGGACTAAAAGTTTTTATAGATTCTTTGCCCCTAAGATTCTTAATGCGAATCTTAATCCAATTAATCTGTTCTCGAGGAGATCTTTTCTCTTCAGGCCAAGAATAGGTTGTCCTAGTTAATCGTAACAAACCGTATTCATCGGCAGTATAAACTGTTAACATATTATTCAGTTTTTGGCTTAATTTCATAACTTAGGTCTAGCCAGTTTTCTCTGGCTTCTTTTTCCTTCCACCACTTAGCATTTTTAGCTTTTGTCTTAGAAGGATATTCTTCTATTACTCTACCGTTCTCTAATAATAACCAGCTATTTTCCATTTTTCTTAAAAATTATACATGCTATTTTTTCTCTTTCCAAAGTAATATATTCATTTTTAGAAAGATAGTGTGAACCGATATAATAATAATTGCTACGTTCGATAGTTAAGTCAACAGATTTTTCATGAAATGTCGCCTTGACTATTCTATCCTCTGGATCTAATAATCCACTATTGGCTTTCCGTATTATTGTTCCATCTATGCGGTTCCAGAATAGGTGTATATTTATAGTTTCACCTATTCTTCTTTTCCAATCATTCCAATACTTTTTTGTCATTATTCTATCCGATTCGTAGCAAATAAGTACATCATTAATACTGTTATTAGAATAAATGCCGCAAACAGTATCCCAAACCAAAGTAAGGCTGGTTTCCACACAGATTCAACCTCAAATAACAAACAATTTGCGAAAACCAGTAAATCAATTAACCCTACCACTATTATTAGTACCCACGTAATTACTAGGATATTACCTAGGTGTTTTCTTCTGAAATAACTAAATGAACTTTGCATATCTTCAACCTTTTTCTTTTAAATAACTTAATATCACGGTAAAGATTCCAAATGCGCAAAAAGCTAATATTGTACTACACCGCGCATAAAAAGCACCTTTACTTTCATCAATTATGGATAATGCCAAGGATATAGCCAAATAAATTGCATCTACTATAGTTAACAATACCCATACATAAAAGTATATATCTTCTTTATGCTTTTTTAGAAAATACTTAAATGGACTTTGCATATTAACTATGTCTTGCTAGGTGGTTTAAAAATATTATTACTAATATAACTATAGGAATAGTGAATAAAAACCATGTGAATATCTTTATTCCATTCATAGCCATAAACATAATTGAGTAGATCGCATAAGTTACGGAAAGAACTACTGAAATACAATAGTATAAACCGCTCTTATATTTTCTATATAAATATTTCCTATAACTAGTCATCGTCTTCCGGTATAATGTACTTATGAAATAATAATACCGACATAGCAATGCCCAGTATAAAGTATACCAGGAAGATTGAGATTGAAGTACATGCAGCTTTGGGTAAATATATTCCCCAAAATACAGCTATAATTGCCCAAATACAGAAAACAATTATACGTCTATTTTTCTTAAAAAAGTATTTCCTTGAACTAATCATGGCGTGATAGTATAACAAAATACGCGAGCGATGCAATAATGAATAAAAGCGTATATAGTATAAACCAAACAGCCCCTATCTCTTTTACGGTTGGTGCAAATATTGCCCAAACTATAAGTGCTACTATCCAAATACCGATAGAAATGCCTTCCCAGTACTTTTCAGTAAAATAACTATACGAACTTTTCATGTAAATTTGTAAAGTACGATGAATAAATATACTGCAAACGTAATAAGGAATAGCGTTACATACGACACTATTAATAAATTATCTCCAGTATCTATCACTTTAACGAGAAATGCGAAAAATACCATAAGTGCTACTATTGCAATTACAAATGCAATTGCACCCTTATATCTCTCATAAAAATACTTCCTACTGCTTATCATATTATCTGACTATAGCTAAGTAAACAATTGATGCAAACAAGAATGCGATTACGTACGGTACTACCCAAACCCACAAAGGTTCAATCCTCGTTACAGTTGGTAGATAAATACACCATACGATAAATGCAATAAACCAAATACTGGTTGCAATACGTCTTCTATTCTTTTTAAAGAAATACTTGGATGAACTTGTCATGATCGGTTAGTAATTGAATAAGCTAAGAACTCTCTCCTCATCTCCTCACTCATAATTACTTCGGGAGAGTTTGGCCCAAGTTTCGATAATTCTTGCCTCTGACCATCTAATGCTGGTACAATAATATAATCCTTTGTGGATATTCCTTTTAACCAAGGAGCATGTATGTTTTCGTTCTTTACGAGCTCAATTCCACATATACCACAAATGAGACCATTAGTACTATCTTGACCACACATAATAATAGCCACATAGCCGTAATCTTTGCTTCTCACCATCAAGTAATCGAATGCCTTAGCATCATCTATCGTCCAAGGTCTAAGTGTAGTGCGAGCTTCAGATCTACTTATCAGTTTTCTTTGGGCTGACTTAGACACTAATTTATAGCTTACGGGATTAATTTCCTCAATAAACCATGCGCATCCATCTTCGTCGATAACCCAATCGCCAACATTATATCTTTCATCAGCGATACTTTCCTCTAAAACTCTTTCAATCCACCTAAGATAATCTACGTGGGCGACGAAAATATCACTACACTTACCATCTATATAAACACTTTCACCTGAAAGACCATTAATTTCGTCTTCTTCTGTCGTTACTTCACCTTTTGGTGTTATTTTAACAACTTCTTCTAAATACTCTAATAGGTATTTCATAATTTTTCTTATTTATTAACTATACATTATTAAAGCTTTTAAGGAAAGAAAAAAGTAAAGATGTATTTCTACATCTCTACCGTTTCAACTGTAAATTGGATCTCCTCAAAGAAATCCATTCCTTCGTTCACCACTGGGGAAACTAGGACAATGAAATACTGCGATTTCCCCAATATAAAATGATCACCCTCCTGAAGGAAGATATCATTCTCTAAAAACTTATTCTTTAATATCTCCGCTATGTGAGTAGCAGAGATATCTTCCCCTACTGTTTTACAAACCACTTTCGTATCCGGGGAATATAACCTTTCATAGTTCATACATTGCATTTTTATTAAATTTATATACATAAGGCATTAATGGGGAAGGGTAAAAAAAAAGAGCCTATCCATCTCGGACTGACTCTTCCCAATTTAAATATGGTAAAAACAAAATTTCTATATATATAAGGCATTAAGGGGAATAAAAAAGAAAGATCTATCCATCTCGGACTGATCCTTCTAAAACCAATATAAAAATATAAAAATGGAATCTTATATATAAGGCATTGGGGGGATAAAAAAAAAAGAGTCTATCCATCCCGGACTGACTCTTCCCAATTCAAAATAAATTAATAATGAAAAATAAACATTACATATAAAATAAATTAATAATGAAAAATAAACATTACATATATAAGGCATTAAGGGGAAGAAAAAAAGAAGGATCTATCCCTCACGGACGGACCCTTCCAAAAAACCATAAAAATATCATGTTCGAATGCTGTAAGTACCGGGAATGGGATTCGAACCCACACGGCTGCAATAGCCAACAGATTTTAAATCTGTCACGTCTCACCCATTCCGTCATCCCGGCAACCTCCATTAGTAAGGAAATAGTGGCTTCCTAGAGGGAGGTTTTTATCCCTCCCCTGGTTCCAGGTGTCTCAGAACTCTCTTTAGGTAAGCTTGTGTTCCTTTGATGGTATGCTTAGGACCACCGTTCCAGATTCTTATTGCTTTTTCTACACTTTTATGCTTATTGTACTTTTCCTGATATAGGATAAACATTTCCTTAGATTTATCAGGATTAAGTCGATCGGAATAAGCGTACCTAGTTGTTTCACCTTTATGTCTTAGGTAAGAATTAACATCATCAACTAGGCCCTTTGAGATCTGAAGTATACCAACGTAAGCTCCTGTCCTAGACACTGCCTTAGGATTTCCGCCACTTTCTACTTTTATTATTGCTTCTATAATCGGGGTCCAATAATTGGTTGAATCCTGAGCAAAAACCTTCCAAGATAGCAACAAGAGGAAGGCAGCCATAACTAATTTCTTCATAACAATTATTATTAATGGGAGGGGAACATATTATTCCGCCTCCCGAGTTTTCTTATATTCTTCGTAGACTATTTGTAATTGATTTTTTGTTAGAATCATTTCTCCATTCTCTAAGTAGAAGTCATAAATCAACTTCTCATAAGAATGTTTAGGGTCTAAGATCTCAACTAGGTGTCTTAGCCTAGGAAGATCTTCTATTGTAAAATCTATTTCTTTACAAAATTCTGGAACTAAAAATTTTCCCAATGTCATCCCTAATTCTGAATCTAACGCATCTTGTATAAATTGTTCTTTTGTGGTCATGATAAATTCAAAACAACAAAGGTTTCTTAAATGTATCTGACCATATTTTTTAAAGAAGGGGCTTGAATCTACTAATTTAACCAAATCTTTATCTTTTGAATTAAAATCTGGAAACTCAGAGAAAAAAGCCCTACTTCCTACTAAAATTTCCTTATCCATTGTATTCTACTGTAAATCCTGACCAATAATAAACCAACAACCTACTCCAAGCAGTATTATAGGCAGTTGCTCCCTTAGGCACATGAAGTTTATTAACATTCTGGTTATATGTATTTCGACCAGTAAATCCATTATCTGGCTGACCAGTTCCAAAAGTATTATCCGCTACTGTTGGTGGAGTTGGATTTTTTGAAGTGATATCCTTTAGTCTAATACAATCTGAGAAAGCATACTCACCAATACTAGTTACAGACGCAGGAATAACAATGGATGGTAACATAGTACACCCAAGAAAGGCGTTTTCTTCTATAGAAGTCATGTTTTTACCAAGAGTAACAGACTTCAATTTAGTACACTTCTTGAAAAATTTTTTGCAAAGTCTATCAAAGCCCGCACCAAAAGTAAAGGTTTCTATATTAGGCTCATATTCTCGTAATTCAAGACGACCAGAGTCAAGAAATTCCCTATTAACTAAGTCACCTAATACAATTTCTTTAATATTTGTTGTCCCATCCAATCCGAGATCATATAAGGCGATATTAGAATTATTAACATATAAATACTCTAGAGAAGAGCAGTTACCAAATGAACTATCACCAACATTTGTTAAGCCAGATCCAACACTAACTCTCGCCAAACTAGTACATCCGTCGAAAGCATGAGAAGATATAGTTTTTACTGAATCTGGAATAGTTATTTCTTCTAAACCGCTTTCCTTAAAAGCATTAGACCCAATACTCGTAACAGAAGATGGTATCTCAAGCGAGGTCAGATTAGTACAACCCTTAAATAAATTTAAACCTAAAGACCTTATTAGATTTCCTTGTATTATGACAGACCTAAGATTAGCGAAGTTAGTAAATTTTCCAGGAATAGATGAACACTTAGTTCCAAGTATAACTTCCTCCACACTATTCAATGAAGTTGTGGAAAAAATTGAAGTACTAAAGTTTGTACAATTGATATAAACTGTTTTTATATTATCACAGTTAGGAAAGATAGTATTACTGGAGATTACTCTAGTTACTGGAGATGAAATGCTAACATCGGTTAAAGAAGTACACCTCGCAAAAGCATTGGCCTTAATTGTAGAAATTTTCTCTAAATTAACAGAAGTTAAACTATTACAATTACAGAATGCATATTCGTCTATAGTTGTTAATTTTTCTAAATTAATATGCGTCAATTTAGTACAGTTATAAAAAGCATTCTTTTGGACCTCGACAGTATTATTGGTAGTCTGTATCTCTACATCGGTAAGTTCAGAGCAATCATAGAAAACACTACTACCTATAACATTAACCTGAGGGGGTATTTGTATAGATGTAATTCCTGAAGCCGAAAATGCATGGTCATCTAGACTATTTAATCCATTAGGTAGATTAATACTCGTCAGTTGAGTACAGTAACTAAAACAATAGTTACCTATGTTTTCCAAACACTCTGGTAGAGTTACTTGGGATAAATTAGGGCAATCATTAAAGACTTTAAGAAGAGACTTAATACTTGCATTAACAACTACAGTTTTTAACCCACTATCAGAAAATAAGTTTGTCCCTAAATAAATAACACTTCTCGGAATAACAATTTCTTCCAATGAAGTACACCCTTCAAATGCTTCAGATCCAATACCAGACAATCCACTTGATAAAACCACATTATTTAAACGTGTGCTTCCCGTAAAGGCATGAGAACTTATATATTTTACAGTAGGAGGTATTACAAGCTCACTCATCGCAGTTTCCTTAATACTTCCAATAAACTCTAAGTTAGGTGGAAAAACAATACTTCTTAGATTAGTACTTCCACTTGAAATATTAAGATCGGTTATAGATGAATTTTCTAGATTTAATGTCTGTAGTGAATTAATGCCAGGTATTTTACAACTTTTTAGAGAACCAACTAGGACTAAATCTTTTACTAGACTAGAAAGCCCTAATAACTCAAGATTAATATCTAATAAACCTTCATACCCAATAATTAGCTTTATCCCAGCGATACCGTCTAATTGATCCAAGAAAACACTACGTAAAGTCTCATACTCAATGCTATATCCATCTATTGTAAAAAATTCTGCATATGCGCCTGTTTCGTTGTTCTCTGCCCTACACCATCTTTTCCAACCTAGCGTCCGACTATCATACTTGATGATATAATCAGACCCAGAATTCATAAAATACATAGACTGATCAGGTCTCAAATACCCTAATGCAGTAATTGGATTACTACCACTACATACAGGGTTTAATGTATCAAGTAAAAGGTAGAAATGAGAAGGTCGTGTAGTACCTGCAGTGTTAATAAGGTGTTCTCCCTCGACCCTAGAAGAAGTTTTCTTTTTCCACGCATGATATGTATACCCATCAATAATAATTGGGTTCGAATATTCATACCAATCTACTAGGTCTGGTCCTAAGTAACTAAGTGCCTCTTTATACAACCTATCGTTTTGTGAATCGTAGTAAACAAAAAAAGTGTCACTAATATCAGGACCCGAATAACTAGCATCAAAATCGCTTGTTAAGAAACCTAGAGGTGTATATGGATATTCAAGATCACACGTAGGGTATCTATTTTCTGTTATTGCATAACGCTTCATAACAGAATTCCGCTCACTTCCACTACTCCTATTATCATTCTTTTCCCACAAATAATAGCTATGTCCATCGATTACATGTCTTCCTACATACTCATACCACTCTTCATCGTCATAGTATAAATTTCCTACACTACCATTATCAGTAGAATACTTTGTTTCGGTCTTATACAATCTTCTTACCTGGATCTTATCATTTTCGTCTGGAACTGATGTTACATTAACGCCCTCTCCTATAAACTCTTCAACTGGCCAAGTAGCATTAGGTGGTCTAACTATAGTTAATTCCCCTTGTAAACCTGCTCTCGAAAACATCCTAAAGAACGAATTTTCCTCACTAGTTAGAGCTGATATATAACCAGTACCCCTAAGATTCGTACAGTCAAAAAACATTCTAGCATAAGATCCGTTAGGTACATATGAAGCAGGTAAAGTTGGGAAATTAGTTATACTAGTGCCCTGAAACATAGCTGCATAACAACCTTCCGTTAAAGTTGTAGCGGGAAGTTCAGGGGCAAAAGTAAGTGAAGTACAGTTTGAAAATAATCCTTGAAAACAATTCTCTGATGGAATAGTAGTACTATCTTTGAAAGATTCGCCGTAGAGAATAGACATTATACTACCAGAGGCTCTCACTAATCCAGTCATTGTAAATCTAGCTGGATATATTGTAGTATTATTTCCCTTTAAGAGAGCACTTTCACCACTATTCAAAAATAACCCAGATACTGGAAAGGGAATCCAGATTTTCCCATCGAAAGAATATTCTAAGTTGATATTATTATTATTTTCAATAATACCAATTGTACCACCATCTTCTCCAAGTTGAGTAAATTTCAGATATCCAGTTTCTGCACTTGACTTATTATAATATACTGTTAGTTTGTTTTCCTCTACTACACTAAGATAAGGCTCGGTGTAGATAGTAGGATTATCTTCATAGTTCAGTCTATCCACTGTAGTACTGAACCTATGCATATATTTTTTATTAGCCATTTATAATTTGAAATCCTCCTTTAGATTCATTTATTAATACTGACCATTCATCTTGATCATAACCAGTTGCATCTATTGGAACATATAATTTATTAGTACCTGGATTTACACTACCAGCTGCACCTGCATATCCTTCTCTGCTATCTCCAAATGCCCTATATTCAGCTAAAGGTGCTTCCACTGCATTGCTTACTATAATAGATAAATTTCTACAACCAGCAAATGCATGCTCACCTATCTCTACTAGGGTACTTGGCAAAGTTACACGTACCAATGATGTTGAGTTTTGAAAAGTCTTATCACATATTTTTGTCGTCCCCTCTTTGACTACATATCTACCTTGCAAATCTAATACTGGCTTAATTAATACTTTTCCTATATATACTTCACCGACTAAAGTTGAATACCACTTAATTTCAGTCAAAGATCCAGTTCCTACATACTGTAGATTTATATTAGCTGGTATATTTATTGTTTTTAAAGTATAAGGGAAAGCCTCGACTCCTATAGAAGTTAACGTACTAGGTAGGGTAATTTCAGTAAAAATACAATCAGAGAATGCACTATCACCCATAGATACTAGGTTCCTCGGTAAAATAACTTCTTTAAGGGAATTGTTTCCCATACACAAAGCAGGAGGTAATTCTGTAACTAATGGGGGTATGATAAGCTTCTTCAAATCAGGACAATCTCTAAAAGCACCTCTCCCAAGCGTAGTTATACTCTGTGGTAAATCTAAGTACTCACCATAAAATCCTCTAAAAGCACTCTCTCCAATTGTAGTTGGAGAACCTGTTAACTTAATTTCATCAACACTACCGAAATTATTACTAATAAAATGGTCTGGTATAGTATTTCCACTATATTCGACAGTTCCCACTTGATGAATTCCTAAAGTATACCCGTGAGTAAATGGAAATCCAGAGCCAATTTTTAGATTATGAACAATAATTTCATCCTCTTCTCTAAAGAGGGGTGATGAATAATTTCCATCTATTTCAGTAACAGAGTCAGGTATTACTAAAGTTTCTAACTCATGGCTTGTTATGAAATTTGAACCCAAACTAATTACTCCCTCTGGTATGACAAGACGATTAATTGGACACCCGAAAAAAGACTTTACTCCAATATAATCTAATTCTCCCTCAAACAATTCAACTGTACTCAGTAAAGTATCTCCATAAAAAGCACGATCAAAAATATCAACTACACTAGAAGGGATAACAATTCTTGTTAAATAAGTACAATTCATAAATGCTCTCTCTGGAATTCTCTCTAAGGAAGAACTCAATATAATTGAACCTATCTTAGCATCCTGAAAACAATCGGTACCTATAGTAGTAACAGAGTTAGGTAATACTATATTTAGTGGTGATTCATTTTCATATCCCATAGCAAGAAATGCTGCAGTACCAATACTTACTAATGTACTTGGAAGGCTAAGGGACTTTAATTTTACACAAACGGGAAATGCATGATTTCCTATCGTAGTAACTCCTTCTGGTATTACTAGGTGTTCTATGTATTGACCACTACCAGCTAATAAATTATCCCCAATTTCAGTTAATGTATTCGGAAATTTTATCCCTAAAACCATTAATGGAATATTTTCAAAAAATGGCTTATTATCAGTATTTCCAAAGAATGTCTTATCAGTTAAGAAAAATCTAACTGTATGTACTCCGGGGGTATTAAAAAAAACCCCGGTCTTTGGATTAAGATCTTCTATATCATAGGAGTCTTTTCCATCAACCAGTATTCTATTAAAAGGGTAGTCTGTCGTTGTAGTTCCAGCCCAGAAAGGATAAATTCCTGGACCATTCCATATATTTTGGGGAATTAAGTAAGTCACTTCTACCCCTTCACTATTATAACGTACTTGATCCGTTCCCCGAATAAGGGAGACATATGGTTCCGTATAAGTGTCTCCCTCTTCGTGAGCTATTCTTTCTTCATCCGAATCAAATACAAACATATATTGTTCATCGTTCATATCTTTCACTTATTATGCCACTAATATTCCATTCCAATTCAGCTACAACCATGTATCTCAGAAGAGTATGTTGAATGAATTCAGCCATACTACTAGGAAAATAATCTTGTCCTGATATTCCACATATTTTCCCGTAGTATATACTCTTAGAGTGTTTCAAGGCAATGTCTTCAATAATTCTTCTCAATAAGAGGGGATCTCCTCCCTTATATAGCTTAGCTACTCTCATTAATACGTTATAAAAGACACTGTACCCGTGATTATTATAAGCTAAGTCAATTGCTACTTTACTAATTGGAATGTTTAAATATTCTTCGTTATATCTCATACTTAGATTTCTCTCCCAGGATAGCTGAGAAAGCAGAATTTATTGATTTTTTATAATACTCAAAATCAATGTCCATCATATCATCGTTCACGCATATTGCTTGATATTTTCCTGATGTAATGGCACTTAACATTTTCTTAAGTGGTGTTTGTGAGAAACAAGAATAAATATAATTTATTTTGTGATCAATGTAAGTTTTATATCTATATTCACTGTAAGAATAAATATATTGATTACAGTTTTTTCTGTGTCTAGTTTTTGTTATTGTGTCATGAATTCTGCTATTATTAGCAGCATAAAGTCTTTCACCAGTCGATTTCCTATGAGCTAAGAAAATATGATCTGGCTTAATGATAATATTTCTTTCATCTGGGAAAACTCCCGAGATATCCATTCCAGATCTACACTGGCTTCTAAAAAGATTAAAATCATTAAATCTCATTGGGCCTTTAAAATGAATCTTAGGATAACCATTGGAGGCAAAGAAATCAGATTCTTTTAAGTCTCCGATGGGAAACGTATCATCATTTGAATAAATCCAATTCTCACTAAGACCTGGAATTTTCCATAAGAACATTTCTATCGTACACGAATTAAATGTAGGAAGAAACCTCTTAGGTATAATCATATCATGTGTAATAACCTTTACGGTACTTCTATTTACCCAAGCAGGTACCTGACTTTCGCTTTGGACAACGAGATATAAGTTACGTATCCAAGGCATAAATTTAGCTACGCCTCTGAAGAGATAAACTAGGTTATCCCAACTTCTATATCTTGAGGCATTGAAAGATTTTCTTTTTACATTCTTGGCATAAGTTTCTTGCCAAACAGGATCATTACAATCCACATAAGTAATAACAAAATCGATGTCCATGTTATATAAAAAATGGGGGAAGTCAACCTCTCCTTCCCCGTGCCTAGATAACTGTTTGTAACTCCAACACCTATTACCAGATAATAGTTTGGCATATTAGAGCTTTAATAGTGTCGAGTTTGTGGCTAGGTTCCAGTGACCACTAAAAGGTTTTATTATGTTAAATATGATATTCTTAATAAAGAGAAAGGGAAGTGACTTTAGATCACTTCCCCATAATTTCTCACTTAATCTTGACAATAGCAATACGATTACCTGTCTCACTCGCACCAAGGCCCTTAACTGAATCAATTCTTACACCTCTCTGGCGAAGATATTCAGCCACAATGTTTGCTCGATTCTGAGAGAGAACTAGGTTGTATTCACTAGATCCTTCATTGGTAGCACCAGCTGTAATATCAACTGCTACGCCTTTCTTGATCTTGCTGAGAGTTTCCCTAGCCACTGTGGTAAGTTCATAGCTATCTTTTGCAAACTCTACCACATAAGTATCAGAGATCTTTACAACTCGATCTTGCCCAGGAACAACCTCTCCCTTTCTATTGGCCAAGAGCTCCTTCTGATACTCTACGTCCTTCTGGAGAGCCGCTACCTTTGCGTCGTAATAATCAATATCATGTAGTCGGAAGTAGTGCAGGCCAGTACCCTTGAATGGAAGCTTATACACTACACCAGCCTTTACCTGAAGGAACGAATGATTTACATTGAATTCCAGGTGTTTATTGGCATTCAGGATATGATTAATGGAAGGTTCTAGATAAAATTGCCAAGCCTTCGCTTTTCCTAAGTTCCATGCAAAGTCAATACCAAGTTTTGTAGTAAGATAACCTCGCTTCACCTTAGGATGATCTGAATGAGACTCTCGGAAGACTTTTCCGATTCCAAAACCAGCAACAGGAATAACTTCAAATGTCCTAGGATAGCCTTTGTATCTACCAATAAGATTAGATAGGTTCATTGTAGCGAGGGCAGTAAAGTCTGCTGCTCGAACAAAGGTGCCCGTACTTGGAGCTGGAGCATTCCGGAAATAAGCATCTGCATCAATAGCCACACCCCAAACAGGAGTAATCCACTTACCTAGACGGATTCCTGCGTTCGTATTGAGATTTTCGAAGGTCTGCTTAAACCAACCTCCGCCTGGCTGAACCGTCTTGCTTGATAATCCGAAATTGACGCCAACATAAGTACCGTCAAAAACACCCGAAGAAACTTCTCGTGCTGATTGCGCGTTAATGTCCAATACACTTACTAAAATAAGTGCCAAAGTAAATAAAATTTTTTTCATAAACACTTTAATTAAGTTAATAAAAAATTGAATTTTAGTACAATTATAAGGATTTGGGTGGCCTTAAAAATTATTATAGTTGCGGGAGAAGGATTCGAACCCCCGACCTCCAGCTTATGGGGCTGGCGAGCTACCAACTGCTCCATCCCGCGATATATATTTTGCGATGGACTCACCTCTCCAATATAAGTTTATGGTTTCCAAGAACCTCTAAGATTTCCACCAAATATTTTGGCCTAGGAGAACTATGTAATTTTCCTAGTCCTATCATAATAACACTATCTTCATTTCTCAACCAACCAAAAGCCTTCTCTAGCCTCTGAAGTTCTTTCGTTAGCTTACTGGAGTCCCTGGATCCGACATTCAGCGATATCCAATCATCAGAGGAACAAGCTATATCCGTACTCAAACCACCTGCATCTATAGTCAATACGTAGTCATATTTCTTGGTATATCCCATGTATTTCTGAAGTGGCAGCATTGCCTCTTCCTTTCCAGATAATACTCGTAATCTAAGCCCAGTTTCTTTCCGAATTATAGCTTTAATTTCATCGATATTCCTGGAATTTCTATAAACAGCCGTACCAATACAGTTAATCCTGTCTGGGGAAACTCCCGACATCTTTACATATTCCTTTATAGCTGGAAGAACATTTTCCTTGTATAGCTCCGGATCTAAGATGTTATTCTTTAGATAAGAAGCTGTATTAGTAACGGTCTTATAGAATTTACCACCCTGAATCAGTTTAACTGAAGTTGAAGAAAGTTCTATAGTGGCAGTAGGTTTAGGTCTAAAAGTTATCATACTTAGTTTAATTCAAATGTGTAAGCAAAAAAGTAGGGGATTGAACGAACTTTTGGATAAGATTTCTATCCAATCCCCCAATTGTATGACAAACAAATAGCTTTATTTTTTTGCTCCCTTTTTCAGATTGCAGGTACGACATAAGAGCTGCAGATTATCTGGAGTTGTCTTTCCTCCCTGTGACCAAGGAACTATATGATCACCGTCCATATCATCGATAGAAAATTTCTTTCCGCAAATAGGACAAATACCCTTTTGCTTTTCATAAGCCGCTAATTTCTGAGCATCTGAAAACTTTCTAAGACTAAGGCAGGACTCTTTAGTACAGCCTGACAAAAGATATTCAAAAATACCTTTCTTACTCGTCACTTCATCGTCTAAAATTAGCTCCTTTACTTTCTTCTCCATCTCTTCTGGGGAATACTCATTTTTATGATAAGCTTCGTATAATCTTCCCCAATCTAAGCCCTGCAATTCTTTTCGATAATACTTAGGAGGAAATACCTTAGTAATCCAGTCTATTACAGCAGTAAAATATGCCAAGAGCGCAGAAGCATTATCATCCTTCTGGTGGAATGCCATGTAACCTTCAATATCTCCGTGACTTATCCAAGATAAGACAGTCTCCAGGTACTCTTGTCTAATAGGGGATCCTTTTAAGTATTTCGATCCTATTTTATAGGCAACACAGTTGGTCTTTGAGAATTTTCTCTTAGCATCAGATAACCATTTTCCAGTATAGTTAATATTTCTAAGCTCCTGTTTGGTTAATCTTTCACCTGCTATATTTATAGTCTCAAACCAATCCAGCCTTTCTTTATCATTCCCTTCGCAGATGTATATTTCTACTTCATAATTCAATATCTTACTCTGATCAACATCAGTGAGATTATAAAAATATAAATTATCTACTGAAAAATCACCATTTAAGTATTGACAAAATGAAATAGTTCTCTGCTGACCATCAAGAACTTCATAAGAATCGTCTGAATTCTTCGCCCAATACATAACATTAAGCGGAAAACCTTTCTTAATGGTCTCTATGACGGCATTTCGCTTTTTATCGTCATAAACAAATTCTCTCTGATAAGGTGGCCTAACATTTAATTTTCCATTAAATGCTGTAACACCTTCTTCTTGATTGTCCTTATAACCTTCAAAAATTTCTCTTATCGCTATTGATCTATGAGTAATGTTCATTGTGAAAATTATAGTTTCTTAATTAAAATTCTACTATACATTCTTTTCCCATTAATATAAGGTCTGTCATATTTATCACAGCCTTTAATATATAAACCACTTAGATAATTCGCATTTTCTGTTATTCCTATGATTTGAAATTGAGTAGGACAATATTTATCTAGAAATGAAATTGGCACACCCATAACTCCATTATAATCTATTGGAATATCACAAGTTTTGTCTACGTTGATAGCGTCATAATTGTCATACTTTGGAAATTCCTCTGGAGTATATTTCTTATATAAATCTATTGGCTGATGACGACGGTTATGGTCAAGATTAGTAAACCATGCAATAGAATTTACTTGTTTAAAAAGCTCTCCGTTCTTATCATAGTAATGCTTTGCGCCTTTAGAAACATCTGTGTCATTTGGAACCTTAAAAAAAGGCATTTTTCCACAGAATAAGGTGCATCCAAGCCATACTTTATTTTCTTTTATAAGTGGGAAAAACTCCTTGTATGTAACAGCATTTCCATTACCAATGATGAGGAATTTTTTATCAAACTGAATTAACTGAGCGATATACTCCCTAAACAAAGAAAATGGTGGATTTGTACAAACAATATCAGCCTTCTTAAGGAGTTCAATCATTTCATCACTCCTGAAATCACCGTCACCCTTTAAGTCTTGAATTTCCCAATCTTCTAAGTCTGGGACTCTATTGCCATTCTTATCTCCACTATAGATAAAGACCTTAGCATTCTCTCCATAGGAAGTACAGATTAGTTGTTTTAATCCTAGGGCTTCAAAGCTTAAAGAAAAATATTTGGCAAAGTTACCATGAATTGCATCATTACAGTTACAAAAAACAACTTTCCCTTTAAAATGTTTTTTATAATGTGACAATTCCTTTTCAATATCCGTTAATTGAGTATAGAATTCATCATTCTTCGCACGTTTAGCTTCGTGAAGATTTGAATTTCTCGAAGTCTTTTTCTTAGGAACTTCCGCTACAACTTTTTCTTCAGCCGAATTTTCCTTAGCCAGGTTTTCTTCAGGCTGTTGTTCTACAACCTCTTCGATCAATTCAGGCTGATCTACTTTTACTTTTTCTTTTTCTTTTTTCTTTCTCATTTTCCTTAAATTGAATCGTAGTCTGTTATATTCATCTCACAATCACATACACTACATTTTATGGTTTTTAGTGTACCAATACTAGTTATATTAAATCTAACTGAAATGTAACCGCCGATTGCACCACCTTCTTCTCTGTGACTATGGTCTTTTTCAAATTGCTGAGCACGTTCGTACTCAATATTGTTTAAACTAAAATTCTGTAACATAATTAGGAGGCCACCAAGGATTCGAACCTTGTAGAGCGCCTATATTACGCATGACCCCTCGAAAAAAGAGGCGAGGTTTTTATTTTTTAAGGAGAGGTTTTCTCAATTTTTATCCTGATAAAACAGACCGGAGAATACTGCGCCACGTATTCATTGATTTTCCCCGCAAGCCCTCTCAACTGAGACTTATTTCCACACACATAAGGATTTCCCAGCTCAGGAAGTGAGTTTTTACTCAATTTCGACGCTCCTAAGCTCCCTTTCTCTAAAGAATCTATCAACAGCACGATTAGTTGTGATATTATATTGATCATACTCCTTAGAATCTTCCCTACTATAGGAGATAACTAAGTCTTCAAAATGAACAATACTATCCCTTAGAACTAACTTTAGAGTCTCATTGTCAAGATATTTTTCAGTTAATCCTGGCTCTAATTCTGCTAAAGTTAGATGAGGTGTGTAAGTACTAAAATCACTGGTTACATTATAATATTTCCCAAATACCTTATTGATCTGGGAACATACATCATACCAGAGATTATTATTTTTCAACTTCAATATAACATACCCACTATCATTTTCAAAACTACTCAATTCAAAAATATCATAAACTGGACATGAAAAGTCTAGTGGATTCTTCTGATATTCCAAGAAGTCCTGTATATTTCTTCCACCTAAGTCTGGAATATCTCCAAAATCAAAGGTTCTAAGAAGAGGTAATATTTCTCTCTTATCAATAAACTTCCTGGCATAGAGTAATGTTATATGTGAATCAAATTCAATTCCTGTATCCTTCAGATCTCCCGAATCAAAAATAGCCTTCATAGACACGGGAGTACTGAGATTAGCAGCTAACATAATACAGCTGCTACTAATGTTCTGAGTATCTTCCATTTTATTTCTGATTCTTTAGTCTGAATTTAGTCTTCATCTCACCAAGTCTACTCTTGAGAGATGAACCGCCCTGATTATAACCCTTACTGTCTGTAACAGTTAGACCAAGACCTAAGAGGTTATTCAAGAAGAGCTGATTATCTTCTCTTGAGGTATCTCCTCTAGAGAGCTTAATGAAATCTCTGGCATTTCTTGACAAGTATGCCATGAGCTCCATTTCACCGATAATCTGACCAGTTTTTCTATAACCACCTCTACCCATAATAGGAGAATCTACCCACTCATTAACATCAACACCGAACATACTAGAAGTTACCTTATCACTATAAGTTGGAATTTGATATAGTTCTTCCATAGTCATATAACCAACACTAAGTGGCTTTTCAACTTCTACGTATCTACCTGTCAAGTTCTTAACGGCGGTATTATATTCTTCCTCACTTAAGTTCGCTTTAAGCTCATCAAGGTCAGCGATAGTATCACTAGGCATGAGAATCTTTGATTGAGGTGTAACACCTAATTCCTTTGCCCATTCATCTATCTGCTTTGGAGTAAGTCTAGAGTAACTACCTACATTGAAGTAATATACGTCCTCAAGTTTACTATTTTCATGTAACTTCAAGAACTTCTCTAATGTCATTCCATCAAATCGACCAGGATAATACTTCTGAACAAGAGGCATGATAGTTTCCTGTTTTTTCTTATCATTTTTCCTCTCATCTACTATGTCATGAATTCTATGCGCAATTGAACCTAAGAGACTCTCCATATTAACAGAAGGAATCTTTCGGTTAATTGTACTATAAGGGTTCATGACAATATCCACAACTTTCTTATTACCAGTTGCAGATTCTACCATGATTGGCATCTTATCATCTGGCAAGATCTTAGAAATGACACCCTTACCACCATAACGGTTGGTAACCTTAGATCCGATCATAAGATTTGTTCTCTTAATAAGTCTAATACGAACTACATAAACAATCTTATAATCCTTATCTGCTAATGATATATCCTTAAGTCTATCTGCTGCAATATATTCTGGATATCTATCATAGATAATTTTTCTATCAAAATTATAATCTTTGATAGTCTCCTCTGATGTATGAGCATAAGTTAAGTCAGGTCTCTTAGTACCACCAGGAACTCTAGGGTGTAAATTTTCCTGAATTCTAACATCACTAACATAAGCTTCATCAATGTCATTAGGAACTTCCAAGTTACTTTCAATAGTATATTCAGAGAGATCTAGTTTTTGATCTCCAAAGATACCACCTAATTTATCATTCAAGGCCTTATTGACTAAGTCAAGTTTAACAGCCTTATAGGTCATCATGACGGGATCTTTAGACTTTACCTGTTGACCTATTGGAGCTATCCATTTGATTGCCTCATTAGTTCTTACTTCATATATCAGGTCGATAACAGAGTAAGAGTGCATTTTCTTTGAGAAAGACTCACTAACTACTAAGGCATCTTCATTGACATCACCAAACATTGCATGGAATAAGACGAGAGCATTAATACCCATTTTATAGGTATCTTCTTCCAAGCCAACTGCTCCAGTAATAACATCACCCTTCTTTACCTTTTGGCCTTTCTTAACTTTAGGCTCAGTAAAGACGTCAACATCATTTATACTCTGAATAGCAGTTTTTCTTGGAATAAGAATTTCATCCTTATTAGGAAGTTCTATTAATACTCCCTCTTCATTTACATCCTTAACTACACCAGACTCTTCTTTAAAACGTTCATTCAAGACGTTTGTATGAAGCTCTTCATAGTTACCTGTATCTACTAGAGGTCTTTCTGCATTAACAAGTGGAATAGCTTGCTTTAACATACCACTACCCATACAGATACGAACAGAGTCAGTAAAATTCACAAACGGTATACGTCTTACTTCTTCTGATAAACGATAGTCTGGGTGAAGGTCAATTAACTCAATTTCCTCCACTGGTACCATCTTTCTACGCATTCTATGCTTAACTTCTACCTTACCATCCTTATCGGGTTTAACGGTATTAGTATCATAGTCAACGTACTCACTAGCACATACCTTATGATTAAGATAATCCAAGTATGGGATAGTGATCTTTTGAAACTTGGTAGTATAACAGTCAAAGAGAACATCCTCATCTGTAATATGGGTAGATACAGTCAAGGCATTCTGCTTACCGATGTTACCATTATTTGGTGTAGCACCAACACAAATCAAGTCACTAAAGGTAGTATTATAAGCTACAGTTTCAGGAATATAGATTTTATTCGTGATACTTTCCAGGTTCATGGCATTTACACCAGGAGAAACTTGAACATCATTATCCTCTCCTTTCTTCTTTGAACTACTACCTTTCCAGTATCTAGCACAAAGATTTGTAAGTACATTAATCTGGTCCTGTAACTTACCTTGCTTACTCCAATAGTTTCTTAGTTGGGATTTTGTACCATAGAAGTTCTTATTATTACCTCCATTGAAGATATACTTCATAAAACCAACGGGAACAGAATCAATCTTCTTATCAATAATAAGATCTCGAATTCTATCATCGCCATAAGCAATACAATCCTCGATAAGCTTCTTTGAAATATAATCCGGGGAATAATCAATATCAAGCTTTACCTGAAACTTCTTTCTCTGTCTTTCAGAAAGTTTTAGAACTTCTTTTTCAATACCACTGAGTTCATCTATTTCATCTAACTTATATTCTCTTACTTTTTCAGGTAAACCTAAGTCAGGATTTACCCTCTTTATTTTAAGAATACCAGTCTTGATGTCATATTCTCTACCATAGTCAAAGTTAATGTATTGTCTACCAGTACCTGACATATTGATTCTACAATCATAGTCTTTTCCTAGGTTATTAGTAGCAATACGATAAGCTCCTTCTATAATAAATACACCGTCTATTTCTCTAGGGACTTCAAACTCAGATGTACGAATTTCATCATCATAGTTAATTGTATACTCCAGGATTACCTTATGAGTTGCAGTTAATCCATTTTCTATGAAATATGAAGCTGGGCGTTTATCTTCTTCGGCTAGATGCCAAGTTAGGTTTGTTAGTTTCTTATTTGGCGTATATTCATCTATTCCGGTAAAGAAACGCTCTACCATCGTCTTTGCCCCTTGATTTTTGAAAAATTGATTAAAATTACTCATTATAATAATGTAATTATATTCAGTGGTTTATAATCGCAGTCGAGTGAATTAAAGTATTTCTCTAGTTCATCCTTAGCTGCCTGTTTAATCTTACTAGCCTCAGTGTACTCACTCATAGGTAAACCTTCTGTAGACCTAAAGAAAGAGTCAAACATCACCACGTAGTTAAACGTATCCTTTAATTGAAAAAGCATAAGTTTAACTGAAAATTTATCATACTTACTAGTGGGAATAATCTTAGTTATCGCTTGATATAGATTCTCCCTAGCTAAGATCTTATCAGGATCGTTACTATCTAAGACGTTGTATGGTATTTCATACGCCAAAACTATTTTGTAATAATAACTATCATTATTTTTATTCATAGCCGTTCTTAGAAATCTTCGTTCATTAAGTTTCCAGCAACTCTTGCCGGTTTTGCTTCAGTTCCCCCTGAATTATTAACCGGCTTAGTTCTGGCAATTTTTCTTTTCCCCTGACTTTGATCAGGAAGTGAAGTAGTATTTTCCTCTACTACTTCACCGTCCTTTTTTAAAGTAACTGAAATCGTTAATTCATTGTCAAAGTCTGGGATTTCTACTTCAAATTTTACTAATCCCATTACTAAACTTTATCTAAATTATCATTTAATAACAAACCAAGTACTGTTTCAGTCATGGTATCCTTTTCAAGATTAAGTTCTCCTCTAATAGCCTTATCGACTGCACTTTCTGACCAACCGAATGACAGAGCAGTAAAGAATGATTTACTCTTATTGTTTGTAATAGACGTCTGAGTTCCCTGAAACTCTACTTCAGTTACATCGCCCTTATCTGTTCTAACAATATTAGTAAGTCCAGCAAATACAATCTCTACAATTTCCTCTGGCATATCATGTGGTCCAACTCCATTTTCAATAAAATCATCCTTAACCAATGTATAATATTGTCTTCGGAAAATATTAAAGATTGAGCTAAGATCACCACCTAAGTCAGAAGAAACCTGTCTCATATTAACTACACCAGAACAAAATCTCTGAAACTTCTTAATAGTAGTTCCTGAAGGATAATAATACATAGCCTCTGGATTATAAGCATAGTATCTATTTCCAATAGTTACATTCATTCTTCCATGCTTATCCTCAACGTAGTTTATTACACCTTCTTCATAAGCATAACAGTCTGATATAATAACGTTATCCTTTTCAAAGTATTTACTACCAGTTCCGCCCTTAGCCTGCATAAGCTTTAAGACAGAATTAAGCATGATAATTGGCGAAGAAGTATTGTAAGCAGTACCGACCAATTCACCTTCCTTGAACTCCGTTTTACCAAGTCCAACCCAATTACTAGGTTTAGGATAGACTAATTCTTTGTTACCTCTTACTTTTAGTTTCAAGAACTTACCATCTTCAATAAGCTCGCAATCTTTAGGTGCATATAAGTTTCCTTCAACTGCTTGCTTTCTTTCATGACCACCATGTTTAAGAGCAAGGATACCTTGAGTAGTACTTTCTGTAAAACTAGTACCAACACTAGGACCGATTGCAGATCCATCAGGAAAACTAGCCTTTAAGAAAGCTTTGCCCAAGAGATCTGGAGTAACTTCATATAAGTTTCCTTTACATTTAGTTACAATAGATCTAACAGGTACTAGTTCATCTTCATTTTTCTTTGTAACTGCTGGATATACCTTTCCTGTAGGAGAAGTTCTACCAGTAGCCACGTATCTAGGAATAAGAAGACCAGGATTTTCCTTATCTTCTCCCTTTTCTCTATAAGTGTAATTATTCAACAAGAATGAGATCTGTCTAGTTAAATAACCACCAATCGGCCAGACGTGAGTTAGTTTTCAACCCACGCCGCCCTGAATCTTTCAATCCAGGATAGACTATACCATCACTCAGGTTTCTCACTCTGTTCTTCCTGAGTGCCACAACAATAGTCGTTGGGCTTATTATTCATAAAAGCCTCTTCCCTCTTAGCTTTAATTGTCTCCTTCACTTTGTCAGAGGCAATTCCAAATTGCTTGAGGATCTCTCCAATACCACCAATAACAGCTGCCACTGCAGTTAGTAGTTCTACCCAATTTAATACTTTTTCTTTCATAATAAGTTGCTGATTATAATTTATTTTATTATTTTCCAGCAATAGTTGTGGTTTTTATAGTGACGCACCGATAAAAACTATTGACGCCACTCTGCTTGATCGTCAGGAGGGATCTATTTTCGATAGCATGATACAAGTATTCCTTTTCACTAAAACCTTCCAAAAGATTTCCATGAGTTACTACTACCTTTTCTTCCGGACCATTGATAATCAATGACGGTGCATTAATAGCAATAATGGAATTTAACTTTACCCTAGCAGATCTATCTAGTTCTTTCTTCAGGTCGGAACTAAAATCTCTCTCAAGGCCTTTGAGATATTTTCCATATCTCTCTGTAATTAAGGTAAGTTTCTGCTTATCTGTAAGATCTTCCGAATCAGCAATTTTTCTAATATCTCTATAAGTTTCATTATCAGTATCAGCATACAAGGTTGAATAGTCAAATGTTACTACACCTGTCTTAGTTACAACCTTTAGGGCAAATTTTTGTAATTCATTTGCCTTCTCTACCCAGTTATCGAAACCATAGAGATAAGACATCAGTTTACCTGCTGTCTTCGCGTTTAGTCTTTCATACGGATTTTCCATAATAGGCTTACCTTCTACTCGGATCTCATCAAGGTCTGCATCAATTATCTTAGATATTCTAAGACGTCCGTATGTAGTAATCTTACTCTGATAATCTACATCCCCTATTTTTCCTGTAAAGACAATAGGTGTACCATAATTAATCTTATGATTAACCTCAACATCTTTTAGGAGTTCTGTATAATCAGTGTAATAATACTTAGGTTCCTTCAGATCATTAGGATCGTCAGGAGTATATTCAGTAGCATTGGCTAGACCATTAAGAGTTTCATGATTGAATACAAAGACATTTTCAAGATTTTTCTTATAAATCTTGTTATACCTAGGACTCATCTTTTTATAGGTATCCTCAGCTACTTCATCAGGAACCAGGATCATAGATACAGTATCACCATCAAAGTCAGCGTTAAGTGGTCCACAGAGCTCAATTGGATAAGCTACTGCATCTTGATCAACTATCCTAATCTTCTGACAGTAAATATTATATTCATGAAGTACTGGCTGTCGTGTTACTCGTTACCCCTAAGTCTTTCGACCTAGGACAGACTATATCTTTTTCTTTTGCACATAGTCGTTGAACTAGTTTTGAATTTCAAATTTAAGGTTCTTATTATTTTTAACAGACTCTTTCAAGAACTTATAGATTTCTGATTTTTTTCTTTTCTCCAAGAATTCAGTATACCTAGTTCCGGTGGAATCTAATTTAGTATATTTCTGGAACTTGACAAAAGTATCAAATTCCAGATCAGCCAGGTCATTAGTGGGACCTGATATAATCGCTATAACTTTCCCACCTAATATCTGCTTTGGCAATTGTTGGTTAATCCTTCTTTCCCAATCTTTTGAAAATCCCACTTTAACACTAGCGGGAAAATCTAAGAAATAAAGAAAACCTTCCTCTCCTTGAAATTTATTATGTAATAGGGTTCTATTTGCTAACCTCATATGATATTCCGACCCATAACCATGAGACGATTTATCTAAGAGATTCTTTTCACGAATTGATATCATCCTAAGATGTTTCTCTGGACTAGAATTCCATTGACCTATCTTACTTGTGCCAAGATATCTTCCTTGACTGTGTAGGTATTTCATATGTTCACTCCTAGACCAGGGCTTTTCTTCTTCTATCATAGGCATTATTTTGTAGAAACCCAAAACTAGCTGCTGGTTCCCGGATTTATTCAGGTTTCAGCAATTCTCAAAATTACGTACCAATTAGTACACTAGCACGTATCTTTTCTCTGCATACTCCTTAAAGAGTCTTTGCAGTTCAAGATTATCAGATTCATCTTTTGTAGATTTTCTTGCTTGTTCTGGAGTAAAGTTTAGTTCTTCACAAAGATATTTTATGAATCCCTCTCTACACATTTCATAAGCAAGATATCTAGGAACACCTAGTTCATCTACTTTCAAGGTAGTACTTGGAACAATAGGGCTTCTGGCAGAATTCTTTACACGAACTGAATAAACCTTTCGTGATAAGTTTTTCTTTGAAGTATTTAGAAGCTCCGTTGACTGTTTCTTACCTACATTAATAAGAGCTCTTAGGAGAGCAGTATATCTTACTCTCTCACCAGGAGTCTTAAACATGTCCATCACTGTTTTATAGTTGGATGGATTTTTCTTATCATCTTCTACACAACAGAGACGAATTATAATAGAATACCATATACTCAGCTTGTTAGTATTCATCTTCGTAGATGTACCTTCCTTGACAAGACTAAATCTTCTCATCATAGCTGGTAGTATAAGATAATATCTATTGATCAGCCGTTTATAGTCCATGAGACTCTCAGGAAAATTTTCCTCAATAATCTTCATGAGACCTTCGTAGGAACATTTGGATTCGTCGGTAATAAACTCTGAAATAGTTAGTTCCTTCTTAGCTTTATTATACTCAAACTGGCAAGTATCAAAAACTTTAATACCAAGCTTTTTCTTACTTCGTCCTTCAGCATAACCGTTTCTCCTTAAGTCATCACCAAAAAATTCAAGCTTAATGGTACTCCCTTCAAATATCTTATCGAAAAATTCCTTAAAGATATTAAATCTAAGTTCATTAAGATAATAAAATGGTAATTCAACTCTGGCAAAACGTCTCAAGCCTTCTTCCATAGAATATACACGTGCTCCGCAGTTAGGACAAGGCTCTGCCGAGGGTTGTCTAATATAACCACAAATACATCTATCTTCATATGGGGAACCAAAAATTTCAGTATCATACACTCCACCACCTTCTGGTTTTATGTAATCAAACCTTAAGTTTAAGTCTCTATGATTATTAACAATTCTATCACGACCATCTGATCTAGTATAGTCAATAATATCTTCGTCTGTTAATAATTCTAGATTTACATCTGCCATATTTATTGTTTATTTACTAATTTAGGATCTTTCCAGATAATTTTTGAGGCAAGCTCAGAATCCACTGCATTATTAGCGGACCAATCTTTGTAGACTTGCTTAACATCAGAGATAGCATCAAATCTAGTCTTATCCTTTAGCTTTTCATAAATCTTGCCAGGGACTAAGACAACTTCAATCATATCTGATATTAATTCCTGAGTTATATTTTTACTAGCGTTTACATATCTAGGTCTAAATTCACGATATACCATGATATCCTCATGGGTTAGGTCAAGATCTTTGAAAGTCTTTAACCCCGTTAATTCAGCTGGCTCCTTATCAAACCAAGTGAGACCCATTTTTCTCACTCTATCTGCTATAGCCTGCCTACCTAGCTCTTCATAACGCTTAGCCAATGCCTCAACAATATCATATTTCTGTTTCTGAATTCTCTTGAAAGCATTATTCACCTGAGTTTTATACTCCGGTGGTAATGTCTCACAGTTCAGGAGAAGGTCGTACATACCAGAACTGAATAGGAAAATGATAAAAGCAGGGAGCTGTCTTAACTTCCTTTTTCTACTTACAGTAGAATCTTTACTCAAATCTCTATCCGCCAAGTATTTTATAAACCTCGCAATCTGCTCTCTGGCTTCTTTAGCATATTGCTCATTGAAACCATTATCATCCTGACCACCAAATTCCTCACCAATTGAACTTCCACGTAATGGCTGATCTGGAGTATATACGCTGGATGGAATACGATTATGACCCTGAGATTGGAAGAATTCAAGTGTTATCTTCTCAATAAAGTGAGTAGAAGTATTAGCTGGTGAACAACCAATAATAGTTCTTACCGCATCTATAATGTTTTGATCAAACATTTTACCACCCACAGAAATCTTATCCGGATTCTTACTAGCAGCCCGAATATCATCGTAAGCACTACTAAGGGCTAACTCATCATGAGTCATTCGATTATCATAATCATCCTCAGTTGCTTTCTTTTTTCTAGTGGGTTTGGCTTCTTCTTCAACTTCCGACCCATTCTCATCGTCATTGTCATCCTCAGCATCTTCATCCGCTGGGGTTACTATATAACCCGAATCTGAATCTTCATCATCTAGAAGAAAATCTTCATCATCAAACATATAATATATAAAAAATTAATTGTTATAATCTAACTCAACAGAGACCTGAATCTCTTTTTGTTTAATCTTAAGTAAGAGTTTTAAGTTCTCATAACAGAGTTTTTACGATTTGGAAGATGTTTCCTCGACAGTTGCCCTTAATTCAGCTATAAAGCGCTTATCTACTGTTGTCAGTTCAATGCGATAACCAGGAGACTCGAATATGTAAAAAGGATTTGTTGCATGATCTCCTAGGATACTCGACCATAGAAAATGCTCATCACCCTTTTTCATAATTCCCTTAAATTCAAATGTCTTCAATAACATCTGAATAAGAAGGTCTACCTCTTCCTTTGTGAACGGATTCTTAGGAGTAGAAGCAATAATACTAGTACTACTACTAATAGACTCCGGCTTCTGCTCAGGAATGGTTAAATACATTACACCTCTTCCTATACATTGATTTCTTAGATCTATTAAAAGATCTATCTGCTTCTCCGTCATAACGATTCTTTACTTCATCTTAAATGTAATTTTATAGGTTCATTAATCTATTATTAACAACAACCTACTATTATTTCACAAAATTTTTGCGAAAATCTTTAAATACAGACCAAGGCATGTTAGTATAACAACCTAACATGAATTGAGAATCCATAACAATGTCCTTCTCCTCCTTGATTTCATAATTCCAAAGCCTTAAAACTTCTCTAAGAATAATTTTGGCTACATAAGTGCCAGAACCATGCTCAAGTGCAAAAAAGGTATTATCTTCTGAATCTTTATCAGGAATACCTATACCAAATAAATCTTCTTTGTATAATTCCATCTCACTATTAATTTACTCCATTCCGAAGAATTAAACATAGTCAAAAGTAGTCACACTACTTTCTGTACATTCACTTCCTACATTTTGTAGGCTTCTTCGAAACGATAACAATACCTCCTTTACCTTCTCACGTTTAAGTTTCTTAGGCTCAAAAGCACCATTATCCTTTTGTTTTAAGAGCAAATCTCGTAACACGATTACAAGCACTCTGTTCCTTATGTTCTTTGCAGCATTAAAGTCTGCATTATCTTTATGTCCACATTCAACACATTCAAATGTTTCTTGGTTTGGTCTGTTTTCGTCCTCAATACATCCACACATAGGACACATCTTCGATGTATAACTTGCTTGAACTGTTGAAACCGCAATATCATATTTCTTTGCAATACGCTCAACTTCTTGTTTAAGACTACTCAAGCCAAGGAATTTAACCTTTCTGTTGTAATTTATATTCTCATTATCCTTATCTTTAACATAGCATTTGCCAAATCCATTATCAAGGTCTTCCATTACAATATGCCCCACACCTTGTGAATGTAATACCTTACACATATTAGCAATAAGTTGCTGCTCAGACTTAATCATTTTGGATTTGAGAGTATCAAGTTTCTGCTGTTTACGTTTACCAACCTTATATTTTTTATCTTTTTCTTTCAATTTATCTATTTCAAGAGATAGTTTACAGAAGTCATTAACAAGTTTTCTATCATAGTCATAAGTGGTTTCATCTGACAAACTGAACAAATTATGTTTGCAATTAACATCAATGCCTATTGTTTCACCATGTACTTGTGGTATATACCTTTCTCCATCTTTACACAGATGAATATTCACTTGGTGATTCTTTTCATTAAATGTAAGCGTGTATTCATAATCGTTATTTTTCTTTCTGTAATCCTTCATACTTCCATGCCAACCTTTATTAAAGGTAACTGGTACATCAAATGATTTCCTACCAATTCCACTGAGACTTACGAATGAATTGATTACTGAACCAAACCTACTGTTGTAGTCTATTATCCTTGTCTTCCTACACCTACCACTGAACGTTAATGACTTGAACTCAATAGGATATTCAGAATAATGCTTGACAACACGTTTTCTTTTTGACAAAGCAAGATTGTAGAGACGTTCAAATCCGAATTTATCACAACATCTTAGTATGTTGTTATAGAACTCACGTTTCTTCTCGTCACACTTGCTTATATTGTCATTGATGTAGTCTATTGTATTCTCATTACTGTATCTCGCAAGATAAGTAAGACAGTTAGATAATGGTGTTTGTTTCTTATCAAAAACTACTTTTTTCAAGTCACCTTCCTTATGTTTCTTGGTATCACGTTTATAAAACTCAAATCCTTTAAATGTAACGATTTCAAAGACAAGTTTACGTTGTATTGCATCGAATTTATTCTGATAACAAGTGAACACTTGTGTATAAAGTTGTGCATCAAATGAACTTGGGATAACTTCTTTGAAACGTTCTCTCATTACCTTAAGGAATTGGAACTTATTGTATTCCAAGAAATGAAGAATGTTATCATTAACGTATTGTGACACGGTGTTTTTATGGTTTTGAATAAGCACAGCAAAGTCATTTAACTCATCATACTTCTGACGAGTTAAATCCTTTGAATGGAATATCTTTGTATACTTACTCTGTATAATCATAGCCTACTTTCTATTTTTTTTTCAATTATATCAAGTGTTGCTTGTTTTGCACTATCTATGTGTTTCTGTAACTCTTCTATTGACAATGTTTCAAGCCCATCCATTAATGGATTCATTACCATCGTCACAAGTATACAACATATTTTCAGTGTCAATCGAAACAACTTTAATATTTTTATGTTTCATAAGTTCACTTATTTTTTTTTATTATTTATCTTAGTATTCATATATAAATATCACGTGATTTTAAAAAGCTTGCTTATTTTTGAATATTTTTTGATATAAATGAATATTTTTCATTCAGCAGATGCCATTCCCCAAGAGTTTTCTCCTGAGGAATGGATTATTTATTATTGCTTTAGGATTATATTTCCCTCTTTCAGGGATTCTTGAACCAAGATAATTCTTTGATTCTCTGAACCTCTGAAGGGGAGCGCTGTATTTCTTTTGCTTAGGATAAATGGACCATCTACCACTATATCAACTAAGCCTAAAATTTCTTTACATAGAGGATCCTTTAGGAGATCTTCAAATACATAGCCAGAATAAAGCCAAATGTCCTTTGAATTACCAAAATCCTCTCTTACTCTTTTCAATAAACTTAATAAATCTTCCGGGGAATCAACTGGATTACCACCAGATAAAGTTAGCCCCTTGATATAAGGCTTGGATAAATTTTCCTTTAGCTCCTGATAAGATTCATCAGTGAACTCCTTTCCGAATGTGAAGGACCATGTTTCAGGATTATGACATCCCTCACAATGGCACTTACACCCAGAAATCCATAACGTAGTTCTAAAACCTAGACCATTTTCTACATCAGGGCCTGTTATTTTAATATACCTCATAAACTAACCTTTGATGTGTTTTACTCTATACCGTACTTCATCCTGCTTTCCTTCATTGAAAGAAGTTCTGTAATCTAGATTCAAGTAGCCAGTAACTCGCTTTAACTGACTTACATTATCTGAACCACATTCAGGACAAACATCGAACTCACCAGTATGACCACATTCCATACAAGTATCATTTGGGACATTAACTGCAAAATAAGGAATATCCTTATCCATTGCATAATTCACTAACGTCTCCAAAGCCTCAATATTATTTAATACTGTGGATGGGAGTTCAACATAAGTAATACAACCCGCCGAAGAATAACCCGTGAGCTGAGATTCAATATCAATCTTCTCAAATGGGTTCATATCTCTCCATACAGGAACATGGATGGAATTAGTGAAAAATTCCTTATCACTTACATCCTTTATTACTCCATATTTTGTTCTGAATTTCTTCAATGCAGTATAACAGAGATTTTCGGCTGGTGTGTAGTATACACCAAAGTTTAATTTATACTTTTCTTTATATTCTGCACATCTCTTCTTGAAAAGAGACTCAATTCTCTTGGCTAACTTCATACCCTCCTCTGTTGTATGATCCGTTCCAATCAATAACTGGAGAGTTTCTGCTAAGCCAAGCTGACCTAAACTGAGAGTTCCATGCTTTAATGCAGACCTAATACCCTCTGACGGAACATAACCCGCCATAGTATTATTCTCATACATAAATCTAGCAGACTCTGGACTTTGACTACAAATCCAGTTGAATCTCTCAATTAACATGTCTTTTGCTTCTTCAATTTTTCTTCCTAAGAGACGCATGAACTTCTCTACATCTCTGTCGGCTTCCATCGCTAAGGTCGGCATAATGATAGTAACTGGACATACATTTCCTCTACCATCCTTTAACTGACCTAAACCATTTATATCAAAACCGTTTGCAGTTCTGCACATGTTAACCCTTTGTTACCAAAGGCACTGACTATATCTTCTTCTCATTTTCCTGAGAAGTCTCCCGCTTCGAAGAGGTGCCTATCTCCTCCCCTACTTGGCTACATTCATCACCAATAGTCGATACACTTTCTTAGAAATTCTTCTAAGCTTAGCACTGCTTCACCCTAAAACTTTAGGGCCTGGCAGTTAGCCCATTTCTGGACACCCGTTGGCACGGTTCAAGAGATTTTAGATGAGCTACATTTACACTAACCCATCGTGCTGAAGTAAGTTTTTGGATCATTTCTATCATATCCAGCATTCCCACTCCAGTCAACGTTCGCATAATTTGGATACAAACGTTTTGCTGTTGACTCTAATGCAAGTTTATACATATCATAATTTGGCGTTCCAGGCTTATCATTAACACCCTTCATATACTGGAAAATTCCACACATTATATACCGTTGCTTTCGCAATACTTTAACGCTTACTAGGAAGCCGGATTAGACTATATCATTACTACTCTTCAGTAGTACAAGGCACTTCGGAACTATATCGCTATAGACCTACTCCTCAGTTAAATAACGTCATAGGATAGTCGTTTGACCTTTTCTATAAAAGAACTTGGCACAGGATTGTCGTGCTTTAATTTAAAGTTTAGATTTCCCCTGTTAGCAAAAGTATCTCAATAGTCATTTCCTACTATATTCTACTTCCACACCTGTCTCTGACAGTTCACCTTGTTTTATTTCCCCAATGGTACTTTTAGGGAATATGGATGTTCTATGAAATTTACCCACACCATTAATCGAACCTTCAAGCAAGGCTTTTATCACCATTCTACCTTCTACGGACGTACATGTACCGTAATTGATAGATGTAAATGGCCACTTATGTTATCCTACAGGCTTTTTATCCCATAGTTCTTATGGTTTCCCATAAGGTCGGCGTACATTTTCACCTTCGACTTTACTCGCTAAGGGGGGACACTCTTGGGAGGATTATATTTATTCACCTCCTACGCTCTACGGTATTTCTGAGCCTTTCGCAATCTCAGAAATTACCTCGGTATTCCCTTGTTTTAAAAATTGTAATGTTCTAAAAACATATTATAAGTTTCTCTTTTTCTGTTTAAGTATATGGTTGAATTGTTATAAATAAATTCCCCAAGTTTAAACATATCATCGATACCTCTTACAGCAATTTCACTAAGTGTTCTAGTTTTATAATCATACACTTTGGGTTTTGTATTCAAATTCGCATTAGAATATATAAAATCAGATATTTCAGACATTAATCTATGAGTTCCACAAAATGCAATCGAATGTAAAAATCTACCACTTTTAATTAAATGGGCATTTATACTGCCGTCTCCATCCATTATGCCCCTTATTAAATGCGGCATTAACTCTTTATCTATTTGTGGTAAATAAGTTATAAAACTTTTTCTTGGCACAACACCATATTTTTCCAAGTCTTTTGACATTTTATTACTTCTAACCGCTATTTGTGAACACCCTCTACCATCATGTCCAACAATAGTATTTGTTTTTACCTCGTTTTTAAAGCGCTCTAGTATATATTCATCACTTGAATTTAGCATTATTGATATAACTGCTTGCCTATTCGCTTTTTTATTTTTTTCGTCGATAAAAACATTACCGTCAGCAATTATTAATCCAAAAAAGTATGCCTTTGCTTCTGTATCAATATTTTCAAAATACGCTTCATCAAAGTCTGGATTAAAAATAGACGCTTTCTTGTATCTTTCTTCGTCTTTTAAAATCTTACTTATTGTTGGCAAACATAAACCGTATTTTTCGCTTACTGTAAGAAATGACATTGGCTTACTGCGATAAAAATTTATAATATCTTTTTTTAATTCTTCTGTGATTTTTACTCTTTTACCCATATAATAATTTCTATTAAAGTGAAATGAATTAATTTTTACAATTTAAAATTTAGGGTTCACCGATTTTGCCCCGATTATTTCAATGTATTTCTACATAGCCAATCAATATTTCGCTACTTTCGTAACTAGCTGATAATCAGCAAGTTATAATTGGTTCCCACTACGTGATTGGAGTGTATTGAGATTATGATACATTCCCTCCACTGCTTGCTTTAGTTCTTTCTCTGTCTGCTTAATAGCAAATGTATAAACTTTTCCGCTCGACTTATACTTCTCATCATCGAGCGACATTTTATCGTTAAATTCCTCAATAGGAATTGTTACTCCTTCAATGAATTCTGCTCCTGTCTTGAAATGCTTATAAAACGATTTCTTAACGTATGGAACAAGAGTCCAATCGAGGTGTGATGCCGATACACCCGTTTTATCATATATTTCTATATGCACTGACTATATCTTAACTAGACTTAATAAATCTAGCAAAGCCCATTTCAAACAACGTATCAATAGTTGCCTTACTCTGCCGATCCGCAGATAGTCGATACAGGCTTGTAATTTTATTAAATTACATTCCCACGATATTACCTTATGTCGCATCACTGAACACTTAGGCTTCATCGTTAGCATAGATTACATCTATACCCCACTGATTAGTGGAAAGGGCTTAACAGGCAGTTTTGCCTACCAAATTGCTGTAAACTCTGAAGTTGGAATATTACAGCTACAAGTTGCAAAGCAGTATTAATACTGTTTGCTGGTCTTACATCAGTCTGTCTCGTATTAAATCCACTGGCGAGAAGTTCGTCAAATGGAATTGTGAGACAATTATGACTGACATAATTATTTATAATATACCAATGTGAAGCAGTTTCCATATCATATACGGAACAATCTTCATAACTGGTTGAAATAGATACAATCCTATTCTCAACATACTTATCCTTAAGTCCACGATACACATAAGTATCATTGTGCTTAAGGCAAGATAATTTTGACTGTAATGCAGCAAGTTCATCTTTACGCGACAACGCAACTGCAAAAGAATCAAAGTTTCTTTTTCCGACCTTATTTCCGAAATGATATTCTTCACCTGCTTTACCTGACTGTACTACGGTTGGATGATAACCAAGCGAGTTTAACATAATTGCTAACTGCTGACAATATCTTTCACAACAGGAGTGATAGGTAATTCTATTATTATTGAGACAACCGTCAGTATCTATACAAGCAGATAAATATGCATACTTGATCTCATTTGTTCCATTAATAACAAAGTCTGGTACCGAGATATTATTGGATCCATTTTTTCTAGCCCCAGCAAAATCTCTAAAGATCTTTACTATGAGTCTGGTTCCGTCAGTTACTCTAATACAAGGAGAAGTTGCCGTAGCACCTGGATACGATTTGTTAAGTCTATATCCAAATACATCTTCATAGCAATCAATGAAATCATCCAAAAGCTTCTCATTAGTATTTGTAAAAGTAATCTGAAACATGCTTTTCTCCTCATTCACATATACTCCACCATCTGCATAAATATAAGCATAAAGTTTAGCTAATTGTGGTGTATACGGTATGTGAAGTGGATAAGTATGCTTTGAACCACTGGACTTAATTAATAAATTACTATAAACTTCAAATGAAATTGGATATTCTCTTGTTAACTTTACGAAATCGCATAATTTCATCGTTTTTGCCCTAGGATCTATTGCAAAATTATTCTTTCTAGCAAACTCCGTAAAATTAATACCATAATGATACTCCAAATAGCTTTTTAATGAAGATAGATTAGTTATCCTAATATCTACAACATCGTCGTTAAGTTCTAATAAGTTCAAGAAAGACTCATTCAAATCTTCCTCTGAAAAACGAATATTCCCTATATCAAGCAGAGAATCACCTACCTTTAGGTTCTTAACCTTCACTACTTTTTCTTCACCGTTTTCATCTAGAATAGGCAATCTATGCTCACCAGTCAATTTAAGTGGTATGCCTGTTCTTGTCTTAATTGTAAAAAGCTCTTCATCTTCCCTTAATTTTCTCTGGGAAATATTCTTGAGCTTTGTCCATCCATCACGTGACAAAATCTGCCAACAGTCTTTTGATACATCAGCTAGTTTACCATCAGTCAAACCAACTTCTTTAGCAAGATCTTCAATACGAGTTAAATGAATTTTGCCACCATGTTTTATCTTAACCCATGACTTACCATGGGCGCAATTATGAGAACCAATTGTGTAAGAATCGAGGTCGTGAATATAGATTTCATTATTAAGATGATTGTTCTTTGATTTTCGGCTCATACAATAGTTCAAGGCAAAGTCTTTTACAACATATCTACTAGCCTCACCTATTCTACCACCAAAGCTCTTCTCATCTACGTTTGCATTTTGATTAGCTACATCAATTGCACTTAATTTTTCTGATAAACTTTTAATATACATTTTGTTCTCTGCTCTCTCTAAGGCCTTCTTATATCGTCCTAAGATATAAGACTTAGATGCAGCAAAGAAGTTATTCAACATAAGAAATTGCTCAACTAGGTTGTGAATATCATCCACCTCAATCTCAACATCTGCTTCAGTGTCTAACGATTTCTTGACATATTCATCCAGGTTAGTTAAGATCTCTTCTGTTAAATCTTCTCCGCATTGAGAGAAAACTTTTTCTAGGGCCTTATGAATTTTGATAATATCAAAAGGCTCTTTTGACTCATCTACTTTGATTACCGTCATAATTAGAAAAATTTAATTTGTTCTTCTAGAGTATTAAGAATATACTCTCTTGCATCCTTAATCCTGACAACATTATCAACTTTATTGTGAGTCATCGTAAACTCTACATAGGTTTTCTGGAGTTGGAAATAATAGTCTGGATCATAGTTAAATGTTTTTGCACGAGACTCTTCTTTAAAGACAATGTTCTTTACAAAATCAACATCCTCTTGAATTAAGAGTACCCTCTCTAAATTATCAATGCCCCCTAATAGACTCTGCTCCGCCTCAACAGTCTTCTTAATTGTCTCTTCTGAGGGTTTGCTAGAATTATACTCATCATTGTATAAATTGTAAAATAAGGAGTCGGTTACACCCCTCTCAATGATGAAATTCTCTGGTTTTCCCGACATAAATTCCTCCAATCTAACTAAGTGTAATAGGCTGAAATGAAGATCGCTCTGAGGTAATAGGTCTTTAAATAAGCTTTCATGAAATTTCTTCCATGATTTTATGCCGGAATACATTACCTGAGTGTCGGGATTTAATTTTAAGTCATGTCTTATTGTAGAACCTTTAAATGCTCCACTCATACCATAATATATTTTTCTAATTCCCATAAAACTAAAATTTATAACTATAAATAAGAGCTTCCCCGGAGGATACCGGAGTTTTTTACGTTTCGGGGAAAAGAGAAATAGTCCTTATCACTAAGAACTATCTCCCCGGGATCTTATTCATCTTCCCCTTCACAAGTGTCTTCTACTTCCTCCTTTAATCTCCGATGCCTCTTACTCTCTTTGTTGAGATTCTCTAAGTCAGGAACCTTTACTGTAGCTCCTGCACCAAAAACATATCCCCCAACACAAAGCAAAAAGATACCAAGGTCAATAAGATCAGTCTTAATATAACCATTAACTGCTACATCCCAAATTAGGATTAGTGGAATTACAATGGCTACGAGAAAACCACCAGTTATTGCAGAGATTAAGAGAGCTAATAACTTTGTACTATTTTCACTAAATACATTTGGGAAGGTGCCAAGGTAATTTATAAGATCCCTGAAAAATTGCTTAATACGTTTCATAATTGACACCCTTTAAGTTATTAGTTAATAAGTACTGCTAGTGCTGAACCTAAGCCAGCACCCAATAAGCCAAGTAATAAGTTTGTTGCTTGAAATTTACCAGCCATTAAGTTATCAAGAACTCCCCATCTGGCAAATTCTATAAAAACACTAATACATGCTCCTAGAACTAAGCCAAAAGTTATATTAGGAGCTGTTTCTGTATATCCTGCCTGCTCACCAACCACAAGGAAAGTGACAATGAAGGATATAATTGCAGATAAAAATCTACAACCTAAAATATTCTGTAACATAATTCTTTAAATCTTATAGAGCTAAAAAGGCACGAACGTAAGGCGTACCCGTCTTATCGAGGTTGCCCACGTAACCGTTATTCATACGCAGATTGCAAGCACCACTCTCACTAACCCCAGTAGAAGACCAATAAAAGTTACTAGGAGCAACTACAACTCCATTACCTTCTCCAGCAGCTGTAATCTTAGCATTAATGTCATCGTATAATGCTATCATATATCCAAGCTCACCTATTGCTGGGAGATACCATTCTCCATCATGTACTCCTGGGGCGAAATTATGACATGCATTGGCAGCTACATAATCACTGCCCAAACCTACCAAGGTTGTAGTATTTGCAGCACCATTGACATCACTCAGCATATTCACAATTGGCGAACCATCAAATTCTGTAGCAGAATAATCGGGATTTAATGAACCATCAGCCAAGAATGGATAAGGAGATGGATTATTAGGGTCCATATTACCTGCATAATATACTCCTTCAACTGGTCTTGCTGCCGGCTGTGAAGCAGAACTCCATTCAGCTCTCTTGGAAGGAATAAAACCATAATTCTGGTTAACACCTTTAAGTGCACCTTCACTGTCAACAACTGCCACAGATGAATACTTAGTCAAACCAGCATCTGTATTAGCAGTTCCCCATCCTAGGCTAGTATGTTCAGTGGTTCCAGCTGTATCACTGGCCGACATTTCTTTCAATGACATAAATCTAGCCTTACCATCAGCAAAATGACTGGCAGGGGCTACACATATACCAACTGGCACCTTATCTCCAATCTCAGAACCGAAAGTTCCATCAGTGAAGAGGTAATCTAATAATTGTGGGCCATTATTTTCACCTTCACCTTCTTCCCCTTCACCAGCGACATAACCAATTAAGTCCTCGCTGTTCTTTGGAGGAAAGTAGTCACCCTTAAGATGACGCCTTACTTTATCGTAATAATATTCTGTTAGAACATTGTTCCCACAAGAATTACTTGTAAAATTATCGTTTATAATCATTGCTATTAATTTTCACGATTACATTTATAGATTAAGAGATTAGGGCAAAAGCCTAATATGTTCTCATTGTATTTAACAACTTCCATATTATCCTCAACAATCTCCTCCTTACTAAATGCAAATCCTCGTTTTAATAATTCGTCTTCAAATTTTTCTAAGGTATTTTTTGCTTCTGTCAACTGACAATCATGATACATCACTATAGACTTATCACTTAATTTATCTAGAATAGGAAAATCGACAACCTGAATTCTAGAATAAACTAAGTTATTATAATTATATGGCAACGTATCATTTGGCCCATCTGAAAAGACTAAATCAAACTTACCCTGTAACCCTAGCCATTCTTCAAAGCCACGATAAATTGAACAATCTCCAAAATCAATTCCCCCGATTTTAAAGTTTATTTTTTCTACTAGGGGAAACACAACTGCATTCCCCCTAGCATAAAATTTATCATGTTCGATTGAGTAAAGTGATGCACCAGTCCTTGATTTATAATTCTCAAAAATCTTAGTAGACTCACCACTACCCATTTCACATATATTTCTTGGCTTAAAGTCCTCCAATAAATCGATTAGTCTTTCATATTGTTTGGGTGTCATTGTTCCTATATCACACCTAAAATTATAACCTTTATAATCAAAATTAAACATTTAACCAATAATCTTCACAAAACTTAACCATTTCCTCTGTAGTAATACCATACTCACTTAATGCTTTTGGTACTTTCACCATTGGCTTTAAGCAAGCGTGTTTTATTATATCAAGGTCCTGATTTATTGAAATCTGGTAAGCTATATAATGATATCCCCCAGGTAAAGTAACCTCAGCACCACTAGCAACCTTAAAGTCATCCACCAATACATCATTATTATCTTGCCTTACCGAATTCATGCCCCTGTCTTTAAAATACTGAACAAGCTTCTTGGAGAAAATATCACAAAGACACTCCCCACCAGTAAACTTCTTTTTTATATCAAGAAGAACGTTTCCTTTCACTGCAATAATACATCCAGTATTTTGAATAAGTTTACCTTGTGAATACGGTACTCCATTCTCATCACACCACTCTTTATCTATGGTCCAATCTCCACCATATAGAGCTTCTGTTCGATCCATTACGGCGATCTTCATGCCTTCTTCATCGGCATTTAAAAAATCATCCATATATTTTTCATGAAACTCTATCTGGGAATTCATATAACGTATTTTCATTTAATTATTCTGAAATTGCTTGAATTCTACTAGCATAGGTACTCCAGCCTTGGGCAGATTTATACGCATCTACACTGGCAGCTGGAACATAGATAGGGCAATCGTTTGTATTAGAAAAATTCGAGTATTGACCATGATATGACCCAAGTGTGGGTGGAGTTGTAGCTAATACTGTTACACTAGATAAATTATTACAATCACAAAATACCATTTCACCCATATCAGTTACACTAGTTCCAATAACTACTGCTGTCATGTTTCTACAACCACCGAATGCATTATAACCAATACTAGTTACAGAATTAGGAATTGTTATACTAGTCAAACTTTTGCAAGTATTAAATGCAGAAGCAGCTATATTTGTAACACTGTTTGGTATTGTTATGCTTACAAGATCACCACCACCATACGAATCACCACTAAATGCATACTCACCAATACTAGTTACACCACTAGGTATTATAATATCCGTATTATTACCTCTAAACAATACAATTTCATTATTTTTCATTAATATACCGTCGTTCATTTCAATATCCGCTAAAGTAGCTTTCCAATAGTTATTAGCTTCTGCATCAAGAGAACTGTTATTAATGAAATTACCTACATAAAAAAAATCTTGACTAAATGCACTACTACCAATACTAGTAACACTAGTTGGAATTATGATCTTAGTCAGTCTCCAACAATAATGAAACGCACCATCACCAATACTAGTAACACCGTTTGGAATATTAATACTTATTAATTTTTGACAGCCACTTATAGAACTATTCCCAATACTAGTTATACTTTTTGGTAAGACTAATTTTGTTATATTTCCACATTGATAAAACGCCTTATCTCCAATATCTGTTACATCTCCTTCAAATTCTACTATACCAACCCCATCTTCAAATGTATGTGAGATAACAGTAGTATTGAAGGCATTAATGTGAATTCCTACATTTTTATTACTTGTTGTTTCTGGTAATATTTCAGGGGCATAATACCTAATCATATTATTAGGTACAGTTTCTATGGGTTCTTCACTATCTCCCCCTCCCCCTTCTCCGATCAGGTCTTCGCTATTTTTAGCTGGGAAGTAATCTCCTTTTGTTCTTTTCTTCACATTTGAATAGATATATTCACTTAAAGTATCTCCACCTAATTCATGGGAGAAACAATCATTTACATTCATATTTTATTCATTTATTACGGTCCATCCTCGTGGCACAATACCATAATTAGGTTGAATTGGCCACGTTGCATCTTTATTTCTCACAAATGTTCCTGTTGCTGGAACATCTCCCATCCATTCTTCGCCTAAGTGCACATCTCGATTAATACTCGTTGCCATTACCTTAATGTAATTTAGGCTAGTACATCCAAAGAACATGGACATATAGCAATAATTTGCCAATACAGTAGCAGGTAGGTCTGGAGCTTTAACTAGGCTTGTACAATCCATGAACATACTGCCATAGCAATCTTCCTCCAAAGTCATGGCTGGAAGTTGTGGGGCCTCTACTAAACTAGTACAGCCTACGAACATTTCCGTATAGCATCCCCATTCCATTACTGTAGCTGGGAGTTTAGGAGCTACCACTAAACTGGTACAATCAGCGAACATAGAACTATAACAGCCCATCTCTAATTCATTGGCAATAAGTCTAGGCGCCTTTATAAGACCAGAACATCCACTAAACATGCCATTATAACAATTATCTGCTAAGGTAAGGGCTGGTAATTCTGGGGCTTCAACAAGACTGGAGCAATCGCTAAACATGTAACTATAACAGCCACTTGCTAATGTTGTAGCAGGAAGTTCTGGTACTGACGTTAAACTAGTACAACCATCAAATATACTATTATAACAGTTAGTTGCTAATGTTGTAGCCGGGAGTTTAGGTGCCGTTACTAAGCTACCACAGGAAGAAAACAGTTTCTTATAACAATTCTCTTCCAATGTCATGGCAGGTAAGGATAAATTCTCAGCACTAACTACTTTAGAACTTGTGAAAAGCTTAGTAAAACAATCAATCTTCCCACTAAGGTCGGTCTGGCCCTTATAATCATCGCCATAAATAAGCGACATTATATTTCCCTTTACATTTATATTTCCAGTTGTTCCAAACCTAGAATAACTTCCAATTCCTTCTCCAACTGATACTCGATCCCCTGAACCTTTCCATATTACATTATCACCAGCAACAACTGATACTGAAATTGTGAGAGTATTTGTTCTTCCCCTAGTATTTTCTGTGGTAGTCCATGTTTCACCAGAATCTTTGGAATAAGAAACGGAAGCTAAGTCATTAACCGTTACATTCTTTCCTATCTCAAAAGAAATCGTACCGCTCTCAAGCGCCTCCGTAGTTAAATATTCCTCTTCCCAAGTCCAAGGATTGTATAGTACACCTACATCCTCACAATAACTTATATTTGGCTTCTTTAAATTATTCTTCGCACTAATATAATCATTGTGCGAATCAAAAAGATTGAAATATTTATCTCTATTCATATATTATATCAAGATTATAAGTCGGGACCAAGAATGAAATTGCCTGTGCCACTATTGCCGAAAAGTTGGTGGGAAACTTTATCGTACATATAACCAATGGTGCCTAAGCGGACTGGTTTAAAATCTAAATTACCATTATCGGAGGTTGCTTTAAAATAATACATCCTAAAACTTGCTTGTATATTTTGAATATTATTTTGCAATAAACCCAAAGGAGTAAAACCAACGAATGTATTGTCTGTTAATGTAGATTTACGTGTATCATTTATATATAATATGTTCTTATTCGTCGAAAATTTATACTTAGTATTAACTGTTGGAGTAAATAGATTTACTGCATTACTATTACCAAAGTAAAACCCAATATTAGTAGATGCACTTTTAAATACACCAAAACAAGTTCTATTCTCTTCATTAAACGAAAAACAAATACTCGACTGTTTGGATAAATCTAAGAACATAACAGAAGTATCAATATCTATGGTATTATCTACTACAAAATTCGTCATAATCTGCTGAGTTCCCGTAGTCTCAAGATATTCAATCTCTACAATATCTTCTCCCAACACAAAATCCCCCGTTCCACTATTGCCGAATAGTTGACCACTTACTTTGTCATACATATAGCCAACTTGACCTATTCTAACGGGAATTAAATCACGAACTACGATTTCATTCTCTTTAATTATAACACCTCTAAATTTCCCCTTAAATTTATATTGTCCAACAGCACCTCCTAAAGCACCTATTATAAAATTATTTGCACCCGCTTGTTTATTACCATACCCTTCTGTTGTATTATTTATATTATAATAACGTCCAGAAGTAGTTTGCTTAAGGGAAATTGTTGTAAAAGAATCTATCAAAACACTATGATCCGTCTGATAACCATTTACTCTCCATCCTTCCGTCGATGCTTGAACATTTAAGTTAAAATTAGAACCAAAATAGTATGAACCTGTAGCTGTTGGACAAACAATTGCAATTACTTCAGTATTCTCGTTTACTGTAGGGACAATTAGTGTATCGATCCATTGTGTTCCAGTAGTCTCCAAATACTCAATCTCAGCATCATAAGGCTTTTTCGCTATAACTGTTCTTCTCCTAAAATCACTCATTATAATCTAACTTTTGTCAAAAGAGTATTATCGTAGTTATTATAATTAAAATAATACTTATATTCTTTTGGTGAAATTAATTCGATATCCTCTGGTAAGATTCTATCTTTCGTAATTAGCCCCCACTCAAAAGCAGGATCCGGCATAAACTTATAATTATTAGGATTAACTTTAAATAAAATTAAGTCTGTTTTCCAATTACTTACACCGACCAATTTATTTCCAGAGAGACTCACCATGTGGTACGGCTTAATTAACAGATGCACAAGAGGTGGGTATTTGTATCCCCTATCTCTCGCCATAGGTATTAAACCATTATCCTGAATGGACTTTAAATTTTCTTTGCTTGTACAGTGAAATAAGAAATGTTCTGGTTTAAATTCAGTAAGAGGCGTAAGCTTAACTCTCCCCGTCGGCTGGAACAATAACTTCACTTTATCTCCAGGTTGTCTTTTCTCTGGATCAATCAAAGAATATACATCACAAAACTTATATATAGTTTCGTTTACCCAACCATAACAGAATTGATAATCAAATTTCTCCAAAAGTCCTTTCACAAACTCCTTCATATCTGGAGTATAGTTCCCTTCCATCCATAAACCAGTTGAAGTCACTCCTCCTTTGTAAGTAAAGGCAAAAACAGGGACTGACTTATACTGTTTTACATAGCTTAATACTTTTTTAAAATCAAGCTCTCTGAATATTACCATTTTCTTAAAACTCGCTAGGATATTCGTTTCTCCACTCATCACCAAGGCTATCTTGTAGTCTTTCCTTCATACAAACAGGTGTATTAGGGAATTGATTGGCCAGGTTCAAAATCCAACTATCCTTTGCCACAATCTTCCCCGCTCTATTACCCGTTTCATCTCCAATTACGATCCAATCAAACCTCTTCTTTACATTAAGGGGAATTGGGTTAATATCTTCATGAAGTGGCTCGAAAGTAATCCAATAATGTCTAGCCTTAACTGAACTTAGGATTTCAGTTAATCTATGTAAATCCATATTCCTAGTAACCGTCACGCCTATCCAAACATTCGGGAAGGTAGAGCAGTCAAAACCTGCTAAGCCTTTTGGGTTCTTTGTTAGGAATAAGTATTGGTTACTAGTATTTTTCTTCATTTCTTCAAAAACTTGCTCTCTCCACTCCGGATCCCAATAACTGAAATCTGACATGGAGGTCATGAATATATCTTTGTTATGAATAGTCTTTAACCTATTCAGGGCATTAGGCATCTTAGTAGGTATAGAAAAGTCTGGCGTAAACTTAAATCTCTGATTCATCTTCCTGGCATAACAATAAGGACAGCCAATCGGACAACCAAGAACGGGATTTAATGTTATCATCCTATCTATACCCACCTGCCTCTTTTTAATTATCATATGTTAAAATTAAATTATTGCTCAACTAGAGTCCAACCACTAGGTAATTGTTCCATCCAGGCATCGTAACCTGTAGAACCGGCAGGGACTGTTAGAGTACCATTAGATTTGATTTCCCAAAAAGTATAAGAGCTAATCGTCGGAGCAGTTGTCGCTAATGATGTTATAGAAATTAGAGAAGTACAACTATAAAATGCTTGACTACCAATACTAGTAACTGAACCTGGAATAGTAATAGAGGTTAGGGAAGTACAATTATAAAATGCACTACCACCAATACTAGTAACTGAACTAGGAATTGTAATAGAAGTTAGGGAGGTACACTTCTGAAATGCATACTCACCAATACTAGTTACTGAATCTGGTATTGTAATGGAAGTTAGAGAAGTACAATCACTAAATGCTCTCTGACCAATACTAGTTACTGTATTCGGAATTGCTACTGTATCTTCGAATCCCCATAATAATATAGTACCCGTCTTATCAAGGATTACTTTATTTGTAGCATCACGGGTAAAATCAGCATCCGGATTAATTGTTCTAAATTTAATATCATTAAACTTAAAATGTCCTCCAATATTATTTAAATGAACAACGGAACTAGGTATTGTTAATCTAGTCAGTCGAATACAACCTGCAAATGGACTATTACTAAGATTAATAACAGAATTGGGAATATTAACTTTAGCTAAACTAATACAACCATTAAATGCACCATTACTAATAGTTGTCACGGAATTTTCCAATGTCAAGGAAACCAGTCCAGCGCAACTAGCAAATGCTGAATTAGTAATAGTTGTCACGGAATTTCCCAAAATCAGGGAAACTAATCCAGTACAACCTGAAAATGCAGCATTAGTAATAGTTGTATTACCACCTTCATAATCACTTACTACTACATTTGTTAAATTAGTACAACCACTAAATGCACTACCACCAATCTCAGTAACTGAACCAGGGATTGTAATAGAGGTTAAGGAAGTACAACTACCAAATGCACCACTACCAATACTAGTAACTGAACCAGGAATTGTAACGGAAGATAAAGAATAACAACTACTAAATGCACCACCACCAATACTAGTAATACTTTCTGGTATTGTTATACTAACTAAGGCAGTTATAAATTGAAAACAACTGCCATCATTAATAGTAGTCATTCCATCTTTAAGTGTATACTTCACTGTATGTATTCCAACACTATCAAAGGTATGATTAAGATTACTAGATATATCATTACCTTCATACACAACACCATCTATCTCGATTGCCGCCAGATTACTTGGATTATTAAACAGTTTAGTAGGACTTGATGTGTCAGTTACGTTAACCTTTGCAACAAACCTAATAGGATCAATTGGCTCTATAGCTTCGCCCATATCCTCATCTACTACACCATCTCCAATTAGGTCTCTACTATTCTTAGCAGGAAACTTATCCTCCTTCACCTTCTTCTTCACATTTGAATAAATATACTCATTCAGTGTATCTCCCCCAAGTTTATGGGAAAAACTATCATTTACATTCATAATTTAAGTAAAAATAAAATCCTAGAGTGAAATTTTCATCACTCTAGGAAAGTTCTATTTAAGGTTTAATATAAGATGGATCTTGAGTAAGTACTTCGCCAGTACGAGAATTTACATAGATCATAGGTGTATCTTCATCACCATTACCAAAGATGTAGTATGCATCTTCTACATCATATGGACCAATTGGACAACGTAGGACGCAGATACGAGTCTGAGGCTTTGGACAATTTGCCTTAAGAGCTGCTTCACGTGCTTCTGCGAATGTCAGGACGATTTCCTTCTCATTAAGTGGTTCATCATCTAGGAAAAAGCCACTAGTTACGAGGGAATCAGTTGTCATTGTATTGGTAGTAATGATAGTAACCTTTGAATCACCACTAGTCTCATACCAAGTTACTGTCTGAAAACTATTAGTTACTTCCATGAATGTAGCATCAGCTGCGCTATCATCTGTAAGGAAAGCAGTTGATACAGCTGTAGATTCCATCCACCTAAGATCCGATCCCTTTGGTGTACGGAAATACATTACTTCACGGTCTGCACTGATAACATTTTCAGGTACAAGTTCCAATGTTTTTACTTCGCTAATCTCCTGATTCTTATTTTCGGACTTACAAGAGGAACAGCCCGTGGTCATAATGCAAGCTATCGCAAGCAAGAAACCTAAAAACAAATTCTTTTTCATAATCTTAAAATTATTAAGTTAATATCTCCAATCTCTATAAGCTTTGTAGAAATAGTAATATCCAGGACCTCCTGTTATTAATGAGGGTTTAACGTCAACTCGCATTACTAATTCCATAGGATCTATGTCCGGGAGTTTAACAGTATCACCCCACCGAATGAGAGTTCTGGATGGATCTCTATCCATATCTAATCCACAGCCAATTCCCTCAACATACCCCATATTTCCTGGGAGTAATTTATACATAGTGGGAGCAGCATCACCTCTTTCACTAGACTCCAGATAAGGATCCCAGATAAAGAGATCTCCTTCTTGTATTTTGGAGAATTCGAGGATAGATAGGTGTGGATCACCAAGTCCAGGAAACCCTAGATGTTGTTCTAGAATTCTCTGTTTCATATCCCACACTGCTTCTGGCCAATCGCTCTTATGTCCTCTTGATCTAACAAGTCGGATTAATCTTTCATCATTGATCATAAGCAGAATCTAATAAGGCCATAGGATTTTGTTTATCCCTAACTTCATCCCAGTATACTTCCAGGAGTCTCTTGAGATAATCATATTCACTACCTTTGTTACATGTAGGATTCCAGTAGATCAATAGTTCTTGTATAGCGGCTTTATATTTTCTGAAGCCCACAACAAAATCCTCTGCTGACTTACAGGAATTACGTTCCCCCAGGATATAGGAATATAATCTATCAGTTAACTTCGAAGTAAAGGTTGGTGAAAACTGACTCTGGTTATGATTTTCCATAATCAATTTCCCAGCTTCCCATGCTTCCTGTTTATAAGTTAATTCTTCTTTGACATGTTTGTCATGTCTCTGTTTTCTTCGTTCTTTTTTCTTATCACTTGACATAGTTCTTGAATAACTTCCAAGCAATTCTCAGTTTTTACCATAGGAGGTATTGTTTGGACTACTTCATCCAATATTTGATAAGTTTCCTTATCATCCATTATCTCAGGTAGGATATCCAAGATATCCTTCCTAAGTTTTCTTAAGACAGGTTGATATTGACATCTTATTCTCTCAGGATCTTTAGGCTCAACTTCAAGTCTATAATAAATTATATTCTTGATTCTAGCTAATAAGAGAGAGGACTTAATGCCAGGAGTTAATGTAATCATTCTAAGACTCCATAAATATTAGTTAGGAGTTCATCAACATTCTCCTTAGATAATTTCCCAAGTAACCAAAACTTTTTCAATGTTCTGATCAGATACTGATAGTCATAATAAGCATTTGGTTCTCCCGTACATTCATTTCTAAGATGTACTATGAGCTTATCCACTAAGTCTTTATGTGAACTTCTGAATTCTTCAAACTCAGCCTCAACATCAACCTTGATAACATAAGAAGTGATAATATTTGAAGTAAATCTCAGGGCAGGACTTTTTGTATAAAATTTCTTAAATTGAAGAACTATCCTAAGAATACTAGCCACTGTCAAGTACTCGGAACCATACTTTTCCATTAACAGCCCAATCACATTCTCTGGATCTTCTGGGTCAAGTTGTCCTTGTACATCTCCACCTGAATATGAAAATACTACCTTAGGTTCATCTACTCCAGGTTCATGTACAGAGGCAGATACAGCATCTCCACTAGGAATAGTATATTCCCTAGGTTTAGGCTGTTCAATAAAATCCCAATGTAATACCTCTGGAGAAGTTACTAGGAATTCCATAGTTTTCTTATCATCTGGAATTTCAGCCTCAAACTCAATTTCATCATTATACTCCTTAGCTTGTATTAGGCCAAGAGCTTTTTCTATACTATAGAAATCTCTCGCCTTAAGTCTCAGTTTTACTAATCTTTTACTACACATACTTTAATTTTTTTATTCGGATAATTTATAAAATAGTTTACCTTAGTTTCATCCTCGGTATCAAAGTTAATGACTCCAGGGAATCGGCAGAACTCCATGACATTATACTTACAATGTCCATGAATTGACCATATATTATCTTGATTATATCTCTCAGAGAAAGCAAGATCTACTCTCTCGGTATTCTTATTTGAATATATTACATTTCCTATAAATTTTGGGCTTATCTGATCTATCCATCTAAGACCCGCATGAGTACAAATATATGTATCTTTTCCTCTTTCATAAATAAAAGATTCTCTGAATATATTATTCATCCCCAACAACATTTCATATGAATCTAGCATTTTTAAGTCTGAGAATTCATCTGCCGTTTTTTGAAGAAATTCTTCTGATAATTCATTTAATAAAACTTCAGATACTATTTTCTTTCCTTTTCCTTTGATATAGGTATAACCCAAGTATTTTCTAAGTCGAAGTTCATGATTTCCCTCCAGGAAAATAGCATTCGTTCCTTTATACCCAAGGATTTGTTCTATTAATCTTCTGCTACCACCTTTTTCTGGTCCATCTATGTAATCTCCGGCAAACACGACTAGAGGATATTTGGAAAATTTAGGTACTTTAGTGTTAAGTAAATTCCAATGTGAATGTAGGTCTGATATATGTAGAACCGTATCATTCTTATCAATTATTGTTGTTCGTGTCAAAGGTTTCCAATAATCCTCTATATCTGCATAATTATTAATTAGGTTTTTTCCTGTATAATCAATATTATTAAAATCCAATACTTCCCTCTTCAATGTATCTTTAGTCGGTACTATATATTGAAAATTACAATATTTTTTATTCTTTCCAACGTAATCGTATGGTGTTGATTCAACATGATAAAAAACAGTATATCCAAATATAAACGCTAAGTCTTCTATCGAAGAGACAGAATCATTATCAATATCAACGACCACTAAGGTCCCCGTTGATAAACGGGAGCAAAGTGCCTGAAGAAATACTTTATAAACTACATCATCAAAAGATCTCGTTAGGAATTCTTTGCTCCCCTTATAATCTGGCCTATAGAATAGTTTCTTAATATAATCAATGTCTAAGAAAAAGTTCATAAGGCCTTCCCTTTTCACCCAATTCTGTTTATCTGATTTAACTAAGCCCTTCAATATGATAAGGCTTCTCATTCAGGTAACTGTATTGCTGGATTACTAAGGATTTGCATTTTAGGCACAAAGTTGAAAAATGCCTGAATGACTGACATTACATTTCCCATTTTCCCTGGGAAACATGGAATATTAAAGCGTTGGCACGTAGTATTTACTAGTCCCGAAAAGATATAATCTTGCTCTAGGGGAACTCTACATACTAGCTTCCCTGATTGTGCAAAAAGCGAAAACCAATACACTGGCATTACACTTTGACTATTCTTCAAGAAATTAACAAATATACCATCTGCTGCAGTAGCTACGTCACAACACCAGCTAAGGTGGTTAACAAAAGCTGGATTATTAACAGACATAGTACCGTCTGGTACTGGTGGAGTCTTACAATTAAAGATTAAGTAATTAAGACTCTTAAATATATTTACTCCTCTACTGGATTCTCGGCCTGCTATAATAGCCAAGCCTGTACAAAATTTCTGATACCAGTCTAACTCGCCCCCATCGATCATATCAGTTGATCCTAAGAGAGCAATCTTGATGTAATCGTCAGTTCCATCTGGAGGTAATGGTTCCCCCGTTGTCATTACTGTTATATTACTGGCACCTCGATCTGCTAACGTTATCATATAATTTTCATATAATTAAAAAGTGAGAAAAGAAACTCATCATTTTTCTTCTCTCACTTATCTTTAAACCCAATTTAATGTTTTCAATTTTCCTTTATATTTCTTTCTCAACTCCTTTAACTTGCCGCAATGCACGTCAAGTACAAAGTCAGTATACTCATTACTATCTTCCTTATAGCAAATATAATGCTGATCAAATGTATAGTGTCTATCCACCATATTAAGGAATTGATCATAACTGCGAATTATGCATATATCTCTATGCTTCTTATTTGCATTTTCAACATCCCCTCTCATCTGTTCAAGGGAATAATCTTTCGCTTTTCCGACACCGTCAAAATCGAATAGAGGTATAAACTCAACCCGCTTCATCATATGCTTGATAGATTCACTACAGAATTTCTGTATCACTTCTATAATTCTATCATACGAGCTCTGAACTTCATCAGATACACCAACCATCTTATCATTACCACTACTTCTCTTTAACGATTCCTCTTTTATAGGGAACGTAATGAGAACAGAGTGCTGGCTGGTTCTCTCCAATTTTAATCCTTCAGGGATATTTTTAGTATTTACTAACATCCCGTGCAGATTATTATAAAAGCTCTTCAATAAATTTGTATCTACGGACACACAAAAGAATGTTCCGTTACTAGCATCAATTCCGGCTGTAACTTTTACCATAATTACGATCTACAAATTAATATTTCTTCTATAAGGTATTAGACGGTTCAGGGATTACTTTTTTCACTATAGAACTTACATAAATCCGTAGTGAAAATCAGGACCTCAGGTTTTTCTAAAGGTACCAATGATTTCATAAGATTCCTAAGCTCTAAGAACTTAGTTTTCTGAACAGTACTTTTCTGAAAATCTCTTATTCTAAAAACAGAAACTCCATGAACCTCCTTTAGGTAACGATCTCTAATCTCATCAGTATCTTTTACTTGATTGTCATGATAGTCTGAATCAAGTTCTACCGCTAATTTTAAAGTAGGAAAATAGTAATCACATATATAATATAATCTCTTCTGCCCTTGAAGTCTATAGCAATTCTGAACTGGCACTGGAAATTCTCTATAGACTATGAGTGGATCAAAATAACCAATATTTATCAATGAGTCAAATATCTTAGCCTGTAAGCTTCTATGCTTTAACTGCTTATTCCTAGTATATCTCTTGGCCGACGATGCACTAGGATATATTATTGATTTGAAATTGGTTAATCTTCCACTAGAAGAAATGAGATGTACTGGGTACGGCTGATATGGAATATCAGGGAAATAAAACTCTTCAATTTTCATAAGATAAATAAAAGAAGGGCTGAGTCCAAGAACATCATTGTTTAGACTCAACCTTAACAAACGCTCTTTCAACCTTAAGGTATTTATGCCTCAAGAACTGCGTTTTTTCACTTTAGTGTAGATATCCAGGACCCTCTACGATAGTTAATAATCGATGAAGTCCTGCTAATTGTAATGCGCAGTTTAAGCATATTCTAAGTGTGCTTTGTGAACTGGCATATTCTAGGTATTCTTTTCTATCTTGTTCACCAAAGGATGGATTCTCTGCGCATTTCTTTGACCAAACATCATGCGCATATAATGGTTTTCCACATACACAACAGTTTGCATTATCCTGTTCATTCACTATGTAAATACTGGATTGATTCTGTACATAGGAATGAAGTAAGTGTAAGATAAACCTATTATATTGCGGTGATCTATATGCTCTGAGTAATGACATGATCTCTCCAAAATTCTCAGATAAAAATCCTTCCTTATGATCTCCTCTACCGGCCAAGAGAACATTAGGTAATTCCCTATCGCTTAATGGCTCTGGACATAAGTAAGTATATACAATCGTTTTCTCTTGATTACTTAGGTCTGTCCTAGGAGTTAAGTTCTCTATTATCTCTTTAGAGGTTTTTCCGGTTAACTGATCTATTGCTTCTTTAAAATTTCCCATAAAATTTAAAGATTTAAAAAGTGAGGTTTTCCCAATAATAGAAAATACCTCACTCTAATAACTATGGTAGATAAATTTCTGGATATCCTACCATTGTTGTTGTTTCATTACCCGCACCCTGATTTGCTATTTCAATTGGTGCATCTTCTTTTTGAAAGTTGTTAGCCATAGCCATATATAGTGTGTTTGTTGTAATACACATATAAGGTTTTTAGACCATTACAATTTCTTGCGGATCTTCACTAAACACTTTTAAGAAGATGATAGTATTGAAACCAGATAGAGGTTCTGGTACCATTGAGTTTAGTATTTCAAGTGCAGGAAACTTACAATACAATTCCTCTGCCGTTGGAAATCTCTCCGGACCTACCATATTGTGAGGAAACCATCCTTTATGATTTCTAATTTCTATTATTAGAGGACTTAATAGTTCTAAGTCTTCCCTAGATACATTAGATACAGATATATCTTGTTCACCCTCTTTTGCAAAAACTTTTATAATTACAGTATAATCATTCATTTATTTTTGAAATTTGCTGTCTCTTAGTTTTTACATAATCTATTCCTCTATCTCTAACAGAGTTTAGAACGTTAATCTTCTCTTTCTCCGTTAAATTAATCATTATATTACTGAAAAAGTCTTCCATATCAGATTTCCAAATTTTTTCCAATTGACTAATTTCATCAACTTCAAAGAATTTGTCGTATGCTTTAGACATAATATCAGGGGCACTATATACCATTGAACTTATCTTATGACCTAACATATTAGCCAGTCGTATAAAGAGTTCATCTGAGATTACTTCTATATATAAAGACTTAAGGTCAGGGTTTTCGTTAATAATATCTGGATACCAAGCAAAATACCATTTCTTAAAGAAATTAATACTCTTAATCGACTTCTCATCTGAGCGGAGAGAATGTAAAGCCTCCAATGCGGCTTTCTTTGATTTTCCCTTAAGATAAGAATCTAAGTCATGCATGCTATCATCAAACTCAAAAACTTCTCCAAGATCTACACATCCGATATTAGAATTTTCAGATGAAAGATACAGGTTGTTCTTCATACAATCTGCATAGGGCATAAATATGTATGTATCAATAAACCTTAGGAAATCTATTTTTCTTTTTCTTTCAAAATCTATTATACATTTTGTCCCATAACCTTCTTCCCAGGTATACTTCAAGAACAAGTCACCTGATAATTTTCTATGACTATAATCATAATAAGGATTATCCCAAGCATTGAGCTTGACATCAGTGAAATTATAATAAATAGGATGCCCTCCAAAGAAAGGCCGACTGATTAAGGTATTCTTTATTTTCCCTAGGTAGAGATAAACAAAGTTTTTTAAGTCCTTCCTAATATATAAGTGACCCGGAATAAGAGTTTTCTCAATTTTGTGAGATAATTTCTCAGCATAGCCACGAAGAGTATTTTGAATCTTACTCCTATCATCTTGAATAATAGGAAACATTACACAATTATTTCCCCTAGCTGGATAAAATGAAAAATTTATGGGATACCATCCATCTATCATAGTCCTTTGTGAATAAATTAATTTCATAAAGATATCACCAGTTAAGCCTAAGATAAACTGTTTCCCCGGAAAAATTTTCTCTAATTCAGGAGAAGTTATACTAACGATAGATAAATAGTTATTTGGGATTCCTGCTCCGGAACAATACCATAAATATTTCAGATCATCCCCAGCATTTACTTTTAACTTAGGTAAGCCGATTTTGATATTTTTATTTTCAATCTGAAAAGTTTTCATACCAAAATCTGGATTCACCCACCAACAAGGTTCGGATATTCCAAGAAGCGATGTAAGTACACTCAATTTACTCTTCTTATCCCTAGATGCTCTATAATCTGGAGAAATTGCTAATGGAACCACATTGTTCACATCAAACAGTTCAGTGTAAGCAGATTTAACTGCACCTGGAGGAGTTTTACCTACTGCATATACCACTAACTTATTTGGGAGTGGCATACAATCGTAGTCTAATAATTGTTCTATATCTATAAACATAATACCTTTAATTTACATTTTATCATTCATCCGTAAGGAATTTCCTGGCTGGGAAGAGCAAAAATAAAGGGAAACGTAATGTTTCCTCGTCATTTCTACAGAAATTTCAATCAAATAAGCCCAGAAGACTCGTGAACATTATTTGTAATTTCTGTAGAATTATTCATAGTAATTGGTTTTCCCGCTTTAAAGTAATTGCCCCAACTATCCAAACCTTTTTATCTTTCAAAATTCTTTTTAATAGTCTCCACAATTAATAATCATAATATAAAGATAGAAGTATTTGGATCAGTTGATTACTATGAATAATAATCAACATAATCGTTGTTACTGTTCTGTTTATAACTCATTTTAATATTCATTGTTGTTTTCATATGTCTATAAGTTGTTATTGTGTTTAGGCAAATTGACATTTAATAATAAATCTCGAATGTCACCATACTCCGGCAAAATTATTTCTAATAATGCCATCGCCTAGGCATTAGCTTCCTAACTTTAGTAGTACTGATCTACTATGCCACGGAAAGGCTCCTAGGATTTGATAGTAGTTAAGGTGAAGTGTTTTTTTTCTTCAAACAATATTACATAATTAGAGATTAATATAAATTTTAATTAACTCTACACTTCACCCTTATATCTATAAGGTTTTAAAGGGGATTCTTTTCATACCAAGCTGTAATTACTGCTCCAAGCAATTCCAATCGAACATAAGGATCATGTGGTAAACCAAAACAACTATCCTTGTTTCTGATGTAACCTAAGTACCAAGATAAATCTGGTAATACTTCTTTCCAACAGTAATCCACAAATCTCTTAGAAAATTTTGCTAAACTTTCATCATCAGGGAAACTTAATAAATAGCTATTAGGATCTACTTCTGGCCCTGTGGCCTTTAAGCTCCTATATAACTTCTTATTTATAGTATGAACTGCTACTCTCCCTGGAATCTTAATTATGTTAAGCAATCTTTCTACTCTGACTAGTTTAACTTTAGATCTCGTTGCGAAACTAATCTCCAGCTTCGTCTTAATCCGTCCCAACTTTGTTGTAAATTCGGGACGATATTTTTCAAGAAATGATACAAATTTCTCTTCATCAAAATTCTTCAATGAAGATTCAGAATATACCGGTACCCATCCCCTACCTCCAATTAATTTATTTATTGTATCTCTTAATATACGGTCACCGTCCCCTATTAAGTGTATATTTTGTAGGTTATATATACTTAACGACGGTTCAGAAAACACAAGATTATATATAATCACTTCTTCCGTTGATAAGAAACCAGGAAAAGAACGATTACTCTTAATCAGTAAAATAGATTTATTCTGCTTCATAACATGAATAAGGGGCTGAAGGTATCCAGCATGACATCCCCAGCCCGTATTTTTCTAATCCGATAGTCTTCGCCTTAAGTCTTTGTTCTCTCTCTTTAGATGAGTTATCTCACTAGCCATGAGACTTATTTTTTTACCTAACTTTTCCATCTTCTTAATGAGATCTTTGATAGCTCCTTCATTACCAAGTATTTTCTTGGCCATAGATTCCATGCTCATAATAACTTAAGGGTTTTAAAAATAAATAAATTAATCTGGGGGAATTTCAGTAAATCTCTTGACTGTCTCACCATTAGGAAGAGTAACCATCTCATCAAACATCCTTTTTGGCCGGACCCAGACCTGATGATCTCCATATGTTGCTTGATAGACAATCATAGGCTCTAAGGTCTCCGAATTTATACATTCAAGAATAAACTTATAGATATTCCCCTTATAATGCTTGTAATACCTCTCCATCAGTTCCAGGAATTAAGGTTATACTCAGCTTCTAATCTAGATTCTAAGCTATCAGGTAGATAATAGAAGAAGTCTATGCCAACAGCTTCCTCTACATTATCAACCGTCATGGCTACATCTTCCATAGGCTGACGCGAATCGGTATTACTATAAATAAATCCTATTGCTTTTTCATGTCCAGGTCTTAAAGATAAGACAACTTTAAAGAATCCATCTGGTACTCTAATGGAGTGACTCTTTCTTATATAAACTGGAACTAGGTCTGGATCATAAATAGGACCACAACAAATATAAACACTGCCTTCAGATACTGCCCATCTTCTACAAGCTTCTTCAGCATGTTCCCACCATTGTCTATTCAAGACAGGAATTTGTGGACAGATATTTGACATATAAAAGCAGTCCCTCATTGCGTCCTTACTCCATCTCATATCTGCTGCAGGACACATATGACCTCGATCATATCCACTCCCAGTATAATCTGAAGTGACTACTCTGTATTCTGGGAGAAGATCTGGGTCTGGTAAAAACTCATCACTCCTCGGTACATTTTTAAGCTCTACTTCTTCCTTTGTTAAGTTCCAAGCTACCCAAGAGGGACAATTGGTATCGGGATTATAAGAGACAGTAAATCCAGTATGGCTAATTACCATTTTATCTGTCTTCGAGTCTGGAACTTCAATAGCATATTTCCATTCTCTGAAAGAAGGAAGATCACTGTTTTCTTCTCCAGAACAACCAATTACTTGATTACCTGCAATTAATCCTAGTATAAGACCGATAACTAGGTATAAAACTTTCCTTTTCATTCTTTTTCCTTTTCTGGTACTTGATATAATTCTTGTATTCCTAAACATCTGTATAACAAATCTCCAACATGTCCTGAATAAGATTTATGATGATGTCCATAAAACCATCTCTTACAATTAATCTCCTTCAAGACTTTGTCTAGATACTTTCTTCCCTCCAGTACACTATTCCATGTTTCTAAAGACATATATTCTGTCCTAGTTGGAATAGGTTCAAAACCAAGAGGGGCATCATGAGAAACAATAATATCCACCTTAATAGGAAAAGTTTCTACACTTGTGTCAATAACTTCCCCCGGCCACCAGACTCTCTTATGAGATCTATATCTTATTAGGTCATTGTTTCTCTGTCTTCTTGTTTTTCCAGAGAAATCTGGCAAGTCAATGTCAACCGAAGTAGCCCCACCCACCGGATAAATTGAATAACCACATATGTCAATCAACGTGTGGTCTTTCAAAAACTTTAACCTTGGAAGATCATGACTTCCATCAATAAACCAAGAAGGGTCATCGTGATTTCCTCTAATAGCATAGAGTTCAATATTCCGTTCTTCCAAGTTCTTTTCTATTTTCTTATAACTCTCTATTGTTCCGCCAAAACCAGCCCCAAAATCTCCAACGATAAGAATTGAGGCATCTTTTATCTCCTTGGCGGCATCATTCACTAATGGTACTAATTCTCCATGAATGTCACCACAAATATATAAAGTTTTCATAATCAAAGATAAGGTTTCTATGGGCAGAGATCAGCAAAAACTACGCTTCAAATCCTTACAAATGTATTGTTCCAAAAACTATTAACTTATGTTTAATTTATTCAAAGATTTCAGAAAGTTTTGTAAGAGTAAGAAAACAGTTAGCACAAGCGTAGTTGATGATTATGCTAAGTTTCAGAATGGTATTATTACCCCTTACATTACAAAAGAGAGCCAAGAGAGAATGGTACAAGTTGATGTATTCTCAGAGCTCATGAGTAACAGAATTATTTTCTTCGGCGATGAAGTAACCTCAGACTCGGCAAATATAGCCCTCAGTCAATTATTATATCTTCACGCCATAGATAAAAACGAAGGTATTAGGATGTATCTTAGTACTGGAGGAGGTTCCGTTTATCATGGCTTAGCCCTGTATGATACAATGCAACTTGTAAAACAAGATTGTACTTTGAGTACTACTTGTTTAGGTCTAGCTGCTAGTATGGGAAGTATCCTAATGGTCGGCGGAACTATAGGAAATAGATCTGCCCTAGAACACAGTAGGATTATGATTCACTCAGTTTCCACTGGTAGCGATAGAATTACATATCCCGACCTAGAAATCATGACAAGAGAGACAAAAACCCTCAACGAAGAACTTATGCAAATCTTAGCCGATGCTTCTGGAAAAGATCTAGTAGAAGTTAAGAATGATGCAAGTCGAGATCATTATCTTAAGGCAGAAGAATGTCTTCCAGGTCGATATGGAAAATTCGGGCTCATTGATAATATCACAGACAAACTAAGTTAAAAAAAGGTAGGCACTTGGCCTACTTTTTATTTTTATAAATTTTTTGCTCCATTCATTAGCTTGAATTGATTAATCTGAACCTGCTTGTCAAACTCCAATAATCTCTGTACTTGTTCAGCTGGAGTTGGAAATTCTCCTAATGGGTTCACAAGTCTTGTATATCCTACACAAAAATCCCGAAGAACAGAATCTACAAGATATTCAACCAAAGACTCTTCCCCTTCTTCGAAATCAGTTTTCTTAAACTTAACCGTCCAAGGAGTAAAGTATAGTTCTACCGGAAATATATAATCTATATTAACTAAGATTGCCAAGTTTCCATTAGGGTCTGGAGTGAGATCTCTTCCCCTAACAAAAAACTCCTTCCAATATTTATACTTAGAATAAGGAACTCTATATTCCCCATCAAATTCCTTTGGTATTTCTACTCCAGGTGAATCCCAAGTAAACTTAAGAGATGTATTCTTACTATGGTACAACTCATACTCAGGAGTTATGATCTCATCGTAAATTCTAGTCAATGCTCTTCCACCAGTCTTGGACACAACTAGGACTAATCTATCCGGCCTATCTATTGCAATAACCTGCCCATCTACTAAGATACAATTCCCGGGAGCAAGTTTTGGTGTCTCTCCTAAGAACTTCCTATTCTCTTCATAGATGGGTTTTGTTTCTACTTTAGATTCGGCAGATACTGTTCCAGTCTCATCAAGATAGATTGGAAATGTAATCTGACGTCTTTCAATTTCTTTAGAAGGGAATCTACATAAATCCCATTCAGCTAAATCATTGATCTTGTCTAGTATTCCTTCAGATATTAGGTCTGCTACGCCCTTTTCACATCCACATTTGTACATCTGTTCTAATACTGTAAATATCATAACCCTTATTTTAAATTTATAAACATAAGTAAGGCTTTAAGTCCTTCTATTTCAGTGTTTTATAAAGGTGATGCGTTTTTGCAATTTAAGATTAAAGGTTGGTTGGTGTTGTATATATATATATTATATTATATTATATATATTTATATTTATTATATTTATATTATTTATATTATATTAATTATTATATTTATATTTAATAATAATTATATATATTATATTATTTATTATATTTATATTTAATAATATATATTATACTATCTTTTATTTAGCGATTTTTTTATTTGTTACAAAATTTCATATTTTTGAATTTGTAACATATTTTTGAATTTGTAACATATTTTTGAATTTGTAACATATTTTTGAATTTGTAACATATTTTTGAATTTGTAACATATTTTTGAATTTGTAACATTAAACCATTAATGTAACATTTGTTGCATCCTAATGTAACATTTGTTGCATAGTTCTTTTTTAATTAAACTCTGATGTAACATTTGTTGCATTCCAATGTAACATTTGTTGCATTGTATTATTTACGTTTTAGTAATTCATTAATTCTTCGAATATCTACTTTATATCCTTTCTCCCTTAAAAGCTTATAATTTTCTCTTCCCGATAAATTAGGATTAATTAGGTTTTGTAATTCATCATCTCTTATTTTTCCTTTAATAACAATACCCCTATCATTTATGTAATCATATAAAGATCTCAAACTAATAGGAAATCCATCATTATTAATATTTTCAAAATTTTCCCTAACTGATAAATTATCATTAAACATTTCATCTAGGATACACCAAGTAATATCTCTGGTATGATGAGATCTTGTTCTATAAATAATTCCTCTCCTAGGATAGAATATTTTTCTAAGATATTCTATTTCTGTAGAATATTGTTCTATTAACTCTTCAACAGAATAACTAAAACAATTTGTAATATTTCTTTTAATAAAATCCGAATCTATTACTCTATCGCTATTATCGAAAAACTTAAGCACATCCATTATTGTATTAAACTGTAATTCCTCTGATGTTATCTCTGGCTTCATAATTCGCCTGAGACACATTCTTTCATATAGCTTTCTTCTTCTTTTATTTCCATCCTCAACTTTTTCTGGATAGAAAAAAAGCCTAAAGTAACCAGGATCAACAAATTGATAAGCACCATTGATCCATTCAGGTTTTGTTATTCTCCAAAGATAAGTATAAGTACTCAAACAGTTTATCCAACAAGGCTTTGATTTAAATTCCTCTTCTTCAAAATTATCAAAATCGATAAGTACCCATTCATTAAAACTAATTGAAGGCTTTTCTTTGACAATAATTGGAATAGAAAATTTTTCTGCTTTCTCTAAGATATCTAAGATTGAATAAACTAGGTATGTTTTGTACACTTCTTGATTTCCAAAACAACCATTCATGTATTGGCTGAGTCTAGTTCCACAGTAATCTTCAACTATTTCCCCAGTATCCTCTTCTATTTGCCTTGTTATTATTTCAGATACTTTAAGAAAATCTTGCTTTCCTAAGGGAGAATCAAATACATATATTAAGTGAAATCTTCTACTAGTGACTTCATTTTTCTCAAGACCATCACTATAAGACATGTATACGCAAGTTGGCTTAAAAGTTAACTTATTAATATAAGCATCAACTCTCTGAAATCTGGTGGAATCTATATCAACAAAAACCGCATAACTTTCCTTAAAGAACTCATCTCTTTTGAATCCTAATTTCATACAACCCGCGTTAACTCCGGTTTTATAAACTGGATAGATCTTCCAAACTTTAGAGCGACTTGTTGATATCTTGTACATTACATTAGGATCAAATTCAAAGATATTACAGAAACAATAACCTGATGTAGCTTTTTCTAGAAATTCATCTACAGTTAACCACTGTTCTTTAAATGCCATCTTGGATCTTCCAATTTTTTTGGCACTTTCTTGCGTTAAACAGGCTCTAGCTTCTATTTTACTAGTATAAGCTTCTGCGCTTACATTGATCTTAAATTTATAATTCCGTGAATTTATCATATAGATAAAGAAATGAGTGGCTCTGTTGTGAAAAATTTAGGCCAAGGTTATTACTAAATCCCCGGCCTTTTAATTAAAATGATATAAGAAGATTTGTAATATCACCCAAATCATCTCTTACTACTGTATTTTCTTCAACTGTAACAATTTCCCCTGTTGGAGCTACATATTCTGTGCCTGGAAAAATAACTTCCTGAGGCTGAATTGTGTAAGCTTTCTTTGCATTATCATAAGTAGTCTTCAATCTTCCTAGCCAATACTTAGCCCAATCACTTGTACCATTTTCAGGGTCGTAAGGTTCAGTAAAAATGCCAGGTTTAGGTCTAGGACATTCAATTATGACATCTACTTCAAGAGTATCATCTGTTGAATCTGTCATTTTATACTCCCAGTAGAAGAAATTTTTCTTGGAATTGCACTTGAATGTACCATTAGCACTCAACAAGTCATCCCATATATTATTTATCAGGGGAACAATATTTGAACTAACTGCACCAGTTGTAGTAAACATTGTTTGATCCTGAACAAGCTTATCACCAACGATCCATGCTTGTCCTTTAATAATCTTTGTCTCCATATATTAGAAAATGAAAAGCATGACAGGTAGTCCTCTATCAACAAGAACTATGTCATGCTCTCCTGTGTTTAATTAAAATTTAAATCTTTCCCGAATTTACAAGATCCTCCGTAATTAATAAATAAGATATACTGTTATAATATTCACTACTATCCTTTGGCGTAATGATAAAGCTAACTGGGAAATGCTTTTCTACTTCTGCGCAGAAATCCTTATCCCCTAGCATTTGATTAAATAAGTATGCTCCTCCGCCAATAATAACAAGATTATCAGCAGCATCTAAGAATTCTCCATACCTTTCTTCAATTAGGTTAAGAAGATCAATTAAGTATCTCTTCTTCAATTGCTTAACGATATCCGTCAAGTCAATTTCTCGGCCACGTCTAGTTAAGATACCTGTATCTACAACTGTCTGTGCCTCTTTAATGGAGATTCTATATTCATATTTCTTATAGATATAATCTGCGATATTTCTAGCTACAACAATTACACCAGAATCAGCTATACCTAAGTTTGCACCCGCAGCAGATTTTCCATTAATCACACTACAACCATCAACTGTATTCTGACCTACATCGATAATTACAAAAGATTGAAAGTCAGAGGCTTTTGTTGCATTTGCTGCATTGTCCTTAATACTAACTCCGTATTTCACTAAGCCACGTCTAGCAGATAATGCTTGTGGTAAGCATACGAAGAATTTCGTACTAGGATCTATCATTAGGGTATCGTATAAGTGAGTAAGAAGTCTATCGGCTTCATTTACAAATGCAAATGATAGGCCGATTGTTACTTTATCAAACTTAATATGTTCAAGCTTCTTTAGGAGATAGCTAATCCATGCTGGATAAACTGCCAGCATATCATCAAATGTCTCCAAAGGAAGGAGATAACTTCTAGCTGTCCTAAGAGCACTTGGTCCTAGGAGGTACCAATCTGTGCCTAGTCTGAACAGTTCATCGTTATCCACTTCGATAGGAGCTTCAGGTAGTTTAGCTGCAGCAGAAATAATCTTATCACTGACCATTTTTCCGTTCTCATCTATGTAAGTATATTTGAGAGCGGAATATCCAAGATCTAGGGCTAATATTCTCATTCTTTTCTCCATCTGTTTAGAATTTTTTCATATGCCGTAATAATATCCTTACCAATCTTATACTTCTTCATGTCAGTAATGACATCTGTTTCTAAGTAGGAGAAAGGGATGTGTGGCAAAACCATTGTATATCCTGCATGAATAATACCTAATCCGAAATCATCTGATCCTGTATTATTATCTACAACTACGATCTGTTGTAGGTCAGAGTTTGAATCTGTATTTTTCCAAAGAAATACTGGGATTGTCTCTGGAGATACTAGTCTGCTTAGTACTGTACTAAGAATTTCCTTAGCGGCTTCTTCTACATTATTCCAACCAAGTACAATCTGATCTGCTCTTTCCTTATCGGAGTCTTCTTCAAATTCAGCTAAAATTGGATTTACTACTTGTCCTTCTTCATTAAGTCTTTTCATTTTAAAATATAAATTAAAAAGTAATAATAATTTGTTAGTCCACACTCTACTTCTTGAATGCCAATGGAATCGATATCCGTAATTTTGGCAAGCTCTTTTGATATCACTGATAGGATATCAAAAATATGTTTAAAGTATTGTGTGGTATCTCTGTATTTTTGGACTTGATAGAGTATTAAGTACTCAGTCCAATCATTTTCTTTTTTCTTTGTCTCTAAGAATCTTAGGTTTAAGCCTGGAAGTAATGAATAATCAAATCCTAATAGTCTTTGTGTTATATCATCATCTACTTCCAGTCGCTTATAACCTCTCATCCCTAGGAGTCTAGAGATTTCATTGCTTCCCTGTATGTCCATATCCACCAGCTCCTCGATCAGTTTCCCCTAATGTATTAGAGGGAATCCAATCAACTTGATTAACCCATGAAAATACAAGCTGAGCAATACGATCTCCAGGATTAATAGTAACAGGTTCTTCTCCAAGGTTAATAAGAATTACTCCTATTTCGCCTCTATAATCTGAATCTATTGTTCCTGGGGTATTTAAAACAGTTATTCCTTGCTTTAAGGCAAGTCCACTTCTAGGTCTAACCTGTGCTTCCATTCCTTGTGGAAGTTCAATGCAGAGTCCAGTTGGGAAAAGAGCCCGTTTTCCTGGCTCAAGGATAACTTGATTCCCCACATTTATAAGGTCCATACCGGCGCTGCCTGGAGTTTTATACTCTGGGAGTGGGTAATTAGAAGTATTTACTACTTTTACACAAGGTTTACTCATATTTATTTTTTCACTTATCACTTTAACTTGTACTTCCATTTTACGTATGTTCTGAATAGCCAAGAATTTCCAGAAATGAACCTTACGCTTCCTATGATATTAGGACCTTTCCAAAAGTCCTTATAATCAACAGAATAGACATCAAATCCGTAATTTTCTGGGCTAAGACATGTTCTATCTTCCAGGATCTTATCATTAGCAATAAGACTTTGTAAGGATGACATCATAAAATCATAATCCCTAGGAAGAAGATATGTTGGCTTTGTTAATGTATCAAATCCCAGGCAATAATAGATAGGAAGTCTTAGTCTGACGGAAATTCCCCCTTGTTCAAATACAATGGGGGATCCGTATTGACCATTTTCTACTCTTACTGTGATGGGAATTGGGTTACTGGATTGAACGGTAGTTTTACTGAATATTACTAAGTTGTTATAAATCTCTAGTAGGTCATTCTGTAATGCTAACATTATTCACCAGTTGCTAGGAATACCTTAAAGCCTGTTTGTTCAAGAATTTCGTAAATCTTAGTAGCAAGACCTGGTTCAATGCGACCCAACTTTTCCTTAGCGAGTTCAAGTCTTCTAACAGTTTCTTTAAGAGGGTTCTTGATATCCTCACCAAACTTACTAGGATCGAAAAGATCAGAATTATCTACTACTTGCTTAAGAACACTAACTACATCCATTCCTGTACCTGGGATGATCTTTACTGCAGTTGGATATTCATTCTGGATGAAATTATAATCAATTATATTCCATTCAGCTGTTTCTGCAGATGGACCAGTTGGATTCTCTTCATCTTCAGTTACATTAACTACCTTTACCAAGAGTCCACCCTTAGCCAAGAAATAATTGATACTAGCTAAGTCCTTTGTGGTCATTGCAGTGTCGGATGTAATAAATTCTGTAATATCCTTGTTATTACCAAGAGCTGGTTCAATGGATTGAATATTTGCCTTCAAGAATCCCTTAACAAAAGACATTACACCTGTGCCCATCTTTTCTTTATCATAGCGGACACGGTCAAGACACTTTCCCATAGATACATTAACATCGCTACCAGTGGGAACTGAATATAAACTTACTTCAATCATATTAATTTTTTATGCGGATCAACAAGTGCTAGGTAAATAGCGTAGATCCGCTTTTCTACGTTACCTTCAGTGAATTGAAATTTCTCTGATTCAAGAAAATCACACTCGTCTATTAATTTATTATAGATAGTAACAAAGTCGATAGGTTTTCCGTCTATGAAATCTTTCAACCTATCCATAAGATATGCCTCGATCTTATAGTTATCTGTGGTCTTTGGATCAAACAGTAACCATTCATCTATGTAAAACGCTCTCTTTAGCATTTCCATAAACGAAGATATTCTTATGTTTGGATAAAAAGCACCTACAATTAACTTGTAAGTGCTTCTTACGACATCATCATTCTCTAGGTCGTTGTCATATCTAGTTTTCACATATGACTCTACCATTTTTCTTTCAGTGCTTTAAAGCTAGTCCTATAAACCAAGTTCAGGTTTCTTTTTTGAAGATCCGTAGTTAAGAATGATTCTAAGTATGCATGATAATCATCTATCTTATCAGCTTTTACTATTCCTAGTAATTTATCCAGGCTTACGTTAACATTTTCCCATTTAAATCTATCTAACACTAGTAGTTTATTTAGGTCAATGTCTTCGAAGTTTGATATACCGCTAAGATATTGTCTCATCCTACTCAGTCTTTCCGTACACTCTGGATTTCCACACTTCAGGAGACTACCGTATATATCACCAGGTCCTAACTTATATCCACAACCACATGTTGGCCATGAATAATTACCATCCCCAGGGGAGAATATTTCTCCTACCATTGGAATAGTACTGTTTGCTAGGATAATGCCTACACTAGCCCCTGGAGTACAGTTTCCTTTGATCAGCTTTGATACACTACCAGCACTAGGTTTTGTGATAGTACAACCTTTTATAGTGACTGGATCAATAATAACATTAGCTGACCAGGAATCTTTTCCCTTAGGAGATTGATCATTCCAGAGAATACTCTTAACTGTAGTTTTTATTGCTTCTGTCCCACTACCAGCACCAGAAAACTTTAATGCTCTCTGACAGATTCCCGCTTTGTTGTAGAGAACCCAACCATCACATAAGAATGTTCCAGTATTAGTTACTACTCGATCGGTTTCTGTAAAATCACCTCCTTTAGCCATTAAGTCTGCCAATGTCCAAACTTGTGCTGGACTAAACAGAATATGGCCATCACAAGGAGATTTTACTGTTGGTAATGATTCTATAACTCCTTTGTAACCTCTGGTAGACAATGTATATCCATCTTGAGTTTTTGCTAAGTAATATCGATAAGCTCTTAAGGTCAAGAGATTATTAACATCACTGTCACAATACTTAGAGTTAATTAGGCCATTTGCCTTTTGTCTAGCCCTTTCAACATCACCAGAATATCTAGTGAGATCAATGAGAGCTTCGCATTGAATGGCAGCAATACCTAGTGGGAACTTTTTAGGAACATGGTTTATTAATTTCCAAGTTTGATCGATACCATAACCATCAAGATTTAAATTTCCAACGGTTACGATTCTTTCAACTGTTCCTTTTTCTGGATTTAAGTATATTGCTATACTAGATCCATCGTACTTTAGGTCACAATAGAGTTCTTCCGCAGGAATACTTAATTCCTTGGCTGAGTCTATCATTCCCTGAAGCATTGATTTTCCTACGACTTTAAATTTTGTGATCTTCTCAATGTACTTATTCTGTGTCCTAGTACCTTTTAAGTAGGTTTCTAAGACATAATCTCGTACATAAAACTTATCCTCAATGATAGCTTTTCTTTCGAGTTCGTCGAAATCACCATCCGATATGCCAGTTGGTAATGAATCTATCCAATACCTCTTAGCACAATCGATAAGTCCTGACCACTTGTCTAAAACTGCTTGTTCTACAATCATTTTGCTATTTTTAATAACCAGTTAAACATTATACCTTCTACTTCTTGTCTGAAAGTTTCCATTATATTGGATTTTCCATTATCAGGTATAAGGTCTTCATCGGGTTTTACAGCATATTTATATTCATCATCATCATCTGTATACCTGGTTATTATTAGGTAGCCTCTTTTCGTTAAGAATTCCTCTATCTTATCTAAGCTCCATACCACACCAAAAGGTCTTGGCATGAGAGATAAGGCTAAGATGGAGTCATAAAGAGAGCAGGTTCCATCATCCGCTCTCTCTATGTTCTCCGGTAAATAGCCGTTATAGTCTTCTTCTGAATTATTGTCCACTGTTTTCCTTATTTTCTTCTTCCTGTATAATAGTACAGTCAATCAAGAGAATCATTGATGCTGTACTGATACTATTTTCTAGGCTAACTCTAAGAACTTTAGCACTATCAAGAATTCCAGTATCTACTAAGTTACCGAAGTTCTTAGTTTTAGCATTAAAGCCATAGTTTTCTTTCTTCTTAGACTTAACCATCTCATTCAGAACTACATCTCCAGAGACACCGGCATTTTCTGCCACGGTCTTTAGGATAATTGGTAGTGAATCGAATACAATCTTAGCTCCTTGTGCTTCATCTTCTGTGAGTTTTTTCCAAAACTCCCTGTCTTCCTTAGCTTCAATACTTCCTTTCCAGAAAACATATCCACCACCAGGACAACATCCTTCTTCAATAGCACTCTTAGCAGCTAGGACAGCATCTTCAATAGTTGCTTTTCTGTTTCTCTTTTCAGATTCAACAGCTCCACCAGCTCGAATGACTGCAATACCGCCCGTTAAGTTGGCTAAGCGTTTTTCGAACTTCTTCTTGTCATAGTCACTAATTTCATTGCTTTCTAGTCTAGCCTTAATGATATTAGCTCTATCTTTAATAGCCTGTGGATCACCATAGCCTTCAAAGATAATACAAGAGTCTCTACTAACAACTACCTTCTTAGCAAAACCTGCATCTCCAATAGTACTCTTACTTAGGTCAGAGTTATTATCAGGGCAGATATAATTAGCATTAACTGCTACTGCTAAGTCAGCCATAGCATTCTTTCTACCATCACCAAAATCAATTCCTTTTACTACACAGCATCTGAGAGCTCCACGTAAAGTATTGATTACCAGCATACTATTAACATTATCATCCATATCATCACATACAATGAGTAATGGACGACCACCACCGGAATTTTGATAAGACTCTAAGAAGTTCATTATCTGAGATACTGAACTAATCTTTTCACCTACCACATAGACATAAGGATCCTCTAGGATACATTTTCCTGTTTCAGGTTCGGTCACATATTGTGGACTTGCCCAACCTTTATCTAATTTCATACCAGTAGTAATATCAATAATAGTGTCAAGTCCGGATGCTAAGTCAGCCGTAATAAGACCATTAAGACCAACTTCGCTAAGACCTTTCACTACTAATCTACCTATTTCAGGATCATTGTTTGCTGATAATGTAGCAACTTTTTCAATCTTAGTTAAGTCACCATCAATTTCAATGGCGTTATCCTTGATAAAGTTCTCCATCCACTTACCGGCTTTCAGCATACCACTTTTGAGCTCATTTACATTAGCTCCGGCATTTACTGCTTTCTGACCTTTCTTACAAAATTCTTCTATGAGAATTGATGTCGTGGATGTTCCATCACCCGCCAGATCTTCAGTCATAGTGGCAGCTTTCTTAACGAGTTCTGCGCCAATATTTTCCTCTCTATCTTTTAGGTGAATAGCTTTAGCAACAGTAGCCCCATCTCGTGTGATAGTTATTCCTAACATATCACCTTCATCTAGTGCTACTCCTTTTCCACTTGGACCAAGAGTTGTTTTAATTGCTTTAACTGATTCTGATACACCAGCGATGATCTTCTCTTGAACACCATCGCCTTTTCTAATAATTTTACTATCCATTTTTTTTAAATTTTAAAGTACAATAAGAATGTCTGGTATTGATATAACACGGTAATCTACTCCGTCATGCTTTACTGTTGTCCCTGGATTAGGAAATGTAATAACAACATCTCCTTCCTTCAAGGAAGTAATTTTCTCCCCAACAGAAATAACTTCATACTTTTCAGTCTGCTTATTTCTATTCGGAATGACAAGATTACCTACTTTTTCAGTATAATCTTCAACACCGTCTTCTTCGACTTTTTTTACTAAAATTTTTGAATCTATTGTTTTCATAAAATCTGAATTTAAATTTCACTTATAGGGAATTCCTAGGTTCTGAGTGGAGTTTTTTAAGTTAGAAAAAAAAAGAAAGGGGAATTATTCCCCAATCTTTTAGTGAATTCGAGAAAAGAATTCGTTATCAATTTCCCAAGGATGTAGAAATTCTGCCCTTCTTATAAGTTTTTCTACCTGCTTCTTCCTCATCCTTTCTTCTTTCATTTTCTTTTCTCTAGCTTCTTTTTCATCTTGTATCTTGGCTCTCTTCTCCCTAAGAACATCCTTTTGGGCTTGCTCTCTTTTATAGAGTTTTGAAAATATAGATGAAAAAGATCCAACGGTTTGCTCAAACGTAGCGTATCCATTCCGGGTACCAAGCTGCTTCAAGACTAAGTGGTATATTTTTCCATCCCACTTAATGCGGAGAATGTCGCCCTCCTTTTTTCTTTCCAGCTTATTAGTCAAGGCAGGAATGTCAATATAGAAGAGAGGTTTACTCTCATCCTTATCCCAGACCTTACACTTCACGATAGCAATCTCGTTTTCTTTTACAGTAGTGTGTTTACTCACTTTCTTACAAATTCTTGCGAATTCTTTAGCCCTCTTTTTCTCATCAACGCGTTCAAATGGGTTGAATTTCACGTTTACGGATGAACTTTTAAAGTCGAAAGCTACTGTTACGTTTTTCAATTGTAGATTCATATTTTTTAAATATTTCACTTAAGTTTTGTTCGTGTATATTTATCTCATTATTTAAGTCTACAAGGTCATCCTTTGTTGCGCCTTGTTTCTTTTTCTTATCAATAGTATCTACTATATTTTTTATAGCATTTGCTTCGCGTTCATAATCTCCGTAAAGCTGATCACATTCTTCGTTCAACTTACTTTTTTCCCACTTAAAAAAAATAAATTTTGAACAAACTGTGATCAAGATTAGTACTATGATTAAGATTAGTATGTTATATAGTACGTTATTCTTATTTTCCATATATAATTAAGATTAGTTTTGTTCATAGCCTAACCAATACTTTTCCGACGAGTAATTCGCCGTCATTTGTTATTAGTCTAGCATTAATCAAATCTCCATCAAAGTGTTTCACTTCGAATAAGAGATTGTTAAATCGACCCGGTAACTTAGATGTGGGTATGAATCTATATCTGTCACCTATTACCCATATACTCGAATCTACTTGAGAGAATCCCGGAATATCTACAAATAACTTTCCGGTTGAATGAAGAAGTCTTACCTCTGATCCAGATACTCTTTTCATAGATCTCTGTTCTTTCCCTAATCCCGATAAATATATTGTTCCAAATACGGGGAGGGGTTCTTCATTAGATGAGTCTTTTTCTTTATTCTCATCTACTCTCTGTCCCTGGGTCGACGGTTGATTATTTTCCCATTCGAGTTTTGTAGGTTCTCTAAAACCTCTTTTCATTTTCTCGAAAAAACCATTTGTTCCCATTTATTTTATTTTATTTCTTTTAATAAGGTTTTAACGGGAATAAAAAAAAGAGTCTATCCATCCCGGACCGACTCTTTCTGCAGTATTAATAATAATAAAATGCTTTCTAGCTATATATAAGGCATTAAAGGGAATAAAAACTCACTTCACTACCCATTATCCCCTTACTAATGAGGATTTCGCTTAAGGCCCATTAATGGAGGGGTCTTGGTCGGTGAGACTGGAAAGTCTTATCTATTATTAGGAGTTTGGGTCTGAGTATGAGGTGAAGATACTTAGGCTCAACTCTCCTAATAGCGAAATGCCTCCCTTTATTTTCCTTATATATGTATAATTAAAAAGAAAAATTATGGAAGACTTATTAAAATTAATTGGAAAAGTAGCAGACAAAATTAATCTACCATGTTATGTTATAGGTGGATACGTAAGAGATAAGCTTCTAGGTATAGAAAATGACGACATTGATATTGTTGTCGTCGGTGATGGTGTAAAGATGGCGGATGAATTTGCCAAGGAGATTCATCAGAGTAAGGTTCTCAGATATGAACGTTATGGAACTGCCGCAGTAAAGTATAATAACCTAGAAGTAGAATTTGTTGGGGCTAGGAAAGAATCCTATAGCCCAGATAGTAGAAAACCTTCTGTAGTACCAGGTACATTATATGATGATCAGATGAGAAGGGATTTTACTATAAATACTATTGCCATGTGTCTTAATGAGAAGCATTTTGGGGAGTATGTTGATCCGTTTGATGGACGAAAGTATTTAAAAAGTAAGATTATAATGACACCAACGGATCCCATGATTACTTTCAAGGATGATCCATTGCGCATGTTCAGAGCTATTAGATTCACGTGTAAATTGGGTTTTCTCATAGATTCGAGACTAATTGATGCAATGAAGGTTTTGAAGGATAGAATAAAAATTCTAACCCCTGATAGGATTGGCACGGAATTTCTAAAAATCATGGCTTCTCCCGATCCAGTTGCAGGAATTGAACTCCTAGATGCAGCTGAACTCCTTGAAATGATTCTCCCTGAGTTAACTGCCCTTAAAGCAGGAAATGATCTTGAAGGACATAAGGATAATTATAAGCATTCTTTACAGGTTTTGAGAAATATTGTGGGGAAAACAACTAATCCTTACCTTAGAATAGCGGCTCTTCTTCATGATATTGGAAAAGCTTCTACTCAGAGATTTGATCCTACTACAGGAGAGTGGACCTTCTATAATCATGAACATATTGGGGCTAACTTAATACCAGGAGTTCTTGATAGGCTTAGGATAGGTAAGAAAGACTATGTTCAAAAGCTGGTTGATATGCACATGAGGCCAGCTATGATTAGTACTTCAGTTATTACTGATAGTGCTGTTAGAAGGCTTATTTATGATGCTGGAGAAGATTTAGAAGACCTACTACTCCTTTGTGAATCTGACGTAACTTCGAGAAGACCCTCGAAAAGAATGAGGTTACAGGATCACTATGATAAGTTAAGAAAGATGATTAGTGACCTGCAAGAAAAAGATCTCGTTCGGCTTTTTCAACCATGCCTTGGAGGAAATGAGATAATGGAAATCCTAGGTATTGGAAAAGGAAGAATGGTCGGTCTAATAAAAAATGCTATGAAAGAGGCAGTTTTAGATGGAGTGTTAGAAAATACTCCTGAGGCTTTGGAAAATTTTATTAAAATTAAATATAATGAATTCATTGAAAATCGGAACGCATAATAGTGCGACAGGTGAGAAAAGTTCTGGGTTTTTAAGTCGACTAGGTAAGATCTTTGCTAAGTGTCAAAGAAAAACTTTGTCAGAACAGCTTAATAGTGGTATTACCTGGTTTGATCTTAGAGTAAAAGAAAAGGGAGATACGTGGGTATTTGCTCATGGTCTTTGGAGAAGTAAGATGACAGTTAAAGAAGCAATGAATCTCTTTAAGGGTCATGAGTGTATTCTTAACTTTACTTATGAGGGAGATTGGCATTCTTATCCTGAGGATTTTATTAACCTAGTTGCAGGTTGGATACCAGAAGGTTGTAAGGTAGGTTTTATTGCAATAAAAAAGCCTAAGTGGAATTTTATTACAACGTCTGATATTACATCACATAACTATTTTCCAGAAATAGATAAAAAGCACTTCTGGTATTGTTTATTACCTATTCCTTGGATCTGGAATAAATTGTTGTATAGAAGGCCTGTATATAATTCTGTTTCTTATATAATAGTGGATTTCTTCTAAAAAGAAGGTGGGTAAAACCACCTTTTATTTTTCCTTCCCAAAAGAGGGAAAATGCCTTATATATAGAGTTAATTAAAAAATGTCTAACTTTTAATTTCAAAAAATTATGAAAAAGAAATTTAACTTCGTGTATTCGGTCATTATGATCATATACGTAGTGAGTAACTTTTTGGTTGGCCTGATCGAAAGGGTCAATTTACTAATCCAGATGTGGAAGTTCGTCTGGAAAAGAAGGGATAGGGATTCAAAAATCCCATTTTTACAGAAATTCTTTGCAGTTGTCCGTGCAATTAGGGCAACCGCAAGATTCTTTGTAGACATCAAGACCCCAGTCGAAGTGCTGGGAAAGCGTCTTATGTCAACGATAAAGCACATGGATGAAGATTTGACAGAGGAAGAGATCAAAACCTTCGGTCGCAAGACCCGATTGGGATTAAGTCTTAAGTATAGGAAGAATCATCGTAAGCAACCCCACGGAAAGAAAAGGGGTTAAGTTCATCTGAACACATCAAAAGAAAGGAAGCAGGGATTGCCTCCCTTTCTTTTTTGCTCGTCCTTTTAATGCCTTATATATATAAATATTAATAATTTCTAACAATTTTAAAAATAAACAACATTATGTATTATTTAGCAACAATTATTGTAGTAGGTATGGAAGCTGCAGTAGCGGCGATTGGTACCGAAATTTTATATCGATATTATTTAGATTCAGCTTTTGGAAGAAAGGCTGATGAAAAAATTAGAAACAGCAGAGGATTATGATTATGAAGATTTTAACTGGATTATCTGCATATATATGTGGACATCATGGCACAGCAATAGGTGATCAGACGTATGACTTGATGAGAGCTATACAAGATTATGGTTTTAAAAGATTTATGTCTAACTTAAAAAAAACGTTGTATTAATATGTTTAGAGTATTTGACGAAGTAATCTGGCCAATCATATCAGGTTTTCTCCAGAAAATCTTCTATTTTTAAAAGGTGGGCGGAATTTCCGCCCTTTATTTTTTCCTTCCTAAAAGAGGAAAAATGCCTTATATATAGAAACAGTTAAATTTTATGTTCAACTTTAAAACTTAAGAAATCATGGAAAAGATTAACAAAAAACAGATCAAGACTGCTCAGAAACGTAGCATTAACAAAGTGGTGAAGTCGATCATTATGATCATCCTCGGCATTATTGCCGCAGGTACATTGGTCGGAGCCGCTATCTTAGTAGCGATTGTAGCTAACGCAGCGATGGACAAAGTTACCGATGCTATTGGTGACACAATGAAATCTGCAAAAAGGGGCCTCGATAAGAGGTTTCCAACGACTGAACAACCTGAACAAAAACCAGAACCAGGTCAAGGTCAGCAGGAAAAGAACAACAAGGAAGAAGAGAAAAAGTAACACAACTCTCTTCCGGTAGCATAAGAAAAGTGCCTTCGGGCCTTTTCTTTTTTCTTCCCTTTAAAATCTTATATATGTATTAATTTTTAATAATTAAAAGAGTATGATAAAGAAAAGGAAAAGTGTGTTTCTCTCCATTAAGGAGAAATATTGTCTAGAAGAAGACACTAAGTGGGATGCAGCAGGAAAACATCCTTTTGACCTGGTGAAAGCTCAAGAGGCCATCTTGAAGATTGCTGATCTGATTGAGGCTGGTGGAGGAAAACTGAAGTATATCAGGTTCCTTTTCAAAGTGGTTGGCCAAGTAACTGATAAGAAGGATCTTGGCACATTCCTCATTAAGAAGCTTGATCCACAGTTGAAGGTGAACAATATAGCAAGATGTCCTATCTTGAATATTCGTCTATCTGACCTTGATAGCATTGAAAAGTATCACAAGGATCGTAAGAACCAGATTAAGAAGATACAGGAAAGAATGTCAAAGCAAGGAAAGACTGAGTTCGGTGAAGAAGAGAACAAGGCTCTCAGAAGGTTTGACCTGAATTTCCCTATTGAGACGGTGAAGGGCACTCGAGCTTGTGCATTGCCATTGGAGAGTGGTGATTGCATCTATATCTCCTTTGAGGCATTGATTGCGCTCAAAACTTTCTATAATGAGGTAAACGCTTCGGGTGATAAGGCTGCTAAGATTCAGTTAGGTCTTTTGAAGCCGCCATCAAATATCGAGAATCATGGCTCCTACAATATTGTCAAGAGGGTTATTAGAACTAGTAGCCCTCTGTCAGATGAGAATTTGAAAAAACTTCATGGATTTAAGAGCTCATTATCCGTGAAGAAATAATCGTTGTATATATCTGTGTTCCCTGGGAAAATTCCCGGGGAATTTTTTTTCTACATGTAAAAAACGGAGTTTAGAAGCAGGGAACTCTTTATTAATGTGAAATCACTTTAAAATCTTATCTTTGATGATAAATTCTGTTAGTTTTGTTCTAGCAGACATAATAAAAATTTCTAATTTTATATTTAATTTAATTTTAATTTCATTAATTTTATGAGTAATTCAAACGGTTTAGAGCAGTTTTTAGGAAAGCTTCAAAGTATTTCTCCTTCGAACAAACAAGTACAATTTGAGAAAAAGAGATTAATTGAAAAGATTTATTGTTCTTTCCCAGGGGCTTTTGGAAAGTATCAGTTACTTCCAATTACAAGCACCATTAGTGATGGTTTCCCTTATGTATTTTTGAAGAATACTAGGGAGATTAATATGCCAAGAAAGAATTTGAGCAGTGATGGTCAAGAGACCGTATACTATTCTTGGATTAAATTACTTCCAGAGTCAGCTTATACAATTAAAGATCCTAGTAGTGGTCGTGAAGTATCTAGTTTAACTGCTTCAGACGAAGAGCTTCTTAGAAGAGCTTATGCTACATGGGAAGAGCTTTATCAGGAAGTAGATGGAAGGAACAATGCCCTCGATCCAGTTATTAGTAAACTTATTAGAAGGAAGAACTACACTATCTTCCATGCAATGGCTACTATGTTCTGGTCAGCTGGTGGTGATATGAGAAGTCCATCTCGTCAAAACTTCTGCGCACTGTTTATTATAACGGCTAAGAATTTCTTAGACATTGTTAATAACAGTATTAATGACACCAATTTCTTGATTGGTCAGGGAAATCCTAATTGGATTGATGAGATTTATAACAGAAACTCAACAGGTCGAACTGGATTAGTTATGTTATCAGTCAATAAGGCTGATGGTCCTGGATTTAATATTTCAGTAAACCATCAGATAGGTACTGGCAATATTACTGGTAGCTATGTTATTCCAGAAGAGGACTTGGAGCTCATGCAAAATCCAGTAGAGACTTTCCTTGGTTGGCAAGCAAATAAGGATGATGCTCAGCCAGATCATTCACAGAAGAGGCTGTTTAATCGTCCTCTCATTGAGGAGGCCATTCAGTACATGACTGATCAGATTGTAAGAATCAGAATGGCAAAGCAGAATAAGACCAGCATCCAGGAAGCCATTAGTGCCACAAATGAGATGATTATTAAGAAGCAGCAACCTACGAATACTCGAGGTCAGCAAACAAATGATCCGATCTTAGCTCAGATGGCAGAACAAGCTGCTAAGAATGAGCAAGCACAGATTTCAAATGGAGCTTATGGTAATACTAATATACCAAGAAATCCAGAAGAGATTGCTGCTAAGAATACTAATCCGTACACAAATCCTCCTGCAGGTCATTATGATCCAATTAGTGGAAGTCCTGTTGGCGGTGGTAATAGTGGTGCTACAACATTTACTAAGCCTGATTTTGCAAAGACCAGTGCTTGGGGTAGTGGTGTAAGTTTCTAAGGAATACTCAAATAAAATTGGGAGGGTTGATGATTTCTCATTCAGCTCTCCCCTTTAATTTCATACATGATTAGTAATACGTTTAAATACGCGCTTATAGACTTAAGCATGTTATTATATAGATCATGCTTTGTTGTAAGTAAGGATAAAGAACCAGGAGAATATACTCCAGGAGATGTGATACAGATGACAATCTGGTCTTTGAATAAGTTTGCTCGAGATTATAAAGTCTTGGCCGATAAATATGTCTTTGTAGCAGATAAGTGGGATCCAGAATGGAATGGGTATTATACAACATATCTCCTAGGTGGTGGGTATAAGGATAATAGAGGTGACATTGAAGGGAACAGAGGAAATAAAGATCCTCTTAGTACATACATGACTAAGGAGAAATTTGAAGAATTAAAGAATACTCCAGGTGTCACTGAAGATGTTATTCAGGAGGCTTATAAAAAATTATACTTTAATGAGACTAAGCAGAAGGCTAAGTTTGCATTAATGTATGAATTTGATAAGTTTGGTGTACCTTCAATATTTGTACCTGGATATGAAGCAGATAACTTAATGTACTTGGCTTCAATGATGTTATATGAACCAGATGCTAAGCCTAGTGTCATGGTAACTAAGGACAGTGATATTTCATATTTCACTTCCCCTAAGATGCTCCAATTCAGAATGCCTATTGGTAAATCTGATCCAGAGTTTATTACTTATGAGAGAATGTATAGTGAGATGCCACAGGAAATGAAAGACCTCGGAATGTCTCTTTATGCATATAAATCTTATAGTGATTCTCTCGGATTTGGGCATAATGCTATGAGAAGAACTGCTAAGGAACATGTTAATCAAGTAGAGGCTATTCAACACATAGTATCTGGTGACTTATCAGACTTAGAGGATCCGGAATTATTTCAGAAACAGATGGAAACATTTGATCTTTCAAAGTATCCTAGATTAGAGGAAGCAAAAAGAATGATAACGGATCATCTCCCAACTGCAGGAAAATTAGGAACACTAGATGAGTTTCATAAATTCTGCGGTAAGTATGGGATCACTAGAATTAGTGATAGATATTTTACAGAATTCATTAGTAGGTTTGATCCTACATTATATTCAGGAAGATGATATACATTAATTCAAGTATAGGAAAATTCTCTTATGATGAAACCACACAGAGACTCTTCAAGGACGGTGAATATGTACCTAGATCTGATGTGGAGCCTGTTTTCAGTGGTAATTCTGAAGAGAACGTCCCTATTTTTAGTGGACTGTATGTAAAGTCTACTAATACAATTATCACCCTCTCAGGGAATAGTAAACCTGTAGTAGATATTAATTCAATCAGATAATATTATGGGACTATTAGATAACCTATTTGGTAAGAGGTATACAATTGGAGAATTAATGAGCATAGATGAACAGAGAACTGCTAGAGCAAGTGGTTGTACTGTTTCATTGGCGGATACATTTTTCACCTTAAAGGAAGAAAGTTTATCCGCTAAGATTCGACAATTCTTTAAGACCGATATTATTAAAGTATTCTATATTACGTTAAAGTTAAAGGTTCAGAGCAATACGGGCAATACTCATTATGTATTTATTCAATTAGAGCCAGATTTTTCTCTTAGGAATTGGGGAAATAATCAAGTTCGCATATACTGTGATTGCGCTGACTTTAAATATCGGTCTAGTTATATCTTATCTAAGAGAGATTCATTATTTAATAATGATCGAATAAAAACTGTATTAGGACAAGCATTGTCTGATGCCCCAAAGGGAAAAGCTGGTGTAACTACATTATGTAAGCATGCATATGCAGCTTTATCTTGGGTTATGTCTAATTATCAGGCAATAATGAAGACAATATAATGAGTAAAATTCTTGCAATTTCGGATCTTCATATACACGATTATCCACAAAGAAATCCAACAAATAAATATAGACTCTATCAGACTAGAACAGTAGCCTCTAATATAATAGAGGTTGCTGAGTCTGAAGGGGCTGATATCTTAGTTATCGCTGGAGATACTGTAGATAATTTTTTAAATAGACCCTATGTTCAGGCAGAAGTAAAGAATTTCTTAGATACTGTAATGGCTCATTTTAAGATGGGTTTTATAATCTGGGGAAATCACGATCAGGATAACAAGGGAGTTAATTCTGAATTTACTGACTGTGCATTATCTGTCATGCTACCAAAGAACCTTTATTATGCAGATATGAAGGAGATTAATGTAGATGGCAAGAGAATAGGGTTTTATAATTGGAGACCTGAGTTTGACCTATCTTGGGTAAATGGGCAGCTTGATATCTTATTTACGCATGCTACTATATCTTATTCGAGGGAAGATAATTTCCATAGCCAAGTTCTAGATGAAAGCAAGTTTAAACTCGCTATTTGCGGAGATATACATAAGCCAGCCAACAGTGGTAAGTATATGAGTATAGGTATTCCACAACGTTGTAGGATGTCTGATTCAGAGTACTGTACTGGTGTAATAGTGGATTGTGTAGAAAGTAAGTGCTATTGGGTAAATCTTAATCCTCATGATAATCTTATCAAGTTTCAATATACGGAACAAAGGGATCTTGAGGGTTGGAATGAATTAGATAAGACTTGGTATGTATATAAGCCGAGTAATCACGTAGTAAATAGTGGCGTAAGAAATATCAATATCCCAGCTTGGGAAGAAATAGGTCACTTAATAGAAAATGTATTAGTTCGAGAAAAATTAGAGAACATTCATTCTGAAGTAATAAAAACTATTCCAAACTTAGATGCCAATGAGGTAGATTTTAACTTTACTATCACCAGATTCTATTGTAAGAATTGGAGAAGTATAGAAGAAGCAGAACTTTATCTCGGTGCAGGAGATAGAATCCTCTTGACGGGACATAATGGTTCTGGTAAATCTAGTCTCTTATCTGCTATTAAGTATGCCTTTGTAGAAAATCCACATTACAAGGATTTTGTTCAATTTGGAGCAAAAGAATGTATAACCGAAGTAGATTTTATATATCAAGGTGTGAATTATAGAATTCAGAGAGGTAGTAAGAAGTATGGTTTTTGGATTGAAGGTGAGCCACAGAAATATAATAAGAAGGCAGAGTTTGAAAAGGATATGCATATTAGATTTCCTTTCATAGACTTCATGGATGTATGTTTCTTTGACTCAGATCACCCTAGATTCATTGGGGATATTACTCCAGAGAGAAAATCTGAGATCATTAGTAGGTTTTTCAAGATGGATAGGATCGATACCTACAATGATCATGCTAAGGTACTCCTCGAGCAGTTGGTGAGAGGTAGTAGTAAGTGGCTGGAGGGTATCGATAAATCTAAAGAAGTTCTTAGGTTTATTGAAACCAAACTACAAGGTATTGTTCTTCCACAAGAATCACTAGATTCTTTGATTGTTAAAAGAGATTATGGAAGATCTTTACAAAAGAAACTGATCGCTTATAACGATTTTATAGAAAGAAGTGCTTCCTTAATGGCCAGGAAGGAAAATGATACTTTCAGATTAGCTGAATTGAAGCAAAAGTTAGACTCCTTTAGGGATTTTCCTACTATTGATTCTGAAATAGAACGACTTAAGAAACAACAATCTTGGGTTGAGGCTGAATATATGAAATTTTATTCACTCAATGTAGAAAAAGATAAGTTAATTAGGGAAAAGGATCAATTAATGGCCGGTGCGATATGTCCTACATGTGGCCAACCTATTAAGAAAAATCCGGGAAGTCATATTCAGGAATTTGAACAGCGCATTTTCTCTGTAGATAGGGCTATTCAGGAACAAAATCAAGTTCTCTTGGGTTGGGATGATAAGGCAAAAGCTGAATTAAATAACAGTATTGCTAGACTTTATACAGAGAAACAAAATAATACTCTCACTAGTATTGAGTATGATAAAGTAAGGCAAGATCTGAAAAAGGTAGAGGAAGATCTATCCAATCTTGGTAATATCCCGGAGAAGCCTGAACTTCCAGAGGGTTTCATTGAACAACTCGGTTTTATAGAGGCAGAGATTGGTACATGGAATCAGTACAATACTCTAGTTCTAGATAAATCTAAGGAAGAAGAAAAAATAAAAGCCTACGAAAGTGAGATTGAAAAAACCTCTTCTCTCATGGAAGATTTCCAGAGGTATATAAAACTAACTGGTCCGACCGGTGATATATATGAAGAGATTATGAAACGTCTTGCAGGAGAATTTAGTGACAATAGAGTAACTTATAAGACAAATCACTTTACCTTTAGGGGAAAAGAACATCTTAGCTTGGATAGTTTTTATAATCTTAGGGGAAATGAAGTGCCTTATATCAACTGTAGTGATGGTCAGAGAACTATTCTTGACGTGGATTTTCTTCAGAAAATCGTAACTGGAATGGGATTCTTAATTATGGATGAATTCTTAAAGCACCTCGATTCAGAAAATCATGATATTGTATTAGACTTGATTAAAGAGATGAAGGTTGATTGCGTAATATTATGTAGTCATATGGATTCTGTTCCAAGCTTTAATAATAAGTCCATTCAATTAACATTAAATGATTCAGCAATAACTAATGTTTTAGTAAAATGATGGAAGAAAAAATGAAAGATGAAAATGGAGTAGTAAGTAGCTTATCAAAGATAGTTCTTAATGATGCATTCTCTAAAATAACTGGTGTTACTACTGATTTATCAAGTAGCTTGAGTTCTTGCATTGATACTTTAAGTAAAAACTATTATTATGACTCATTTTATCCGTCTTATTATAGAGACTTTGTTGTGAAGGACTACAAGGATATCATTGAAGAGAGTAAGCTTTTTGTATTGAATGACCTAGTATTTGATAAAATAAAGGATTTTACTCTAGTTGATGTACAGAGAAATTTTGATCAAAGCTCTCTTAATAAAGACATTGAATTTGGGTTAACAGCATTACCTGAGGCTTGGGTATCAGAGATTAACTTGTTTGTGAAATTGACTTCAAAGGAACTAATGATATTTGCTGACCCTGGTTGGTATAATTTTCTAGGAGACCCTGAAGATATTCTACTGGAGGTAAGAAATATCGTGTCTAAAGTAACGTTGAACAGAAATCTTGATTATATGAGTTATAATCCTCTGGGCAATAATTGCTACTATAATTCGGCTTTAAATTTAGCACAACAAAAATTACAAACAGATGTTAAGGCTTAGTTATCAAGGATTACCTTTTGCGGAAGTTAAGAATGTTACAGGATTCTTTAAGGATGAAACGCATAAGAATGCCCTTAAAGTAAAATCCATCTATGATAATATAAAGATATTGTTTGGATTAAATACATTAACAATGCTAATCGCAGAAGGTGTCGATGTATATAAATACGTAATTCGTAGTCAGGATCATAGAAAAACCCCTCTGGGCGAAATCGTATATATCCCTGATGAAAGACGACTTGATATCTGGGATGGTGGTATGTATCCATTAGTTCAGTTCAAGGGAAAAGTAATAGCACATAAAGGCTATACGGCTCTTCTTGATATGGCTAAACTCGATCGTCTTTTTGAAAAACTTACGAACTTACTATAAAATTAAAATGAGCAACTTGAGAGAGAGTTGCTCTATTTTTTCTAATATGAAATATTTAAAGAAATTTAATACTCATACCGAGTATGAAGAACAAAAAGATAGCATCCAAGGACCTAATGTAGTATACTGTGAAGCAGAAAATGAGGTACATTATAATAAGCCTAGTGCATGGATGATAGGTAAGTATAATGTCACTAGTACTACTTCACCTACTGTTATAACATCTGGTTATACTGGACCTGATGTGATTAAAGCTACTGAAATTGATGGAGTACTTCAAACGGGGGATAATCCTATAGTAGTAACCTATACCTTTAATACTACAGGAATACATACAATTAGGTTTGAATTGACTAATCCAAGTGGCACTTTGGGCGGGACAGCTCCAATTTTCTTTAGTGGTGCATTGGTGGAATTAATTATACCTGATGGTGTAACTTCTATAGGTAAATTTGCATTATATGGATGTAATAATTTAACCAAGGTGGTAATACCTAATACCGTTACTAGTATTGGTGATCAGGCTTTATATAATTGTAATAGCTTAGTTAATGTGAGGTTGCCTAAGAATCTAACTACCTTAGGTAGTAGTGCATTTTATGGCTGCACTAGCTTAATTAGTATAGAAATCCCTGGTAAGTTAACTAATATTAATAGCTCCACCTTTCAAGGTTGTACTAGCTTAACTGATGTAGTAATAGAGGATGGAGTAGCTAGTATTGGAGATAATGCATTTGACGGATGTACAAACCTAGCTAACATAACAGTTCCACATTCAGTTACTAGTATTGGAAGTAATGCGTTTAAGAATTGTGCAAATATTAAGTATATTAATTATGATGCACAGGTTAATTTCAGTACAGAAACTTTTGGTAATCATAGAACTCTAGAGACATTAATCTTAGGGGATTCCGTGACAAGTATTGAATATGGATTTTTCAGAGCAATTAATACATTGGAAACAGTAGTCTTAAAAGGTGTCACTAGTATCACCGGTGATAAGTTCGATGGTTGTGGTGGTTTGAAAAAAGTTGTCTTAGGGGATAATCTAAGTAGTATTGGTTCTTATGCATTTTCCCATTGTTACAGGCTAATTGAAATTAATTTACCTGAATATAGTTCACTGACTACTATTGATCATGGTGTATTTCTTGGATGTGCAGGTTTATCTCGTATAATAATACCTGGTAGTATTACATCTATTGGTCAAGATACATTTGTTTATTGTAGTAACTTATGTGAAATAGTAGCAAAACCAGCAATTGCACCAACTTTCCCAAGTGGCTTTAACCCATTTAAAGACATCTGTCCTAACGGTACATTATATGTTCCGCAAGGTGCTAGAGGCTATGATACCTGGATGAACTCATTACCAGGAGGCTGGATAAAAGTAACAATGAATTAAAAAAAATACTTAAATTATGAATGTAAATGATTGTTTCTCTCATGAATTAGGTGGGGATACACTAAGTGAATATATTTATTCAAATGTGAAAAAGAAGACTAAGAGTGACTACTTCCCATCACTTAATAGTGAAGACCTAATCGGCCAAGGGGGGGGGGGTGATAGCGAAGAACCTCCTTATGAAGGATTCTGCAAATTAACCTTAATAGATGGAAGTGTTATTGAAATAGAGGGCGAAGGTGAGTTAACTGCATCCGGACTGGGTGAATATAATAGTAATTGTGTTAAAGCTGAAATAGGTAAATTGTGTACTAGTATTAGTAATTCATCTTTTTCTAATTCTCCAGAACTTGTAACAGCAATCATAGGAGATTCTGTAACAACTATTACTAATGGTGCATTTAATAATTGTCCTAAACTGGTTAATCTTGTTATCGGAAGTAGTGTTACTAAAATTAATAATAGTGCATTTCAGAATTGTACTTCTCTAACTTCTATTACAATACCAGAATCAGTAATTGAGGTTAATTATGGTGCATTTAGTAGTTGTACTTCTTTAACTTCTATTACAATACCAGAATCAGTTACTAGTCTTAGTGGTGCATTTGCTAGGTGTATTAATTTAGAGTATATTAATTATAATGCACAAGCGCCATTATCAGGTATTTTTAGTTCTAATGGTTCTAGTTTTTGTCGAAAATTAAAAACATTAATTATAGGAGATTCCGTTCCTGCCATCGGTGGACAAGAATTTTCTGGCTGTCATGAACTAACTAGTCTTACGCTAGGTAATTCAATTACTAGTATGGGTAATGGTGCATTTAATAATTGTTTTTCTTTATCTTCCGTTACAATTCCAGATTCAATCACTAGTCTTGGTAGTGGTGCATTTGCTGGATGTACTGGATTAACTTCTATCATAATTCCAGAATCAGTCACTAGTATTGGTCAGGGTGCATTTGCTGGTTGCTTATTTTTATCTAATAATTTTGTTAATAATAGCTCTCTTGATGAGACAGTGTACAGTTATTGGGGAGCTACTATAATAGATTTGGAGATTGACGGGTTATGTATAAAAAATAACATAGTCTATCGTTATAGAGGTATAAACTTAGATGTAATAATTCCAGATTCGGTTGTTGGTATTAGTGGTCAGGCATTTCAGAGCTGCACTTCCCTAACTTCTATCACAATTCCAGAATCAGTTACTAGTATTGGTAATAGTGCATTTAATGGTTGTACTTCTTTAACTTCTATCACAATTCCTAGTTCAGTTACTAATATTGGTCAGTATGCATTTTATGGATGCAGTAGTATTGAAGTAATAGTAGTTGATCCAAATAATTCTTATTATGACTCTAGAAATGATTGTAACGCAATTATAGGAAAATCTAGTAATAAATTAATTACTGGTTGTAAGAACACTATAATTCCAAATTCAGTTACTAGTATTGATAATAATGCATTTGCTGGTTGTATTTCCTTAACTTCTATTATAATTCCAAGTTCAGTTACTAGTATTGGAAGTAGTGCATTTAGTGATTGTTCTGCTTTAACCTCTATCACAATTCCAGAATCAGTTACTAGTATTGGTAATAGTGCATTTAATGGTTGTACTTCTTTAACTTCTATCACAATTCCTAGTTCAGTTACTAGTATTGATAATTATGCGTTTCAAAACTGTACTTCTCTAACTTCTATCATAATAGGAGATTCAGTTACTAGGATTGGTAGTAGTGCATTTTATAATTGTACTTCTTTAACATCTATTACAATTCCAAATTTAGTTACTAGTATTGGTAATAGTGCATTTTATAATTGTACTTCTTTAACATCTATTACAATTCCTAGTTCAGTTACTAGTATTAGTGATTTTACATTTCGGACTTGTACCTCTCTAACTTCTGTTACAATACCAGATTCAGTTACTAGTATTGGTGGCGCTGCATTTGAAAGTTGTACCTCTCTAACTTCTGTTATAATACCAGATTCAGTAACTAGTATTGGTGCCGGTGCATTTCGAAGTTGTTCTTCTCTAACCTCTATTACAATTCCAGATTTAGTTACTAGTATTGGAATTAATGCATTTGTTTATTGTAGTTCTTTAACTTCTGTTACAATAGGTAATTCAGTGACTAGTATTGGTAACCACGCATTCGAATACTGTACTCATCTAGTTAATATTACTTCTCTTGCAACTACAGCCCCAAGTATAAGTTCTAGTACCTTTTATTATATTAAGTCCAATGGTACTTTAACAGTTCCAGCTGGTTCTACAGGCTACGACACTTGGATGGGAACGGGAAATTATTATTTAGGAAAATATGGTTGGACTATAGTTGAACAATAAAAAAAAAGGGGACGCAATGTCCCCACCTTTTTTATAATCTAATTAATTCTTCTTCTTCTATTGGATCTATTTCGCCAACTAATACTCCATCCAGGCCTAAGGTAAATTGATGTGACCCATCCTCCAGTACTTTATCTTTCCAAACTTCTAAGAAGTCCATGTCTCTTCCATAAGTATATTTATCTAAGATTCTTGGATTTAGAAATTTTATGCCTGCTGCGTCAAGAGCTTTTGGGTATGTAGTTAGATTATCGTTATAATAATCTACTACTTTTTTTCTTGCACTATTAATATTCTTGGCGGTGATTAGAAAATGTTTCACTTTCTGAGTATCGTCTTCGAATAATCCTAATAAAAAATATAATTTATCCTCTTCCATAATTATCTACCTCCCAAAGATATTCCGTAAGTTGTTGATCTTCCAAAATCTGCCCAATTAGATACATCTGACATAGTAAATGCATAGTAAGATTTTTCGATAAATTCTTGTACCCATTCATCTAACGTTTTCTTTACTCCGATCCATTTTGGAGAGAATTTTCGGAAATTAAACTCATTATTCCCGTAATATTGTCTACAGAGCCCATTAGATCTGAGTTGTGGTCCTGTCATGCCCGCCAATGAATTTGGATCAACTACATTGAAGTTTGTAGAACCATCTTTATTCTTATCGCTTTTTCTGAGTGGTCCTGCAGCTTCCAAGAGTCCTGCAAACATAAATCCGATCATGACATAATCAGCCCCTAATGCAAAGGCCTTTATAACATCTGTGATAGATTCAAGTCCTCCATCGACCACTAATTTTGTTTGTCTAGGTAATATTGCACTGTTTACTCTTTTATAGTTTTTTATAGCATCCAAGAGACTACCTAGTGGGAAATAAAAACCTGAATTGTCTCCTTCCTCTAAGGAGCTTGTTCCTATTCCCACTCTAATGTAATCAACTCCGGAATTACAATATTCCTTGTAAGTAGTATCTCTTCCTATATTACCTGCCATAATTATAATCTGTGCACCATATAATCGGCGAAGGTTTTTACATATAGCTAGGAGACCTTCAGAATGGCCGTTATCTGTTTCAATATTGACGTGTAGTTGTGTTCTATCATCATATATTGCCTTTCTCTCACAGAAATGTTTTCTTATTTCCCCGAGAGTGAAAGAACAGAAAATCCATTGACAATACTCCAATCTTACATTAATATCCTCTGATGCCGGAAGAATTGGTCGGATTCCTTTATCCTGGAATAACTTAGCATTATCCTTCCCGATAATACTTTCTCTCGGAGCAGTAAATATTGGCAAGGTTCTTGAAATTCCAGTATGATCCTCAAGATCTTCTACATAAAAATCATATTTCTCAATACTTTGAAAACCATGATTCACTGCTTTTGGTAATAATGTAATTTCACTTAATTCATAAAATCTTTCCATATCACTAAAATTTATATCTACAATAATAAGGATATGACGGGGCAAAAAAAAATTAGGGGAGTCGATTACGCATCCCCTTTATTTTGTTGTTGTGTACTTGAAGAGTTTAGTTGTTCAAGAACATCAGTGCTCTTCTTTATTATACTCTCTGCATTGCAACGAATCGCAATCATCAATGCGACCCATGCTAAAAATATAATCCCTATCATATCTCTTATATATTACATATATAAGGCATTATTCTTACTTCGGGAAGGTATTTTATTCTGCAATGTGAGAAATATATTTTTCCAACAAACTTATACAATCCTCTACATCATCCCAGTGACAAATCTCAAATGGTTGATGCATATTTTTATTAGGGATACTTAAGAGGGCAGTTGCGCAGTCTAGAGCATTTTCTTGTATTTTAGCAGTGTTAGTACTTCCTGCTCTAGTAGCCTCTAATTGAACTTTGTCACCAGCTAAAGATCTAAGAAGTTCTGTCAATTCAAGATTCTTGTCTGGTCCATAAGCAATTACTACGCCTTTACCCAATTCGATATCTCCGAATTCATCCTTAGAGATTCCCATGTCATCCTCTGTAGATGGAGTAACATCGATGTCAATGGAATAATCTGGATTAATTCTTCTAGCTGCTACTCTAGCTCCTCTTAAACCGGATTCTTCTCCACTGAGAGATGCAAAGTATATTCTGATACCTTTTCTAATTAGATCTTCTTCGTGTTCCTGTGCATAAATCATAGCTCTCATTACACAGTATACACCGATCTTATCATCCAGGCCAGGTGCACAAATGTATTTTCCTGAACTTCCGAAATGTATCATTTCTTGTCCTCTTGTAAATACGGCTCTTGTTCCTACATGAACACCCATATCTAATACCTCTTGCTTATTGCTACAACCAAGGTCAAGGATAAGGTCCTTCATTTTAGTAACTTCGCCATATTCTTCATCATCTTGAACATGAATTGGCTTATGAACAATTACTCCTGTTACTGGACCTTTGTCTGTAAGTACTAAGAGTGATGCTCCAGGAAGAATTCTTCTATCTTCTCCACTAGTTCTCATCAATCTACATCCTCCATTATCCGTTATATGACAAACCATAAATCCTAATTCATCATGGTGTGCGGATAGTAGGATCTTTGTTCCTGGGCAATTAGAGCCTATTGAAAATGCAATATTTCCAAACTTGTCCTGGAACTCTACCTCAAATCCTTTCTTAGTAAATTCGGAATTTAAGAATTCTGTAATTCTTTCTTCATTTCCCGTAGGAGATGGAATGTTTACTAGTTGCTTTAATAAATCACTCATATATTTTAAATTTAGAATACAAAGATAAGGACTTTATGTCATCTGAACTGACTTTTTGTCAGTTAATGTTGGTTGGTATGGGATTTGCATTAACTGTAGAGGGTACCGATTATGTACCCAATACGTTTAACTTTAAAATTTATAATAATTATGTTTGAAGATTTATTTTTTCCTACTTCATGGGTAAGCGCATCTCTAATGAATCTTAGCGAAACTGAAGATTCTTTTGTAATTGAATTAAGAGCAACTGGTCTCAATAAAGAAGACATTGATATTTCTGTTGAAGATGATGTTTTAATCGTTAAAAGTAAGACCGACACTACTAATAAAAACAATAAATGGTTGAGACACGAATTTAGGCCGGATAAGATCAATAAGAGAATAGAGATTCCTTATGGGTGTGACCTAGGTAATATTAAAGCAAAAGTTGAACTAGGTGTTCTAACTATTACTATTCCAAAGGATTATGAGAAGACAAATAAGAAGTCTATTATGATCGAGTAAAAAAAAGTGAGGGAATTATTTATTATCTCTTAAGCCGGCCGGAGATAATTTATAATTCCCTTCTGTTTATATTTATATATGTATTGAGTGTTTCGAATAAGGTTCTTTTTATCGAATGATCTTATTCCCCGGCTCTATATAAATATATTTATATTGTAGCTACTATCATTTGTAAGGAATTAAGTGCTTCAGAATTCCTTTTTTATAATTACAGTCAATATAATATTGGACATCTTCATCGGAAATTAAAAATTCCAGTGTTGGATCTTTGATTGTTTTATTTATGATAGTTTTTACTGTCATTAGAAAGTTTCTTGCTCTATTCTTATAATCTCCCATTGTAAATAAACTTTCTCCCACAAATTTAATTTTAAGTTCAAGACTCATAAAATAGGATAAAATTCTATAAGCTAGGTTATTAGAGGGCTTATCTTCTAAGTGATTTTCCCTGTATACGAAATTTCTTATATAATTAACAGTTTCTTTTACTAGTGGGGTATTATTATAATTAAAAACTGTAGAAGCAAGTTTTTTAGGTTCTGGGTAATAAGCGTCTTTAGTTTTATTGATCTTATAATTATCCAGTTTCTTTTTAAATTCGTTTATATTATATTCAGAAGAAGGAATAAAGTCCATAATTCGAATTGTATCTATTCCAACAACGTCTTCTAAATATCTGTCCCTTACCCAATCTTTTCTTTCATTAATTCCAGAGTGATATTTACTAGAATCTGCTTCTATTGCTAATTTTTGCTGTGGTGAATAAACGTCTAAACTAATAAAACTTCTATTTAGGAATTTAAAATCTAGATTATTCAGATCATTTTTAAATTCTTTAATTACATATTTCTTCCATACGTTGGGATTATCTATAGGAATTGGGTATTCTCTAATCAATATTAGATCGGGAACCCCTATACTAGGACTGTAGTCATTTTTCAAATAGTTAAATACGTTCATAGCATTACCCGTATTCCCAGATTTAAATTTATCTATTCTCGAAGAAACTAGGTTTATGATCGGTAATGTTTTTGCTGTGGATGGATTATTATTAAAACATATAGTTGGTATATATCCCGTATCTGTATAAATATCGCCGCCATCAGGGGTAAGTGGATAAATTCTATAATTCAATCCAACTCCTTTACCTTTTTGAATATGTTCTATATAAATATCTTCCACAACCTGTTCAACATCTGGTACAATTGTTAACATATAACCTAAAATTTATACTATTCATACTTATAAGGAAATCCTTCTCTGGGAACAGAAAAAAAAGCAAGGAAATCTACTCATCACGAGCGAATTTCCTTTAAATGCTAAAAAAATCTATGCCATGTTCTTAACATATATAAGAATTTAACGGGATTTGAAAAAAAAAATGGGGAGCCTGTAATCCCATTACCGTCCGTAGACGGTCTCAAGGTCCGGACTACTCGAATGGCTCCCTTCTCACGACTAACTCATATATAAGGGTTTAAAGGGATTTGAAAAAATGGTCTACCTTCCCAGGCAAACCATTCACATTAACAATTAAAATATTATTAACAAATGTTCATATATAAGGAACTAAAGGGATAAAAAAAGACCCATATCTTCACAGACGTGGGCCTTTAGTATTAAATAAAAAACAAAATATGAGTATTAATCCAATTATAAGGAATTTAAGGGATAAAAAAAGGGAGCCCAGTAACCCGTTACCACGTGGCTAGTGATAACCTAAGACCGGGGTTACTATTGCCGAGGCTCCCTAAAGACATATTCATTAATAAGGGTTTAAGGGGATAAAAAAAAATGGCCTACTCATCACGAGCAAGCCATTCATTTAAAAAATCAAATACAAGATGACATAAAAAAACTTTTTTCTGAGACATTAATAAGGATTTAAGGGGATAAAAAAAAGACCTACTCTCACGAGCAAGTCTTCTTAATAAAAAAACATGATTAATTTGGCAAACCCAGGTAATTGGGGTTGGCATAATATACCTGGGTACATATATAAGGGTTTCAGGGGATGACTTGGATTTCATGAAATTCATAAAAGATGTCTTCCTCGTTACTGTCTACATCAAATATAATATCATCTAAAGCTTTCTTTATAGCATCTACGTTAGCATCTACTGTTTTTTCTACTTTCTTCGATGCAAATTCAGCTACTTCTTTAAGAGTATTAAACATCTTAATTCCGCAATGAGTATCTATAAGATAGCGATCTGGAAAATAATTACCAGTATCATCGTTTGTTCTAAACCTTGAATCTTCTGGTTCTATTTCCAAGTAGTAGACTTTGATAGATGGAAACTTCTGTTCAATAAATTTTCTAAATCCCTCCTGTTCATTCCAAGCAGTTGTTTGGTAAATAGTAAGTTTTACAAGTTTATTAGAATTAACTTTAGAGGCTCTTTCTATATAATAGTTTAGAATTGAACCTCTACAATTCCAGTCTTTCCAATTACCGCCGAGTTGATCAATAATGTTGCCTAACCAGAGAGTGCCAAAATCATTCTTGACACGACTAGTTTTTCTTCTCATATTCGTTACTATTGCTTTATGCAATTGACGAATCTCGATAGGATTTCCTACACAAATGTAAGTTGTATCACACCAGTTTGGCATTTTTCTTCTTACGTTTTAAGATGTTAACTATTATTTCTTTCACCTTAATAGGTAAGTCTCTAAGTTTGATATATCGATTGTTGTCTTCCCAATCTTCATCATTCCAATAAATTCGTAATGACGTATTGTTTTTAAAATGTATTGGACCAAAATCTAAACACAACTCTGTACCAATTACTGCCAGTCCCAAAACACGGACGTTAATTGGGATTTGATCCAAAGACATAGCTTTCGCTAATTTTCGAATATTTCTCTTATCTTTTATTTCATTGTTACTAAAACCAAGTTCTCGGATTTCATCATCAATTTTCTCACTCCTATTAACGTAGTCTATCAGATTTTTCTTAAAATCCTCTGAAAACATTCCTTTAATAGGAATTATCAGTTCATTATTATAACTACATGCACTAAATTCAGTAATCATTTCTATCTGATAGGTACGATAGTCTAGTCTCAATTCAGCGTCAGTTATTTGTACTGATGGTTCTCCAACTTTTTTACATATATGATCATTTAATTTAGAATTTTCAATCAGACCTTTTAATAAGTCATCGTCGACAATATGTATTCCAACTCGATTTTTTAACAGTTCTACTATTTCCTTTTCAAGAGGATCAGTATAAGATTCTATCTCTGGGGCAGGTTCCTTTTTAATTTCCCTAAAGCGCTTAGGAGGCCAACGATATATATTGTTGTGTCTTTTCAGGATTTCATCCGCTGTTTTCTCTAATTCTGATACTTCCATGTCTAAGATTTGGGCCCTCAAATTCAAATCCATCTGAAAAATCTCTTTGATTTTTTTACATTGAGGACAATCACGGTTTGAATGATTTATAAATTCTAACTCTCTCTTCTCAAGAGCTGCTAGCTTTATCATTAAAAATTTTTGTCTTGAATCCATAATTTTTCTATTTAATAATACATTATTAAGGGTTTCAGGGAAGAAAAAAAAGAGAGATCTATTCTCACGAACGGATCTCTTGAATTCATTTGAATATAAAACTAATTATTGCAATTCACCACTATTGTCAGTGATGCTCATATATAAGGATTTAGGAGGATTCATTCTGGTAATGTTACAAGCTTTTTTGTTTTTATAATATCCATGTCATGAAATTTTGTTTCCAGTGTCACATTAACTCCTACCTGTTGTAGAACCCATCCTAGGAAGTTCAGATTTCCACATTCATCTATAAGAAGTTCCTTTGGTATTCCTTTTATTTTTGGGAAATACATTACAGGTTTTTCGCCGGTATCAAATTCCAATTCAAAGTCCTCTGATCCCCAGATCCAAGAGCTAATTTCAGGAATATTGGTTTTAGGGCAATCAAGAACCTGCCCATTCCATCTTACATTGAAATTAACTCTAAGTACATAAGGATAATAGGGAAAATCCTCACGCTTAACTCTACAGATAATTTTGTTCTTATTTTCTTGTAGAGTCCTGATTGTATCAATTGGGATTACACTACTATTGATAATAATAGTTCTTCCAATTATATAGTCGAGGTAGTCTTTAGGATTAACAAGAATATTAGCTCTTCCTGTTTTCTTTGTTAGGGATTCTCCTAGGTAACATGCCTCAACTATTGCTTCAAGCGAATTTCCTAATATCATATTTCATCTGCTTCTGGGTCAATCAGGAAATTAATATTTCCTCCATCAAATACTTGACAATCTCTCAGTACCACTTCTTCTGTTAGATCTTCATCGAGCTCTAATTCTTGTAAGTAAACAAAGGTTTTTTCTTTTAGTTCACCATTTGAATCGACTACGAAAAGATTCTCAAGGAAATACTCTGGGAGACGTTTCTTTAATTCACTTGGAAGATTTTTCCATAATATTGGGAAATTACTTCCTGCAGCATCAGACAATAAGTTGCCTGGGATACGAATTGTAAAATATTTTTGATTCATAATTTTTCTATTAAATTTTTAACATAAAGTTCTGGATCAAATACTAGGAGATCCTTTAGTCTTTGTTTTAATGCTTTTATTTTCCCAGTATTATCTTTATTTTTTCTAAGTTGTCCTATTGGCTTAGACATTACTGTTGATACTACTTCAGGTTCAATTCCTAGGTTTGTACAAATTTCTTTATCTGTTGCACCTGGATTTACGTTTATAATGTAATTCGCAATTTCAGGCAAAGATTCTTGTACTTTTATTTCGAACTTAACCTTCTCTATCTTCTCTAAATTAACTCGCTCAAGAAGTTTGATATATCTTCTATAAGTATAGTTTATCCAATCATAGAGAGGAATTCTATAACAGGTGGTTCCATCTGTTACATTTAATTGATAAACAGTGGCATCAAAGCAGCATTGTCTACAAAGCTTCTCTAGGTCTTCTATTCTAAGATTACCTCTATTGCTTATCAGACCAACGAACATTTTAGGGCCATTCATGTCTGTCATATCTTCAATAAATACCTGTCCTTGATCAACATATTTATTTATCTTTCTCAAGTTTGGCGTGAAGATACAGGTATCGCCCTCAAATAAGAATCCTGGCTTTCCGTCTTCATTTGTATATGGACTGAGTTTATAAGAATATATTATTCTACCTTTTCCAGTTGTCCAAAGGGATTCTAATTCTGAATTATTTTTATCCATAATTAGATCTACATTCGGTTCTAGTAGTTGTGGATTATTATTCTTATAAGCCAGGTATAATGATTTTGGTGAAAAGTTAGGATATACAGTACTAATACCTACACCAATACCACTAACTAATCCTTTTAAAGATAAACATAGTGGCAATGCCAGTGGACAGTAGTCTATTTCAAGAGCTCCCACAGGAGACTCTACCATATCTACGCACGATAGGAGTGGTGCGATCTGGTCATAATATAGATCGCTTAACCTCATGTGCGTGTATCTAGGAGCAGCTGGTTCCTTAACATCTCCTAAGATAGAAGTTGTTCCAAAAGAACCTGTTCCTGAAAATATACCAGTCCTAACAAAAGATGCAGATAATAGTTTCATTGAGTCAAGGCTATGTGGATGATAAGAAGCCATTTTGTTAATAACTTCTACACTTGGCTGCATTACTCCTCTAGGGAATTGCAATGCAGACCAAATGAGTCGCCTATAGCTAACCTTACATCCATCCTTTACATTGGCTAAGGCTCTTTGATTATCTATATATGAGGCTGCATTTAGAATAGCTTGTTCAGTAGCTTCTCCAATAGGCAGTACCTCTATTGGCCTTAATACTGGTTCTTCTATTTCTTTTTTCTTTCTAGGCATTAATCTGTAAAATTATAAGGATTACTAATAATATTTTTATCATATAATAGCTTTTTCCTACTATCAATGTCCTCGTTGAGTTTCATCGAATAATCAATGTCCTCAGGAGTTACTAAGACAAGTCTTCTTGTATAAGGGTTATAGAAGGAATCATATACTTCACCTGTTTCAGGCGAAAGACTTCCTACAGTTATATTTACGTTTAATCGCCTACTTTAAACGCGAGAGTAGTAAACTCTCCACCGCATCTCTACGGTGCTTAGACTATATTTTCATCTTCAGCTTAACCTGGTCAGATGTTCTATCTTTCGAATAGCCATTGTAGACTTGCTATTCTACTCCCATAAAGGGATAGTCGTTGAAGTTGATGAGATTAGTTTTTTGTTAATTTTCTTTGTAATATTTAAATCTTATTCCTTTTTTTATATTTCTATACACCGTGGCACGATGTATTTTAGATACATTTGCACATTCTGCTATCGAATTATAGATTTCACCAGTATCAAGATTGATTATTTTTTTATATTTTTTTTTTAAAGTATTTGGGTTATTCATATTCTTGATGTGTGTGCAAATATTTAAATTCGAGGCTCTATTATCCAGAGAATCTCCAGATGTATGGTCCACCTCATATTTCTTAGGTATTGGTTTATTGTCGTTTAAAAACACCTCTGCCACCAAAATATGAACTAGTTTACCATTATATCTTTTAACTGAATGACGTTCTTTCCGCTTCCTGTCAAGACAACCAGGAGAAATAATTGGACTATGTTTTGTTTTTTTTACTAAACCTAGCGGATGTACCCAGAATGTTCCAGAATAATGTAATTTCCATTCTGTATCATCAATATCTTGTTCTTGCATATTAAACTTTTTTAGATACTCTGCTAACTGTAGATTTACTCTAGTCCAATAATATCCTTGTGACCTATGATTGTTCTTGATAGCACCATATAATGGCTTCTTTTTAAAGCCTTTCTTAAGGAAATCCTCTTCATTTAGCTTGAAAGCGATTTGTGTCTTTTCTTTATCTTTGTAGGCTATGTATGAATATTCCCCGTGCCAACGCGGTTGTTCTTTATTTTCAGCACTTTCTTTTTTAGTTACCCATCTTAAGTTAGTTAGTGAAAAATTATGCCTATTCCTATCAATATGATCTACATCTACCTTATTTTTTGGATCTATGTTTGGAATAAATATCATCGCTAATACTCTATGAATATAGAGATTAACAGATTTTCTTTTCTTATTTATAATATAAGATGGAAAATAGCATAAATAACTTTCATGTTCTACTTTTTTTAGTAGTTTTTTTGGGCTTTTAACTTCCCCTTTTTTATTTATAGAATAATTACCTAAATTTTTATTTATCATACTTAAACAAAACCATTCTTCCTTACTATCATCAAAGAAATAGTCCATTATTTCATTAGTGTCAGGGTTCCAGACAACTACTTCTTCGCCTATTTCCCCGACTCTATAATTTCCTGGATCTATGTTATCTCGATGTTGTAAGAAAATTTTGTCTAAGTCTTTGTTCTCTAATTGTTTCTTCAGGTCTTGTCTTAACATGTTTTTATTTTAATTTTTTAACTAATCTCATCAACTGCGGATTGTCCCTATCTAATAGATTGTTACTATCTCTAGTACTATTAGCCTAACAGGAGTTCCCCGCTTTTAATAGAATTATACGGTATGTATTTCTACATACTAGGACTATTTCCTAATCCTTTCCAGCGATCATATGGTTTCTTTATATCAAGATCTACTGGAATACCCTTATTGTCGAACTTATCATCTGGATAATAATAAGTTACTTGTCCTGTTGTCTTACTGATTCCTCTGAAAAGAGGAGACATAGCACGATATACCATATGATGGTCTAATAAGAAACGTGCGAATTTACTGAATAAGTATATTATTTCATTAAAGATTGCATCTCCATCTGCCATGTTGTTCAAGAATTGCGTCACTAATTCCCGGTTCTCTTATGAACTCCTGTATGTCTCCATACAGATCAGACTATATTTTCATCTTCAGCTTAACCTGGTCAGATGTCGTATCTTTCGAGTAGCCGTTATAGACTTGCTACCCTACTCCCTTTTGGGGATAGTCGTTGAAGTTATAAAGATTAGTTTTTGTTAATTTATATTTATTTTTTGTATATAATTATTAATATTTTGAATTATATCGTTCTTCTTCTTCAGCACGATATATGCTTCTAAAACTGCTATTATCGTTACAACCTAAAATCTTCGCAATAATTTCCCTAGTTCCCCATCCATATAAATCATCAAAAACCTTATCTAGGCATTGAATATACATTTTTCCTTTCCAACAGGAACATGTTACTGGATATCCACCTGGGTAATCAGAAAATCCTTTGCAATAGTTAGGGTGATTGTAAAATAATCCAATAATATCATTATTATAGGATATTATTTTTAAAACTTTTTCTGGAGATTGTGCAGCTTCGCCATGACTAATGCCCATTTCAAAGTGTAATCTTTTAGGGCAGCCATCTTCATAGCATCCTCCGTTTCTATCGTGATTTATTCGATTTATAAAATCAAATCCATATTTATCTATAAACTTTTCAATAGTTTTTCTGTCTGAAAGAGTTTTTGTAATATCTGAAAAAAGTTTTATATTATTCATATTTTTTATTGTTTTTTAACTAATCTTTATAACGAGCGGATTGTCCCTATCTAATAGATTGTTACTATCCCTAGTACTATTAGCCTAACAGGAGTTCCCCGCAGCAATACGATTCTTTTGAGAATTATTTCTAAATCTCACGGACTCAGATAAATTCTAATCCGCATCACTTGCTATAATAATTTTGTTGTACCTAGACTTACGTTTGATAACCTCGTGTGCCTCTTCGTAGTTTAATCCAGCTCCTACCCAATTCACATCGAGTCCAAGTCCGATAACCTTGAAGATATCATTAATAACTTTAGATTCAAGGGCCCGATCAACACCCTTATCAGTTACATTTAATATTTTTCCGCGAAGCGAGAGTATCGCCTGATACCTTGTATCTTTTCTTCCTGCAATCAAGGACCCACCAGCTGATAAGCCTTCACAAATTAGAATTTCACATTCACTTCTATCTCTGCTAGTAGCATCAGCAAATCCTTTTGGTAGATCAGCTCTACTTCTATATTGATTTATTCCGCTATTAGCATCAATAAATTTCTGTGCCTTATCTGCTGCACCAATGCTCTTCATTGATTCAGCAAGTTTATCCAGTTTCTCCACATGAAGATCCCAATATTCAGGGTTTTGTCTGAATATTTTTTCGATATCCTTAACAACGTCAACGAAGTCCGATGATTTTACCTTACTAATACTTTTTAATCTAGTTTTAGTTTGGCTATCGAATACAACCTCACCAGCTAATATTATAACACAAAGTTGAAGACCATTTAAGAGGCAGTCATGCTTTATTTTATAATAATCCTTCAATGCAGCTTTATATACAGATTCTGCAATTTGTATATGTTGTCCCTGATTTACATCAAGGCCATTAACACTACCTATTTCAGTTTTCTGTCCTAATCCAGGGTCAGCTTCAAATGTCATATAGATACCAACTTGTTTATTGAAACTAGTATCCTTTGGCTCAACCATTCTAATTAATTCAAATTTAAATGGCTTGAACGTATTATTCACTAGCTGTCCATCAACTACAATATTAATTTTTCTCTTATAAAACTTCTCTTGTATCATAAGAAAATACTGTAAGTTTCTGATAGGAACTTCTGCATTAGTAGATTCAAAGATCTCTGGGTCCGGTTTAAAAAGAACAATAGTACTTTGTCCCTCAGGTATAGAAGTATAGCCTCTAATATCCTTGAAGATAGCTTTTTCTATGTCCTTTAATCTACCAGCTCCTTCTGTAACTAATTCACCTTTGTGACAGAATGCCACATAGAACAAATCTCTTTTACTTCTAGGTCCACTGTTTTCCCATAGTTCTTTAACTGCGGGAATAGATTTATAATAATTATCCTCAGTGATCCTAGACAGTAGCCAATATTGATCAGATAAGAAATTACAACATGCTGAGCCTACGCCATTCATACCAACTCTACTTACATCAGTTGAATCAAATTTAGATCCACTGTGTAATTCACTTATACTAAGATAAGCTTGAGTTACTCCTGGTTTATCTTTAGACATGCTGATAGGTATACCTCTACCATTATCAGCTACAAAACAAAAACCATTTAAGTTATTGCTAATTAATACTGTATCTCCATATCCAGCTGATATTTCATCGCATGAATTGTCAATGATCTCTCGAAAGATCACATTGGCATTTTCGTTTGTTGAAATATACATGCCGTATCTTTTTCTTACAGCATCTCTTGGTTTTAGAAATTCAATAACTTCTTCTTTTATCTTTTTAGCCATAAAAATAAAAATTTATATTACAAGTATAAGGTAATAGGTGGAAGAAAAAAGAAAAAACCATATTTGGGAAAAAAGAAGGGTGCCTACCATTAAGATAGGCATCCCAGAGTTAGTATTCGTAGTCCCCTAGATATGCTAGATTAAATTTATAATTACCTAGGTATACAGCCATACCAGTTCCTACTTTAAGCCAGTTTTCCTGATATCCTGTACTCTTTTTTCTTACATATAATGTTCTTTCTCCAGGTTTTCCCATATCCCTGAAGGTACTCCAGTCTATTGCAGGAGCTTCTTGTGCTAATGAAATTATGTGATTTAGATTAATACAGTCATCAAAAGCAAAGCTTCCTCCTTCTGAAGTATTTACGGCGATATTAATTCTTTTAACATCTTCTCCGAGAACGATTGCGTCTAGTCTTGTACAGTTTGCAAATGCATGAGCTCCTATATCGATCACCTTTCTAGGTATGGAAATACTAGTGAGCTCTGTACAAAAATAGAATGCATAATCAGGGATTCTGGTAATAGGTCCGCTAAAGATCAATTTTCCAAAATCATGTCCTTCATAATAACGATTTTCTACTAGATCTATTGCGCCGAAGTTTTCTATGATAAAAATATCACACGGCTTTTTATTGTAGGTTGTATAGTAAATACAATTCTCAGGCTGATGTGTAAAATCATAACCAAGTAACTCAAAAGAGAATGCTCTTTCTTTTTCCGTTTCTAGGATTATATTTACAAATTCCACTACATCGGATATGTCGGTTTCTCCATCTCCGTTAAGATCTAATCCAGGGTCATAATTCCCCAGAAGAATATCGTTTACTAGTGCAGTTACGTCTTTTTCATCAACTATTCCATCCCCATTTTTGTCATACTTCATAATTTCTTCATGAGGTAATTGTCTTAATTTCATTTTTGGGGTGTCTTGTGTTGGATGATAAACTTCTACAAAACCTCCATCAACAAAGAGTGTTTTGAGTGTTAAGATAAACTTTGTCCAAAGTCTATAAAAGAATCTTTTCATCTGTCTAAATAAAAGTTTTTGTCTGGAAGCATTGAGCTTTTCACTTCAGATTCCTTAATTTCTCTTGCATTAAATACGTCGCCGAATTCATCAGTGCTTACATAATAAGGAGCCTTGTAAAGTGATCTAAGATCAATTTTTCCTGTTTTAAATTCTTCTAGGTTTTCTTCTGTTGTTTTCGCAGTTAAGTAGAGAAAATCTCCCAGGCTATTAATTTCATACAATGTGTTTATGTAAAGCTGTTTGTTTTCATCCTCTGCTACTACTACCTGCGGTCCATCATAATAAATAATGATTTCTGTAGTCTTTAGTTTCATAATATCATGTTTTTATAATTGGTGTTCCTTGTGAATCATCAAAGGATGGATAAGATTCTGCATCTTTCTCCTCTTCTTCCGTTTCACCTTCTATGTCAGGAAATATATATAATATTTTTCCCAACTGCTCTCTATCATCACAATAATATGTAAAAATTTCTTTTGCTCTTTTACGAGCAGCTAAGTATTCTTTTTTATAATCCATGTGATTTATATATTTAGTTATAAGGGATTTAAGTTAATTAATAGGAGTTTATTACACCAAAAAAGGAAAGGGTATCTATAAAAGATACCCTTTTCGTTTTAAAGTTTTCTTAAGTTCGTATTATCGTTTTTGTACTGTTTGATAAGCCAATCTAAGAATTCCATCCTATTAGGATCGTCGTAATTTATCCACCAAAAGAATTCTTTAGTTCCATCAGCTTTGAATTTTTCTCTTGCATTTTCAAAAGTGAATTCTGGAAAATATTCTTCAAGTGTACGATCTCTCCATATACCATAACTAGCTAGTGCTGAACTTATTGCAGAACATAACCCTATATTGGATTGTTCTGTTCGAATCTTCTTTGTAAGTGTCAATACACTTTCTCTTCTTACAGGTAACCTGAATAACCTGATAAAAAGTAGTTTTACTATATTCATTTTATTGTATATTTTATTCTTAGATATTCACAATTATGATTGGGATTTCTTGCAGAACAGGTTGAGCACCTCTCATTATAATAATCGGAGGGTCTGGTACATGTATATTCCCAAAAATAATCTTCAGTATGCGTAATATTATCCATCTCTTAAGTTTTCTTTATCGTTCTTATATTGTTCTATCAGCCAGTCTAGGAATTCTTTTCTACCAGTATTCCAATCTTCTTCAGTCCACCAGGTAAATGTTTTATCTGCACCGAATTCCTTGGCATTTTCAATAGTAAGCTTTGGAAAACATTTTTTCGCGGATACCTGTAAGCCATACTCGTTTATTGTGCCTTGTATTATTGTATATAATCCAAGGCGAGCTTTGACTTTCTTTCTTGCTCTCCTTAATAAGTCCACCCTTGTTACTGGAAGTTTAAGAAGATCGCTAATTAATGGACCTATCATAATATGTTCTACTGTAGTATAATCTATTTGCCCCATTTGAAATAGTATTTTGGAAATTTGACTATCTTTTCAGCTTCTTTTTCACACAGATCTAAGCTAGCATAGGTCTGGCGTTCTACCCAATGATTCCACCAATGCCTTTTAGTGTAAATAGCCCATTCTCCTGCCATATTTGGCTTAGGATTTTTCTTGGCCTCTTCCGAATAGTCTACTTTTACCCACATGATTCTTATATTTGTTTATATATTCTATTGCGTCTGGACCAATATTATTAAGATCCTTTATCTCTTCCCAGTCCTTGTCAAGCTGTTCCGGGGGAGTTTCTTTGAAATATTTTTCTAGGCTATCTGCTATTTTTCCCATTGATGATATTTTCTATTTTAATTACCCTACAATTATTATATTTATATTTCAATGCTTTATTCATTGCCTCACTTTCACTATCAAATTTCTTTGCAAAATAGGCATCGTGTGACCACCAAAATCTTCTTGTCTTACTCCTATCAACTAAGTAGAGAGTTTTTACCACCGCAGTATTTTTTCTAGGAGTTTGCGTAATAACAAATTTCTCCTTATCTTTTTTTGAAAAACGCTTTTCTTTCTCGGCAATAAATTTTCTCCTTCTTACTCTAGAGTAGAGAGTGGTATGTGCATAATAACTTCCTTCAATACCATCATATTGCTCAGATTGATGATAAGCCTCTGTATCTGTATTCATTCCCTTACAATCTCGTTAATGATTCTACATACATTATTAATATATCCATCCGTTAACTCTATGAAGTTAATGTCCTTGCACTTGGATAACGAATAGATCATTAATGGATTGTGTATAACAGCGATGACCTGAGTCTGTTCCTTGTGAAAGGAAAGAATCCCCTGAACTTCTTTGATATTATTGATATCAAGGTTTCTGTCAGGTTCATCCATTAAGATTGTCCACTCCTCGTCATCGTCAATCCTATGTTTCTCAATATATTCGGTGTACTTAGGATACATCTCTTTTAATGAAAAATCATAATACAGCTTAGCATCTTTACTGTACATTCTCCGAATAAGAGATCTCAGTGCTATATTAACGCTTTCACCAGTAGATGATTGTTTCTGTGCGAAATAAGTTCCGAAAGAATCAAAATCGGGAGTGTTATCTATTGATGTCTCATCTTCATGACAAAGTCTGAATACATTTTTCTTATAGTCAGCGAATACACTAACTCCATCAGAGAATAAACTATCTAAACCGTACAATCGATTGATATTGGAGTTATATAATCCTTTATCACACTCTTTTTCTCCTACTAAGAGGTAGTATCTAATAAGATTTAGTAGTGTAGATTTACCACTTCCATTTTCACCAACTATAATGTTTACCCCTTTATTGAACTTATATACCGTACCATTTTTGAAGTTCTCCAAGGTGGATAAATAACCAATTGGCGATTTAGTGTTATCTACTATTTGTACTTCGGTTACCATTTAATTTGTATTTTAAGTTGTACTTTTTTGTAAGATCTTTTAGGAGTTTAGTCCAAATCTCTTCAGTTCTACCGTTACCGCCACCTAAACATTTCATCCTAGTTATCATTTCCTGTTCTTCACAGGCAGGGATACCGGTTTCTTTTTCCAATCGCCCTAATTCAAATTTTAGATTATTAATTGCGACGTGAAAATTTGCATAAGTATAGCTACGAATATAATGGGGATCGGGATCACTAGATTTTCCCCAATCAGGGTTAGTAATATTGTCCCATAACATACTCATAAAGTTCAGAACTTGAAACTTAAATTCTGGCAAAGTCCTTGAACCTATCACTACTCCTTCTGTTTCTATTTTTATTTTCATCTGATAGTATCTCCTATATTGTACTTATCGAAATCCGTTTTTGAAACTATTGCACAAGGCATAATAATTTCATATTCGTATCCGATAAACTCACGGTGGATTGGTGTGTCTACTTTTATAGCTAACATATAGGCGTCGTCTGTAGCTAACTTATCTAATACTGTATAACCTCTATAATCTTCAATATTATTATACTCTTTTCTAACTGCATAGTGAAACAGTATTAGGAAGAGTATAATTAAGAGTGTTATAAGCATTATTCGTCTCATAATAAGCTATTGACTTCTAGATTCACTTGGCAATAAGCGTTCGGATATTTATCCAGGACCTCATCTTCAGTGATCCAGCCATAACTCCACCAATCGTGGTAGAATTCAAACTTACCGTTTCTAACCCGGACTTTCTCTAGGTATCCATTTTCTCCGGAACTAAATGGGTCTGAGCGGCAGTCATGAATAGTTAGAACGCTGTGATGTAATTTCACTTCACTGCTTCCGTATTTTTCTTCAAATCTTTTCTTCCTGTCCATAGCTTTATTTATCTGACGTTTCTTCTGGTTGTATTTTATCTAGCCAAGTATTTAATGCTTCTATACATTTGTCTGGAATCTGTTTTGCCTTATCGTTTGATTGTATGTAATCTATGGTACCACCAAGACCATAAATCAAGTATGCATCTTTCTCTGTTGGTGTTACCACTAGTATCAAAAAAGAAACCACAAGTGAGTACAGTAACTTTTTTGCGTTTTTCTTTAATCTAGCTCTCTGATCTTCATCAAAGACATGTTCATCGGAGAAGTCTTCCCGAAGAGCGATCATGAACCAACAGATTATCCAGGCAAGGAATAATCCAATTGTTAACCAACATAATGCAGTATGAATTGCTCCAATTCTGCTAAGTAAATACATTTCTAACATAAATTTTCTGTTTTAAATTAATTAATAAATCTTTATATAATTAAAGAATTAGGCCTTTGAAAAAATAAAAAGCTCTCTATTTCTAGAGAGCCTTAAAATCTTCGATATCCATATAGTCAATGCCATAATTCTCTGCGGTCTTTTTATCTGAATCAGAGAATTGGCCAGGTTTACCACTAGCATCACCTATCATAAGCATATCACTTTTATTGATATTCATTTTCCATTGATTAATAATGAACTTCCAATAAGCGTTTTCTAACATACCGGTATTAGGTTTTCTATGCCCACAATCCTTGTCATTGGACGCACAGTAAACAAATTTGACTGGAATATGTAAATATTCTTCCAAAGATTTAGTTACATAAGCCATCTTTGCTTTTACAAAGTGTTTCTCATTAACTAATCCTTTTTCAATGCCACCTTGATTAGTGACGATTATTAAACCTTCGAAGTTATACTTTTTTATAGCATCTAGGACATCAAACTTAAATTTCATATCCCAGATACCAAGAGGAAATGTTTTTCCTGTTGCCGTCTCGATTAATGTTCCATCTAAGTCGGCAAATAGTACTTTTTTCTTATTCATTTTCTTCCTATTTTATAATAATTGTGATTAGCTTTATGTGCATATTCCCAAGTACCATCTTCAAATTCTAGGATCTTTTTCCCATCTAATTCACCAATATTTTTTACTATTACATAGTTTTTTCCTTGCCATGTTCTAGCATCTTCTTCCAAGTATTTCAATACATCTCCTACTTCAAATTCAACATATTCTTCCTTAGAACCAAAGAATAATTCAAAAAAGACTATTAGGTAAATAGAGGATAAGACACATCCTATAAAAATATTCCAAGTTAGAAAAAGATATACGGGAATTCCTATAAAAAATCCTATAATTAATAGTGCTAGAGTAGAAAGTGCCAGTATTAGTGCTACTATTAGGTAATCTTTAATCTTCATGGTATTTTAATTTTCTTAGATTTGTCGTATCATCTTTATACTGTTCTATCAGCCAATCTAGAAAATCTTCTCTACCAGTATTCCATTTTCCCATTTTCCACCAGTATTCATAGCGCGACATGAATTCTTCTACTGGTTTTGCTCCAAATTTTCGTGCATTTTCATTAGTGAATAGTGGAAATGCAGTAGATATAGAAATATCTAAATCAAATTCCTGCCCCATTACATAGAGTAAACCTCCACATAGTCCTTTGCCAGTTTTAAGTGATTTTACACGCCTTAAAACTTCAACTCTCGTTACGGGTTTGGGTATATAAAAGAAATATACTTGAATAATCTTCAAAATAAACTTCTTTATAGCTCCCTTTATTTTTAATTTCCAATCATTCATCATATGCTAATTTTCTTAAATTAATTTTATCATCTTTATAACAGTTTATCAGGTAATTTAAATATCTTTCCCTACCTGTAGACCAATTGTGTACTTCCCACCAAAATACACTGTAAGGATCTGCGCCAAATACTAGTGCACTTTTTCGATTGAACTCTGGGAAATACAACTTCGAGACAACATTTTTAGGTTCGGTAGGAATATTAAAGTCCCATAAAGCACATTTGATGGCAATACATAGACCACTAGTCCATTTATAGTCTCTAGCCCGTTTCAAGACATCAACTCTAGTGACCGGTAACCCAAATAAATTCTTGACGAATATTTTTATAGTATTCATAGTTTATCTGATGATTGAGATAAATACTTTTCAAGAATTTCCGCACAGTCTAGGTAAGCATCTTTTTTACCTTCGTAGTACTGTTCTCTACTGCCATCCATACTAGGTTGGCATTTTACTGCAGATTTTTTCTTTAAGTATTGAATAATATCTTTTAATGTCGTCATAACAATTATAAACCATTTCGTAAATAATACTTGATAGGATAAGTAACAAGTATACCATAAATAGTATAAAAGCTATTATATATTCCGCTATTATCCTAAACGGAAAACTAATAAAATGTAATATTCTTTTCATATATAAATTAGTGTTTTATAGCTTCTAAAAGGAATTTACAACCTTCTATTTATATGGATTATTCTTTTCTGTTACTTCAATAGCTAAACCCTTTTCAATAAGACCTCTATAGTCGAAGTGATTAGCATTTAGCCAGTCTGTAAAATTTGTTGCTCCATCAGGACTACCACTAAATGCTACAAGATGCTTATACTCCTTTCTTTCTTCCTCTGTCATACTTGACATTGGACGTAAGATTGGCCTAAAATATGTAGCATCCACATATTCATCCCCGAAAAACATTGCCCAAGCATTTATATCTTGAATAGAATCTGTGTCATTGTAGATATGTTCAAACATCATACCCTTTAATTTGCCTCTTATTTTTGTGGTTGTATGCTCTACATAAACTCCATAAGGCAACCTTGCATTTAGGTCTTTCAATAAAAGAAATTTTCCTTCTTGTGTCATATTTTATTATTTTCTTTTAACCAACAAATAATTTCAAATACTGCATCAGTAGGATTTTGAAAATCTCCTACCACTTTAATTCCATCGTATCTGTATTGATAATCGCCATCATATCTTTTTCTAAGAAAACCTTCTTTTGAAGCAATTAAATCAGAGCTTCTATATTTACCTTCTTTTACTCCTTCTTCCGTGGCTTCTGGATATAAAGACAAGCTACATGGTAACAAATCCAACAAAGCAGAAAGACTCCATGCAGGTTCAATAGGGATTTCACCAGCATTACTAAATTTCTTTTTTGCTAATACGTAACTTGTTGTTAATAATTGTGTACCACATAATGCCATATCAGCAGTATTTACATCAATTCCTAATTCTACGAGTCTCTTAGATTGTTCTGCTGAAGTACCAATTTTAGACATAGTTTTTTAATTTTAGTAAATATTTAAACCAGTACAATCTATTGCAAGTCCTTTTTCGATAAGGCCTCTATAGTCAAAGTGATGGGCATTTAGCCAATCATAGTTAGAGTAACCTACGATTTCCATATTGGAAAATTCTTCAGATTCTTCCTCTGTCATATCATCCATTGGACGTAGATAGGGTTTAATGAATTCCCAACCATCTTCCTCTTCGATCTGATGAAGTAGATAGAAATTTAATGTTGACTTATTCCATTGAACCCCATCAATCCCTCCTTCTGCAACACTAACTATAGTATCATAAGGTAGTCTTGCACAGAGGTCTGTGATTAATAGCCTTTTACTTTCCGGTATCATAATATAATTATTACAATTCCTTTATTTTATATGAAATAACTGAATAGTCTTGGAGTGCTCTATCATATTTATATTTCCTAACTTGATAATTTCTTGTCTTATCAATGGTATTCCACCAATACGATTTTCCATTATCGTCCGTGATAGAGCTTACGCCATCAGTATTTAATATATCTTTAACCAATGATTCACCGTCCATTACGTTATCGAATAATAATTCTTCCATGACTAGATTTTCTCAATTTTTATGCATAATTTTTCTCCGTCGAAAAATACCCAATCCATTGAGTAATTTGATTCATCCTTGTCATAGATATATAATAAACCTTTCTCATTTAATTCTGAAAGAAGGTTTAATAGTAATTCTTTGCTTTTCTGTTCCATGATTATTTAGAAATTATTACTAATTGTTATTCCCCAAAATAGCCATCCAATGTTAATTGCAATAACTAAGTTAGAGATTTTTGTTATTGACAAATATGGAATTAAATTAAACGTCCACTCTTTATTTTTCCATCTTGGTTTATTTATTTGAACAGTCATAATTTTATTCCATTTTTAAATTATACATTCCTTCTAGTGCTTCAATGGCGAGGCCTTTTTCAATTAATCCACGATAGTCAAAGTGGTGTTTGTTGAGCCAATCAATATAACTATTTATATCATGTTCATAAACGAATTTGTACTCTATCGGATATGCAGAAAAATCACAGTCAAATGGTCTCACACCACCAATAAATGAGAAATATTCCCTCTTCTCTTCCTCAGTCATACTTGACATCGGACGAAGATAAGGTTTTGGCTTTTCACCATCATCATCAAGACTGATATGCACTAATCCACAATATTTACTACTATCAAGCGTGATTTGAAAATGTTGTGTAGGGACAACACTGAATAGTGGGTATATTAAGCCTTTGTAACTAACAAGGACTCTATAATGTAATCTACCACAAAGGTCTTTTAACAATATTTCTTTTTCTTCTTCTGTCATAACTTATATGAGTTAATTACATCTGTTACGTCAATAGCGAAACTTTTTTCTTTTAGGTATTTAACATAATCTACATAAGAAGAAAATTCAATAGGAAAATATATATAAGGCATCTTTTTGTAAGTTTTAGTTATACATTCCTTTTGGTGCTTCTAACGCTAAACCCTTCTCAATCAACCCATGATAGTCAAAGTGGTGTTTATTGAGCCAATCAATATATGGCGCACAATCCTTTCTTTGTACTTCGTCTATAAATTCTCCATTTAAATCTTCTCCAATGCAAGCATATTGAGATAATTGAACTTTTTCTTCCTCAGTCATACTTGACATCGGACGGAGATAAGGTTTAATTAGAATTTTCCCTGCTTCTTCGATGGGAAACCAATCGCCTTCTTTATTGAATTTAGAGGAAAGGGCAATTTTTTCATCAGCCAATCTTATTGATGTTGCAAACTTTTCAGAAAACCATGCACCATATTTATACCATACTTTTACTCCATAAGGTAATCTTGCACAAAGATCTATCAAGAGTAACTGCTTACCTTGTTCTGTCATAGTTTATAAGGATTATTCTCTTCCGTTACTTTTATAGCAAGGCCTTTTTTAATAAGCCCACGATAATCAAAATGTTTCTTATTAAGCCAATCAAACAATGTAGGATTAAGAGTATAATTAATAGAAGACAATGCATATTCTATCATTGGTTCTTCTGTTAATGTAAAAAGCTCTTTATTCCACCAATCATTTAGAATCGTTTGTAATTCTATACTTTCTTCCTTTGTCATACTTGACATTGAACGGAGATATGGCTTAACTTCACTTAAATATACTTGATAATCATTACCATCTTCATAAAAATCCAGTAAATTACCATCAAGTTTATCCACAAGAATTCTTTGTAATTGCAATGGATGTTTTAATCCCATATCGCACATTACTCCATAAGGCAACCTCGCACAGAGATCCATTAAGAGTAACTGCTTACCTTGTTCGGTTAATTTGGTTTGAGTCATAGTTATTTATAGATTGATTCGTCTGCAAAACTTTTGTCTACTAGGTTTTGTTTTATTTTACAAATATTATATTTCTTTTCTATTAATGACTTTTGAGTTTTGAGTTCATCTATTAACGGTTCCATATCTTCGTTATCAATATATAAACACTCATATTGATAATCTCCAATATCCTCTATTATAATTCTAATAATATTTAGGCGAATATGTTCTTCGAAGTCATAGAACCAGAATCTCATTTCCCCAGCAGGACCTTGTATTTTTATGCTAATTTTGTCTTTATTTAGGTAAGGACGATTAGCTTTTTCCTCAGCATCTGGAATAAATATTTCAGTTAATAATGCGTCGTCAAATAGCAATCCCACTGCTTTTGGAGTCTTAACGATATATCTTTCAAATGGATAATGTTCGTTAAAAACATCTATAAATTTTTCGTCGTACATAACCTTTATTAATTCTTAGAATTATAAATTTCATCTTCATTAACCCACCTTTCATTATCGTAATTTTTAAATTCTCTGTAGATAATTACGTCGTGATTTGTATCGAGTTTATAATCTTTTGTGATTTCAAACTCTTCTACAATACTTTTTTCAGCGTCAGACAATGGAATATTAAGCAATAATTTGTGCCTCAATGATTTAACAAATTTTCTTGCTTCTTTTCTTTCATCCTTATTCCCTAAATGTTCATAAGGTGTTCCATTATTAGAATGCTTGTATTTAGGAGTTTTAATTGTTTTCATTGTTATTATAAATTACCAGTATATCTACAAAAGTCTTCACAATCACAGCAATAGTCTTTCCAACCATTCTTGTAAGTGTTATATTTATGTAATTCACACCCACAATGTTTGCATCTTTTCCTCTTGAAGAAAAAATGATAAATACTGATTAATACTTTTTTCATATTGATTTTCTAATTCGTATTTTTTATAATTCGATATTATTAAATAAAGACAATGCTTCTGAAATCAGATAAACAAAGTCCGTTTTACTACCATAGAATGTTTCATATATTCTACGTGAATTAAGAAAGTGCCAGCCGTCATCTTCTCCAAGTGTAAGAATCTGAAACTGATTTTTCCCTGCAATAATGGCAACTCCACCTCCACTATCAATAGCATATACTCTGACAGTTCCATTGTCACGATACACCCTCTTGATTGGGAAATTATCGTACATGCCATCCTGACCACCAACCTCATGCCATATCTCACCCATGTCATTAGTGATGATATTGTCTAGGTCATAATCTTCGGCAATGGCTTGTTTTGTAGCCATTTCTTCCCTAATTTGAAGATTTCCTCTCTGTTATTATCATAATCTCTCATATAAGATGAAGGGATAACAATAACATTTTTTTTCTTTGTCTTTCATAATTTATAAGGATTGTTACTTTCATTAACTTCAATAGCGAGACCTTTTTCAATAAGGCCCCTGTAGTCAAAATGATGAGCATTGAGCCAGTCCAGGCTAGCAACACTATCAAAGTATACGTCATAGTAATTATCGCATAACTTATGGTACTCTTTCTTCTCTTCCTCTGTCATACTAGACATTGGACGAAGATAAGGTTTAACATCTTCTATATCTGCATCCCAATAACCATCATCAGCAAATCTCACACGCTCCTCTGGAATATCAATCTCTTCTAATTTTCCATCATCTAAACCCGCGCATCCAACGTCTACTTGGCACATTACTCCATAAGGTAACATTGCACAAAGGTTTTGAATTAGTAATTTTTTACTTTCTTGTATCATACTCTTTATACGGATTATTACTTTCATTAACTTCAATGGCAAGACCTTTTTCAATAAGGCCACGATAATCAAAATGATTCTCAAGAAGCCAATCAAACAGTTTATGAGCTTCTGTTACTGGATACTGGCTGCTATAAAGAAACATACATTGTAGATTACAATACTCTTCCTTCTCTTTCTCAGTCATACTAGACATCGAACGGAGATATGGAGTAAAGTCTAAATATGTACATGTATTTACGTCATATGTTTCATTAATCGTCGAAAAGATTATCTCTTCCTCTTGTATACCAAGTAATTCAACATCTACATCAACATCTTTATATTCAAGGTGTCCGCTATTTATATCATAGGTTCCGTCAAGTACTTCTATGCTAATTTGCCCTATCACACCGTAAGGCAATCTTGCACAAATGTCTTGATATAGTAAATTTTTATCTTGTTCTATCCTGACTTTTGTCATGTTTTAAAATTCTATTGGAATTATTTTATAAATATCTTCTTCATCAATTAAGGAATTAAGTCGAGCAGCTTCTTCTGAATCATATAAATCAATATCAACTTGATATATTCCATCTACTGGATTTAAAATAATTAAATATTTTGTCATAATATGTATGGATTATCTTTATCAGTTACCTCAATAGCAAGTCCTTTCTCAATAAGACCCCTGTAGTCGAAGTGATTAGCATTAAGCCAATCAAAACCATTGGTAGTAAAATGCCAATCTTTTGACGGGCAAATATATCCCATCTTTGGTATTATATTTTCAATTTTATAAAATTCTTTTATCTCTTCCTCCGTCATACTTGACATTGGGCGGAGATAAGGCAGAGATCTTTCTAGGTCACAAATATGCTCATTACCTTCTTCATCGCTACCTTCACTTTCGATAATTGTAGTTGTTATATTATCTATCCTACAAATATCATATAGATAACCTCGTTTATACCAAAATTGTCCAGTATAATTACCATCGGAGTCAACTAAATGATCTGCATGCCTAACAATGACTCCATATGGAAACCTTGCACTGAGATCTATTAAGAGTAATTTTTTATCCTGTTCTGTCATAACTTATATGGATTATTTTCTTCTGTCACTTTTATAGCAAGGCCTTTCTCAATAAGACCTCTGTAATCAAAATGATTTTCAAGAAGCCAATCAATTACTTTTATGTTTAATTTGAAACTATAAGTATTATTGGTGAGATGGTGCGTAAATACTAGTATACCGTAATCTTCAAATCCTATATTTCTACTATCAGTGGGAATATAGATAGTACTTAAAGACTTCAGTGTTTCATACTCTTCCTCCGTCATACTTGACATTGGACGGAGATAGGGTTTCCACTTACCATCATAAACAAATACACCAATACTGATAAATGGGTCTGCTTTGATTACATTCAAACCATCTGTTATTTTTACTCCATACGGTAATCTTGCACAAAGATCCTGGAGAAGTATTTTTTTATCTTCCTGCATTATATTATTCATAAGGATTATTACTTTCCGTTACTTCGATTGCAAGTCCTTTTCCGATAAGGCCTCTATAGTCGAAGTGATTAGCGTTTAGCCAATCAATGTATTCATGTACTTCATCTTCAAATACAAAATCACCTTCATAATTAGGAAGATTATTTCCTGAAAAATGATAAATATATGTTTTTTGTATTATCTTTTCTTCCTCCGTCATGCTTGACATTGGACGTAGATAGGGAAGCGCATGATATTTATCAATTATTTCCCAAATATTCTCCGTTACATGAGGATCTAATTCAATATCACTTCTTTTTTCATCATTTCTATAAAGAGATATTTGAACAATTGTTCCATAAGGGAGTCTCCCGCATATATCCTTTAAAATCAGTTCTTTACTTTCTTGTGTCATAACTTATATGGATTATTTTCATTAGTCACTTCAATAGCTAGTCCTTTCTCAATAAATCCTCTATAATCAATATGATTAGAGTTATAATAATCAATTACATAATCAAGATTTTCTAAATAAAAACCTTTATGTTCAAATGACATATCATTTTTTTTAAGATATGGAACTATTGATTGTAATTGCCCATTATTAAAATTTTTTTCAATTAAACCATAATAAAATGAATTTAATGATACTTTTACATAGGTTACCCCACCAATTGTAATATCATAAATTGTTCCATAAGGTAATCTACCACAAAGATCTTTGAGCAAAATTTTTTTCTCCTCCTGAGTCATGATTTATAAGGATTATTTTCATCAGTTACCTTAATGGCTAAACCTCTCTTGATTAAACCTCTATAATCAAAATGATTAGCTTTTAGCCAATCAAATGTTTTTAAGGTGTCTCTATGGTCATAGTATCCTCCACCTGCACAATCAACACTTTTAATCCATTTTGTAATTTGAGTCTTCCTATACTCTTTTTCTTCTTCCTCAGTCATGCTTGACATCGGACGGAGGTATGGCTTAACACTTTTGTATGCTACATCAACTATAAAACAATCTAAGTCTTTACAAGATAACTCCCCAAACCAAGGTTTCAAAGTCTCTTGTCCATATGAAATGATTTCTACTTTCACCTTATAAGGCAACATTTCACAAAGACTTTTTAATAAAAGCAATTTTTCTTCCTGTGTCATATTTTATAAGGATTATTTTCTTCTGTCACTTTAATAGCAAGGTCTTTATAGATAAGACCCCTAATATCAAAATGTCTCTCTAGTAGCCAATCAATGGGAGTCATTTGAATGATATCGTATATATTATCAGGTGTCCCATCTTCGGCTTTACACTCTACTAAGTCAATGGATAGAATTATTTTCTCCTCTAAACCTACGGTGGTAGTCCATCGCGTTCCATCTATAATGGATATATATTCCAATTTCTCCTCCTTAGTCATACTTGACATAGGTCGAAGATATGGCTTTAAACGATCTAAGTATCCAGTATAATTTTTTATACGAGTTGGACGGTTATTTAAGTCAAAAGATTTATAAGTTTCTTTCATAATAAACTCGTCCTCTGACTTTCTACCGAATAATGTTTGTACCTGATACGGCTCTGCGAAGCTTGTGTTATACACTTTTACACCATATGGTAGTCTAGAGCAGAGATCTTGAAGTAATAGCTGCTTACACTGTTCAGTCATCTTAGGTTTGGAATGTCTATAGTTTATCATAAGGATTATTAATTTCATCAACTTTAATGGCCAGGCATTTTCCAATAAGTCCACGGTAATCAAAGTGACGTTTATTAAGCCAATCTATTCTTTCTGAAGCGGGGATATGTGCACAGACCATTGGACAAGAATATGACCGATTATCAATATTCCAATATTCTTTATATTCTTCCTCTGTCATATCATCCATTGAACGAAGATAAGGCTTAACATTTTCAATATCAAATTCACGGCCTAAGTAGTCCGCGAAAACTGTTTCTCGTTTAATGTTGATCATACTAATTGTATCATCAACCTCATTCTCAACTTCTTCGCCAAATGTAGTTTCATTACTGTAAGTAAAAGTGATTCTACAAACTACACCGCATAATAATCTCGAACAGAGATCCTGAAGTATTAACTGCTTTTCTAGTTTAGTCATGAGATTACTCTTCCGTTAGTTATGCAGTCATTGAATATACTAGTTTCAAGGTCGTTTGCAAGTCTAACGTCGTTAAATTTATGTGATAGTATTCCTAAAGAAGTACCGAAGGGGTCAGTCTCGCAAATGATACATCGCCACTTTGGTAAGTCTGATGTAGAATATTCTTTCTTATAACTTGTTGTTTGAAAGTTAAATCCGCAGTAGGTCCCATACATATAATATCCCCAAGGATCATTCGTGCGCCGTTCATATCTACCTATTTTGAAGATAGTTCTTGCACCAGATCGTACATACTGTACTCCTTCTATGTATGAAATTAATGTACCTACAGGATACTTTTTTATAAATTCTTCTGCAGTATTCATATTTTTTTCGCAAGTAGTAACATACATACCGTGTTATAAAAAACATCTATTAGGTCCGGAGATTCTTCACAGAAGATACAGCAGACCTGATCGTGCTCTTTGTTTACATAGCAAGCAGTCCACTTTTTACTTTGTTCATTTTTTGTTATAGAAATTTTATAAGTTTCACCTTCATCATCAGTTATAGTTGGCGGAATTAACTTTTCCAGTGCAGCTAAGCTCCAAGAAGGTTGATCAGCTTTTTCGTCGAAATCACCATCATCCATCGTCCCCATATAGAACTTATCGCCTGAAAACCACCAATAAGTGTCGGCGGTATGGATATCAAGTCCTAATGATCTCAGGTTGTTAGATTGTCCAATTGAGGTGCATAATTTATTTACTGTTTGAATAGCCATTATCTACTTGTATTGTAAATATTAACCAAGAAATCAATATCTCATCATCTATCCCTTTTCCGCCTATTAGGATTTGAATAGTTGGAATAAGGGTAACTATTAGCTCTGACAGTCTCTTTGTATCTTCATTAATGTAAATATTATGAAGAAAGGTTACTTGCCATTTTCCAAATAAGTGAAATGTTTTCATAACTTCTTATACGGATTGTTTTCCTCAGTAATTTCAATAGCTAATCCATCTGAAATTAAGTCTAGAAAGTCAAACTTATTTTCAAGAAGCCACTTATACTTAGCATCATCACCTATATAAGCCGCTTTTAAGTAATCTCCTGTTGACTTTGCTACTTTCACCTCTAAGTAATGATAAGCATTGAATAAGTTACTATGCTCTTCTTCGGTCATAGAAGATAATGGGCGGAGATACGGTAATGGTTTAAGACAGCTAAATCCATCAAACCCATAATACCATAATCCTTTATGCTTATTAATTGATTTTAGCTTATAGGCTTTACTATTCTCATCTTCGGAGTTTATACAAAAAACTCCATAAGGTAAAGCCATACTGAGAAATCTCAATAACTTATTTTCCTCGTCCATGTTCATCCTTCCATTTTATATAGTTAAGATAATCGTCTATTGGATTGTCTATGCAACCTTCCATTGGTACATCGTTAATAACTGCATCTCTATATTCTTTTAGAGTCCAGCTATTTTTTCCAATACAAGGAGATAAGCAATATATAGAATCCTCGCCTTTTTCTGAAATTTCTTTATCTACCCATTCAAGGCATTGTCTCTTAGCTTCTTCTCTACTGATCATTTGATTATATCTGAAATAGTAACTTTTACTACACCCAGGTGTTTATGTGCTTCACAATCATACTCATAGTGTTGAGGTAATTGGCTTTTTTCAGTACAAATCTTACCTAAACAGTATTCAACGTGTTCATTACTGTTTATATCTCTGTAACTATATTTGTACAAATTAGCATATCCTTCAATTGGAATCTCAGTTATCTGATTCATATCCATTAGATTAAGTTTTCAAGTACATATTCAAGAGCAGTATCTGTAGCTACTCTTATATCTTTATAACTTTCTTCCTCATTAGGTAATGGATAGCCTTCGACGTCTTTAGGTAATAGTTTACTAATACTAAAAGCATACTCATCCTTGGAATAAGGAAATACTTCTATGTATATATCGTGATTTACTATTAACCAGTCTATAGCCATTTGTTGAGTTGGCGCAGATGTTTGTCCCACTGGACTACTATTCCAATTATATTTATCACCAAATATAACCTCATTGTTATCTTCATAACGAGTCCAAATAGGTTCATCAAATCCTTTACTTGCTAATAATCTTGCTACTTTAGGCGAGCAATACCTTTCTTGAACGATCTTATCCATATTATAATATTTTTAGAATTTGTATCTATAAATTTCATTACATAGATAAAGAAATGAAAGCCCTGGAGTAATAAAAAAGAATCCCTCCCCGTTAAGGGAGGAGTAAATTTACTTACTGTTTAGAATCTTATCTTTTAAGCTACTAAGACATTTAGCTGCTACATCAAAGGGTACGTGATGACCTGCATAACAAGTTTCAGGTTGACTATCATCAAACATATCATTAAGTGATATAATAGCCTGGTCGAGGGCATCTTCTTCTTCTATGGTTAACTCAATCTTAGCTCTATCCTGATTTGCTACCGATAGAAGTAGTTCTGCATCAGCCTTAAGATTATGTGTATCTCCATCATCTAAGGCTTCTTCAATAATGTGCTTTAAGGACTGCTCAAACTTAGTGAGTTTAGGCTGATCAGCCAGTTGTTTTTTCTCTAAATCCAAGTTATATCCTGACTTTTTTAGTTCATTACTGAAAAATTCTCTTTGCTCTTTGGTTGCTGGGTGAAAACCTAGGACAGCAAGTGTACCCTTTTTCGGTACAAATGTCTTATTACAGTAATAGCAAAGGACGTGAAAGAATGTCTTTGTGGATTGTTCTTCATAAAGGGCGATTGTTTTATCATCATCCGCAAGAATATCACCAAGCTTGGCGTCATTTATATTCCAGAGCCTGTAATCGCTATCAACTTCATCAGTTCCCTTGTTGAAATGATACCCAAATCCCGAGCACAATTCATATTGCTCGTTAAAGACTGATTCTACAAAATAAGGATCTCCTGTTCCTCGGTAAATCCAATCCCCTTTACTAAACTTCGTATTTTTCTTTAACTCTCCATCCCATGAATAACCTGCATTAGTTATAGCCTTTTCAAGAGCATCACGCTGTTCTTTGGTGGCTGGATACGTTTTTTCATTTTCGTGTTCTGTTTTAAAATGTTGAAAACCTCCGTTATGCCCTAAAGAACAATAAGACCTCCAATCAGAATAATCACATTTCTCATATATACCTATGTTTCCATACGCATCTACAAGCACATCACCTTCTTTTGCATCTCGAATCGTCCAGAGGTGCATTTCATCTTGCTTGGATATTGGGAAGTAACTAAAGTTTCCTTTTCCATTAGAAACTTGATAGTTTTCCCCATAGAAACTATCTATATGCCAGGCATCACCTAATTTATTTACCACCCAGTCCCCTACTTTGAACCCAGGTTGTTTTATAAATTCTAATTCCTCTGGCTTATATACCTTATATCCATCAGTTATGTCAGATGTATATGCTAGGTATGAGCGAGATTCTATTGGTTGAGCATCGTCTAATTGTCCACCTGTAATTACGATAATTTTATTGCTCTTTTTCACCTTGGCTTTAAAGGGAAACTTAATTTCATCAGCCAAAGTTCCTACTGCTGGTTTTGATTCTGTGATGTCCTGAGATTCGTAGTCTTGCTTTTCTGTTTGCTCGTTTATCTTTTCAATTATTTCGTCAATGTCATTGAGCGAAAACATCTTAGTACTGTCATCAGAATAATTAGGCTCATGCCTATTACCACTCGCTTGTTGATACACTTCTAAACGCATATCTTTCCACGCTTCTATGATTGATCTGCATTGTGAATTTTTACCTTGCTTTTCAAGCCAAGATAACGCCTCTTCTCTTGTTACGTCAGTGCCGAACAAAGTGTTACCTTTCAATGTTCCAGATACCGCATGGATGAGACCTTTTCTTATTCTCTCATCCCCTGTTATTGGTTTTTGTGCAAGATTCTTTTGTTCACCTTGCTTCTCAAGCCAAGGGATTACTTTGTTACTAAGATATTTTTGGTATTCCACGTTAATTTTCGAGACTCTAATACATTCCTTAAAATGTGAAATACACCAATTTCTTATTCTCTCATCCTCTGGTTCTGGTTCTTGAACAATATCCTTCTGTTGGGTATTTTCACAATCAACAGCCTTCTGTCTGCTCTGCTTTTCTAGCCAAGCAATCCATTTTTTAGCTTTGTTTTCCCAATTATTGGGAGAATATTCACCAACATTGTCAATGGTTTCTTGCAAGAAATCAATCAATTCCTTTCTTATTTTCTTATCCTCGTTCTCTTTGAGTTCGGGGAAATTTTCACATAAGTAAGAATAGATTTTAGAAAAACCAATATCACTGTTTTTCTCATCTTTTACGATTTTTACTATGTTCTCTAGTATAATTTCAGAGTTGATCATAACTTTTTTATTTAAGAATTATAACAAAAATTTTATCTCACACTTTAAACCCTGCCTTACTTGTCTCAGCGAGAAAATAGTCGCGTTGTTCTTTAGTGGAAGGAAATATATCAGTATTGCCTATAGTACTACCCATCAAAGTATTGCCCATATAAAAGTCTGTTTTGAGATTACCATCCCAATCAATGCCTATATATGCCAAAAAGCAGTTATTTGCCATATATTGCTTAAATATACCGGTTTGCATGATTGGTTCACCTTTTTTGGTACTATAACACGTAAGTATGTCACCATCCTTAGCATCTTGGATGGTCCATAATCTTGCTAAATTATCTATATCCCAATCGTAACTATTATGAATACCATTAATAGAGACTGTTCTATAATATCCTTGGACAACCTCTTCAATAAGTAGAGTAAATCCATTGAAAACAATCCAATCGCCTTCATGAAACCTTGATTTAATCTTTGTTTCATTGGTGGGTTTTTGTGTAGGTATAGATTCGATAGATGGCTGAAGGTGAATAGGATAAATAAAGGATCTCTTTGGTGAAAGAAATGCCTTAAGTTCACCATCAAGGATAATTTCAACTCCATTATCTCTTGCGCACATTCCCCAGGTATGACCATTATATTCAAATGATGTTCCACTACAAGGATTGCACTTACTTTGCTTCTCAAGCCAAGCAAGAATATTATCAGTTGGTATTCCGTTAAATGTTTCAGCCCCTATAGTGCCTTCCTCTTTATAACCTTTGAAAAATCCAACTAATATCTTCCTTATCTTCTCGTCTTCACTTTCCGACTTGCGAAAGATGATTTTTCCACCTTCAATACTCGCTTCATATCCGTCCGGTACCTGGATCTCTTGTTCTTGGAGCTCACTGTTGAGTGTTCCAAGAGAAAAATCTGTTTTCTTCTTCATAACTGTCTTTTTATTTATTATTACCAACAAATACTTCCCTGATAAATGTGAGGTTCCAATGTTTTCGAGGAGATTGGATAATACTCTCCACAAGCATATCGCCCATGTCGCCCTTCTTTATAGTTGATGATATATAATACCATCCCGAATATAGGTTCGTTCTTCTCATTGAAGGTGAGACGTACAGAATCTGCTCGCAGTGTATTTCTATCATATAGCTCGTCAAATTCTTTCTTGTGCGATACCGCTTGCTGAAGGATTATCTTTTTATCCCTTTTAATTGCACGCGCACATTTATATTGTACGTTGTTATACACAAAACCATCATTCTCAATTTTAATTTCACAGTTCTTTTCCATAACTATACTTTTTATTTTGATTGTTTTAGGTGCTCATAATTTAAATAATCAGGTCTATTCCAGTCATCTGGTCTTTGGTCATAAACACTGACTATTTCGATTTTCTTACCATCCCCACAATTAGGAGGTATAAGTGTTCTAAGAGCTCTAACTAGTTGTCGTTGGTGTGGAAACATAGGCATCATATTTTTAATTGTTATCAAGGTTATATAATTTTGCCATAAGATAGTCCATCTTTCTGTCAAACTCTATCCTCAATTCGGTTGACTTTTCGTAGAACCATTGAGGCAATGTGATTTTTTCTTTTGGTTCCATAACTATTAATTATTTAATTTTTACTACGAAAATAGTATATTATCAAAATACCAATTAACTCAACAATATGGTATATTCTGAGTTTTTTGCTTTTAGCTTTTTTGACACCACATTCTACTAAAGCGGCGTATGCTATAAGAGCAATAGCGCATATAACTAATTTAAAATTCTCTATATCCATTTTATAATTTATATTCTGATTTGTATTTCCTTTCCACACTCCGGGCATTTCACTGCATAAAACCATTCATTGTCTAAATCTGATGTATGGTATATGTCTTGTGGTGCATAAAGAAAAGTAGTTTTACATTTTGGACAGGAAACTTCTTTTTCATTCCTTTGTTTAATTACTTTCATAATTATTCTTCTACTACTTTACGGAAAGAACTGATTAACTTTTCGGTAAAATCTTCATCAAAACGGGAGTCTGTTTCCGGAAAGTTCTCTTTAATACATTTATAAACTTTTTCCATAAAAGCATCCTTGCGTAAGTACTCAACGTCATTAACGCCTTTCCACATACTATTCCATGTGTTAAGTACTTTACCGTTTTTGACACGAATATAGATCTTCTCTGGTGTTTCCATAATTTCACTTTCCCATTTTTTGTTTTAGTGATTTGAGCCACTGAATACTTTTCTTTGCAGGATTTTCTTCTTCTGAAGCATAAGGAAAACACTTCTGTTCAAACCAATCTATAGTTTCCTGGCACATAACTTCATCTTCCTCACTCCAAGTAAGATTCTGTTCAGTAATGGACGAACTATTTTGGTTCGTATCTACCTCTAATTTTTTAGTATCATCCCACTTGTAACCTTCTTCCTTTATTTTTGAGAAAAGCAACTCCTGTTGTTCTTTTGTTGCAGGAACTGTTGGGATGTTATCCATATTGATAGCAGCATCTATATCCACTTCGTCAAATTTAGGACAATAATAGATGTATGATATAATGGCATCATGTTCTATATTTTTAAATATATAGATGTATTGATTCCCTTTCCATGTAGATACAAGGACATCTCCATCCTTGGCATCTTGGATTGTCCACAATTTGAAATAATCATACAGATCTTTGACGATCGCTATATGACATCCATATTCACATTGCAGACATCCTTCTTTTGCGCAATAATATGCAATCCCTTTATCGAAACGAACACCCTTGCCAAAGAAATCCTTTATGCATAAATACCATTTTCCAACTATGAACTTTTCAACAGTCTCATTTTCTGTTTCACTATTCTTATGCTCTTTATCCCATTCATATCCTTCCTCTTTCGCTTTTTGGAATAAAAGTTCACATTCCTCTTTAGTGGCTGGATGAAAGGCACTCTTGTTGTGCAGGGTATTTATACTAAAACTCGGATCATTCATATAATGATACGTGCAGTAACACCTAATGTTGGGTCCATCAATTTCTTTGAATCTCACGTAACATTCGTGTGATGCAAGGACATCACCATCCTTGGCATCTTCTATTGTCCACAGTCTTGCTTTTTTATCAACTTGTCTTTTATTATAATAAGTGTCATGACCACTTAAGTTTAATAAAAGATAATCCAAAATACCACTTTGTTCTGGTTCAATTTTAAGTATTTTAAGTGGCTTATATCCATAGAATGTAATCCAGTCGCCAATCTTAAATTCCGACTCAGCCTCATCTATAGACTTCTGTTCAAGCTCTTTCTTCTCATCATCCCAAGTCCACCCAGCTTCTTTCATTTTTTGGAATAAAATTTTTTGCTGTTCTTTGGTTGCTGGATGTAGAATCTTGCTGTCTGTCCAGCAACAGGTGTGGTTTTCACCAATACAGAAGCCATCTTCCGAATCATAGTCGCAATAGCACGTGACCTTCTCACTAAACCCCATTTGGAGGATTCCCTTGAAGATGAAAATCCCGTGGCTTGCACTGTCTGAATGGTAAAGGACATCGCCGGGCTTTGCATCAGCAATAGTCCAGAGGTGATATTCTTTATCTATATGCCAACTTTCAGTTTCAAATATCCTATAATCATCGTTATATAGATGTAGTGTGTAGCTATGCGAACTTGCATGAGTAATTTTGAAAACTAAATTATTTGGTGAAACGATCCAATCCCCGGCCTTAAATTTTGGGGATATTTTCCCATCATCAATAAGTTCCCAATCATACTGTTCCTCTATAGGAAAGAAGGCACCATTATTGCGATCACAGTGATAATATCCGCCCTGTATTCTATCAACGGTGAAAGTATAGTCTTTTCCTTTTTTCTTGAGTGTATCGCCAATTCTAAAGATTGGTCTATTGTCGATCTTTTTCCGAGACTCAAGATCTTTCAGTAATGCACTTAACTTTCCTTTTGCTTTACGGGACGTGATTTTCCCACTCCACTCATATTTTGGTCTCTCAAGCTGCTTTTTCAGCCAGCCCACTATCTGATCACTTGTAAATTCTCCAACTTTTTCGATCTTATAAGAAGTGAAGAAGTTAATGAGGGTTTCTATTAAATTTTTCCCATCATTTTCTTCTTTCAGGTCATCTCCAAAGATATATTTGAGGTCTTCGGATTTATAGTGGTCTTTGTTGTATAGTTCTTTTGCTCTTTTTAAGAACTCATCATAAGCTTTTGCTTTTTCTTCTATTGTTTTCATAATTTTTTCTTTTTATTTCTATCATAGAGATAATCAGCTATCTTAAAAGACAGCTTCATAAAACATATTGTTATAATCACAAAAATGATTATATTTACTAAGATGAGGGCCATATGCATGTTTGTATCTATGGTGTCGCTTAATTTAAGCTTCAATATCACTGCCTGAAGTGCAATGAATATAGCAGAAGATAAACAGAATGCTATAATTCCTGCAATACATCCATATTCCTCCTCTTTACTATGAGGATTTAGGTCAGGTATATCATCTGGATCATATCCTGCCCAAGGATTTATCATTATCATAGTTATACTCTTTTGCTAAACCTTGTTCTATTAGACCCAATATATCAAATTTCTTCTTAAAGAAGAATGTAACGTTTTTATAAAGAAATTCGATTTTGGTATCAACAAACCTAAAATAAATTTCTTCATTTTCTGGAACAATTACTGTTGCACGACAAAGATAATCAGTATCTGGATCTGTATATAGTTCTTCCTTCTCTTTTTCGGTCATTGTAGATAGTGGTCGAAGTCCGATCTTGATTGTATCTAGATCTCCTTCCCACTTTTCAACAAATTCATGACGACCGTTAGATCCCAATAACCTCACCGCATCATTTTCTACTCCGGTAATACTATGCCACTTTTCATCTATTGTGTAGTAGCAGTTTAAACCGTAGGGAAACATTGCACAAATAATCTGAATTAATTTTTCCTTATCTTTTTGATCCATTATTTTTAAAAATTTTCATTATTTTAAAAATAGCCCAAAGGAGAAATAGGTATAATGGTAATTCAAATCCAAAAAACCACCTGAGATCAAATCCCATTGTTCCATAGTGTCCAATAATAGAACAGACAATTCCTATTATTGCAATACCAATTAGGAAGTGTAGGTTTTTATTTGTCCAGTTATATAACTTTTCTCCTAATTTTTTTACAAGAGTCATCACTTAAATTCGAAATGTCCTTAATTCTTCTTCGGTCATGTTAGTTAATGGCCTTAAGTAAGGCTTACCGTCTTTACCTGTAGAATAATTAGGTAATTCCTCGCAAAGTTGTTGTAATAACTTATTCATGGTTTTCTGGGATTTGTTCGATTGCAAGACCTCTTGGGATAAGGCCTCTATAATCGAGGTTATTCTTCTTATAGAATGTTATTAATTCAGAGATACAGATTCGAGGATCATGGAGTCTTTCTTCCTCCAGTTTTTCTTCCTCTGTCATATTCTCTAGAGATCTCAAGTACAGTCTTACCTTATCGATTGTTGTTTCAAATTTTATATGGTTGAAAGTATTTATCAACTGTACTGCAACATTCTCATGAGTTACATCAATTCCCACTAAGATGAATGGGTAACCTACTACTCCACATTTCACTAATGGCCTGAATGGAACTCTTTCGCTGAGATCTTCTACAAGAATACTTAGATCTTTTTCATTTTGTTCAAGCTTGTAAACTTGTTCATCTAAACTTTTACACTTGATTCCAATTCTATTAAACAATTGCTGTTTTTCTTTTAAGAATCCTAAATAATTTCTATTGTTCATAATATTTTTTTATTTTATAATACAAAAATAAGGACTTAAGTGGATGAAAAAAGAGAATAAAAAAAATGATCAAACTATGCAGCTTGATCTTCATGGTGTTGGTTATAGGTAGCGTTACCTAAAGTACCACTAGCTATTTTACAGATTATTGTTTCGTCCTATTTTTTTTTTAATTTTGTGATAATCCAACCAACTAAAAGCACAACTCCTCTACCTGATTCCAACAGGTTTCTCCTTGATAGTTAATATCAAGCTGTTCTGGCCCACTTGAACTAAGTTTTGTTGTGCGATGTTATTGTGTCATCGTATACTATAAGAGCCATTTTTTATCACTCCACCCAAGCGGTTTTATCCTGGGACTCTTCACTTACTACACTCCCCTTGAAGAAGCACTCCGTAGTAAGACCCCGGTTCGTCCGATTTCGGATTATAGTATACTGTTGTTTTGTGTCATAATATAAATTTCAGGTTTTATGTTTAATTAGATTATGCTTCTAAGGAGAAGATATGAGTAATAGATAATTATCCTATGCAGGTTAATTATTTTTCCTCTTGTTAAGTTTCCTTAACTATATCTTATCCTTATCCACATATATAAGATTTTAAGGGGTTCTGAGATTCTTAGAATTTTTCAAATCCGAAAATGTCCATTAGACCCTTTTCTGTTATTTCGGATTCATCTGTTTTTTCTGCCATATAACGCTGAAGGATTAATGCACCAAGTTTTCGTAGGTTAATCTTTTTAGAAACTTTTTCAAATTCAGCTATGCGTTCTAGTACCTCTTTTGCCATGAACTCTTGATCTTCATATTCCTTTGAACCCTCTTCGTGTAGTTTTCCCTTATAACAAGTATTACACTCTGGGCAACTAGCTTCTGCGTATCTAACGGCTGGAAGAATCTCAAAGAACATAGACTCTTCTGGTAATTCTTTTATTTCTAATTTCATTTCATGTCCACAAATCGGACACTTTATAATTAAATTCATATACTATATTGTTTTTGTTTACTTCAACTAATTTTGCTTTTTTTATTTTTGCGACTTTATTGTTACTTGTGAGAAGCTGAAGTTGTTCTTCCAAGTTATAGTTATTGTAACCAGATAGTTTTCCAAATTTCCAAAGAAAGTCATTTTCCCGAATTATTATAAAATATATATTTGGAGATATTTTATAATCTGGGAAATTATTTTCGGACTCCATTATCGTGATGATATTATTATCCTCCTCTTTGTCAAAACGGTAATTTGATAACTCTCTATAACTCTCACGATCTGCATTTTTACAATAAAATCGAAATGTATTATTCGATAGTCTCTTCACTATCACTATCATCGATCTCATTCTCTTCTAGTATTCTAAAGGCTGTTAATAGGGAGTCTTCTAATTGACTTAATTCAATCATCTTATTCGATACCTCTAAGAATTTCTCTTTGATATTATTATAATAGGAGAGCTTAAGATCGTCATCTATAGAATCCTTTTGTAGGATTTCTTTTGCCTTCTTCAATTCTTCTATTATAACAGAAGTTTTAGTTACTTCTCTTTTCTTTAACCACTCCATCGAATGATCTAAGAATGAGAAAATGTCATTAATTTCGTTCATATAGTAAACTTAATTGTATGGGAGTAAGAACAAAAGGAGTTGATATCAAGTTATCTGCATTAATACAAACAAGATCATCCACTCCTGAGGTTCTTACGAGGACCCTAGTCCCAGAGGAATCGAGTATTTCGATTCCCCCAGAGCTAGTATTTCTAGTACCAAGTATGGCTGACCCATCTATTCCGTTGATAGCCACAACTTTCGCTTTATCGCTTAGCCATTCAGGTACTTTTTGTCCCTTTTTCCAAGTTAATATTTTTTCTGGGAATGCACTATTGTGTCCCTTCTGTTTATGAATTTCCATTGAAATTTATATTTAAGAAGTCACCATCAATGTACTCCATACCTCTAGTCTTTATTATTGACGCAAAGAAGTAATTTAGATTTGGTTCGCTGAAAGTTTTAACATATTCATCAAACTCCTCTTTACCTTCTTCTCTTGAAGATACTACTTCAGGGAATAATATCCTTGCAGTATATCCTCGTAGAAATATGAATTGACTACTTGATTGGTATAAACTATTTTTTCTATCAGGTGAAGTTGGAACTTCATCCAGCTTCTTTTCTTCTTCCCAAAATTTCCAGAACTTTTTCCTCTCTTTTCCCGAAATAGTATCCATAGTATGATAGATTTCAAATAGGTCTTTAGAAGTCTGTCTATCTATAGATAAGATCGGGTTTATGACGGAAGATGCATTCAGATTCGTAAATTTTTGTAAGCATTCTGGGTTAGTCACATCACTTCCCTTATCTAGCTTATCAATATCCGTGATAACTATTGTTCTACACTTAAAGATATTCACTGAATAACTGATAGCCTCTAAGACTGGGAAAATGACATTTTGTCCGGAACCTACAATAAATGATCCCTCATATAAGTTAGTAAATTTAGGAATATCGATCCCTTTATTAAATTCACTAAACCTATCAGAGAATACGAATATTAAATCTGAAACTGTCTTAAGACTGTCGATTGCCTTATGTACTTTTTCTGATACTGGTAATTTAGTATTCATCAGGATAATAGTGATTGCTGTCTTATCCTGTGATTTCATTACATATACTGCGTCCTTATTCATAACTGTGGTTTCTTTTTAGTAAGGTCTTCTAAGGACTGTAACAGAGTTTTATACATCAAAAAAGGCGATTGGATCGATCATAGGGTCATCGAAGTAAACATCCTCCTCATTAAGATCGGTTTTCTCTCCCATTAGGTAAAGATCGACAATGAAGCAGTTGATCTGGAAGAGATAATCTCTCCAATTACTCTGATCAACCTCAGGGGTTAGTTCCGAAGGCATAAATTCGAAGCCAAATAGAGTAATATCAGATTCTTCTCCATCAACTATTATCGTATAGTAGTTTCCGTCTTCTCCGTTACGATAGCTAAACTTATGCTCCGGATAAAGAGCCTTAAGACATTCCGGAAAACTCTTATAGTCTTCTAGCTTCAGGTCGTCAATCTTACTCTTTTTCGTTGTAGTAGGTTGCTGTCCCTTTTCGTTGAACTTAACAACTTCGCAAGTTTTTTTCTTTTTTGGAAGTGGTCTTACCAACACTAATCCTGATTTCTCTTTAGTTTTCATAAAGTTTAAGTTTTTGTACACTTATAAGGTTTTATGGGGATTATAATTCAATTAATTTGCCAGTATACAAGCAACAGTTTCTTGTGTATTCATAAAATACGAACCTAGTATTTGCTTCGTATATTGTACTTATATGATAAAATTCTTTATCTAGTGTATCTCTTGAAAGACAAACATGTGTACCTAAGACGTTATGACAAAGATAAAAACTCAACCTAGGTTTTATTTTATAACAATCTTTAAACCACCAAACTGTTACTCGACCTTCTCTCACTGAGAATACATTATTAGCCCATAGATTTGTGAGATCCCAGGAGTATTTAGAGGGAATTTTTGGAAAATATTTCCGTACGTAGATATTTTCTAATTCCTCATCAAATTGAATTTCTAATAAAGTTGAAAACATAATTTTAACCCTTAACAAGATTAAGGAATTAAAGTAATACAGAGTCCAGTTCCGTTAAAAGCTTTATAAATGTTATGAAAGAAATCACATTATTCAATAAAAATCACATAGTGATAAAAAAACTTGTTGGAAGTATTAGTAACAAATCCAGCATTGAGTTTGAACATTCAGATAGATATTATCAAATTCGTTACAATCCTAGCAATTATAAAAAGGTTAAGAAAAAATCTCCCTTAGGCTTTTATTATATAGGTTATGAGAATCAGCTGAATCGTTCAGCTTCAGGTCAATCTAGGGTTTATACTAACTGGTATATTAACCTACTAGGAAATTGTAGGTACACTATTACTTATATAAGTAGCAGTAATGGAGTTAGTATCGGAGTTGACCTGAGACCTTGGGAGATAGTTGATAAAATTGGTTTTGAAGACCATTTTATAAACGACTTATTCGAGGTTGTTAATAGAATTTTCGATGATGCTATCCCTTATAAGATCGAAAACTTGAGTGAACGTAAAGCTTGTTTACTTAAAGATTTGTATGGAAATCCTAAAGGTCCTGTAATGATACAGTCTAATGATCAGAAAATAGAGGCTCATGGATTTGATCTTAAAGAAAGTTTTAGAAAACCAAAAGAAAAATGAATTGGAAAGCATTTGAACACACTAAAAGATATGTCTTAATAGCCCAAGAATGGGGAGTAGACATATTTAAGATGCCTTCTCGTTGGATCAAGGAATCTAGGTTTGAGGCAGATACCCTAGAAGAGCTTAAGCCTGATATTGAAATGATAAAAGAAATTTATCAAGATGTAAGACGCCCTGATGAGAATATATCTGTTCTTAACAAAGTTAATAAAGATGGGTATCGGGAGAAAACGGCAAGGTCTTCTAATACTGGATTGTACTGTATATGTGATAATATATACAATAAAAACTATATTTATGACAAGGATCATTACTGGTGGGGATATTTAGTCCTAGACTTTAAGCTAAATAAACCGGTTGAAGTGGGAGGAGTTGGTTTAGAAAATTACTCTTATCCTCATAAGACAGGAAATCTTTTATTCATGGACAGTGTATTCAGAAAACCTGGAGAAGTTCCTGAAAATTATAAGTGGGATGAAGGTGAATACTACGGTTGGCTCAACTTTAGGTGGGGAAATGGAAAAAATGCCATAGAGAAAAAGAATAAAAAATTTCCTCAACCTTCAGTAGAAGATCCTGTTGAAATTGAAGAAGACTTATTATATGAAGAAATAGAAAATGATTTCGATAAAAAAAGAAGGGATTAATTCCCTTCCTTTTTTCTTAAAATGGCTTGTTTCTTATAAAAAACTGCTAAGCTATTCAGGCATTTTTCTATTAGGTTAAAGCGCCCAAACCTAATTCTATCTCCCCTCACACTACCAAGTAATATATTAGTAAGAAATTCAGAACGACTAAGAATATCTTGTCCTCTGTAGAGTGTACCCTCCTCATTTCTCGCTTTAAATCCGATTCTTCTCCAGCCGTCTTGTTCTTTTGTGTAAAGTTTATTCAAAGCTTCTAACGATTCTTCCTCGCTATCGAATTCTTCTACGTAGACTTTATCAGGAGTACGTAACATACTACAAGCAAATGTAATAGTTACAATGGGTTTTATTATATAATCGTCATAATTTCTGAAGAATTCTTTTATTGGTACTGCTGACCAGATAACCAGTAGTTTATATTTACCACAATTTTTATAAACTACAGCCATCTTTGCTCTAAGTGCAGTCATCTTTTTATGGTATATTTCCATTTCTTCGAACTTAGACTTAACTAAGAAATATATTTTACCTAACATATGGCTTTTTTATTAATGTATAATAAACATAATAATTATTTTTTCTTTCTCTTGCCATTATACCGATTGTTTTTTCTCCTGCTATACCAACCCTAGTGTACGTTGATAAAACTACACTCAGTTTTGGTAGGGATTCGATATAACGCCCTGAATACATACGGACTCTAATGACATAGGTCATCCTAGGTTCAGGAATGACTTTCTTTGTCACAAGATCTACTACAAATAATTTACCGAGCGGTTGAATCCAATTAGAGTCTGGATTGATTCTATTCAAGTAAGTATTTAAGAATCTTTTATTATAAGATACATAATCTTCTTTTTGTCTTCTTAGCTTAACAAAGGAGTAATATTGGTCTGAAGTTTCTTTTGCATCGTATAAATCAAAGCTCTTAATTGTACCGTCCTTTAATATACCTATTCTACCTGATGCACTCAAGAGCATTATTCCAAAATTATCTTTAAAGAATTTAAACCTGTAAGATGTATGACCGTATAGGTATTGAGTATATATAGCAGATAATGGATATCTTAGTTTATACTTAGTTCTACTTTTCTTATATCTCCTAATAAATTCTTCACAAGCCTCTTGGAAATCCTTCCCCTCATAAGAAGCAAAGAATTCATCCATCGTTGTCAGGTACGGAATCATTTTTCTACCTTTACCCCAGTATCCAGCAAGCTTTTGAAGCTTCTTATGACCGATGTGTGAACCTTCATACTTCTCTAGAAAGTTTCTTCTTTTTGAAAACTTTTTTCTTTTTCTAGTGCTTTTTTTAAATACACATTCTCTAAGTTTAAAGTCAATCATACATTATTAAAGAAGTAAGGTGAAAATAAGAGGAAAATGAGAAGCCGTTAAAATCTTACATATGTATGATTAAGATTAGTTTTAAAACAAAATTGAATATGAAAGATATTATTCGATTAGTTTTGAGATTAGATGTATTAGGCATAGCTAAAACGGTTCTTGACCACAGCAAGATAAATTTCGAAATTTTAAATCTTAGAAAAAATGAACAAATTTGTTGTCTATACATCTAATCTAGGATTCGTTCCTAAGAACATCAAGGATGTAATCAAGTTCGCTCAGCAGAACAGCAAGTTTTACATTGCAAACGTAGAACTCAATGCTCACCTTACAGGTGTAAATGCCGGCGACAATATCATTACGAAGAAAGGTAACTCGCTCTACATCATTAAGACTTTCGATAAGTCTATTGATGAGCTCTCTGCGGAAGATCAGGAGTACATTGACGAACTCCAGAGATCTTATGGTCTTAAGAAAGTAAATATCACCAGTGTAGCTAACAGAGTTCGTTACGAGACCTGGTGTAAGGAAGCAATCCCAGTATTCAATAAAACAAACAATTCAAGCAAGGAGGAAAACAGCATGAAGAAAAATTCTTCTATTTCAGGTTGCATGGCTCGCCTCAAGGACACATTGATGCCAAGAGAGGTGAAGGGTGTACGAGTAGCACAGGATGGTAACATCTGTGTAGAAACCGACGAAGGTTACGTCACAATCAATCAGAACAACGAGCTTATCTCTTATCCAAAAGAGTTTACGCTTCCAGTTCCAGTTTACACAATCAGCAAGCCTAAGGCTCAGCTGCAGGTGGGTGACGTTATCGCTCTTGACAGAAGTTTTGCTAAGATCATTAAGATCGGCGAATTCGGTAAGATCAAGGCGATCAGCTATACCGGTTCGGGCAAGACTATCCACACCATTAAGGACTTCCTGTTCAACGAGAGCTACGTTCGTGTAGTAGTTTCTCCGCTCGCAGGTAATTTCGGTGGTGGTATCAACCCTATGATGCTTTTGGCGCTCAACGACGATGAAGGTGAAGGTGAAGGAAAGTTCTCAAAGCTCCTTCCACTCATGCTCCTCAGCCAGAACAATGGTCAGGTGGCTCCAAATAACTTGGCAATGTTGGCCTTCTTGGGTGACAAGGACGGTGACGAGTCTAGCTTCAAGGATTTGTTGATGATGCAGGCGTTCGGCGCTTTCGGTGGAAATGGTAACGGTGGCGGACTCTTTGGTGGTCTGTTCGGTGGTCAGGCTCAGCCTCAACCACAGCCAGCTCCAGAAGAGGCAAAGCAGCCAGAAAAGGAAAAGGAAGCTGAAGACGACGAAGACTAAGATTAAGTAACCGTTTGTATGTAGAGTACCTTCTGTGGGGGTACTCTACTTTTTTATTTAAATTCAATATGAACGAATTTAGGTTTTTGAATTTCAAGACTTTATATAAGTATAAAGGAAAGCTCCTTCATAGCACAGGAGTTGGGTATGTAGCTAACAGTGCTTGTTTCAATACCATATTCTCAGCTTTCGATGCTAAGATAGCAGAAAATAAGATAACTAGCTATCAGAGAGTTGAATTGAGATATAGTCTTGTATTTCTTGATGCTCATAAAGAAGAATTACTCAGTTCTTCAATAAATAATAAGTGTTTCTTTAATAAGAGACAGTTATTACAGTATATCAAGACGTTAGTGAAGATAGTAGATATATCTGATATTAGAATAGAAGATATTTTTATACAGCGTTATCCAGCGTTTGAGGTATCTTTTACGATAAACAGTAGACCTATAGCTCACAAGTATGCTCTCTTCTATTTAAGAAGAGCTTATGAATTTCCATTTAATATGATATTAATGGATGTATATCGGATTAGACGAAATAATCCTAAGTTATGGAGAATACCTTTGCAGACCTTATATTCAATATATCAACTAGCTTTTGCTACTCCTGTTTCTGGACATGATATAAACTTTGGTCCAAGAAGCTTTATGTTCAGTAACAAAGAAATTCGTAACTTATTGGATAATTTTGATTTTGGAGGAAGATCTAACAGGCTAGATTATCTGACGGGAACAGATGAAATAAAGTCTTGGGTTAGTTATCAAAAATCAAAGGACTTTTTGAAATCAATTTCTACAGAGGAAACTGCTAGGAAATATTTCTCAAATAATTCGACAAGGTTAGTAAAAGAAAGTCTTTTAGGGACAGATATAGAAGGTAACCTAGAAAATTGGTTAAAGCCTCAAATAATTGAGGCAAAAAATAATCGATACCTAGAAATTTACGATATAGTTAGACAACATTTTAGAAAATAATGCTATATGAGTTATTGGAGATGCATTAGTTATCGTACAATTTATTGTATAGGAGAAGAAGATAAGAATTTTCATAGTCATGCATGCTTCGGAACCATCTTTAATAGTCCGGAGAGTGAGCTTGATTCTACATATAGAATTCTTGTCGATACGACAAATGAATCTATAAAGAAAAATCATTATAGCAATTTTGCCCCATTTGATAAGACTTTCATTAGGAACTATGTAAAACTTGGGCTCAAGCTGATAGGTAAAGAGTCAAAAGTACTGGTAGGGGATTATACATGGCAAAATCATAAATATGTTAGAATTGCATTTCATGTAGGTGGTAGAAAATTATACCACAAGTTCATACTAGCCTGGACTAGGCTACTGTATGAATTCCCATACAACCTCTTACTATTTGAGGCTCATGAGTTTATAAAAGCTCATAAGAATAATCCCAAGTATTCGTTTGTCAGTTTAATCAATATGATATCACTGTTGAATAGAACAGTGTCTGATGTTGGATCGAGACGTACTTGTGAATTTGAATTACATAGTCTTATTGATCCCTCATCGAATAGTCCAATTTATCGTAACAATAGGTGTATTAAGACAAGCCTTGAATACCTTATAAACGAATACGACAATTGTAGATTAAACAATGTTTTTACAACATATACATCAAATCATGCTTTATCAAAAAGTGATTTTGTAATGTTGAGTGAAATAAAAAAATCATCTGTCGCGTTTCCTGGAGATTTACAAGAATTCCTGGAAAATCGCGAAGAAAGAGAAGTACGATTCTCTGTTTACAGAGAAATATTAGATAAAATTTCAAAAAAATTTCTTAAATCAAAGTAAACTTTATGGAAAAGAAGATTAAAGTTTTTGTAGTAGGTGGTTCAACCTATTATGCGAATTTCATTAACAATCATGAATTGGTGAAGGACATCAAGAATGCAGATGTAGTGCTTTTCACTGGTGGAGAAGACGTAAATCCATCTCTCTATGGCTGTCAGGCACATTCGACTACGCATTACAGTGCGGGTAGAGACTCTGCAGAAAAGAAGGTGTTCGATTCGATCAAACCAAGTCAGTTGGCAGTTGGTATTTGCCGTGGATCTCAGTTCCTCTGCGTTATGAACGGAGGTAAGTTGATTCAGGATTGTGATCGTCATGCAAGATACGGAACACATGAGATCACAAATGGCAGTGTTGCTTATCAGATCACATCGACTCATCATCAGATGCAGTATCCATTTGATCTACCTGGTAACGAATACAAGATCCTCTATTGGGCAAATGCTATTAGCAGTTATTATGCAGGCGATAAGATTGATGTTCATTCAATCAAGGTGGAGCCTGAAGTAGTGCTTTATACCAAGCCTGGAAATCCAAGATGCCTTGCAATTCAAGGTCATCCAGAGATTATGAGAGATACTGAGCCAGTGGTGAAGATGTTGAACGAATTGATCGAAAGTCAGCTTGTACAAATCAAATTAAAGGAGGAAAAGAACAATGATTAGTCAAGTTACAATTGGGGCAGATCCCGAGTTGTTCCTGGTAAACGGTGCAAAAACCGATAAGCCAGTAGTATCAGCTATCGGTATTATTCCAGGAGAAAAAGGAAATCCTTGGGTTGGTGAGGACATGCCAAAAGGATTTGGATTGGAGATAGATAATATCTTAGCCGAATTCAATATCCCACCAGTTACTAGCGAACTGGCTTTCCTTAACAACATCAATTACATGAAAAAGTATATTACAACTTACATCAAGAACATTGATCCAAATTTGGAAATCAAATGTTCTGCAAGTGAAATGGTACCAAAGACGCAGCTGAGACACCCATTGGCAAAACTATTTGGGTGCTCTCCTGACTACAATGCATACACTGAGAATGAAAATCCAAAGCCAAAGGGAACGAATACCTGCTTAAGATCAGCAGGATTCCATGTGCATATTGGATATGAAAATCCTAATATCGAGGATTCAGTGTGTCTTGTAAAGTACCTGGATGCATTCGTAGGACTACCATCAGTGATTATTGATACCGATACTCGGAGAAGATCGCTGTATGGTAAGGCAGGAGCTTTCAGATTAACCGATTATGGCGTTGAGTATCGAGTATTATCCAGCGCTATGATGAAGAACAGTAAAACAATTAAGTTTGTGTTCCATCAGGTTATGAGAGCAATCAATGCTTATAATAGTTGCTCGAATATTCCTTTGTATGAGGATACTATCGTCGCTATTAATAATAGTGATGCAGAAAAAGCAAAAGAATTAATTAGAAAGTTCTATATCTTAGAAGAAGAAATAACATGTGCGGACTTTTCGGAATAATAAATAGGAAAAAACGGGCATTCGACTATTCTACATTCTCTGTACTCGGGGTCAACAATGATTCCCGAGGCGGAGATTCGTGTGGAATCTTCATCGATGGAGAATATGAATACGGCGTTAGAGATAATAAGCTGTTTCAAGACTTCTTCACTGAAAGTAAGATTCTGAAAAATAAAAAAGAGTCTACGATAGCAGTTGGACATTGTAGAAAAGCATCTGTTGGTGCCATCAATGAAAGAACTGCTCAGCCTGTTGTTTTGAAGGATAAGTCTGGAAGAATCAGATTTGTAGTTCTTCATAACGGTACAATCTATAATTACAAAGAACTTGCTCAAAAGTATATCCCAAACATTAAGATAGATGACATGACTGATTCACAAGTCATGGCCAGGATCTTCTATTACAAGGGATATGACGTACTGTCAGAATATAATGGCGGTAGTGTATTTGTAATCATTGACTATCGAGTAGATAGCCCTAAGTGTCTGTTCTTCAAGGGAATATCTAAGAGAACAGAATATTCGGTAAAGCCTGAGGAAGAAAGACCTTTGTATATGACTTTTGATGATTCGGAAGATGAGATTGTATTCTCATCAATAGGTAAATATCTCGATGCCCTTAGAAGAGGACAAAAGGTATATACCATTGACGGAAATCACTTAATGTCTTATACAGCTGAGGATGGATTAGTGGATCTTGGAGTTTATAGTAGAGATAAAGCTATCCAAACGAAACCATATAAAGCCACATATTATAGTGGGGGAGGAGTACCTACCGTTGGTTTTAATGGTGTTGGTACCACTGCCTTTGGAAATACTCATGTCTATAATGGCTATTATGATAGTGATGGTGTATATCATCAGTCTAATTACATAAGAGCAATGGAGAACTTCACCTATCAATTGAGGGGTGTACCTATGAATGGTAAGTATAACCTCACAATTTATGGTAGAGTAATTCCTGAGGCAGATCTTGGAAAAGATAAAAACTGTACAACCCATTCAGTTTGGTTTTATAACGGAATTCCACTCTTAAATAAGAGGTGCTGGAAATATATAACACACGAGGAAGAAGTTTCCGTGCAAAGAAAAAAGACCTGTGCCTCTGTCAAGGATTTCTTAATCAAGAATTGCTACTTGATTAGATATCTCAGCTTAGAGCCTTTCTACATAGATGACAAGAATATTGTTCACCAAGTTGTTGAAGGATCTAAGACGGTACCTTTTACAGGGCACATTCAGAGATTGGGTGAAGGATTTTCCAAGTCCTATAGGGACGGCTCTTTGGTAACGACTTGTTATGGTCAACAGTATAGTAAACCATTTAAAGCCGTTGAAGCAAATCAACAATTTACGAAATCAGAGATAGCAACGCTTGTTGCTCGCTTATTTAAAGGTTAAAGTAACATGAAAGTAGTAGATAGTTATACTGGAAATCTAGAGAATAAAGGAAGATGTATGTCAGTGGTGGTTGATCTCTTAAAAGATGGCCACATAATATACGGATATGTAGCGGATAGAGCATCTATCATTCAATTAATGTTGATTGATTACGACAAAGACCCACATTCTCTCAGAACAGTAAATGCTTGCTATGAGCTGGTGAAGGATAAGATTTTCTACAGTAACTTACAAGGTGTTTATTTCAGTAAATTTGTAGATTTTTCGCAGGAAGGTTATCTTCGTGAGAGATTCACTTATGGAAATGGTAGATATCCTTATCAGAGATTCGTCAGAAAATATGAGGCTGTAGAAAGCTTTGACATTTTCAAGGATAAGCAGAAGCTATTAAAGATAGACTTCTATGAACTGTCTAAATATCTCAAGTATACCTTTGGTCTTGAGTTTGAGACAAGTGGTGGATATATTCCAGAACACCTCTGTTTCAGAGACGGTCTTATTCCACTAAGAGATGGATCTATCGGTGGATTGGAATATTCAACCGTGGTTCTTTCTGGAAATGAGGGAATTAATCTCCTTCGTCAACAAGTAGATACCCTGAATGAATATACCATCTTTAATAAGGAATGTTCTCTGCATGTTCACCTGGGGGGTTACCCTATGGTACCAGAAGTAGTCTATAATCTCTATCGAGTTTGTAAGAAGCTAGAATGCGAATTATCGACTATTCTTCCACCTCTGGCATTTAGAAGTTCAGAGTATAAGGCTACTGGCAAGGATTACTGTAAGAAATTGCCTAGTATAGATTCTCTGCCAAATTTCAATGCACTATATGCATACCTGGTGGGTAAGAATTACATGGGTAGTTTCACACAACCACATCCACGTGATATTACTCGTGAGGCAAAATGGAGAATACCTACCAGATATTACTGGATGAACTTAGTCAACTTATTGTGTTATAGGATTAATAAGACTGTAGAATTTAGATTCTTGAGTCCAACCTTTAACTTCAATAAGATTGTGGCTTGGTTAGGTATAATGAATGCAATACTGTTATTTGCAGAAAAGACAGCCAATTTGTCTCTGAGAGTTTTAGATGCAGAACTGTCTGGGGGACTTGCTTCAGTAATTCAAAGTGTATATCCAAAGGATTTTGCAGCAGTAGTTTTGCTTGGATTAAAGAAGCTCGGCCTATTGACTTTCATTCAGAGTAGGAATGGAGACAATATCGGATCAAGCATCCAGTTAGAAAATAAGATATTTTCCTAAAGTTTATAGTAAGGAGGGGAGGGACCTAGAGATTAGGTTGTTCCCTTCTTATTTTTTTTTTGAACAAAAAAGAAAGGCTTATTACCTTCCATTCTTGGATAGATAATAAGCCACCACTAAAATTAAGCAAACGAAACTGAAACTGACAATTAAATTCGTTATCATATATAAATAAGAATTTAAGGGGACATTATTCCCTTAAATATGTATTTAATAAATATATTTTTATGGAAAAAATGAAATTTGTAGACTTTTATGGAAAGACTATTGAAAAAGGGTCAACCTTAATAATTCTTCAGCATAGATGGTGTTGGAGAATGGTAGGAACTGTTATCGACTTACTTGAAAAAACTTTCATAGTAGAAGTTGGTAAAGTTTATACAATAGAAATTAATAGTGAATTCTGTACTACTAATGTAGCTATTCAGGATGACTATTCATTAGATCATTTTGAATTTGATTACATTAGAAAAAATGGGTTCTTGTTATATGAATATATACGTGGTAGTCGTTTATATGGCTTAGATAGGCCAGAAAGCGATGAAGATCATGGCGGAGTATTCATTGAACCTATGGAAATCTGTTTTGGAACAGGACTGGATTTTCCAGAGGATATTAATACTCGGGATAATAATGAGTCTTGGTTTAGTCTCAAAAAATTTCTTCTCCTCTTGCTTAAATCAAATCCAAATGTCTTAGAGTCTTTATTTGTTCCTGAAGATAAAATTCTTTATAAACATCCATTAATGGATATTATCTTACAGGAAAGAGATAGGTTTATCACTAAGAAATGCTTCCATTCATTCTTAGGATATGCTAAGACTCAGATTGAAAGAGCTAGGGATCTAAAGAAGAAAATTACTCAACCTATGACAGGTCCACTTAAGAGCTGTCTAGAGTATATCTTATATGCAGTTGACGGTGATGTTAAGAAGGTTGTCGATTACCTAGGTTTCAATAAATTGAAGCAGGAATTCTGTGGATTAGTTAACCTGGACGGAATGAACTGCATGTATAGCATGTACTATGACTGGGGAGCACATCTTAAGGATATTGGTATTACAACAGAAGAAGAATTTGCAGAACATTTGCCAAAATTCTCCAATACGTTCACGGAGAATTTCCAAGATATTGATCCATTCTGGAAATTACTATTCGTAAATGCTTTTACATTATTCGGGGCATATGATGAAGGAGATTTCATTCATCTCACTTGGGAGAGATATAAAAAGCCTTTTGGCTATAAGGGATTAGTTAACTTGGCTGATACTAGTAATCAAGTAAGACTAAGCTCCATTCCGAAAGGTGAGTTGCCTCTCATTGATGTATCTTATAATAAAGATGGCTACTCGAACTATTGTAAGCAGTATCATGAATACAATGACTGGAATAAGCATCATAATGAAGAGAGATTTAATCTCGCAAAGAAAGGACATTATGACCTGAAAAATGCTTGTCATAGTGCTAGACTCTTAACAATGGGAATTGAGATCGCCAAAGGAGAAGGCATGAAATTAGATCGAAGAAATATCGATAGAGAATTCTTGATGAATATTCGAGAAGGTAATGTCGTATATGATGATCTTATGAAATTCTTAGAAAGTAAAGACGAGGAGATGAAACAGGCTATGGCTAATTCATCTCTCCCTGATGAAATTGACAAATCTGTAGTAGATGATATATTAATAAAAATTAGAAAGGCGTTTTATGGGTTACATTGAAATTACATTTATAGTAATTTGCTACTTGATAGTAGGATTTATGACCCTACAGGAATATAATCTTACTAGGAGAATTACTTTCAAGAATAAACTCTTAGAGCGTATCTTGAAGTTTTTCATGCTATGGCTATGGCCTATAGTAATGATCGTATTAATAGTAGCCATATTCTGGACAATACTTACAAGAGATACGTAAGGAATGAAAAAAAAAGAGAGGGAAATTAATCCCTTTCTTTTTTTATTTTGCAATATTCATTCTTAAGCTTTCTTACAACTTCCATGTTAGGAGTAATGCAATGATTATCAGGGTGTTCCTTATAATCGGGGTAGGTATCTAAGATAAACCTAACTACTCCTTGACTTCTACTCATGCCAGCTCTACAATGAATTAGGAAATTTTTTCCTAAGTTCTTCTCAATAAAAAGAACAATTTTCTTCGCCTGTTCTTCTGATATTGTTCTGAATACTATGTTATCCGTAAAAACAATATCTTTCTCTAGGTCATCGAAATTTACATTACAAACATTATCAGAATCTAAGAGATAATGAGAACATTCACTTTCCCAATCTCTACTTAGATTATATTGTAGATAATATTCTGCGCATTCCTTGGTTGCTGATATAGATATGTAAGCGGAATCCTTTGAATTAGGTCCGCCAAATTCTTCAACATACTTAGGAAAGCTAAACCTGCTACATGCTAATACTAATCCCATAATTTTTCCACAATTATTCCATTCTCTCTCAAAGAATTCACTAGAACACTCTTAAAAGAATGCTCTTGATCTCTTTCTGCACTTATTATAACAATTCTCGTACCCACTTTAGAATACTCTTCGATGGTACTTTTAATCGCTTCTAGTACCGTAGTTTTCACTACTTGTTGTGATAAGGTTTTTTGGTAGCTTCTTTTTAGAATATCTTTATATTCTTCCAGGACTTGATTCTTATCTCCGAAGATATAGCAATACCTCATGTAGAGTGGAAGTTTAGCTATTATCTTATTAAAAGGGTAAAAATACTCATGTACAATATGCACCTGCTCGACCACATTATACTTCTTCCTACATTTACTAAGTAGAATTCTAGTAGAACTAAACTTCATTATGTCACCCGTTTTAACATCAGGCGCAACTAATAGGATACGTTCTTTGAAATCAAGAATAGGGAGATTTGGATCCGTACCAATAGGATCTGTAGATTGTTCAAACTCAGTTTTATAGTCTAGTTGGGGATAGTATTTCCCCACAAAACTATAAAAATAGCCTCCATCCCAAATTTTAATATCCATTTTCAGCGATCCGATAACCAAGTCTCACTAATGTAATAACTGCCATTACTAAAAAATTTATTAATAATAGCGTTCCCATGTTAAAATTCACTAATTTTCTCATAATATTCATAATTTTAGTACATTCTTAAGGAAATAGACCGAAATTTTTTTCCTTTTTGTTATCTGGTGAAAGCCTTATATATAAGGTTATATATGAATAAATATATACCGATACTATGTAGTTGAAACGTATACTACTAACTTATATAGGCATACTGAAGGTGGCTATGGGGGACCTATATAAGGACAGCCAAGATAGATAGTACTTGGGTTCGTCTGAGCGAACAGAAAATAGCATAGCGCATCAATCTTACCAGGAGATTGGGAAAAAGGGAAGTTGTTATACCCGATTGATGTATTGGCTCAGAGCGTATAAAAGGTTAAAGTGTTAAAGAAGACAATAACACTATTATTTATAGACACATACCCCGCAGTACCCACAAATATTGAGGTACGTTTGGGGTATTTTAAAATAATTTTTATACAAAATTTTGGATAATCGAAGAGATTATCTACGGGACGAGAAACCTGAAGATGAAGAATCTTTGGCAGGGTCTCGATCAAAGCGCAGTACTCAGGACGTCCTGAGGAACTATGAAAAGATGAGGAGGATCTGTAAATCCAAATCATTGAAGTAATAGAGCGTGATATCCGGTGGTTAGGTTACAGCCTGACTATTATAGGAATCTAAAGACCGAAGAGGTCAGAGTATAAATAGAAAAATACTCACAGTGAACTATAATCGGAGATCATAAATCCTATATAGAGAAGATATAGGTAACCTATTTATAGAAATTATAACAAAAAAAAATTAGCGACATGAAAAAATTAGTTAAAATAATCCGAATTATTTCCTTCATAGGAATGTTTTTTGGATTAGCACTTCTTTTGGCCGATTACCGGCCATTCTGTGAGAACCAGATTTCAATTGGTATCTGGTTCTTGATGACAACGTACTGTTTGTTTCACCTGAAAACGGTGACAGACAAACTCTAATGGAGAGAAGAGAACTTTAACACACACAACAATTTCAGTTAAGGTTCTCTTTTCTTATTTGTAACCTTTATAGAAACAATTTTAACACTTTAGGTCTGATAAATCGTATACGGGTGAAGCTCGTACTGAAGATGCCAGGTAATCTATACATATGTATGTATAGAACCTCAGGCGGAAACGGTGAATTAGAACTAAAGCTTTTAAAATAAACGTTTAATCTTTGGAGACAAAAAAAAATAGAGTCCTTTCGGGCTCTATTCTTTCTTTTTTATTTTTTCTCATTTATGAGATCCAAATTACATATTACTATCGCAGAGATAAGTACTATGGCATCTTGAAAAGGCATTAACCAAAATATGCCTTTGCATACCAGGAGGTATATCATTCCCCTAAGAAGGTTATGCCAGAAACTAGTCTTTTTCATGCTAACCTCTTGCTTAAGGATACCATATTTAATTCAAACTGATCTCTATTGAAGAGATAAAGATAAGTTTCAAATAGGAAATGCATTGCCGCAAAACAATAGTGCGCAATAGATACTAGCACTACTATTATCGGCCAAGATACCAATTTTCCAGAGATAGAGTCAATTGCTTTAAACAGATTCTTTAGCCTTCGCCAATGAATCTTCTCTTTCTCTAGCATGATTTTCAATAGTCTTGAATACTTCATACTGCTTCTTTGGTAATACTACATAATTTTTACTCTCAAGTGTCATTTTGAAACTTGGTATCCCCGGAAGTACTCTATGAGCTAGAGTTTTCTTAACTGTCAAGATACCGGGCTGAAGAGAATCATTCACAATAATAATCTTATGTTCTAGACCTTCTCCACCTCTAATATCACTCAGTGAATACTTGTCTTCAAATATTCCACCCTTGCCCTCACGAATGATACAATCCTCTGTCATAACTGAGTCTGTTACATAAGGTTCAAATTTTGAGGTAGTTGTGATATTCTCTGCCTTAATTCCAGAGGTTCGAATAATAGCACCTTCGATAATACCACCAAGTATGCCTCCTATAATTGCAGCAATAAATACTACAACCAAGATACCTTTTTTTGCTACGCTGTTTTTCAAGCAAGTTATTGAAATTAATACAATAATTGCTAATATAATAAAGTAGTACATAATATTTTTCTAATTTTAATTATTTTCTTTTTCTTTTTCTTCGTTGTCCCAATCAATACTTGGGCAATAATCTGAATAAGAGGCATTGAAGTAGTCTGAAAATATACCTCCAAACTCCTGAATTCCTTCTACAAATCCTCTTCCAATTCCTCCTAGAATTGTACAGTATAGGAATTTATACAATGGATAGTATATGAGATATTTGTACAAGAATACAAGTACGTCCTTAATTACTACGGCTGTTTTTGCCAGACCAAGTAATATAATAACAGATACTTTTTCAAACTTATTTAATCCTTTCAATGCGTCTTTACCTACGTCCTTATAAGAATTCAGGAGTTCTGCTGACTGAATTCCAAGAAATACGCAACACAGAAGAAAAGCTAAGGCTGCACAAACAATGAGCACGAATTTTAGGAATCCAAGCACATCTTCTCCGTCGGCTGTCAGAACCAACTGAATAAATGGGTGTTGTATTATGAATCCAAAAGCTATCAGAATGGCGATGAAAACACCGGTCAAGAAGCTCTTTGTATAGTTTCCAATGACATACAGTCTTTCCTTCATCTTTTTCTCTCGGATATCTTTTTTCATCATTTCCTCAGCCCGCTCAGCTCTTTCTTTCTCTACTCTTTTCCTAATCTCTTCCACTCTATTATGAAAGATCTTCTTATAAGAGTAAATATCCTCATTGCTGAGATTTCTTCTAGTCTTAATCTTCTCAAGCAAGTCGCTATAGGTTACATAGTAATCTTCTGAAGCATCTCTGATTATTTCTACTTTTCGATCTAGGGCTTTATATTCCCTTGATCCGGAATCTCTTAAGAAACGATAATCGTCATAATCAGGCTCATCAAATTCTATTCCAAGCTTAGAAGGTGCTTCGTTCATCAAAAAGAAGAACAAATCCATCTTATCGAACGAATCGAGAATTGAATCAACCCTAGATAAGTTAACCTTGTCAAGGGTTTTTGAGATATACTTACCCCACTCCTTGGCTAGGCTGATAATTCCTCGATAGATTCCTATCGGAATAACTACTAGGATTGAAGCAATAGATAGCCAGAAATAAGGACATAGGTTCTTAAAGACTTTGTCTGGCTCAATATTCCAGCAAAATCTAACGAGCTTATAATGCCAACTCGTTTTTGATAAACCAACTAATTTTTCTTTTTCTTGTTCCATGCTTTTTTTTTATTTAAAAATTAATACTAAATAAAGTTTTTACATAAGTAAGAGTTTAAAAGCCTTATATTAGATATAATATACTATTTATGCTATGTTTGATTCGATTATTATTTTTGGAGCTTTGATATTTTTCGTATGGGAATTATGGAAATTATCAAACATTACTTTTTTCAAGGAGGGGCTTGATAAAGGAAGAGATGTAATATTGAAAGAAGAAAACCTAGACCACGATGAAGAAAAATTAAAGTCTAGGTATATTTGTTTTATTCTTATTGATATTATATACTGGGTTTTTCTTATTGGGGGATTATTTTTTAGTAGTTTTAAGTTTGGATTCTTACTGATCCTAGTTTTATCTATTATAAAAAGACCTGATAAGTATATTTTTATTGTAATAGATTGCATATTAACGTGTGTTATCTATTACTTTATGATTTGGGAGTGGATTTGTATTAAACCACACGAAGAATTATTAAGTGAACTTGTTAGATTTTTAGAAAAATTATTTTAAAATAAAAACAGTGGGACGAATCCCACTGAATTTTTTTATATTTTTTTACTACTAATTAGTTTTAGGAACTGTTCCTTATCTATTTCACAACCAGAGGCACACTTATGACCACCTCCGTTTCTTCCAGTTCCTTTAACAATTTCTTTTGCATAATCACCTAAAGAGAAGTCAAGTTTTCCTTCCTCAGAATAAAAGCCCACTATAAATATATCTTCTGGTGAGGATCTTTTTCTGTTAACTAGAACTAAGATATCATATTTATCAATCATTAGCTCAGTATACAAAGACGCCTTGAAATCAGTAGTGATTATACATAATCCGCTATATTTTTCATTTACAGTTACTACGAAACCGTAATTCTTTACAGCTATCTCAGCCATTCGTCTTGCATATTGCAAAACTATTTTTCCGGTTTCTATTAACTCATCCACCCTATTAAGATTACCTGGGTTGGTTAGATTTACAAATTCTTCAAACAACGGATCCTTAGAGTTACCGTACATCGCCTTCAATGCATACTGTAGTGGTAGAGATTTTTCTTGCCAGTCAAATCTTTTCATATCATGTACATCATATGCACTCAGATATTGTATAGATAATGGCACTTCAATCTCTGGGTAGAAATATTCCCAAGCTAATTCACAAGCACCTTTACCTAATACTCTTTTTCCGGGAGAGAAGAAGTATTTGAAAGGTTTACTATCTTTAATGGAAGTATCATGGTGATCTATCCAAACCAGGTTTTCAATACTATCCATTATTTCTGGTGGAAAACTCAAGTCAACTACTACTACAACATCCCATGTCCGTTGTTTTAATTCTTTTGGAATAGGCATTCCATAAGTCCAGCCTATTGATGTAACTAGGTATCCGTCTTCTTGTAACTTAGACTTTGCGATAAAGCCTGAAAATAGGCCATCGTAGTCTGATCTATGAAAAAATATTATTGCCGTTTTCGCCTTTTTCATATGTTAATATCTTTTTTAAATTTTCTTTCAATAACTTTTTACCTACCTTAAGGGCAACGTGGTCATAGAAACTGCCATTTTCTTCAGTAAATAGAAATCCAGTACTGATATAGTTGATATTAATAGTTAAATTTGGTTTAGGTTCTTTAATATCTAACCACGTTTTAACCTCTCCTATTACTCCACTAAAGAGTAGTTCTACCATATCTCTTAAGTGAAGATAATCCTCTTCTGTTTTATAACAGAGTTTCATATACCTAGTAGAAGAACTTAAGAAAGGTCTTACATCAATGGTATCCTTTAAGTTGCAAAAAGTCTTTATCGCGGTATTTAATGTAATAATTTTATAGCCTTTACCCTCTAAATATCGGACTATATCTGCTTCTAGTAAGTATACATTTAAAAATATACCTCTGAAATGTTTACTCATTTAACTTTAAAAATTTTAATATCTTGTTCAGGTATAAGGTATTTAATGTTTCCTGTTTCTGTATATAATTTCATCAAGTCTAACCAAGTGTCGTAGTATATAGGCCTAATTCTAACGAATTTCTCATTAGGGTTATAAATATCCTCTTCTCCGATTCCGACCCGTACTCGTTCATCGTTACAGAATATATACCACATCCTATTGAGATATTTCTCAAAAGATTCACCTTCTATCTTTTTCTGTTTGAGAAAATTTAGATAGCTACGTTCATGTGGCTTATACACATTTCCGAAAAGTTTCTCTAAGCAACTACTACCAAAAAATTGATTCATTGGCGTTAATGTAACTCTGGCAAACTTTTCTCCTGGGTTAACAACAATAACTGAAATCATTTTTGCTACTTCTGCCAATTTTTTATCCATCTTATCTGGTGGCACTGCAGTAAGATATACTCTTGAATTTATTAAGCTAGCTGGATTTTGGACTTCAATAACTACATCTTTGATCCAGTCTTCTTCAGGCTTGCTATAAAACTCCAAAGCTTCTTTTAAGACTTCAGTTGTTACTTCATACCATTCCCATTTCATAGTCTAATCTTTTTAATATTAATTATATACACCTGTAAGGGCTTGAGGTCCTGAAGCTTTAAACTCTTTATACTTGAATGTTATATTGTTTAATTAATAATAAAAATGGTAACAAAAACAAATGAATTTAATAAGGTAAGAGTGCGTTTTGCACCCAGCCCAACAGGACCTCTGCACATTGGTGGGGTTCGCACAGCTCTCTACAATTACTTGTTCGCAAAACAACATGGTGGTGACTTGATTTTCCGTATCGAAGACACCGATTCCAATCGTTTTGTTCCAGGAGCTGAAGAGTATATCATTGAGTCGTTCAATTGGTTAGGAATCAAATTCGATGAAGGTGTTTCCTTTGGTGGCAACTATGGCCCATATCGCCAAAGTGAACGCCGTGACATCTATAAGAAATATGTACAGCAGTTGCTTGACGATGGCAAAGCTTATCTTGCTTTCGACACACCCGAGGAACTTGATGCTAAGCGTCAGGAAATAGAGAACTTCCAATACGATGCCAAAACCCGCATGATGATGCGTAATTCTCTCACTCTCAGTAAGGAAGAAGTGGATGCACTGATTGCTGACGGCAAACAGTATGTGGTTCGTTTTAAGATTGAGCCAGGACGTGATGTGCATGTGGATGACTTGATTCGTGGCGATGTAAGCATTAACAGCAGTATCCTCGACGACAAGGTACTCTACAAGAGTGCTGATGAATTGCCTACTTATCACTTGGCAAACATTGTGGATGACCACTTAATGAAGATTTCCCACGTTATTCGTGGTGAGGAATGGTTGCCTTCGGCTCCACTTCACGTGCTGCTCTATGAAGCATTTGGTTGGCAGAACACAATGCCACGCTTTGCTCATTTACCATTGATTCTCAAGCCAGTGGGTATGGGTAATGGAAAACTCTCAAAGCGCGATGGCGATAAACTGGGATTTCCTGTGTTCCCTCTTGAATGGCACGACCCTAAGTCGGGAGAGGTTAGTCCAGGCTATCGTGAAAAAGGCTACCTGCCAGAGGCATTAGTCAATTTCTTGGCTCTCTTTGGTTGGAATCCAGGTAACGACCAGGAATTAATGTCGATGGATGAACTTATTGAGAGGTTCGATCTCAGTAAGTGCTCAAAGTGTGGTGCGCATTTTGACTACATGAAGAGCATTTGGTTCAATCACCAGTATATACTCAAAAAGCCAGCGGAGGAGTGGGTTCCTGAATTTAATAAGATTCTTCGTGCTAATGGCATTGAATCCACGCCTCAGCAGGAAGCGCAAGTCGTGGAGATGATGAAACAGAAAGTGATTGAATATGTTGACAACGACGGCAACAAGAAGAAGAGGAATGTAAGCTTCATCAGTGACCTTTGGCCGCTGACTAAGTTCTTCTTTGTAACTCCTGAAATATACAACAAGGAAGATAAGTTTGTCCGCAAGAACTGGAAAGAAACAACTGCTATGGAGATGGATGAGCTTATTGGTGTGCTCGAATCACTTGATGACTTCTCTGTTGAAAGTCTGAAGAAAATGATTGAAGCATGGACGGAGGCACATGGATTCAAGCCTTGGAACGCTTGGCGTGTTTGCTTGGTGGGAACAGGACAGGGACCTGATATGTATGAGTTGGCAGCTTTTCTTGGCAAGGAAGAAACCATTAAGCGCATGAAAAATGCTATTGCGCAACTGAGATAAGTTGCAATGAAAATACGATAGAAAGAGCTGCAGTATCTAAGCCTTAAACTCTTTATATTTGAATGTTATATTGTTTAATTCATAATAATTACTAGAAAAATGGTAACAAAAACGAATGAATTTAAGGTAAGAGATAGTAAAATTAAGCTATCAGTTTACCATGTAGTTAACGAGAATGGCCTCTATCGAGTGGAAAATAGAGGTAGTCTTATGTACAAATTCGCCATTACTGTTGGCGAAGGGGGTAATAATATTCGATTTGTTCCCCTGAAAGGGGAGATGCTGCCTTTAGCTAATGTATCTGTTTTTTATCTTATCACAGAGATAAAAGCAGGAGAACCTAAAAGACAGAATCTCCACAACAATGCAGAATTATTGGTTATTCTGCGAACAATCATAGGATTACCTATTAAGTACTTGAGCTTGATGGAATCACTGTTCTTGTCTACGAAAGACGATGACCTTATTACATCTTTCAATAGAGCGTATGGAGAAAAACAATTCCAGTTGCTAAAGGAAGGGTTGGCTCTCTATATTCAAAATAATCAAGAGAATCTTAAACTGAACATCTTGGCTGAGAAAGTAAAGTACCCAGTGACTTACGGAAGTTGTAATAGTAAGTATAGTGTATTCTCACTTCTCCAAGACCTGGCAAAGGATCATGCAGAAGTTTCTATTGAAGGATTTGTGCGTGTTACGGATAGCAAAGTTAAACTTCCAGATAATGTAAAGTTTGACAATTGTCCTTGGAAAACTGTAATAAGTGTCATGGGCAATAAGCAAAGGGCTAATCTCTCGCTTTCCTACAGAACATTTGTCGACGTTGATGTTCCAGACAACAACCTTGGCATCAGTAAAGAAGCTGGAAAGGGTTTGACTTGTATCAGAACAATCAACGTTGTCAGCGATGGTGTATTGAACATCAATAAGCTGAAAGTAAGACTCAGTGATCCTTCTCTCAAGAAAAAACTTCATAGTATGAAGGTTCTTGTAGGAGATACAGTTGATCTGACAAAGCTTCCTATCATAGAAAAGACTAAGATTGGAAAGCTTTATGCTAATCAGTTAGCTATGGCTAAGGTAAGCGAATATGTCTCTAAGATTGCTGTACAATACTACGAGACTATTGAGGATATGAATAAAGGCGAAAAGAAGATTGATCCTCAGATACAGTTCCTAGAAAGCCTTGGTATCTATGGCAAGAAGTTCTATCCATCAAACGCAGTTTCAGTTGATGCAGAATTACCAAAGAAATTCTCCACGGCATTGATAACTTATATTAACAACGTTCCTTCGGATACAGCAAAAATCCAGGAGGCCATAGTAAGTTATATCAAGACTGGGGAAGTAGGCAATTTCTTGTCAAAGAATAAGTCAAGTCAACTCAAGTGGATTCTTGATAAGGTTAATGAACAAGGTAAGGATTTGGAATTTTGGTCAAAGAAGCTTCGCGCATGCAGTGATTCTCTGAAGTACCTAACTCTCAGAATGATCATCTCCAAAACAGTGAATTTCAAGAAGGATCACCATTCGCCTTACATTGAAGATATCGAATGTAAAGTCCCTATCCTCGGAGATTCCTCTTACATGGCTACAGTTAAGTGGAAGCTTAGAGAAGTAAATATTCAATAAGCCGAAATCCTTATAAATGTACTTTTAAAATTTAAAATATATGTCGAAGTTGATGAAACCTAGAATGGTTAAGGTTAGTACTCCGTTTGGAGATCGTTATCAAGAATTTATTGGAGTTGATACTGACAAGCTAAACGAAATGAAATGTGCAGCTTGTACAGCCGTTTGCCCTTACGGAGAAAAGAAGTGCAGGACTTACCCAGATCCAAGAGATCCAAGCGACCCAGAAAGAAGTTATATGGATTTATGTAGCGATCTGGGAAATGTGGACAACGTATCGGAAAGGGATGTGGAATTAAATCACTTTGTACCTGCACCAATGTCCATTGAAAAGGCTTACCCCGATATTATTCCAGACCTTTATCAGAAGGCCATTAAAGAGAAAATGCTCGTTAGTATCCCTGAGATAATTGATAAATTATGTCCGGGTACATGCGCATCTTATAGGGAAGATAAATCGGAGTGTAAATCCACTAATGAATTCTGCTGGTTAGCTCAAGTCTTTGAAAATGAAGACTATGATATTGAACTGGCTAATAAGCTGATCAAGAAGGATAAAAATCCAATGGCAGATTCACCAAGTAGTGAAGAGCAGCTTAAAGTCGAATCTAATTCTAACTAAGAATGAGCGAGCCTCTAAAGTATTTACCTCCAGATTATACAGGGATAATGGCAGAAAGCTTACATCCAACGGAAGATGGAAGTGATGGTCTAGAGGAGTTGATGGACGAAGACGAAATCGCTATTGAACGAGAACTAGATCGTCTGGAATATGAGGAAACGAAAAAAGATTCGTCAATGACAAATAATATTTTTGTAGAAGGTAATAAAGGAAGAGGACCTAATTTTGGAGTAGGATCTCCCGGCGGGAATAATCCTAATGATCCTGGCCCTTGGGAGATGGAAGGATCTACAAATTCCTATAAAAATTGGAAGAACGCCTCTCCTAATGGCTACTACAGTAGTAGTAGTAATGTTAGTTCAACTACAGATAATACTACAGTAAAAGTAGAAGGTACAGTACCAATAAAATCCTTTGTTGTAACAAATTTTTTGGACTGCTTATATGAATCATCTGATAGTAGAGGAAGACCAAGAATATTCCCGAGAGGAATCTATGACCTAATTCCCAAGCTTGATATCTGGAGTAGAATTGGAAGCTTTGGATTAACGACACTTGGTATATTAGTCAGCGACAAGGATTTAAAGAGACTAGTGGAAGATAGTACATCTTCTACCGTACTACTCAATTATGTATCATTATGTCTTAGTTCTTATCTGCGTATTCCGAAAGAAAATGTACTTTTCATAAGATATACAGATGAAACTTCTCCAAGAGCAGATATCCTAATGAAAGTATTGGATAACTTAAAGATTCCACAACAAAATACAATTTTCATAGGTATCTGTACTGGTAGATGGGGATTAAGCAATCGAGATATCTGTTCCGCCAGAGAAGCAGGAATGGATTATATCGATGTATATAATCTCAGAGACGGAAAGTACGTATTAGAGTAAAATAGGGGGATATTCCCCCTTTTTATTTGCATTTTTGCATATATAACCCCGTTAAAATCTTATATATGATAACTCATGTTTAATTTTAAATTAAAAAATTCAAGTTGTAAGAAAAATGGTTAATTTTAACAATTCAATCGACACGAACATCTTTTACGCGTTACAAATCACACGTAAATGTATGGAGATGAGAGCAAAGGACCGATCAATAGACATTCCTAACATCCTGCTTATTAGCAATATTGGTGTAGGAAAAAGTACTGCTGTCAAGCTCTTTGCCGAAATTAATGATTACGAGCTAGTATTGCTTCGAATCAGTAATGAAACTCCAGACACTATTACGGGTTATGACACTGTAAAATCTGAAACTAGCGGAGAGGAAATCAATAAGGCAGTTTGTAAAACAACAGAACAGTTTGCCCATTCATTGAAATCCTTAAAAGGCAGTTTTTTGAAGTTTATCGATGATTCTTGCTCAGATTACAATATTCCTGAGGAGTTCAAGGCAAAGTTCAATGAATTTGCAACCGCTGAATTCCACAAGATGGTTGAAGATCTTACGAAGAAGGGGTCTGCGAACGTACAGGCGTTGACCAACGATGATCATGCTTCAGCTAAGCATATCAGACCATCTTGGTTTCAGAAGATTCTCAAGAACAAAGAGCAGGGTAAGAAAACTCTCCTCTTCCTTGATGAGTTGACTACAGCAAATCCACAGACTCAAGGTGCAGCCCTAAACCTAGTGTTCGATAGAAAATGTCATGATGAGTTATTGCCAGATGATACATTAATTGTAGCTGCCGGTAATTATGCGGAAAACCTGTCAGATGAAATGACAGTTCTGGCTCCAATGTTGAACCGCTTCATCATATTCAATATCCAGCCAAAGGCTAATGATCTTGATCATTATCTGTGCAAGTATCAGGGATCACTTGCAGGTAAGAGAATTGATCTATTTGAAGAGATCAAGAAATCTATGAGTGCTCTTATGGCACAAGAAAAGCCATTGGATGAAGATTTCCTTCATAAGGCGGGTGAATATATCGAGAATAACCTGAATACAGAAGCAAAAGCTCTCCAGAAGGAAGGTTTGCTTGACTTCAATGTCACAAGTATGAAGGATATTTATTCCGATACAAATGAGGTGGATGAGCCACTTAGCAATCTCACAACGTATCGTACGCTCAACTATCTCCTTGATGCAGCTGTAGCATGTTATGCTTGCTTCGGAAAGGAAGGTTTGATGTCTGATAATTTTAAGAATATTATCAACGGTACTATTGGTCTTGGATTGACAAGAGATCCTAAGACTAGGGAGGTTGTAAGAAATATCCTGACAGATCGATTCTTTATGAACATCTGTGATACTTCGAACGATATCGAAAAGATGACGAGCAATAAGCTTCCAGAATATCAGGAATTCTTCCGCTCATTCATCGGGAATGAGACAAGAACGGTATTCTCGATTGGTGATATGAATATTCTCACCAATAAGATTAAGGAGCTTCGTGCAGACAAGGAAATTGATACGATTGATCGTCCACTCGACGAAGATATCATTTCAAAGATCTGCAGCAGTATCAAGAGCACGATTACGAAGTCCATTTCCAATAAGATCAGTAGTTCTAACGGTGGTAACTTGATTGATGAAATCAAGGCAAATCCAGAGGACTATATTGGCAAGATCCATGCTTGGAATAACTTGAATGCTCTTGTTACTGAGATTGGTGCTTTGATTACAGATCCGTCGAAGAAGTATCCTGCAACAGTTAAGACTACATTGAACGATCTTCGTTCTGATTGTAGACAGTGCAGTACTCATCTTAAGATGACTAAAAAAGGCCTTCAGAGAAGTTGCCCAGACTTGGTAGCAACATTCCCTGACATTATGTAAAAACATTTGAACCCCAGGGGTATTAACTCTTGGGGTTAATTCTTTAAATACATAGAAAAATTATGAAAACTGTTAATGAGCTCAGACCTATTGAAAACCTGGTTAAAAGAGCTTACAATAGGGGTCAGTATCGGTTAATAGAAAACTTAAATAAGCCGTTTGATCCTTATAATCCAGAACTTGGTTACTCCTGGAAATTTGCAGATGCAAGTGGAGGAAAAACATTGTATAATGTGGTTGTAGCCAAGTTGGATAAAGATGGCAATGATAAGCTTCTTCAAACTACTGAATACTTCATTAAGATGCATGAGTATGGTCACATCTATCTTGCACATCTTGATGGTATTTATGAAGAGCTTGATAGAAAAGTAGCAAGTGTTCTGAAAATCTATAGAGGAGAATTAATCGATCGAATTAATAATGAATGTAAGATTGATTTTGCGGAAGATCTGATTAATCGAATCATAGATGATCCAGTTCTCAATCACTCCCTCCATAATATTGCAATGGATTTTGAAGTTAACTCAGTGATTCTTGACTTAGACTGTATTGAAACTATGCAGAATGGAGTAACTTCAACCCTACCAAAAGTGGAGGAAGAGGTATTAAAGGGAATTAGAGATCAAGAAAACGTTCCAGATCATATTAAGAAAAAGATTGATGAACTCCTGGATAAGATGGCCAAAGAAGCTAAGATCAAGTTTATGCACCCTAGTTTCTATCATCTTTCGGATGGTAGTCCATTCCCAATTGGCTTAACTTATCCTGAATACCTGATTCTGATTATCAAGAACATAAGTCAGTTTGTGAAGATGTTGGTTAGTATTAGCTCCGGCGGTAATGGAGATACTAGCAGCGTTACAGATGATGAATTGGCTCAAGCACTTGGAAATGGCATGACAAGCTTGACTGATATGATGAGACAGCTTGGTATGATCGAAGATGGTCAGGATGGTCAAGGACAATCTGGTCAGGATCAACAGGGAGATCAAAACTCTGGTTCTAATGGAGGTGCTAGTGGTAATGATACCAGCAATTCTGGTGGTTTTAAGGAAAACGGAAAAGACGCACTAAGTAAGTACATTGGAAAGAGAGATTCGAACTTCATGGAACTTTCTGGAGGAACTCATAAGGATCATAGAACTACAGAACGTGACGCTGCAGATAAATCACGTGAACTAGGTCAAATTACTGCCGGTGGAGGAGCAGGTTGTGGAAGCTCAGGTGGATCTGACGGTGTAAGAATAACTACTAAGCAAGATCCAGTTGACGATGCTATTGAGGAAGTGATTAATAAGACTCGATCAAGAGTTCTTAAGATCAGTTTCGAGAGAAGCGTTATGAGAAACTATAACCTCGGAAAGATTCGATCGGCTATAGTTCCATCCATTACACCAAAGTTCAGTATCAATACGAAACCAAAGATTGTATATCTTATTGATATCTCAGGCTCTATGGATACTGTTCTGATTGACAGAATCTTAGCTACCATTTCAAGAAAGATGCGATCAATCAATAGGGGTCTTCTATATGATATCATCACTTGGAATACTAGGATGGGTGAACATATCAGAAATATCAAAGCTGGTGAAAGAGTAGAAAAGATTCATTCTGGTGGTGGAACAAGACTAGCTCGTGGTATTCAGTACTTCAAGGAAAACTACAGACCCGATTCTATACTGATCGTAGTTAGTGACTTTGAAGATTATCTGGAAGAATGGAACGACGTATTGAAGAACATGCCTAAGTATACAGTGTATGGCTTCAATTATGGAAGGTCTAACTACAATAACAACTTTACATGGGCGCCGAATTTCATTGTAAAGAATTTCAATCGCTCATATGCGGATTAAAACTATAGAAAAATGATTAATAGAGATAAGGTACATGAGCTGGTAAAGTTATTTTACCAGCCCACGTATAAAACTTTTTACGTTAATAGTGAAGATGGAAAAGATTTAACAAGACCCCTAGGCGTATTTGTTAGCCTTGGAATGACAACTAGTCTGAAAACTCTAACTGACATAAAGGATTTCATTAATGGTAATAAAAACTATAATGCAGTCCTGGCGGAGATTAGCAGTAAGAAAGTAGGAGATCAATTTATTAATACTGTTACTAATCAGACGGATCCAAAACAATATAAGTTGGAGGAATTTCCATCTAATATTATGACTAAGGAAGAAGTTTATAAGGAACTTGAAGAAATGAAGGATAAAATGAATCCTAATTCTAGCCTAGAACTTCTCACTGAGTATGGTCCTAAGGTTCATAAGTTGGAATACCTGGCAACCAGATTAACAGAATCTAATGGCTGGGATTCACATATGATCCAAAGAGATGGAGAAAAAGACTATAGAATATTTCATAACTATGTAAATTACCTCAAGAAAGATGGGATCGAATATAGAATAGGAATATATGTGACTGAAGCTAATGAAGAAGTATCTTAAAATTATAAGTTCCTTCATATTGGGTATGATTGGTGGATTCCTCCTTGGTAAAGGAATCTACCAACCTAAACCAGTAATGCCAGGGGATATAATTATACCTGACTCCCTGGTACAAAAGGAGAATGATAGAATTGATTCTCTCAGTAGGAGAGGAGATAGCCTAGAATTAATGAACAATGCATTGAAAGAAGCCCTTTGGATACTCGAGAGCCAAAGAGGGGTAGAAATAGAACAAGTGAAAAACCTATCTACCGATGATGCAGTAAAATATCTCGGGAAAAAACTAAGAGAGTATGAAAACTATTAGGATGATTACTATTCTCTTAGCTTTTCTTTTTATCCCTTCTTCTTTATATTCACAGAAAAAAGTTGTCATCGGCATAGATACTCTTATTACAATAACACCACAAGAATTAAAAACAATTAATGGTATTATTGCAGATTGGGAGTATAGAATGAGAGAAAGTGTTATAATGGACTCCCTCTTAACTATAAAAGATGAACAGCTTGGAATAAAGGACTCTATTATCGTAGAGATCCAGGAAAGAGAGAGAATTAAAGAAGAATATTACTTAGATCAGTCTAAGAGATTATATCAAGAAAATGAAAAGCTTAAGAAAAAATCTTTCTTCAAAACTGTCTTAGGTGCAGGAGGAGGATTTGTATTGGGCATCTTATTAGCAATAATTATTTAACTAAATGGTTGAAGTTGTTATTAAATTTGATAAAACAAAGAACAACTATGCAGTCTATGAACCTACTACAGACTCACTTATGGTAGCTTCTAATCTAACGGAAGCATTAGTTATGTTAAATAATTTCCTTCAAACATCGGGAATGTCAAAGGTAGATCTCCTAGATTGTCCTGACATTTCCTATCACGTAGACTCTGCCACGATGAGAGCTATTATTGAAGGAAATATGAAACTAATAAAAAGATTAAATACCGCTCCCTCAGGCTTTATGCTTAGCGGCCAAAAGTTCGGAAGCGGGAATAATAACAGCAATAGTAACCAGCAATCTAACACCACCCCTAGTAAAGGGAAACAGAAAACTGGAGGAGGATTTGCTAGTGCAACAGGATTTAGAAGCTCGTATAGGAAGTTTGGTGGGTCTAAACTTTAGAACGAGTAAATGAAAACAGATTTGAAAATTTATACATCCTTCGTGTCACCATTAACACTAAAGGATTATATTGAAAAAGAATTCTTACCAATTTTTATAATCAGAAACATAAAGAATTCTACGTTAATTGGAGGATATTCAGATACTCCAATACATATGAAAGATCTTGCCCCTAGTAATGAATTATTCAGGGCAAAGAGAGATAACCTAATTACACAGGAAGAATTTGAGAAAAGATACGCAATTGAAATAAGCCAGGTCAATTTGGAAAAAGTAATTAGGACTTTTGAACAACTTGTGGAATGCTGTGGAGCAAAAGCAATTGTTCTCTTAGGATATGGTAGCAGCTATGAAAATTGTCACAGACACGTCCTAGCTGATATACTAAATAATTCTGGCTTATTAACTAATAGGATAAATGAGATAATAATATGAGCAACGTAAATGACTGTTTCTCCCATGAATTAGGAGGAGATACATTGAGCGAATATATTTATGCGAATGTAAAGAAAAGGGTTAAGAGCGATTACTTTCCATCTCTCAATAGTGAGGACCTCATAGGGGGGGGGGAGAATCTGAACCCGTAGAAACTCGAATCGTGGCTAAGTTTAATGTTACTAGTACAGAAGAGGCAACACAGATAATTAGTAGTGTCAATTCTGTATCCCTAGGTGATTTCATTAACGTTGAGGTCGATGGGATCGAATTAACTGAAATTACTAAGACATATACCTTTGATTCACTGGGGGAACATACAGTGAAGTATAGTTTAGTAGACAGTACTATCGTTCCTCCAAGCATGTTTAGTGGACTCCATAATTTAACAAAAGTAATAATTCCGAACTCCGTTACTAGTATTGGTAACAGTGCATTTGTTGGTTGTGGAAATATCGAAGTAATGATTCCAAATTCAGTTACTAGTATTGGTCAGGGTGCTTTTGGTGGTAGTGGAATAGTAACCATAAATATTCCAGATTCAGTTACTAGTATAGGTGATAGCGCATTTGGTGGATGTTTTGAATTAACTGAACTAACGATACCTAGTTCAGTCACTTATATAGGAACTGCAATTCTTCAGGGAATTTATAATAGTGAAGTGTTTAGTAAATTAATATTTAATGCGAAGATTGATGTTCCTAATGACCTCGTTTCAGGCTGTAGAAAGGTAACATGTATTACTTTAGGTGACGGAGTTACTGGTATAGGTAGTAGAGCATTTAGTGGTTGCTCTTCTTTAACTTCCATTACAATTCCAGATTCAGTTACAAGTATTGGTAATCAGGCATTTCAAGGATGTTCTGCCTTAACTTCTATTACGATACCTGACTCAGTAACCAGCATTGACTATATGGCATTTGGTACTTGCAGTAGTTTAACCTCGGTTACAATACCGGGCTCAATCATTAATATAGCTGAACAAGCATTCGTAAGTTGCAGTAATCTAAAAAATGTTGAATTTTTATATGGGGTACAGTCAATAGGTAATTCGGCTTTTGCTGCTTGTTCATTAACAGATATCACTTTTTCCGATAGTATTAAAATTATTGACGAAAGTGCATTTGCAGCTAATAGTTTGACTGCAGTTACTATACCAAGCTCAGTTACTAGCATTAAAAAAAATGCATTTTACAATAATAATAATCTTTCTAGCGTAACAATTCTAGCAACAACTCCACCAGAATTGGGTATTACTGTATTCGAAGGTAACGCCTCTGGTCGTAAATTCTACGTCCCATCTGAAAGTCTAGATGTATATAAAGCAGCCGAAGGTTGGAGTACTTACGCATCGGATATTTATCCAATTGAATAAAATAAAAAACATATGATTTATGTTAGAAGAAAAAATACAAGAACAAGTTGAAGATCTTCTTGTTGAAGCTGAATTATTTCCTAGGAGTGTGATTTTTACGTATCAGCTTGGAGGAGTTCTTGGAATAACTTTCTATAATGAAGAAGACCTACAAGAGCTATATGACCGCCTAGGTATTGTACATATATGTGATAGTGCAGGTTTTCAATTATTTTGGGATACAAAAACCATTCTAGTGAGAAGTGGTTGGCCAATGGAAACTTTAATTAGTAATTTGAAAGATGACGAATAGAGAAATTTTAAAGAATTTTCTTTCTCTTGATTACAGTAAAGGTAAAAGTCCCACCAGGTTAAAAGATATTGTTATATCTAGGAATGAATATATAATCCTACGAGAAAAGCCAACAAGAAGTATTTTATATTACTTAAGTAAAGGAAATTCTCTTTCTATATCTTGGGACTGGATAGACCTAATAGATTCATTATATGTATATAGTGGAGCCTTTATATTAGAAGAAGATCCCGATACCTTAATTGATAATCTTGATAAATTTACATATCTTTTTGTAAAGACTCACAGTAACTTAAAGCAGAAGAACCTAGAAGAATTTTTACTTAACTTAGGAGATCTCTGTGACATAGGCACGACCGAGTTTAGGGACTTTTGTAAAAAAGATTTTAACCTAAACCTAGAGCCGTTTGAATTTAAATCCGAGAAAGGAATAATAACAATATGAAAGAACTTGAAATATATACAGATGGATCTCACTTAAAGCATACAAGTAAAAGACTTGGTTGTGGCGGTATCCTAGTAGATCCCTCTGGAAGTGGATTTGGTACAATCTTGGATAAATTCTCCAAAGAATTAGCACAGGATTGGTTAAAAGGATACCTAGGAACTTCTGAAGTAAGTAATCCAACAGCAGAAATGCTAGGAGTCTTGGTTGCTCTTCAATCATTCAATATACCCGGGGGAGCACATGTTACTCTTTATGCCGATTATCAGGGTGTTAGAGATTGGATGAATGGTTCTTGGAGAATAAAGGAGCGCTATATCAAGATTATAAAGGATGATATTGATAAAATAATTCAGACTAAGAAAATAAATATTACTTTTGCTTGGGTTAAGGGACATCAAAAGAAAAGCGTTCTCCAAAGAGATGCTTATTGGAATTCTTATGTAGATTCTTTAGCAAAAGGAGAGAAAGAATGAAAGGATTTTGTATAGATGATCAGCGACTTATTTCAAGGGATGAACAATCCGGAGTTGCTGCTTATGAAAATATCATTGGAGCCAAAGTAAAAGTAGTATCCTTGACTATGCAGAATAATCATCTTTGGCATGGAAAAAAGAATGAGCTTTTTACAATAAAAAAAATAGGCTTCAGGATAACAGTGGATGGCAAATGTCATACTATTATTGAATTAGAAGAAATTTGTAATAGGACATTTACTTTAAGAGATTTAGAATTTGTTGAGCTGAGCAATGGTTAAATCAGTTAAATCTATGAAACTTCCAAGTAGGCAGAATCGTAAATCTAAGCCATATCAAAGAACAGAAATCTATGATGATGGTTCTGCTGCAAAAATGTATAAAAAAGCTATTGAGGGTAAGACATCAGATGCCACTCTTAATGAAAATAGCGGATACTTGGATGTATTAAAGCTTGATTAATTTATATGAACGGGCTATTAAGAGAAACTGGTGTATCTTTTACTGTAGGACAAAGGCTATCTAGTCAAGATTTAAATGTAATGAATGATACTATAAATCGACTAGTTAGAACAGTAAATTCATTCTTAAAAGGGAAAATTAATATAAACTTTGAAGAAAATTCTACTGAGCCTTTTACCTGGAATAATGCAGTACTCAGTATACCAGAAGAAAGAAGATCCATAGGAACAACAATTCAATTTATTGATACCGACGGAGACTGGGTTGAATATACATTTAACGGTCAAAGTACAGACGAGATTGAGTGGGTTGATAGAGAGAATTGGGCTATGGTAAATTATGTAATAGATGGAGGAGAATGGGGAGATGAAGTGGAATCCTAAAACCGGCTATTATGAATATAAGAGTGCAGTTAACTCTTTATTCGGATTACTTGGAATTGGTGTAGCAGATTGGGAAATTAGGCCAGAACTAGCTCCCTATCTAACTTACACAATAAAATACTTAGTACAAAGACTAGTAGATCTCGGTGAAGATGCTGACATTAGAGATAAATTGCAGGAAGTCTTTGATATATTTAAAGATGGTGCAGACTTAATTGTGGATGATAATGGAAAAATATTGGCCGAACAAATTGGCATTGATACTTCTCCAGTTGATTCATCGGAAGTAACTGAACTTGATGAAAATAGTGAAGAAGATTGTACTTGCTCTTACGATCAAGATAGATTCATTTTTACCTGGACTAATGTCATGAGCTGTCTTATTACTAGACTTAAGATCATGTATGCTAGCCTCCTCGTTGATCCTGTATCTCAAGGTTGTCCTTGCTGCTGTGGTAAGGGTGAAACTTACAAAGATTGGGAGAAATATACAAGCGGCGTTTATCCGGAGGATGAAGAATACGATAGATATGACGTTGCTAATACTACAACCGCCGGATGGAGAGTTGGTAGTAGAACTCCAGAATGTAATTGTGGATGTAGAAAATAAGGTTAGATTATGTCAAGTAATGTAAAAAAATTTAGAACTGAACAAGATTATAAAAGATACCTATCGGAAGATGGTTGGGGATATCCAAGCATTTGTTTAGTAGGTGGTAAGATTCATTATTGTGATGAACTAATTATGAGATGGTCAGAAAAGGATCTTATCAAAACTCCTAGAATTCTAGGGACAATGTCACATGATACTTTTAAGACGTGGGTAGAAACAGAAGCTCTTCCCTGTGAAATGAAGTATGATGGAACAGAATTTAATTACCTAAAACAGGAAGACCTGACTAAACTACAGAATGGTTCCCCTAGCCATCTTGGAGATGAGGATTACTTACAACTAGTAGAAATTCCTAGAGTTAATATTGGTATTTTTAAGGACACTATTAACCAGACTATTGAAGTTAGATTTAATTTTAATAATGGCTGTCCACAAAAATTCAGAAAATGGTTTAACGGAACTTGGAATAATACTAGAAAATGCTATACAAAGCTCTTCGGTAGGTATGATAGTACTGTTAGCGAAGATGGAACTAGGATAGTTTGTACCTCTGGGAAGAATTGCTCTGATCCTTGGAGTGCAAAAATGATTAATGACCTAATGAAGGCCACTAATCCTAACTTAGTTGAAGAAACTTACTGGGAACATATCGTTCTGACATATTTATTCTCAGCTTATTATAAAACTTTCCTACACCATGAAATCTTCGAGGGAATTAATACATGGAATAATTTCACCAATGGAACTACAGATTCTCTTGGAGTAGCTAATGGTTTTCGTAATGATGGGGATCAACCTTATCGTTTCATGAATATTGAAAATGCTATCCACGGATATAAAAATCTTTGGGTAACAGGTTGGAATAGTAAGGGAGATTCTTATAGAGTTAAGTTTAAGGAAGAACATATGACTGAAGATCTTAATTCAGCCTATGTTTATCCTGATGTTTCTGGTAAGATTACTTTTGGAGCTACGTACATTTCGAACATTGATACCCTAGGTATTCCAACTGAATTTGGTGGTTCTAGTAGTACTGGCTTTGGTGTGGGTGCCTGCATGAAAGAGAATCCAGATATTATTGGTATCGCCCTAGTTGGCGGAGAATCTAACAGTGTTTATGGACAAGGAGGTTTTTGTATTAACAATATGACTGACTCAGATGCAGTCGGTAATATAAGAGCCAGACTAACGGTATTAAGATAAAAAAAAGGGGATAAGATATTAAATCTTATCCCTAAAATTTATAAAACTTATCAAGTTTATTTCTCAGATTATCCGAAAAGTTATTTATTGCTCTAGGATTATCAAGAATACCTGATGGTTCATCAAAACATTTTATATATTCCCTTAATCTATCACCTGCGGTCTTATAATCTGGAGTATCGAATAGTTCTGCAGGATCACGTCCCATAAGGTTCAGGTAATCAAGAATTGCATTTTCACCTAATTCTACATAAAATCTATACAGATTGTTATTTTCAGAATCTGTAATAAGTTCAAGGCTACTTAACTTTTCCCTACACCTAATTTCCATAACCTCTCTATTAAATAGACACTTTACGTATTCCCAAAAGACACTCATCAATTCAGACCATTCTTCATCTGGTATTTTTAGAGTTCTTTGGTCTAGATCAACACTCCCAATAATTGATGCGACTTGATCTGGTATACCTAATTCATTATAGTGAAAAGTTGGCCTTCCCGGATAATATTGGAATTTATGAAGATAAGGTAACGAAGACACCTCTTTTCCAAGTTGATCTATATCTAAGAAACTGAGTCTACGTATATTAAGTCTATCATCGTCAGTTATCCAGATAGATACTATACTCAAGTCTGCGCTATTATTAAAACCCTGTATTATTCTATTACATTCCGGATCATCTAGGTATTTGGCCAGTGAATCAATATCTAGGACATACTTTTTTATGAGTTTTAATGCAATTACTCCTAGGTACTTTGTCTTATTACTTAAAACCCGTTTTAGGTAATTGTAATAAGGAGAGGTATATTTTAAGTATATATCTTCTGGAAAACTACGACATAATTCATACCTCTTTAGTTTCTCTACATTAAACATAATATTGAATTAATTTTTCGTTTAAGAATTTTAATTTTGTCAAAGATAATTCTTCATCAAGTAATATCCCCCGTAGAAGATCTAATGCTTCTGCAAACTGATAAATTGTCTTTTCAGCAACTAGAAACTTTTCTATCAACTCATCAAAAATCTCTTTTGATAAAATCTTTTTTAAATTTAGAATAGATGTTTTATCATTTTCCCAGAGGTACGGAGGATTTGTGGGGAATTCAAACCCTGCAGTATAACTAAATCCGACATCAATTAGTTGAAAATTAAAGTTATCAGTAAACCTATAAGCGGAGATATAATCTACATCCCATTTTTCTTTATTACAATCATATCCAAGTTCGGATAAGACCTCGTATAAAGGACGGTAGTAGATAACATCTTGCAGGCGATACTTATTTGGATATAACCTAATATATTCCTTAGCACTATCAGATAATATAAAATAACTTAAGTCTTTGAGATAATTTTCAATCTCTGTTTTTGTTTTTAAATACTGCTGAGGAAGTTCTGCATTTTTCAGCCAATTCTTCAGTATTGTACTTCTAATCTTAATGTTTAACATATAATCTGAAATTTAAATTACATTTGTAAGGGAATAAATGGATCTTTCCTGCCAGAAATACCTTAAGAATAAGAAAAACAACTTAAGAATATGAATAAAAAAGAATTTGATCTATCACAAAGAGTTGGGTCAGAAGAACCTATAGAATTGAACCTATATCTCTCCGGCCTATTAGATGTGGTAGAATATTTATGTATTGATCTTGAAGACTTACTTGCCCAAGAGAATAGAAAATTTGGTATAGTAAAGTCTTATATCAATAGTATTAGAGGAGCGTTCCATAAAGCCAATGAGGACGTATGTGAAGAGGATTTAGAAGTTTATGGGAAAATCCTATATCTTTATAAACCTCTCCTAAAGAAAAATTTTACAAGATTAGTATCAAGAGGACTTAGTCCTGCTGATGCTGATATTTGTATCATTAGAAAAATATTACTTATATTAGAGGAAACTGAAAGTTTTTCTAAATTGAGAGAAGCTATGACAGTAAAGAAAGTAATCACAAAACTCTATGATAATATTAGAAATAGAGCAAAAGAAGACTCTCTCTACATAATGGCAAACACAATTAGAACTTATATGGACAAAGGATTAATTGGGAAGCATAACCTAGATACTTTCTCCATTATAGATACAGAAACTCCTCAACCTAAATCAGAACTACAAGGAAGTAATACTAGATTAAGTCTAGGTAATGTAGTTGAAATTGATATGTAATAATTATGGATAGAAAGACATTAAATGCCCTTATTGTGGACGATAATGATATCGATTGTAGAAAAGATCGAAGCCAAGTAACATTAGATGATATTAGGTTAGCTAATGTGGGCTTTGTGGCAAAAGATCTTGAAAAGTATGAAGTCGTAGTCTATAAAGGAAGATTGGGCAAAAAAGTATTAAAGATCAAGGTGTAAAAAGAAAAGGGACTAGGTTTTTACCTAGCCCTCATTCTTTTTTTTAGAAGTATGGTTTTGAATTTAAGTAATCTTCATCATCGCCCTCAACTGACTCCCTGAATGCACATTCTTTACACTCTTCATCAGTCCAATTTGTATACGGGTCGATCAATGCCAGTTTTGTCCACCGGAACTTATATTCACCTACCGATACTGCATAGCTTTCATCTGTAAATATTGCATGCAATAAATCCATTAGCTGCTCCATATTTATTCCGGAAATATTCCGTTCTGATCTTTGCCAGAAATACGTGAATCTAATAGAAAAGTATGCACCAACAATTCTAAGATTTTTAATGTTTCTATTTGAAAGATAAACATCATCAATAAGTATTCCTTCATTATTACGATCTTTTTCTAAGATTCTCATAATGTTGAAATACAAACCTTTTTCCGAATTAGGATTTACATCCTTATCAGTTACCTGTCTATCTGCAAATATATTATTTTCCCAAAGTGGTCTTGGGCATTCTATCGTTTCAGATCTTTTAATTGATTTACCATTACACTGTTCTGTAAATGTTACCTCAAGAAGAAGTACCTTCTTAGGACTCTTACCAGGATTATAAATCAACTTCAAATCATCACTAACGAAGGATTTCAGTCTTTCTTCAAAGCGCTCTTTCCAACCGCCACTGACTTCGACTATTTCTCCGTTTTCTGACTTCTTTCTTTCGCCCAATAATGTTTTTATAAAATCAAATTCGTTTGGTATCGGAGTAATTCCTCGACTAAATTTATTAAACCGTGGATATGCTCCTTTTGGGATTCTGAAATCCAAGAGAACCTGAATTCCTCCTGGATCACTTCCATAGCCTTCATATTCTGCAACCTCGAGTCTTACGAAAGCCCATCTCAGAGAAGTCTCTGGATCTTTAGGCTTTGTATGAACGTTTAGACTCACGAATCCTTCGTCCAGAACTGCTTCAGCTATATCCAAACTTAAGTTATCAATTAATTCCGCTCTTTTCTTCTTTGTTTCGGTTGTTTTTTTATTATCTTCTTCAGAAACTTCATCTACCTTTTCCTTATTTTCCTCTTTGTTTTTTTTCTCATTTATTAGGTCTAGGTGACTCTTTCTAAAGAAATTTTCATCTTCCTTGTATGTAGTTTTCTTTTGGGAAAGCTTTTTTAATTTTCTCCAAGAAAAATACCCTACAATCAATATGACTAATAAGGTAATTAACAAAGTTAATGTCCTTAAAATCTGTTTTTGGTTTTTCATTTTTATTTATCTTAGATTTATGAAAACGAAATAAAACAGATCATACCTCCTATATATTATATATTATCTTCAAGGAGCTATGATCTATCGCAGCTATCACTATTCATTGCAGAAAGCCGGATGATAGATATCAATGCTGTGAATATCACAAGAACTATTGTTAACTTACCACCAGCGTGCTTTATTAGCTGTTCGAGTTGTCTATCCTTTCCAAATAAAGGACGAGATGCCCACTCGTTTGTAAAAAGTTTAAAGTCCATTTTCATTTCTTATTTAAGATTGAATTAATAAAACTGTCACAAATAGCTACTATAACTGTAGCTACCATCACAATTAACCCTACATCGGTTAATCCTTCTCCAACTTTGAAGGCCCACTGATAAAGCATTTTTAAGCCTCCACCACCTCTACTGTCGTTTGCGCCATAAAATCTGTTGCGCCTACCATTAAAATGTTGATTCATAAAATAATAATATATAAATTGTTAATAAATAAATAAATTTTCTTTTTCAATTACACGAGTAAGGTTTTAAAAGGATAAAAAAAGTAACCATTTCTGGTTACTTTTCCGATGATGCCCAAGCTCCAATAGCGATTCCTACTAAAACGGGCGTTGCTTTTTTCAAAATTCTAAAAACTGTAGGGAATAATTCCTCTGTGAGGTAATCCAAACCGTCCACTACATAATCCGAGAAATCTTTATTTTTTTCTTCCATAATAACTTATAGTTGCAATTGAGATTAAAAATGCAATAAAATAAATTAGATTCTCGCTGAATTCTTTTTTCTCTTCTTCTTCCATATTATTATAATTTAATTATTCTTATATATAAGGCTTTGAGGGGTTATGTGAAAGAAAAAAAAAAGCGATCCCTAAAGATCGCTCTACATGGATTCGCTCTCGTCGGAATATTATCTATCGCTGACCGTTGTTGCCATTGAATGGGCGGTTGTTTCCAGTGTTGTTGTTGTACTGCTGTGACTGAGTCTGCGGCTTTGGTTCTTCTGTTCCTTTGCCGCTACGAGACTTGTTGTACAGCAGCGTGCCACTGCAACCTACGGCTGCTCCTGTAACAAACCACAGTATATCCCTTACGATGCGTTTTCCACTTTTCTTGTTGTTGTTCGCGTTCACGTTCTCGTTTTCGTTCTTTACTTCCTGCTGTGAAGAAGTATCTTCTGTGTTGTTCTTCATATTGCTGAATGTTTTAAAAATTAATTAATGTTAATTATCTCTATATATAAGGGTTTAACGGGTTTTGAGATTTTTGCCCCGCATTAAATTATATACTCACATATAAGGCTTTAAACTTTTCCCAAACTGGACTCTGCATTAAGCAGGCTTTCGTTTCCTTAATACTGTAATAAAAATACAATATGAAAGATGAAGCCGTACTAGTAGCATATACAGAAGAATATGCACATTTCTTAGGAAATAAGCGAATTGAAGCTAGGCTTATTCCTGTTATTGAGGTATTTAGAAAAGAAATGATGAAATTTTATGTAGTAGATCAAAATAGACTTTTGAGGTACTATAATAACTACTATGTAGGAAATAGCAGGACAGGTATAGTACAGGATTGGGATAAATTTTGTTCAGAAAATTTAGATATAAGAAATCCTGTATTTGCTACTATAACTTCTGAACTAGAGTTACCTGTATTTAGAAAATATACGTACGCTTTTGTTAATAGAACTACAATAAAATTATTATCCCCCTACTTAATAAAAACTTGTGTAAGAGAACGGGAGGGATCTGTATTAGATAAGCGGGTATTTCCTAGATTAGATTATCTCAGTGATAAAAAACTGTGGGATTTCTTTAAATATACTAATTGGACTAATACTTATAAGTGGATAAGATGGCAGAATTTAGATGGATCATACTCGGAAATAAAAGACTCCAACAAGAATATATAATTTTCCTGAAAAAAGCTTGGTGGACAATTAATAATCCAGTTTACATTAATTTAAGTAACTGTTATAGGGTAGACAAAGATTATGTCAAATTCTTTAATGGCCTAACGGAAGCACAACGACTAAACTATATTAATTTAAATTTTACTCCTATAGTTATTCCGTATTGGAGAGCTTCTTTGATAAATATTGAAAATCCCCTAATTAAATTCTCCAACAAGCAAGCAACGAATCTTTACTACTCTGCTAAGTTTAAAATTTTTTGTGATTCATTTCCTTTCCCACAAGGAGTAGAAGAAATCTCATTCTCTGAAATTTTTCGTCTTTTCAAAGATTATCAACAAAAAACTATAATTTTTGAAAGTAAATTAATACAAATATGAATGTCAAGTGGTATATTACATTTAAAAATGATCTTAGGCTTAAAGAACTTCATTTTCTTACACCAAATTCAGTTATCTGTCCCACTAAATGGACTAATACGCGAAAATATACACAATATATGGAGACTCTCAGTAACTTACCACCAGAAACTGATGAGTTGACTTTAAAAAAATTAATAACCTCCAGCGACTTTCGATTAAAGAGTATGATCTTTAATTGCACGGGAGCGAGACGTGGAATATTATCTTTTGGAAAAACACATGGAATATATACTATAGGGCTATCTATAGACTTTATTTATCATTCAGGATTTGTATTAAATTATGGATGGAGAGATCTGAAATACTCTAGTATAAAGCCGTTGACGGGAAGACACTGTAAAAGGTTATTTCTTGGATTTTATAACTACAAGTGTATTTCTCCTTTTTATGCTTTAGATGCAAACAGTGTTGAATTTAATGAAGCTTTACCACAATTAATGAAAAAGGAATACTTTGACTTTTACGTAGAAAAGTGCAGTAATTGGGGTGAAATAGTAGATTCTGGAGAATTTACTTGTTAGGAGAATATTTGGGGAAGTTAAATCCTTAAATATGTATTGTAAATTTATTTTAGTCCTATGAATATTGTTGACATTTTCACAAAAGGTAAAGAAAAACTGAGAGCACCAGAGGGCGTAGACAAGTGTAAGTACTGCGATCTTCGCGTTGGAAATAGCTGTAGAATTCCAAGAACTATTGGATGTCCTGCAGGAAATTCTAAGTACTTTAAGACATTCAAACTATTAGGTTCACTTGAAGGTTTTCTTAGTAAAACCAGGAGAGAAGATAAGAGCATGGAAAAGCTTGTCTGGGGATGGACCGAAAGATTGATAAAAGAGGGACCAGGGGAAGGTTACTTGAAATATTGCCTAGAAGCAATGTCAGACTACTTAGGTAGTCCTGAATGGGCAGATATAAAAGAAACTATTCTCAGAATGGGACCTGATCATTATCAACTAGGTCTAGATAGAGATCAGGTATATGATATATTTGAAACTTGGTGGAGACTCGTCAAGTATCAATATAACCTGAGATATAATGATAATGTCAAGTAAAAGCATTGTCCGCTATTATGGCGGACTTTTTTATTTCCAGTGAATGCCTTATACATAGAGATAATTAAATTTATTATTAATTAATAAAAAAAAATCAAATGGATTTAGAAAAAGATTTTATTACTAGTTTTAGAAAAGTAAAAGTAGAGGGTGGAAATATTATCCCATTCTACGCAGAACAAAAGTTAAATCAATTTTTTGGGAAAGATAAAGACCAAATAGATCAATTCATTGATAAATTTTTCTCATATATTGAAAAAACTTGTCAGAGTGAAGCATTTAAGGTAGTTGAATCTAACCTAATGGGAGTATTTTCTCTCATTGATCTAGAAATAGATAAGTTGAAAAATCTAAGAATTAGAACCCTAGAAAAGAATGGGAATTACCTTGCAATTGGACTTTCGGCAGTTAAAAATCCGGATAAAGAAGTGAAACTTGAAGTTTATCCTTGCTTTAAGGAGTTTGATTATTCAAGAACAAATGATGGTAGTAGAAAGAGTGAATTTATTCTCGTCGTAGAATTTGGAATTGAAACTACAAAAGTAATGTCACTTCTTCAGATCGAAAAAAAGAAAACTGGATTTGATATTAGATTCGGTCTTTCAAAGAAAGAGCTTGAAGGTATCGGACTAGCGACTAAATTAGCAATAAAGGCCGGAATTCATCACGTAACTAATAGTTTAGTGAAGTTATTTAAAAGAATAGCTGAAATTTCCGTAGAAGAAAATTCTTAATTTTCTACTCATCTAATTAATAAAAAGAAGCCTGTCAAAGACTTCTTTTTTTTACTTATCCTATTAATGCCTTATACATAGAGATAATTTTATTATTTGTTTAACACAAAAAAAAAATAAGAAATGGCAGAATTTAAAGGATTAATTAATCACCAGCTCTCTATAGAGTTGAAAGAAAAAAGAAACATCCCATTCTTAGCAGATGAGATGTTCACGAAATTTTTCTCTGAGGATGAGAAGTTTTGTGAAAAAATGGTGAAGAAAATACTTGATCTTATTATATCAAGCGGATATAGTGAGATAAAGGCTCCTAACAAAATAGTGGGGCATTATTTGAAAAAGTTCTTTGGAACGGATCGTCTGGTACTCAAAGACCTCCAGATAATCGTACCAGTGAAGAACGGATATAGAATTGACATAGAACTGCTAGATACTCAGTCAAATAAAAGTATACAGTATTCCTTATATCCTCTGCACCGAGAGTATAACAATGAACTCACCAACGTAAAAAAGAACGGAATAAGATTAAGAGGGTCAGAGTTCATGCTTCTCTATGAAGCAAGGGGTGAAGTAACTATAAATGTGCTCTTACAGCTCGAGAAACATCTCGGTGGCAATGGATTTAATATTCGAATGGGAATAACGGATATTACAGAGTGGATACCTCTGGGGAGTAAACTATTACCAGATGCTAACACTTGGGTAAAGAACATGACTGTAGCTGTAGCAGATTTCTTCAAAACTGTAGCAGAATAAAAGAACAATACATAAACTGAAAAAAGAAGCCCGTCAAAGACTTCTTTTTTTTTCTTATCCTATTAATGCCTTATGTATAGAGATAATAAAAATATATGTATAACTTTTTAAATTTCAAAAAAAAAATGAGAAAAACAAAATTTATTACATTAGTAGAAGAAGGCCTCGAAATGAAAAAGGCAGCTGCAATGCCACTCATATTAGATGAAGGTCTGTCGGAATTGATGAAACACGAAGATGGTGAAATGATTCCAATTGGCGACAAATTAGGTGCAGTCAAAGATTTTGACAGTACTTATCTAAGAGTAACTAAGTCGGGGATTAATGTTATAACCCCAAAGTTTATCATTAAATATAGTTTGATTTCCAGAGGATTGAATTATGTATTCAATCCTGAGAAAAAAGAAGAACCCCATTCAAGTGAATTCAAGGTATCTTGGTCAAGCACTATCTATATCAGAGAACGTAAGCAGGAATCCCCTACTCGTACATACTCGGCCCAACTCTCTTACGATAAGAAGAGAGGTCTTCAACTGTACGTTGGAATCGACGAAAAACCTGAGGACGAAGAAGAGAGATTTCTTTCAATCGACCTGATTGTTATGATCGTAGATGAATTGAAGAAAACACTGAAAAGTATGAACCTAATGCTTGAGCTTCAAGATTGGGTAAAAAATTAGAAGTTGTTAGATAAAGAATCAAATCACTCCTATAAGAAAAGAAGCCCTTTATGGACTTCTTTTTTCTTTTTTCTTCCCCATAAATCCTTAACAATGTATGAAGATCTTAAGAAAACTTACTGAAAAGCTTATTTCGGGTCTTATTAAGAGAATGCCTGAAAATAGCAGAGGCAAAATTATTGCCGTAGATTTTGATAATACATTAGTTTACGAAAAGTGGCCAGGGGTAGGAAAGATAATACCTGGAGCATTTGAAGTTCTAAAGGAATTAGAAAGAAACGGTCACAAAATCATTCTCTACACACAAAGGGAACATGTAGCTGTACCTGGTTGTCCAGATACACTACTACCTGCTATAAATCTTGTTAGGGAACAAGGAATTCACCTATATGCTGTAAATGAATTCCCCATAGATGATAGTATATATCCCCCTAGTAGGAAAGTATATGCAGATGTTTATATAGACGATCATGGTGCAATGATGCCCCTCATTGATTACTATAATGAGAATGGTGAATACAAACCCGTTGTTGATTGGGAAAGTATAGATCTTTGGTTAGTCAATAAGGGTTATTACAAAAATCCAATATTAAGTAGTAAGCGAAAAGATCTTGTTTGGATATGATTGCTGAAAAATGGTATTATTTCCCAGATAACAAAACTTTATATAGAGTAGAATCTACTTCAATATCCATAATGGGTACGGAGTTAGATCTAAATATTTGGATGAAAAAGTGGTTATACATAGAGGAAAACCTAAATAAAGTTGACATTAAGGATACCCCTAAACTCTACGAACTCTATGGTAGGAAGTTAGAACTGATTGAGTATATGAAGAAAACTATATCTAAATTGGCTAAAGGATGTACTTCCCCAAACATACAATGTTATGATATACCTGCGACTTCAATAAAAATTAGTTCTAGTACGAGAAATAGGGTGAAATTAATGACAGGACATCATTTACCAGATGACCTTTGTTTTTCACTAGGCGAAGTATTCCCTAGGTTCTACGATGAACGTAGACTAATAGGTTTTTTCAAAACAAACATACTTCTTTCAATGTTTATAACAACTAGCAGTTATATAGAACCCTGGATAATAGAAAAACCTTTAAAAACAGATATAATAAAGTTATGACTAAAGAACAATTTATTAAAGATTATAGTTTCCAGCCAGGAGACTATAAGTGGTTAGTTGGTGGTGGCAATATACTAAAATATGTTGGAACCGAAGTTATCTTTGCCACCTATGAAACTCTAGAGAATGATGAAATCAAAGAAAACTATCAGGAAGCGCATATTCACGAAATTAGTGGATATGAACCAGTTACAATGACCTACCTAATTAAATATACAGTAGGAAAAGACCCTGAAGTTAAAGAAGATAGAATCATTCCAGAGGGCTTTATCATGATTGATGAAAAGGATAAGGGAAAGCCAAAGATAATGCATAAATTTATCCCTTACAGTCATCACATGAATATGATCGAGACTGCTTCCTACTATAACTTAGTAGGTAAATACTTTGATGAGAATCGAAAAGTTATACCATTCAAGGGGCTTAAGATTCTTGCAGAGAACAAAGATCAAAGCAACCTCTTAGGCTATTCAATTAACTTGGTAGCAGCTATCAGGCCAATTAAGGAAGAGAATGGTGAAACTTATAATGATGAATCCCAGCTTTATATCTTCAGAATATCGAAGCTTGGTCTAAAACATAAGTTTGGCCATGAATGGATATTATCCTTGACAGATCAAGAGAAAAACACCTATACTATTCTTATCAATGACGAGGATGAGTATTACGAATTCTTCTTAAAAGATAGGGTAGGTGATCTTAAAATCATTGACTTAGGTGGTTCTAGCGATTGATACTTATTATCTTCCAAGAGAAGCTCATACGGTAGGGGTGATCTTTGAATTGGGTTGCTCCTACCCACATGATATTATAAAAAGTATTCTTCCCAGTGATAAATATTCATCTTATATTCCAGGTGAGTTCTATAAAAGGGAATTACCACCAATTCTAGACTTACTTAGGAAGATATCATTAAATGGGATTGAGTATATTATCTTAGATGGGTATATCTTATTAAAAGATAATGATGGGAATATAAAAGATGGCTTAGGTATGCATCTATCAAAAGCTCTTAACGGAAAACATCCCCCTATTATTGGAGTAGCCAAGTCTAACTATTGCAGGACAAAAGAGATTAGCTACTGTAAGTTATCACACTTATTTATTCAAGGTTATCCGATTAGTAATAATATTGCAGGAAGTATTATCAAGTCAATGTCTTGGGGAGCAGGAAATTTACCTACGATCTTACAGACATTGGATAAAGAGACAAAAAAGGGGTTCTAATGAGCCCTTTTCTTTTCCCCCTATTTCTTTAATTATGTACGAAACAATACAATATGTATTATGAAAATAAAAAGAGTTTATCGGTATAATTTACCAGAAACAAATTCAAGCTCTTCTCATTCTATTGTTATAGATACGGATGAGACCAGTTTGTTAAAAACAGATAGTCCTTATTGGGACTTAGATGAAGATGATAAAGGTTATATACATATTCCTGGGGGAATGGATTTTGGACAAGACTCCAGAGTATATAACAGCGTTCTACGAAAAATTCAGTATGCCTGTGGATTACTTCACGGATATGGGGATAGTTCGGGGTTAGTCTGTGCTGGTTGGGAATCATTAAAGGAACTCCAGGAAGTCATTGTAGAATTTACTGGATGTAAGGGAGTCATATTTGACTGGGTGAAAGAATATGTTGATAATAGAATTCTCCAAGGTAAAACTAATGACTCATACGATGATTACCCTAATTATCCTAGTGTACCTAGCGTAGATCATCAAAGTATGGATAATGATGAACTCGTTTGGGAAAGTAAAGAATCTTTAAAGAATTTTATTTTCAACGAAAGATCATTACTATTCATAGACTCTGATGGAAGAGTACTTACACAGGAAAAATACGACTTCTTTAATGAATCTGAACCTGAATTTACAGCTAGTATAGACTTGGGGGATCCAATCGGAAAAATTGAATTTGAACTGACGGACCTTAAGGAGATTAGTGATGGGATAGTTCTTGATGAAGAAGTAGGAAATATATTACAATCAATTTACTTTGATTATAACCAGAAGAAATTTCTTCCAATCTGTCAAAGGAAGGGAAATAATCCAAATGATTTGATATTATTTTCTGAACTTTATACAGATTATGGAGAAATAGCATCGGTAGGTTTTGGAATAGATACCATAGTGTGGGCTTCTTGTAATTTTATTACAAGTTTTCGAACATTACAATCAGAGGCGTTTGAAAAATTTAGACAAACGACTTGGAATATAGATGATTATATAAATGATAAGGTAAATTTCATAAAGAAAAAGTCTATACCTGGAGAAAACTTTATTATTCAAAAGTTTAAAATAATTAGTAAAGAGTTTGGAGAATTATGAGAAGAACTTGGGTAACAAACAATAGAGCAAGTATTGATGGTATTGAGACCGATATAAAATCCCATAGTCGCAGTAATTACATCAATGGTAATTATTTCGTTCATGACCTGATAGACGGTGGGAAAGAAAAGAGGTTACTCAGAACTACGGATAGTAAATTTATTCCAGATTTTCCAGATTCAATTGACTTAAAGATAACCAATAAATGTAATAAAGGTTGTCCATATTGTCATGAATCTAGCTGTCCAAGTGGTAAATCTTTTAACTTAGATAGAACTATATCAATGTTGGATGAGTTACCTTCTTGCGGAATAGAAATTGCTATTGGTGGAGGTAATGTTCTGGAAATACCTGAAGATGCAGCAAAATTAATTAATTGGTGTAGAGAAAAGGGTTTTAGTGTAAGAACTACCTTAAACTACGAACATCTTCTCCCATACACAGACTACTTGAAAAGTATGGGACCATTTTCAGAAGAAAATGAGCATACTGAAATAAGTCCTAGTATAAAAACGATCATCAGAAAATCCGAATACCTAGGTGTTAGTATTTCTAAGTTTGAGCCAAACGTGAAGATAACAGATGGATTTATACTGTCGTCTAAAGTAGTATTTCATGTCATAGTTGGACTATTTCCAATCGAAGACCTAGTGAAAATGCTAGGTAACTTGAATTATAAGAAAATTTTAATCTTAGGATTCAAGCAATTTGGTAGAGCTGAAGGAATGGCGCCAGAACACCTAGATGAATGGAGAAGAGTTGTAAAGAAATTTATCTACGATTTCAGAAAGGGTGGAAAAGGTAGTGAATACTATAAAACAATCGGTTTTGATAATCTAGCTATAGAACAGCTGGGAATAAGAGATATTCTTCTCTCAGAGGAATGGGATAGGTTATATTTTGGCGATGAATTCACTTGTAGTATGTATGTAGATGCGGTCAATGAAACATTTGCCCCAACGTCTAGATCACTATTGAGTGAAAGAGTAAGTTGGTCTAGTACAAAAGGTATTATAGATTATTTTAAGAACAATAGAAATGATTAGTATAATTAGAAAAGAAGCATTTCATCAGATAGTTGGTAATAATCAAGAGTATTTTAAATATTCTTTGGAAGATAAACCCTTCATTAAAGACTTAGTAAAGGTAGAAAATTATCCATACTATCAATTAGATACTGGTGAAGTATTTGCGTACATAGAACCCTTCAAAAAGCTACTTATTCCTAAGAAATTCAATATTATTGAAAAACTTGAGAAGGATCCTCCAGAATTTACCCTCTCAAACTGGAATTTTGCCAAAATAAACGACCAAGTTCCTTATCTATGTAGTGAATTTCATAAAACAGAAGAAGATTCGATATTGTATTTAAGTACTTATCATTATAATTCAACAAGAGAACTAGATGAAGAGTACTCTAGAAAGATTGACAATATTAGAAAATCAATTAGATCTGGGACATATGAGTTCCATGACTCTTGGTCTAAAGATACTTTTCAAGTAACACTAAAAGTGGAAGAGAATGACTGGAGTATACGTATTTATTCCTGTTATCCAGAAAAGAAAAGACAACATTTTAATTCAAGATATGCAGTAACTATGGATCTCCTATTAGGATCGATTCTAAATTGTATACTAAATGTCAAATGATGCCAATGGTACCGAAAAAGTAATTCGGAGATTAATTGCTGGAGTTAACAAAAGTCTATACTGGTACAAGAAAGGTGGCTGGATAGATTGTAGAAGAACTCCAACCTCTGATGTTAATATGGTAAATTCCCTAGAAGAATTTATTGAAGCAAAATTCAATAGAGACTGTTGGGATATACCAGAACTAAGAACAGCTTGTGAACTCTTAGATGGATTTGTATTTAAATGTGAATTGATAGAGCCAGACGAAATGAAAAAACGTTATAAATTGGCTATCCTAACATTGGTACAAGAATCTGAGATAGAAAATCCGACGGATCAGCTTAAAGACGAGCTGAAACATGTTTACAAATTTTTTGGTGGTAATATTATTAAATTTAATAGTGTTAAGGTTAAAGTAAAGTATGAAGTGGAGATTAGTTACAGACTATGACTTACTATTTCAAAATGAAAGAAATTTAGTATATTTTGTTCCAGTAGAAAACAAAAAGAATTCAAAATTCATTTCTAATCTAAATCTTCAAGGTATTTCTGCTAAAGCGATAGATCTAGGTGAAATCGAAAACTTTAGTATAGATAGTCTTGAAGCTAGGTTTAACAATTCGCGTAATATAGAAATTAAACTAGGTAATTCCTGGGTAGGCGTAGGCAATTATGTTAATAATGAAAACATGGGCCATCTTTTGACAGAATGCACCTTAGAAAAAGGACATTTTCAAGAAAGATTTGAAATCGCATTTAGCGATGATGATGCTTGCACAGATATTAAGCTTGTCTCACCAGAGATGTCTGAATATAATGATTGCTTTGATGAGATGACAAGACTAGCTAGTTGTAAGTCCTATAAGAAGACGAAGAAATTCATTCCTGGACATAGATATGACTCTGAAAAGGAAACACTTTTCTTCTTAGGTACAGTGTTTGCCAAAAAAGCACAACCATACTGTGCCAACTTCTTAAGTGAAGATAAAGTAGAGGTTGCATATCTTTTCGTAAATAAACTACCGAAAGAAGCAAAAACAGTATCAGATGTATTTAAACTGAGTTACTTTGATGAAAACGATCCTTATGCTATAAAGTATAAGACGAACATTCAGAGTATGGTAGACAGTGGAAAAATCCTAGAAAATGATTCACCTAGGATAGAAGATTTTTGGGAAACCCTGACTACAAATGCATGTGATATTGCAAGACAACCGTTATTAGGTAGTGCTCATATAAATTTCCAATATTTCTATCGAGCCCTAGAACCTTATGCATTCTCAAGTATTTCTGGAGTAAAAGAAATTCCGGAAATGCTTAAGGAAACATTAATACAATACATTGAAGTCATTATAAAAGAGCTCCTGATAATCTACTACAATAGTGATTATTCATTGTTTGGTGGCAGAGGATTATATATATCAGAACAACAGACAATGGATGCTAATGTAGTGAATACATTCAAGCTATTTTGTAAATATATAATGGATCCTAATGCATTGTCTTACTCTTACTATGAAGAATTCTTCAAATATTTTGATATTCCAATAAATGACATAATTATTGAACAGATCAAGACATTTGATAAATCCTTCATAACCGAGTCTTTTGATAACTTTATTAAATGGTGGGAACAATATTATAGATATCATGATACCCAAACTTCAACCAAAAAAAGTTGTCAAAGAGTAAAAGCTGTAGGAGGATATGGTAAAGGAAAGGTAGATCAAAAAGCAGCTAAGAATACTATTGAATCGCTTTTTGGAAAAACTCCATTAGGCGAAATATTAATGAAGCAGGTCAACGATGCTAGAAATGGTAATCCTGCGGCAGTATCTTCATTTGAAGTAATTAATCTTGGTACAAAATCTAAACCAAAAGAGTATGTTCATCTTACGATAAACGTAAATAAGGTAGTAGAATATGCCACCCATAATAATGAACTTACGGAAATTCTAAAGAAGAATATACTTAAAGAAAGATTCACCGAGCTAGAATTAGAGTTTGATCTATCAGCTAAAATGATAAAATGAAACAAGGAAACATAGAAAGTGAAGGAGAAGTATTGAAAGAACTAGGGAATTCAATGTTCTTAGTTCAATTAAACTTAGACGGATCCCCAGAGATAATTTGTACTATCTCTGGAAAGATCAGAAAGAATTATATTAGAATTATGGCAGGAGATAAAGTTAAGGTAGAGATGAGCCCTTATGATCTAACAAAAGGACGAATAACTACGAGACTTAGACTTCAAGGAACTAACAATAATAACAATAACTCAACAAATTACAAAAAGAAATGAAGGATGTAAATACATTAATTGGAAAGTATTTTCCATTTTTCACCAACAACACAGCAATAGGTAGTAGCTTTTATCTCTATCAGGTAACTAGTCCTGGATTAGATGATAAGTTGAAGCCTACCCTAACTCTTACGAAGGTAGGTGAAAAGACAGGAAAAGATGATTTTCAGGCAAACGAAGAAACCCTAAGTATGAATAGTGGGGATATTATTCGTCTATTGATGAGGAAGAATCGAAAGAGTTTGTCGGATTATGTCAAGAAAGACCTAATCTCAGCAAGTACTAAAAAGATTCTTGGGGACGATGAGCCTATTAATGTCAAAGAGAATGGATCAGACTTTCCGATTTTTAGTATGGATTCTGGTGATTTAATCTCTAGGTCTATTATCATTAACCTAAGAGATAGTCTAAGATGGAATGTGTATAAATTCTTTGATGGAAAATATGTAGATATTCTCCAAAATGATAACAAGTTCACCGTATTTAAGATTCATGATGACGGTGAATCTTTATGGCTAGAACCAGTAAATACATATAATGTCTTAGATGTAAATCTGGAACGTCCTATTAAAAACTTCCATCCTTATTACCCAACTGACAAGTTCTCGGGTAAGCTTAGGAACTCGGAATTGAATCGTGCAATCCGAGCTCAGGAATGGAGGATATTACAGTAAAAAGATTAAAATAACCAGGGGAGTATGTTATGTACTCCCCATAAATTTTTACTAAAATGTTTAAACAACTTTATAAAAAATATCTAATCCTAGAAAGTTTATGTTTCTATGCAATTTCTATTATATCTGGGTTAATACTGGGTAAATTAGAATTTACTTTATGGGAAACAATGGGTACTTTATGGAAAATAATTATTCCATTAACCTGGATATATATAGTTCTTAAATCCTATTCGGAGTTTTATAAAAAATCCAGATACCTAGATTACATACTCATATTTAGTATACTCAATTCTATAGAAAATAGTGCAATTGATCAAAAAGAAAGAGAATTACTAAGTGACTTAGAGAAAATGCTAGGTAAATCTCCTACACCAGAGGTAGTTACTTTTATTAAGAAATTACAAAGGGAAATAAAATCTGAACAAGGTAAGGGAATGTTAAAGCATATATTAATTGATAAAGGTTATTCTAATTATGTCGACGACGGAAACAATTAATTATCTCAAGGAACATGTTTCGAGATTTAATAAGTTTAAATATTCTCCTGGCGATGGGAATGAATTTGGGAAACCAGAAACACTAATTGGATATCTTGAAAATAACCTAGTAGAACTAAATGTTATTACAGGTAGTTCTTGGTTTATCTCTGGATATGAAGGTGTCAGAATATATACATTATGCGTCTTATTTACTCCTAAGCACGTAAGTAGAAAAATAAGAACAAATATCTGTAAATTCATTGATGTCTTTGGAGATCCAGATAAGTTAGTTGATTGGATAAATAATTACTTAGACAATACATTCAAGAAATCTAAAAATAGTGATATTTGGGATGAACATTCAAACCTCTCTCAGTGGTTAACGGCGTCTGAGAATAATATTATGAAAGTTGCAACAGGCTATGGAAAGAGACTTAGGGCAGCTGGATTATGTAAATCGTCTACAGAAAAAAGAAAAAATAATACCTTATACATCATTGATGACGTAGATAGGTCATTCAGTGTCTTATGCTGCACAATTACTCTTCCTTATGTCAAGCCTAGTGAATTTGGCCAGAGATCTATTAGTATAATATTTCAGGTTAGAAAAGATAAAGATACAGGTAAAATATCAACCTGGATGACTAAAAGAGAACTCCTAAAACAGAGGGACGGTTATACTAGTATTACTGAACTAAAGCCTGAGGTTGATGTGTCAAATTATCGAGAAGATCCAAGTGTTATCTATGATAGAGTACTGGACATCTTTGTAGAGGAAGCAGAAAAGCTTAAAGAAGACGTAACTGATCTAAAGGCATTTCTAAAAATTTTCTCAGGGAAAAAGTAAATTCCCTGAGCTTTCTTTTCCTTATTACTGTATGATAATAAATATATTGTATGATAACAGATATAAAATTAGTAGAAAAATATGAAGTAATTTTTGATCTTAATTCAGTATGGTGGAGTTCACCTGAAAGATCTTTTCCTTTAGTAACTAACCTATTAAAAAGAATTAGTGAAGGAAAAGACAAAATTAAATTATTTACGGGTAACTTTTCCATAGGTTTTCAAGATCCTAATATAAAAGAAAAAATAATAATATATGGTATCTACTTGGAGGACGGACTTATTGTTAGGGAAGCTTTATATCAAGAAATAGATAAAAAAGTAAATGCCCTAATAACGATAGACTATAGCTCTAAAGATGCAATTCTAAAAAATAACTGGTTTAATAAGGACTACTTAGAATATGATGAAGATAATGAGGCCTTAATAAAACTAGATGTTCCTAGTGATCCTTGGAAAATACCAATTCTTCCACAGATTCTTCAAAAATTTCTTAAGCCAATCAAGAATTTGTATTTCATAGATTCTATGAATCTATTTTCCCCTGATAACCTTAAATTATCAGATAAATTCATTAGCTCTAGTGTAGATTTGAGGAAAAATGTTGGAAATTACTTGGTAAATAGAATAATCAACTCTGGCGGAGGAAAGGTAGATAATGCAACCTGGAAAGATCATTACTATTTTTTCCATACAAAACAAGTTAGTTTTTCAGAACTTGAAATGGGATCGGGTGTTCAAGCAGGTAGAATATTACTATCCATCCTAATGGGAAAACTATTGCAAGCTACTGATCAGGATAATCCAGTTACGATAATATTCCCGAATGGTTTCGGTGGCTGTTTTCATGAACTTGTACGAGAAGATTTAAGAAACCTATGTGATGTTTTAATGGAAAAAGAAACAAACCCTATTAATAATCAAATAATAATATTTGATAATTTTTATCACAATACGGTTTTCTCTTTTCCAAACCCATGAGACTCTTAATATTGATATAGTATTAACAATATAAATTTATACTTATTTAATATGTCAAAACACATTATTATTTCAGAAGAAGTTCAAGAAATATTAAAACGTTGTAAAGAACGCACGGAGAAAAATCACTATAAGTGGATAATACCGGAAACTTTCGTACATATTGCAATAAACAAGTACTTAGGTGAAGGTGGGGATTGTCCGGCTGTAGGAAGATTTCTTCACAAAATTGAAAACAAGGTCTACAGTCTTTTAGAATACTTGGAAAAAAGAGAGAAAACTGTCTCTGAAGTTATTCCAAAGGAAATCCAAGATAAGACTGAAGATGATACTATTCCATGCAGTATTCTACTGGATGGAGTTATTAGTGAGGCAATGGATTTTGTGAAAGGGTTGGAAAATAGAGAAGAAATAGTAGAATTAGATACTATATTCTATGCTATCTTTAAGCACGATGAACTAGTGAGTGAAATGTTTGCTCCACTAGGAATTACTCCACAGGATTTCTTTACAGCCTTTGAAGAATCTAATGGAAATAAGAAAAGGCAGGAGAAAAAATACGATAAAGGCATAAAGAATTTCAGTGACTTGATGAATATTCTTAAAGACGTTGCTAAGAAAGTCACGGAAAACGATGATAAAGCTGAATTCATCGATGCTGATAAAGAAGATAGTGACGACGATCCAGATGACTTCGAGAGATACGGAGATAATAGACCTATAATGGAAAACATGATGGATAAGGATAGCACAACTCCATATCTAGATCAATTTGCGCAGAATATGAATAAAGAAGCTGCGGAAGGAAAATATGATCCAGTGATTGGACGAGATGGCTATGTACAGTCCATTATTGAAATTCTCTCAAAGAGAAAGAAAGCTAATGTAGCTTTGGTAGGTGCAGCTGGAACTGGAAAAAGCAGTATTGTTGAACTATTGACTCAACAAATTGTAAAAGGTAATGTTCCAGAAAGACTTAAGAATAAGAAGATCTACTCGCTGAACCTCAATAACTTAGTAGCAGGTACTAAGTATAGAGGTGAATACGAAGAGAGACTTCAAAGAATCATTGAGGAGGTCATAAAGAACAAGGATATTATCATTTACATCGATGAACTTCATAACTTAGTAGGTAATGGTGGTTCTAGTGGAAATGGTGATGGGGCAAATATCCTTAAACCTTATCTCAGTAGAGGCGAATTCCAGTGTATTGGTGCTACTACAAACGATGAATATAGAAAGTTTATCGAAAAAGACGCAGCACTTAATCGAAGATTCACACAAGTCGACGTAACTACTCCAACTGCGGAAGAAACAATCCGTATTCTGAAAGGTATACAAAGTCAATATGAATCGTTCCATAGAGTAAAGGTTAGTAAGGAAGTCATTGAGGCTTGCGTAAGATGGAGTGATCGTTATATAACAGATAAGAACTTTCCAGACAAAGCTGTAGATGTACTAGATCTATCACTAGCCATTGTTAGCCTACGAAGAGTAGAACTAGTATCTGAAAAGAAGGATGAATTGGAGAAAAAACTCCAAGAACTGGTGAAGGAAAAGATAAAGGCTGTTCAAGAAGATAGAGATTTCGATAAGGGTACAGAATTAAAAGATCAATGTGCAGAAATCGAAGATCTCATTGAAGCTGAGGAAAAATCCTTGAACAAGCAAAGAAATCAAAAGAAAACTTGGCCAGAGGTTACTATTCCAGATGTAGCACTGGCAGTAAGTTGTATTTCCAGAGTACCTGTTGATAGTATAAATCAAACAGATCGAGAGAAAATTGCTCACATGAAAGCCGAACTCGAAAAGAGAGTTATTGGTCAGCAAGAAGCAATCGATACAATTACTCAAGCACTACAGCTAAATTTCTTAGGATTAAGGAATGAGAAAAAGCCTCTTTGCAGTATATTGGCTGTTGGACCAAGTGGTGTAGGAAAAACTCTTATTTCACAAGAAGTTGCTAAGATATTCTTCGGTTCATTGGACAATCTTGTAAAGATCGATGGAGGTGAATTTAAAGAGGAACATTCATTGTCAAAACTCATCGGTAGTCCTGCAGGTTATGTAGGATATGGAGAGGATTGTATCTTTGAAAAAGTGAGAAGAAAAAAGCACTCCGTCATTCTAATTGACGAAGTGGATAAAATTCACCCTAGCCTATATGACATCTGGCTTGGAATTCTCGAAACAAGTAGATGTAAATTGGCAAATGGAGAGGAAGTTGATTTCTCCAACTGTGTAATTATATTTACAGGAAATACCGGAACAAAGGAACTTAAGAATAATAAGAACATCGGCTTTGGTGCTCCTAACCGAGAAGATAAGCTTTTGAAAAATAAGGCTGTCATTATGAAGGCCGTAGAAAAACAGTTTAGACCAGAGTTCCTGAATAGACTTGATAAGATTGTAGTATTCAATGAATTATCTACACAAGATCTAATCAAGATCTATAATATCGAGATGCTTGACATAAAAAAGAAGTTGAGCAAATTCAAGGTATATATTAAGGTAAATAATGCCCTTAGAGATTATACCATAAGTAAGTGTAATCCTCTCTATGGAGCTAGAGACTTAAGTAGAAATATTGAAAAGTATATCATATCTCCTATTAGCGAGGTAATGCTAAAACATCCAGGGGTTACGAAGTTCTCAGCAACCCTGGAAGGAGAAACTACTAAAGTCACTCCAATAGAAAAAGTAGAACTTGTTGAAGAGTAGCATATTATTCTTTGAGAGCTTTGCCCGTGAGGGTGGAGCTTTCTTTTTTTATCCCCTCAATGCCTTATGTATAGGTATTAAAATATTTAACTACTTTTTTTGGTATTTAAGGGGTCAACGTCTGAGATAGATATAGACCTCTTTTTTTTATCCCCCTAATTCCTTATATATGTAGTTTTAGTTTGAATTCAGTATTATTCATGATTTATTTGTAAAGAGGTCAAAGTCTGAGAAGATATAGATCTCTTTTTTTTTATCCCCTTAAACTCTTATATATGAACATGTTGGTAAAGCTCATTATTCAATTAGAGTGTGGTGGTTTTTTAAATAATTTTTCCACCACAACATTCAAGGGGGTTCGCTTGTGAGAGTAGACCCCTTTTTTTTTTATATCCCCTTAATTCCTTATAAATGAATCTTGTATAGATGGCCGGGGAACCACGAACATTGACGCTAGACACTACTCCCCAAAACATTTCTAAAGGTTCCCTTGGCCATTTTTTTTCTTCCCCTTAATGCCTTATTAATGGTAACATACTTTATCTATTGTAATTCTCGCAAGAGGTCAACGTCTGAGATAGATATAGACCTCTTTATTTTTTTCCTTCCAGGAGTAAAAGAAATGCCTTATTAATATAATAACTAAAACAAAAAAAATTATGAAAAAGCGAAGTGAAATAAGTCTCTATGAGAAATTAGAGACGGTTTACTTATTGATAGGAATCGCAGGATTCATCTTAGCTGCGATTCTACGGTGGCAGTGAAAACCCACTGCCTTTTTTTTCCTTCCCTGAAGGAGGAAAATGCCTTATATATAGAGATAGTAATTAATATGTTTAACTAAAACCAAACAGATTATGGAAAAGAACGTAAAAGCATTCGTGTGCAATGCATTTTCATTTCAGATGTTAGACCTCACTAAGAAGTGGGTAATCACATCAGAGCCTGTAGATAGCCTTCCTAAGGATGGTGTATCCGCTATTGGTCATGCAGATACAGCTAGGGTGCTGGGTTTGCCTTGTAATCGAGTTAATGTAAAACTCGAAGATGGCGACAGCATCTTTGTAGCTCAGCTGACCGGCGGACGTCTTCCAGAAGGCGCCACGACGCTCCCAGATGGATTTCACTTCACATTTGTGAAGGTAACCGTACATCAGGGATGAGTGCAAAAACCACTGCACAATAGGTGACGGAGTATAAAAGAGGAGCTTGGCAACAGAATCCTCTTTTTTTTTGTTCCCTGAAAATCCTTACTAATATAGTATAATATAAATTAAGTGTAACTATGAACGATTCAAGAAAAAAATTTTTAGCATTAAAAAACCTAGCTCTCTTAAAAAGAGAAGTAATTTTATTTAGTGATATACGGTGTTGTTATTCAAGAATTAAGAAAAATATTCTAAACTCATATCAATCAGAACTAAGCCTGAAAGCTGAGATCTTAGGTATGACCGAAACAGATCTTGAAGCAAAGGTTATAGAATTACTAACAAGATTTGAAAATATAAATATTTATCTTGGTAATGAGACTGGATTAGCAACACTTGATCCAATCGAAACGAAGTTACATAAATATATTAACTTCGAAAGAATAATTGTAGATGAAGACTTATCCAATGATTTATGTAAAAATCCAGGTCTTTTTAAATTAGTTAAAGATCGTCTGAGAAAATCACAACCATTAGAAGAGGTTGAACTACAAAAGATCCTTAAGGTAACTAAATTTCATTTGACAAAAATAAGAGGCGGACGAGTCTTATTTAGATTAATACTCAAACTTAAGCTCAAGGATCGTGTATATGAAAAATATTTCTGTACAGTTCCACTAAGGGATAACTCTGTCTTCTCTTCTGAGTTCAAAGATAAGTTAATCAAATACTTAGAACTGAATAGAGCATTGGACAAAAGAATTAAAAAGGCGGCTACACCTGCAAGTATAACGATAACGGATCTAGATTCGTTTGAGAAAATAAGAAAAATGTTTTGTCAAAATAAAGATATAACAATTTCTGAAGTTCGCATAACAGATCTTGGTGTGAACATTAATTATGCCAACAATCAAACTAATTATATACCATTTGAATTCATATCTATCAAAAATAAGAAAGAAATACTCAGTATGTTAAGGTGAGCAATTAGCTCACCCTTTATTTCCTTATATACGAATGTATTAAAACAAATTTATTATGCCAAATTGGTGCGATACAACTTATATTTGTGTAGGCGATCCAAAAGAAATTCGCCAATTAAATAATGCAATAAAAACTAATAACAAGAGAAAAACAAGTCGTATTAAGAATGGCTTCGGTACTCTTTGGATAGGTAATATTATTGATCAACTTGGTGGTAACTGGAAAAATTGGAAATGTAGAGGTGAGATTATCGACTTCGATATGGAGAAAGGAGCCAAGAAACTTACTATCTATCAAAGTACTGCCTGGTGTGAACAGGAGGGATTCAGGAAATTTATTGAACAGAAATTTCCATCAATCAAGGTTTACTACCAAGATATTGAAGTAGGTTGTGGATGGTACGTAACAAATGATTGTTCTGGCCAATATTTTCCTGGACGATATTACTTGGAATTCTTTGACGATTCCCATATGTTCAGGACAATAGAAGAAACCGCTAATTACGTATCAAACTTAGTTGGTAAGACAATAAATCCTAATCTAAAGGACTTGCAAGTAGCTTTAGATGAATATGAGGAAAAACTTGACGACGATGAAAAAGATGTATACTTTGTATTAGCCAAGATTAACGTTACGGAGGATTAAAACAAACCATATGATAGAGTTCTTAATTGAACATTATAGCTTATATGCAACTATATATACAATAGTTTGTTTATTAGCATATTTTATATATGGCTTGATATTAATCAATGTAAAGAAGAATAGACTAATTGTCGGTATTATAGCCACACTAATATTAGTAGTGGTATTAGTAGTGCTAATTAAGTTTAACACTTTTATACAAATAAAACATGAAAACTTATTTAGAATTAATTATGAAACAATTTTTTAAATTAGCAGGAGTAATAGGAATAGCTCTTACTGTAACTCCAATAGTACCAGTTGTAATCGGTACTACAGCATTACTAACGGCTACTATCGTAGCTATTGCAAAGAATCCGACATTAGTATTAACAGCATTAACCGTCTCAATATTATGTTAAAGGATATTATTAAAACCATTCGCCTAGTCTGGGCTAGATTAAACCGAAGAAAGAATTCAGCGAAGACAATAATGAGTCTCTATGAACATTATATCTTCTGCTATGAATATGACATGAAGGCAACAGATGAATTCCTTGCTGCTCTCGGAAGAGTTAGTAGAAATATTAAACCTGAGACAGAGAAGGCGTTTAATGACGTATACCTGGCATTCAAATATGATAAGCTTAAGATTAGTAGGAGGGATATGAAATATCGTCGTGACTGTTTAAAGAGTAGCTTAGAGGTCATGAAAGGTTACTTTAAAGATGGGGATTATGAACTAATTCTTCCATATAGGAAATACATTACCAATATTATACCTGAATTAAAAGACCCCACATTATGATGAAGAAATTTTTCCCAAAAAATCAAGAAACAACAAGTTATTTCTTAATTGAGAATCTTGATAGTTATGAAGCACTAAGAATGAGAGCTTCTATATTAGATTCCAATAAGATTCCTTGGTATTTTCCTGGAGATAACTTGAGTGCGATTATTATTCCAACACATATATTTCTTGAGAAGATCTTTGAGCTTATCAACAATAACCTGACAATCACGTCTGGTTTATTTAACCTGATTCTTAGGAAAAATAAAATCTGGGAATTATTTGTAGATGAGGAAGAAGGAATTGGTTATAGGAAAATAACTCCCTTTAAATTAAGGGGTCATCATACGGTTATAAATGGAATTGAGCTACATTCTGATGAACCGCCAATAACATATGATTTTGCAAGAAAAGATTCAACGTGTAGTATAATAGAACTCTGCGGAAAACCTGAAAAGAGAAATAAAGACGGCTATGTTATCGAATCTTCAAAACCACACATAGAATTCTGTTTATTGGATCACCCTAGCTATAAGAAATATCCATTACATAAAATCATGGATGGCAATTTTAGAGCTAGCTTGGATAATAACGAAGATTACCATGCAATAGCAGATCTATATTTTAGATTAGATCCTTTAATCAGCGGACCTACTCCCTATGCTACAGAAAACTTATTCTACAGTATACACTATCTTCGCGTACTGTTTAATCTGAGAAATAAAATAGATTACTTAATTTCATTTATAGAGGAAATTCTATCTAATAAAACTAGACAATTTGCCTACGCTCAGATGGATCAACCAAGGGAAGGGTTTTTTCTTGAATATGATAAAATTTATAAAGAATGTCCTGTAAATCTTATATAGGGTTTAACCTAGAAGATCCAACCTGCCTATTAGGTACGGAAGGAGTACAAGAACTCGAGCCTGATTGGTATTGCTTAGAATTCAACAAGGGCTTAGAGCATAAAATATTCAGAAAAAAAGCCTCTAGTGCGAGAGAATATTTTCGAGTAACAAATTCAGATGGGGATGAATCTTGGTATATTAGAAAACTAAAGTCAGAGATTAGATCATATCCAGCACACAGACTTCTATTGAAGAATCTCTTAAAAGCGAATATTGAATATGTTCCAATGGGTGCATCCCTATTAACTGAATTGATAGATAGATTAAGATTACTATCTGCCACTCATGGGAAAGCAGAAAACTTCACGTATCTTTATACACATCCAATAGTATATTTTGACTTAAACGTAAAAAGGTTTATGATAAAAATGCCAGTTGCTCCTTCTAAGCTTTGGACCCAAGTACCACTAGAGGTTACAAACTACAAGGAAGATCTTGACATTGTATATAATCTATTGGAAAATATAAAATCTATATCAGTATTTTCTAGACCTAATAAAAATCCTAAGATACTAACTAACCAATTGAAAGAGTATTTCTCAGAAGTTCCGTATTGGCTTCTCATAAGAGGATTAGTATCTGAAGAAGACCTAAGAAGAAGTGGTTGGGAAGGTGATCTGAACTATATTCCAAAATTAATTATGAAACTCCACCAAGTGTGAGAGTTTCTTTTTTTTTCGAGCAAAAAAAAATGGGAGGGTGCCAATAAAATCAAATAACTTTAATCAACTTATATGGCAGCGAATGTGTTCGGCATCCTCCCTTCATTATTAAGGTTTTAAGGCGATGATTTTATATCCCTGTACATGGCTACCATCATCCTTCGTTATTGTAGTTCTCAGTATAATAAAGGTATCCTCTAAGTCATTTATTTTTGGAGTTTTCTTTAGGTTTGCTTTATTATAAATTTCTAACAGAATCTTCTTTATTTCTTTCCCATCATAAAAATCACCTACCTTGAAAGAAGCTAAAATCATATCATCAACTTTCGCTTGATCAACTAAGATCATATTATTGAATTCATTATAGATTCTGCCATAGTTATAACTAAGAGCTTTACATCTCTCAGGGCCAACCGTTAAGTAGAATGTTCTTACATACCTAGGTACTTGGTCTAAAACTCGTTCACGTACTTCTGGAGATTCTTTTACTAATCTTTCACAGACATACTTCATCATTTCGTAAAACCTAGGGAGTTTATTAACCTGACTCAGGATTTCCTCAGATATCCTCTCAACCTCAGAGAATTGAAGTCCTGATTTAAAAGCAGTATTAAGAGCATTTTTAACATAGAACATATTTTTATAATCCGATTGTTGTATTTCAAATGCTCTCTTCTCTGACAAGAATACTAGGTTATTAAACTTTAATTCAAAGTCTACGGACTTAGTATCATTAGGAGATATTAATTTATCTGCAGATACATAACAATACTTATATTTACTGTATTCACAGAGCTTCTTCATGACTTTTGTAAAGTTTTTCTTTTGCTCTTCCAAATTTATATTTTCACAAGCCATTAGAATTGAATTTGTATAGTCCTTTTTCTCTTTCAAAACTCTATTAAATTCATCTTTAGGTACTTCGTTATTCTTAAATAATGGATTGACATAAACCGTTATCTTGTTTTTCCAAGGGTTACTAGCAAGTCTTTGTCTACCCAAGATCTGAGGTAAGTCCAATCTAATATCAACTGTTAAGGTATTAATATTAGCATCACTAAAGACAAAACTTCTAGCATTATCCGAATAAAAGTCAGCTCCTAAGTAAACAGTTCTAGTACAGAAAGTAAACATTTTTCTAGGCTCTGCTCTTAATGGAACTTCACCTATAGTAAAATCCTTACCTAATTTCATCTGAATTCTTTTTCTGTTATTCTCAGTATCAGCACATAAGATATTTACCTCCTCAGGCTGAAGATTAGAACTTCTGATTATTCTTATAATGTTTTCAACTGAATTAACATAGAATACAGCTTCCTTAGATTGAACATATTTCTGTTCTCCTGTTTCGGGATCATAAGATAATTCACAAACCCCCTTTTCTTTTCTATAAGAACTTATTATATCAGAAGCTACTGAAGTAATAGATTGTAAAGTATGTATATCAATAACTGGCCTGATTAATCTTGAAGGATCCTCACTAATCCAGTCAAATTCATAGTACGGGAGATTCTTAAATTCATCAATCTGATCTAAGTAATTCTCCATAATAGGTGTTGCTGATACATAACAAACCTTCTTTAAATCTCGTAATTGAGTGAGAAATTCATTCTCTGTTTCTGACTTGAAATAGGAGTCCGTAAATATGCTCTGAAATTCGTCAACTACTATATGGAATTCTTCTAAGATACCAAGATCTTTTAATAATGCCTTTACTTTTCTGAAAGAATCATAAGTAACTAAGATCTTATATGGCTTATTACCCATTTTTCTTTCTTGACAATAATTAAGAATTCCTTGCCTTAACTCTTCATGCTCCTGTTTAAGTTGTTCAGCCAATTTTTCTCTGTTCTTTTTCTCTTGTTCCCTAAGTTTAAATTCTTTTTTGTAAAATTGAATATTACTTGTAATATTAATATTCTGTCTAAAATTTCCATCAATTTTAGAAAGTTTACTAATATCAATATCAACTTCGGGTTCATCTAAAAGATACCTAACTAAGAATACTTCTCCTGGATGTTGCTTTGCCTTATTCTTTAAAAGAATCTTTCTTGGAGAACAGAGAATTATATTCTGGTCATTTCTAATACAATACTCTGTATAACCACATCCTGGAACTTGCTTATCTAAGATATGAGGAAAATCCTCTATCTTATAATCTTCCCAATCTGAAATATATTCAATATTTGCTGGGATTTTTAAAATCTTTTTATTCATAAAATCTGTAAATTTATATTAATTTCTTCTAATAAAGGGTTTATGACTTTATACAAGAGTTTTTCGCGTTAAAGTGGGAGATAAAACCTTTTATGCAATTTTTACTACTGTTAATGGTTATATATATAAATTTCCAAATTTAGGTTAAAATATTGATTAAAATAATTTTATGCAATTTTTACTACTGTTAA